AACATCAAAATCGACGAGTGGGACGTTAGCAATGTCACTGATATGGACGGGATGTTTATGGGTTGTGATATGCTTATGACTGATATATCTACTTGGAACACAAAGAATGTGAGGAGAATGAATAGAATGTTCGGTTGTTGTTTTGATTTCAAATGTGACCTGTCTGTTTGGGACACGTCTAATGTAATTTATTATAATAACATATTTAATATGTGTAATAATATGTCAAACAATCCTCAGCTACAGCCGAAATTCAAGCACTGATAAAATAATGCTAAAAATTACATCTAATACGAAATCGCTTGTGTTGACACCGTCTTCGAAAAAAGAACTGCATTCACTGATAAAAGAGGAGCTAGAAATTCAAGGTACCGATGCTGACTTGAACTTTATCGATGCGTCGTTGATTACAGACATGTCGTATTTGTTTTATGATCTTGATATTCGAAACATCAAAATCGACGAATGGGACGTGTCCAATGTGATGTACATGACTAGCATGTTTGAAGGTTGTAAAGAGTTCGATACTGACTTGTCTGATTGGAATGTGTCTAATGTTGTTGAAATGCCTAGTATGTTCTATGGTTGTAAAGATTTCAAAGGTACCGGTTTAGATTGGTGGGACGTGTCCAATGTAATAAACATGAATTATATGTTCTATGGATGCAGAAACTTCAATGGTGACTTGTGTCACTGGGACACATCTAACGTTAAAGACATGAGTGAGATGTTTTACGACTGTACAAAATTCAAGTCAAATTTGTCCAGGTGGAATGTATATAATGTTGAAGAGCATGAAAATATATTTGACGAGTGTCCTAATATGTTAGATAATACACAACTTCAACCGAAATTCAACTAACAATATGAGTCTACAAAAGTATGTTCACTTGTGTGAACAACTCAACGCACAGCGTTGTCATGTCGCAGAACGTATAAAGATTACATCTAAGTCTAAACCACTTGAACTAATAAGACCTGCAACAAAAGTAGAACTTGCGGTACTAATAAAAGAAGAGGTTAATAAACAAGGTCCTGACGCTGATCTCAATTTTATTGATACATCGTTGATTACGGACATGTCTTATTTGTTTGGTGTGGGTGGATTTTCTATTGGAAACATCAAAATCGATCAGTGGGACGTATCAAATGTCAAAAATATGTCTTACATGTTTATATCATGTAGAAAACTCAATTGTGACTTGTCTAGTTGGAACGTTAGGAACTTAAAAATTACAGCTTACATGTTCTATGATTGTCCAAATTTCAATTGTGATCTTTCTGATTGGGATGTATCAAATGTGACAAATATGGAGAATATGTTTAATAAGTGTACAAAATTCAAGTCAGATTTGTCTGGGTGGGATGTTTCAAATGTTATATATAAAGCGGGAATGTTTGTTAGTTGTCCTAAGATGAGAAAGAATCCACAGCTACAACCTAATTTCAAAAACTGATAATATGAGTCTACAAAATTTTGTTAGTGAACGACTAAAGATCACATCGAATACGAAATCGGCAACAATAAGACCTAATACGAGAAAAGAGCTACGTGTACTGATAGAACAAGAACTGGAACGTCAAGGTCCGGATGCCGACCTGAACTTTATCGACACATCTGAAATTACCGATATGTCGTATTTGTTCGAAAATCTTACTATTAGAAACATTAAAATAAACAAATGGAACACGTTTAAGGTAACAAACATGCACGGTACATTTTTGCATTGTTCTGAATTTGTCGGTAGTGGATTTGAGACATGGGACATTTCAAATGTTACTAATATGGTTTCTATGTTTGCTGGGTGTAAGAAATTAAACCCAGACTTGTCTGAGTGGGACGTAACCAATGTTACAGATATGATCTCTATGTTTTCTGGATGTAAGAAATTTGAAGGTACCGGTTTAGAAAATTGGAATGTGTCGAATGTTGCATGGATGTCGACGATGTTTGTACATTGTTCAGATTTCAATGCTGATATTTCGAGATGGAATACTAGTAAGGTTAGAGACATGACATCTATGTTTAGGGGATGTACATCTCTTGAACAAGACTTGTCTGGTTGGGATATTCAGAAAGCAGCAGCCTATAGAAAGTGGATGTTCAAAGACTGTCCTAAGATGAAGATGAAAATGAAACCTACTGTTAAAAAATAGTCTGTGTTGATTTTGCTTGGAGACTGTGCTGTCTTGTTGGTTGACTTGTTTGTAGACGTAGTCCGTACTGATTTACCTTACAATGTGTGCTGATTTTGTTCACTTTGTAGACTGAATCAACTCACTAATTCGTTGATTTTGCTCGGAGACTACGCTATAATATGTACATACAAACCAATATAATCAATGTATGGACCTAAATTTTAAGTGTACAGAAGAGTTTGCATCGGTGGTAGACGATTCGTTTCGTAAATACGACCCGGCTACATGTCTTGTAACATTGTGTTGCGTACTAGCATATCCACATATTACAGACTTGATTCAACTCACTGGAACACCAGAGCAAGAAATTGATACAGTTAAAACGTACTGCCGTAGTATTGTAAATTATACACAAATTCCGTACGTTAATTTGGAAAACATCAGAATTCCGATGGTACAGAATAAGGATTTTGTAGATTGGATTCAAGATAACTTGGTCTGTGATGACAATCCTTATTTACCGCATACATTTGTAGAACTGTTTAGGAATTTGAACGACGGTATCGATGAGCAATTTAGTTTTGATACACCGTCTGCAATCGACTTTACTAAACTAGACTTTGTTAGTATAAACGAAACAGTATCAAAAATAGTAACATTCATCTTGACAGAAGAGTTTTTCGAGTACTGTAAACAAAAACTGAACTTGGTTTAATTATAACGTACTAGAAAAACACAAACAGTGAAACAAAACAGACTAGGTCTACCTGTGTAGATATAGTCTGTTTTTTGATTTTTACATATAAGAATAAAAGAATTTCAATGTCACTTTCAACATTCATCACAGAACGATTAAAGATTACTTCTAATAGTAGATCATTAATACTGGTACCTGAATCAAGAGAGGAGTTATGTTCGTTGATAGAAAAAGAACTAAGACATCAAGGTCCCGATGCGGATCTAAACCATATCGACACATCAAAAATAACCGACATGTCTAGTTTGTTCAACTGGCTTGAAATAGGAAATATCAAAATCGACCAGTGGAATACATCAAAGGTCACTACTATGCAAAACATGTTTGCAGGACAAGAGAACTTCAAAGGTGAAGGTTTAGAAAATTGGAACACATCTAACGTAACACGCATGGTATACATGTTTGAAGGGTGTAAAAATTTTGTCGGAGATTTGTCTGGTTGGGACACTAGTAAAGTAGACGATATGTATGGGATGTTTTCTGGATGTAGAAAATTCAAAGGAACAGGTTTAGAAAATTGGGACACATCTAACGTAACAAGCATGAAGTACATGTTCCATAATTGTAAGAAATTTAACGCGCCTATATCTTCATGGGACGTCTCTAATGTGACGGACATGGAGGGTATGTTTTTAGGATGCTGGGAATTCAAACAAGACTTGTCTGGGTGGAATGTTGCCCGTGTTAGACTACACCAAAATTTCTTCGGTAAAAAGAATATAATGACAGACGATTTACAACCGAAATTCAAATAACTGATAAATGGCACTAAAGATCACTTCGAAGACAAAATCACTTCGGCTGAAGCCAAAATCGAAAGAACAACTGATGTCTATTATAGAACGTGAACTAAAAGAACAAGGTCCCGATGCGGATCTAAATTTCATTGACACATCGTTGATCACTGACATGAGTGAGTTATTTAAGGATTTTGATATACGAAACATTGAAATAGACGAGTGGGACACTTCAAAAGTCACCAATATGACCAGTATGTTCGCATATTGTAGAAAATTCAATGGTATCGGTTTGGACAAGTGGGGTTCACGAGTTTCTAATGTACAAGATATAAGCAATATGTTCGCCTATTGTAAGAACTTCAACGGTGACCTATCGACTTGGAAATTACCAAAAATAACAAGATTATATTTGACGTTTTATAAATGTAGTAATTTTATAGGCACAGGTTTAGAGAATTGGGACGTATCGAACATAAACGATATAAGTCACGCATTCAGTGGATGTAAATCACTTGATTGCGACTTCTCGTACTGGGACGTCAGCAATGTAGCATACATGCAATATGCGTTTAATGGGTGTGAATCGCTTGATTGCGACTTGTCTATTTGGGCTTCACGAGTTCATAATGTATCGAATATGTCGTACGCATTTTATAAATGTAAAAACTTGCACTGTGACTTGTCTAATTGGAAACTGCCTGATTTCGTTGCAGCAGATAAAGCATTCGGCAGATGTCCTAAAATGACACCTGCACTATTGCCTAAATTTGACAACGCATAGCGTTGAGTTATTTGTTTCAACAAATATAGTTAAATTTATATGTTACTTTCAAATTTCATCACAGAACGATTAAAGATTGCGTCTAATTCTAAACCTTTGGAAAAACTAGTACCCAAAACGAAAGACGAACTAAAAGGCATAATAAAGGAGGAATTAGAACGACAAGGTCAAGATGCTGACTTGAACTTTATCGATACGTCGAAGATAACCGACATGTCGTATTTGTTTAATAGTGTTTTTATTGGAAACATCAAAATCTACGATTGGGACGTCAGCAATGTGACGAACATGGCCGGCATGTTTATGAGTCAAATAAAATTCAATTGTGACCTTTCTCGTTGGAACACTTCAAAAGTCACTAATATGAGGTACATGTTCGATGGTTGTAATAGTTTCAATAGCGACCTATCAAAATGGAACACTTCTAATGTGACAACTATGGAAGGGATGTTTCATGGGTGTAGTGCTTTAGATAATGATTTATCTAGTTGGGATGTCAGTAATGTGACGGACATGGCAGAAATGTTCTATGAATGTAGTAATTTCAATAGCGACCTATCAAAATGGGACACTTCAAAGGTCACAGATATGAAGTACATGTTCTATGAATGTAGTAATTTTAGCAGCGACTTATCCGGCTGGAATGTAGACAAGGTAACATACATGCCACGCATGTTTTATAAATGTCCTAAGATGAAACCTAAAATGAAACCTAAATTCAATATCTGATAAAATGACACTTTCAACATTTATTCACAATAGTTTAATCACAGAACGATTAAAGATTACATCCAATACTAAATCATCCACACTAACGCCGAAATCAAAAGATGAACTTATAGATGTAATAAAAGAAGAACTAGAACGTCAAGGTCCGGATGCTGATTTGAATCACATAGATGTTTCTAAGATCACCGATATGTCTACGTTGTTTGTTAATCTAAAAATTAAAAACATCAAGATAGACAGTTGGGATGTATCAAATGTTACAAATATGGACAATATGTTCCATAACTGTTATGAGTTCAATTGCGATCTGTCACGTTGGAACGTATCTAATGTAACAAATATGCACAATATGTTTTATTATTGTAACTTTTTTGAATCTGATTTATCTAAATGGAACGTATCTAATGTAACAAGTATGTCTTATATGTTTTATAACTGTCATAAATTCAATTCTGATTTATCAAATTGGGATGTATCAAATGTGACTAAAATGGACGCTATGTTTCAAAGTTGTGGCGAATTCAATAGTGACTTGTCAGCTTGGGACGTCTCCAACGTTACTACTATGTTCAACATGTTTTATGGATGTAATAAATTCAAGTCAGATTTGTCTGGTTGGGACGTTTCGAAAGTTGTAACCAATACTTTTATGTTCAAAAATTGCCCTAATATGAATAGAAGTAAGAAACTAAAACCAAAATTCAGTTAACAAAAATGTCACTATCAAATTTCGTGAACGAACGGTTAAAGATTACATCTAAGTCTAAACCACTTGAACTAATACGGCCGACAACAAAAGACGAACTCAAAGCTATCATAGAAGAAGAATTGAAACGTCAAGGTCCCGATGCCGATTTGAACCATATCGACACGTCTCTTATTACGGACATGTCGTACTTGTTTAGAGTTTATCATATCGAAAATATCAAAATAGACCAATGGGACGTTAGTAATGTTGTAGACATGTCTTACATGTTTATGGAGCAGAAAGAATTCAATGTCGATTTGTCTGATTGGGGGACACGAGTGTCCAATGTGAAAAACATGCGTGGTATGTTCAATAATTGTATGAATTTTGAAGGTAAAGGGTTAGAAAATTGGAATACATCAAATGTCGAAACCATGACTTATATTTTTTATGGTTGTCGAAGTTTTAACAGTGACTTATCTGATTGGGATGTTAGTAGTGTGACAAACACAGTCAGGATGTTCAGTGATTGTACAAAATTCAATTCTAATCTATCAAAATGGGACATCAGCAATGCAATAAACTTGTCACACATGTTTTATGGCTGTAGTAGTTTAGATACTGATTTGTCCACCTGGAACACGTCCAATGCAGAAAATATGAGCTATATGTTTTACAATTGTATTAGTCTAGATACTGACTTATCCGGTTGGGACGTATCGAATGTGACAGACAAGTCACGAATGTTTTATAAATGCCCTAAGATGAAGCCAAAAATGAAACCTAAATTTGCTTGAGTAGCAAGTGCATAAATACAGCTGATTATTATTTGTACATATATGTACGATATATCTAGATATTATATACAATATGAGCAAAAAACGTTGTATTATTTATGAAACCTTAGGAAAGGTAAATAATCTCGTTGTTGAATCTAGTCCTAAAGACAACCTTATGCGTCTTACCGGTGTGTTCGGTGTCGTCGGGATTAAGAATGAAAATAACAGAATCTACGATCACGACAATTATGCTTCGATGGTAGAAGGAATTAAGGCACAGATTGCCTCCGGAGGTTGTCCTGGTGAATTAGAACATCCTAATTCAATGAATATCGACCTTAATAATGTATCGCACAAGATTGAATCAATCAGTATGAACAGTGACGGTACAGTTACCGGTACAATCTGTTTGTTAGATACACCGAAAGGTCGTACGGCTCGTGCCATCGTAGAAGGAGGTCTTCCTCTTTACATTTCATCGCGCGGTTCTGGAAGTGTCGATAACAACGGTCATGTAATGTTGTCGATGATTAAAACCTACGACCTTGTCGGAACACCCGGTTTCTCACAGGCGCGCCTCAACCTCGCCGAAGGACAGTGTGTTGCTAACTTGAACGAGTCACTTTCCGACGACCAGACCAACATTTGGGCTATTTACGAAGAAGATGCTTCTGATGTCGCCGTCGGAAAGGTCATTAAAGACGCAGTGAAAGATGTCGTTGCAGGCGCTATTGTTAGCGGTGCCGATGGGCCTGAACCTACAGAGGCTCCTGTGCCTGAACCTGCACCCGAGCCTGAACATACTGAAGAAGAACCTACAGAAGACGAAGAATCAAAACAATCAGAAGAAATGGAAGATCTTAAAAAGACGATAGAAACATTAGTTGATAAAGTCGACAGTCTCGAAGCACAACTCCATGTGGCGAAAGAATCGCTTGCTGCAGTTCGTCCTACAGACTATGACGCGATTGAAAATTGGGTGACCAAGGAATTCGGTACCAAAATGGAAGCGCGATTCTCAGATATGTTAGAAGACATTGAGCAACCTATGGTCGACGAAAGTCGTATTGAAGCGCTTATTAGCGAAAACGTTAAGAAATGGGTAGCTACTGAATACTCGAGTACGTTAGACGAATACCTCAAAGAGCATTTCGCCACCACTATCGGTGAAACAATCCAGACATGGGTATCTAATGAATACTCTACAGTTCTTGAAGATTACCTAAAAGAACAGTTTGCTCCTACTATCGGTGAAGCTGTCGAGAAATGGGTGACTGAAGAGTATTCCGATAATCTAGACCAATACCTACATGAGCATTTCGCCCCGATGATTGGTGAGAAAATCCAGTCGTGGGTAACAGAAGAGTATTCCGATAATCTCGAAAAGTATCTCAAGGAACAGTTTGCACCGACTATCGGAGAAACAATCCAAGAATGGGTGACCGAAGAATACTCTACGGGACTAGAAAATTATCTTAAGAGCGAGTTTGCTCCGACTATCAACGAGACCATTAAGAAATGGGTAACCAACGAATACTCTAATGTACTCGACAGCTACCTCAATAGCGAGTTTGCACCGAAGGTTCGTGAGTCTGTGATGGGCGACGTTCAAGAGTTTATGGAGAACACCAATAAGGTTCGTCTTGAAAATATCGACAACATGCTCGACGCGATGATAGAGCACCAAAACAATACCCCGTTACAGAATGTTATCGAAGAAAACAAGTTGAATAACAAGTATGCCGGTGTCGCATGTATCGAACAAATGCCTGCAAAGTACGAAGCGTCGTTTAACCTACTCAGTGAAGCCCGAAAGGATGAAATCATCCGTAGTGCACAGATGTACGACTTTTCTAAGAAGGGTACCGCAGAGTCTTTCTGGAACAATGTTAATTTCGAAGACGTAGTAGAATCTGCAGAACCTGTAAAGCAAACGGTAGTGGAATCCTATTATTCTAACATCATGAACCGTATGCGCAGTCTTGGCAACGCTTCTTTAGCATGAACGGAATTAAAACATACATTATAAGTAACAAAGATCGTCGTCCGGACAGGTACGCTGACGTTGTAAGGCAGTTCAGTAACAAGTCGGAATTTGATGTACAAATGACACAGTGTGTCTTTTTGGATGACAATCGGCGTTACGGTTTGTGGCTATCGATGATGAATTGTATAGCCGATGCAAAGAAAAACGGCTACGAGAAGTGCATACTCGTCGAAGATGACGCATATTTTACTGATTATTATAATGAGAATACATTCTTACAATATGTAAACTACTGCGAATCTGCCGGTTATGATATTCTCCACGGTGGTATATACGGTACTTCTAATCCGAATAGAAATACCGATAAAGAAGGTCTATGGGACATAACATGGTGTTGGGCGACACATTTTATAGTTGTTTATAACAATTGTTACGACAAACTATTAAATTACAAATTCGAACTACACTCAGATGTCGCAGACGGCGTCCTTAATAAATTGGGTCTAAAACGAGCGGTGATGTATCCGTTTATGGTTCTTCAAAAGGACTACGGGTATACAGACATCACCTTTCATACAGTAGGTCACATGGCTGAAATGTTGAGAGACACGAACAAGGTATTTGAGGACAGACTTAACAAGACACTTTGATTTATATAATTATATAAAATTATGTTTATAACTGAACAATCCGGTGTACATCAATGGCAAAAGATGTTAACCGAAAACTTTAACATTTCAGACAAGACCAAACTTTCTTGGATGGCACAGTACGCTGCTAACCACGAAGTATACGAATCGCAGCTCGGTGTCGCTAACGGCGCGTACGTAGGCACTGGCGGTGTAGGTCCTGTTTATGCTACGCCTCTTAATACTACCGGTATGGGTAACCCTGCGGCTCCCGGTAATCCTAACCCCATGAGCACAGCTCCGGGTGCCGTAGGCAACCTCTTCAACCAAACTCCTGGTTCCGGTGATGTTCCCACGTCGACGCTCCCCATGGCACTTAACATCGCGTTGATTACTGTAGGTCTCGAACTTGTTCCTACTATTCCTATGAACGGTCCTCTTACCTACCTTTCTTATATGGACTTCCCCTACGCAGGCGGTAAGCTCGGTCGTATCAACGAAACGTCGTTTGACGGTAAGGGTGCCGGTGCAGAAAACAAGCCTATCTATATTAAGGTACTTGCTACTTTCACTAACGACCTTCGTAAGAAGTTGAAGGACGGACTTGAAGTAGGTCATGTTTATACTATCGAAAATACCGTTGCCGGCGCACTCGGTAAGGCTACGTTCAAGGGTGAATTCAAGGGCTTCGGTCGTAACGACGGCGGTCTTATCTTTAAGACTATCGAAGTTGCTTATCCTGTCGGTACCGACTTCACTAAGAACCAGGCTGCTATCACCGAGGTATTTACGAATACCGATAACAAGGTTAGTCTCGAAGGTTTCACTACTGCGGGTGTTACTCACAAGCTGGCTGCTCCCGTTGAACTTGTTGGTGCTAAGGCCGACTTCGTAACTGCTCAGGCCGACTTCGTCGACGGTTTCGCTAACTTCGCTACCGGCGCTAAGGAAGCCATGACGCGTGCTCAAAACGAAACGGGTACCGGTAACACTATCGGTCTTCGTATCTTCGGTAAGTGGGTACAGGCTGGTTCTTACGAAGTAACCGGTACGGTAACCCGTCAGCAATTGCAAGACCTTCCCCTTTACGGTGTCGACGCCTTGGGTAAGATTACCGAAACGATGCAGAACGAAATCATCCAGAGTATCAACGCTCGCATTCTCGAACGTGTATTTGCTCTCGGTGTAACGAATGCCGCTCAGCAACGTATGTTCCAGGGTGTAGACTTGAACCTCTATATCGGTGCAGGTACTGCTACTAAGGCGCTTGCCACGTACGACGGTTGCACTTATGTAGACATCTACGGCGTAGACCAGAAGGCAAACTGGGGTGATATTAAGAATGCCGAAGCCAATACATCGGCCGAAAACATGCACACCCGCCAACGTCGTATCAGTTCGCGTATCTTGGCAGCTGCTAACCTTATCCAGGTAACCGGTCGTCGCGGTCGTGCAACTTGGGTTGTTACTAACCCCCTCATCGCTACTGCTCTCCAAGACGTTGCAGGTTACATCATCGCTCCTACTACCAATACATTGGCACAGGACAACCAAAACGGTCTCTACCACGCTGGTACGCTGTTCGGTCTCGAAGTTTATGTAGACCCCTACATGGCATGGGAAGATACTCGTGTTTGCGTAGGTCGTAAGGGTGACGGTAACTCTCCTGGTTTGGTATTCATGCCTTATATCTTGGCAGATACCGTAACCGTTACCGCCGAAGGTACGATGGCTCCCAAGGTGCTCGTTAACTCGCGTTACGCACTTGTTGAGGCTGGATTCTATCCCGAACAACAATACTATACGTTCTGTGTACATTCCGACTTCGGTTTTGTATAATCTAACGTTTTAATTACAAAATAATTTGGGCAGGTCTTGTATAGGCCTGTCCAATTTTTGATTTAAATAAATTGAAATGTGAAATCAGCTTATAGAAGTTGATTTTTATATGTACAATATAAATTAAATCATACTAGTATGTTAACATTAAAAGACTACATTTACGAATCCTTTAATGGGGAGGCGCAGACTACTGAAGAACGTGTCGACGAAGTGTTTGGTTTTTCTAAAAAAGAGAAAGAAGCCAAAGTTAAAAAGATAGAAAATAGTATTCGATCGACTATCTCTTTCACCGACTTTAGATTTAACTACAAATACATCTATGAAACGGGTGTAAAACCTGAAGATTTAGTGTTTACATCTGGAGAAGAGATACCCTCGCAGTATAACATTGCATTCATGGACGAAAATAAAAAGTCAAAGTCTGGATCGAAGTTGTATAGGCTGTACGCTACAGAAGATTTCACTGTCGGTGATGTGAAAATCAAGAAAGGAACATGGGGCGGGCAGGTCGATAACCTGAACGGGTTCACTGTCGGGAAAGACGGTAAAATTCGTGTATGGATCCATCAAGGAGAGGTTATCGGTAAAGTAGTTCTGGGGCAGAATGTTTATCTTGAAGATTCTAGCATTGTTAGTCCGAACGCTACATTTATTATCGACAATTCGTCGTTGTACGAAACACACTTTACAACAAAGAAGACTACTCGTTCGTGGATTAAAAACAGTACGTTAAAAGATGTAACATATTATGGAAGTAAGGGTGTCGACACAGAGTTTAAGTTTGTTACAATCAGCGACTCGGAAATTGAGAAGTGTATTGTATTGAATTCGATGATTATCGACTCAGAACTAAAAAACGATACATATACCGCTTGTTTTGTTAAAGACTCGACACTCGAATACAATTCCGGTACTGTAAACATTGCCAATAGTGTCATAACTAATTCTAAAAATGACGGTACGTTTGATAAACTGCTGAAGAATAATACGAACGATAAGCTGATGCGTTTTGTTATAATAGATAATAACAAATTACTGCATACGAATTCGAAAGGCATTGTATCTAAAATGATAACGTACGAATTCGAAAAAGACATGCTTGCTGTAGACTAATCTTCATAAGTATACAGTAGCCTACATGTACAACAGATTGATTTTACGTACATAAAATAGTGTCTGACGTTCCGCGCAGATTATTAAGTATAAAGACACAATTGTGTATTGTGTGTGATTTGAAATTTTATATATAAAACCCATATATATGGCAATACCTATTTATTTACAACAGTTTAAGGCTGCAGGTATCTACCGTGTTGTGTTCGATAAGTCTACTATATTGAACCAAGACACACAGATTCTCCGTCTTGTTGTAGGTTATTCTGAGAAGGGCCCTTTCAATATACCGGTATACGTAAAGGATCCTCAAGTCTTCCGTCAACTGTTCGGTGATGTTTCGAAGAAGTTGGAGCGCCGGGGCATTTATTTCCACCGTCTTGCACTTCAGATGTTGACGAAGTCCCCTATTATTTGTTTGAATCTCAAGAAGTTCGACGGCGAAACAGTCGGTGCTTCTACTATCTCGACAGATTTTAACAGCAAATTCGACCCGATTAGAACTGTTAAGCTCCGCGTCGAAGATGTTTACGATACTACTCGTTTCTGGGAGCTCAATGCCGACAAACTCAATAACCTGCCAGATACCAAAAACCGTGCGATGGACGGTTACATCAATATCGCGACGACAGGTACAAAAAGTACATCGGCGACCTATTTTATCCGAAAGGCTTCAGGGTCGAAGGTATCACAGTATAATATAACCGTAAACGACTGGTATAGCGATCGTCAAGACGATATGCCCGAATATCTCGAACCGTTCAAGAATTCGCTTCTGAGTGACTTTTTTGCAGAGGTGTACGTATTCTCCGGTCGTTTTACGGCGAAACAGGTACTGGCGTCGCAGACGTTGAAGAACTATTTTAGTGTCTCTACCGACGATGCAGAGAAAGAGGCCGTATTAAACGTTCGCCCGTTTGTTCTCGACGCTTTCGGTGAGCCTGTCGATACGTTGGATGCCATGTTCAACGACGGTACGAGTAATGCACTTGGACACTATGTCGGTTGTTTGATTCCTTTCTTTAAGAACAAACAAGGTTCTTATATGTCCTTAGATGCCGTATTTAACGCCGACCAGCATATTCATAATATGATGATGTCGTTTAATGTAGACATGTTAGACGACGGGACTGCGAATATCGACCTTAGCGGACGTTCAAAGATTCCTGTTCTCGATCCGACTGATAAAGGTGATAAGCAACATAAATTAACACTTGGTAACATCTACGGGGGTACCGCGGTGACCAGTGTGTTGGGTAATACAAATGCCCCTGTTATCGCAGACAAGGTATCGTTCTATCCCAATGTTATCGACGTTAAGTTTGTTCCCGATACAGAATCTAGCGACGGTCATAAGCTATATACTATCAGTGCAAAACAAGCATTCTCTACCGACCGCCGCGGTATCTACGGTTCACTTTATGTTAGTAAGGTCGAAGGTGGTGACGCCAGTGTACCTTACGATGCAAAGGAAGGTACATTCGTTGTAGAACTATCACAAATCGGTCTCGATGCCGCACACAGAGTAAAGGCAAAGTTTGCATTTAAGACGAAACAAGAGCTTCTAAAAGCAGCAAAGGCATTCGGTGTTCCTGTGAAGTATGTAAATGTCAAATACGATAAAGATACCAATCCCGGTGCCGCTCCGGTCGACAATACGGATATTGCGCTGTATGACAAAGACGGTAATATCGTTTATCATAGTGTGAATCTCGAACGGAAGAAGAATACGACGTATTTCCCTTCCGGAAAGGATCCTTATGCCGATATTAACAATCCGTTCCACGGCCCAACATCTGTAATTAGTGCTATTACCAATCTTAAACTACAAAATACAGACAGCACGTTAGTAGACTATCTTATCGACGATGTTAATGATATTCGCGTTAGTTTTGTAAAGGTTCGCCCCGATGTAATCACACAGTACGTCAACGAAGACAAGTTCAAGAACAGTGTTTACGGTGCCTCTGTATCGTTTATCGACTATGCCGACGACGCATGGGAATATGCCAAGGTAGAAATCAACGGACTCAAACAGTACGCTTGGGTTAACAAGCACGACGTTATCGACGATACACTTATTCAAGTTATTAAAGAAGGCGATTGTTTCCTCGGTCTCGACGGTGCGTTGGACAATAGCCACGACGGTGACTACGACGAAAAGGACACCGATAACTACTACGATAACGTGTATGTTACAGAAATTGGTGTTACCGACGACGGCCGAAACTACATCATGTTCTCCGGACAACCGATGAGCGGTGCCGTTGCAGATACTGAGACGAACAAGAACGACGATGACGGTAAGGTGACTTTATTTAATATAGATAGTCCCGTCGACGGTCCTAAATCGTTAAAGAACAACGGTTGCCTTATTCGTATTGACAATCCTCTCAACCAGGAAATTGGTACGATGACACCACAGTATCTTGAAGGTTATACTTATAAGAACGATCGCCCGACGAGTACCAATATGTTCGCTAAGCTACAATGGCAGAATTTCATTCTTTCCGCGCTTACGGATTACAAGGGACTGCGTACCGGATTACTTAATAAGAGTGAAATCGACTACCGTTATGTTGTAGACACGTTCCAAAGTTATCCGACGTCGTCGCTGAAGAGTGTACTAAGTTATCTGTGTCGTGAAAAACAGAGTGCGTTTTGTATCGGTAACTTCCCGGCGGTTCGCGACTTTGTTAAATGTCCTTATGCGTCGTTTACCGACCAAAATGGTATATTTAATGTTAAATACGTCGTAGAAGGTAACAATAAGCGTAAGCCGTCAAGTATCAAATTCAGCTTGCCTGCCGATAACGAAGGTGCTTCTTTCGTCGCTTTCTATTCGCCGCTGAAGTTCTCGGACGGTTATATCGACGACGTAATCCCCAGTGCAGGTCTTGTATCGAACTTATTTATCGATAAATACACATCGAGACAGCCGTACTTCATCGTCGCCGGTCCTAATTATGGTCATATTTCTGCCCCAGGACTCACCGGTCCCGATTATCGTTATTCTAACGACGAATTACAGATCATCGAACCTTACGGTGTGAACTGCATGGTATACAAACCGAACTTCGGTACGTTTATCAATGCCAACCAAACGGCGAAACAGACCCCGTTGAGCGCACTTTCTCGTGTCAATGTTCGAGAATTGGTTATTTATCTCCAAGACGAAATCGAAAAGGTGCTGCAGTCGTACCAGTGGGAATTCAACAACACCATTACACGCAATGCCATTCTCGACAGGGCGAACCAAATTTGCTCTGTTACACAAAGTAACGGCGGTATCGAAGCCTTCCGTAACGTGATGGACGAGTCGAATAACACTAATGAACTGATAGAGAATGAGTTTGCTATTATCTCTACTGAAATTGAACCCGGCTTCGGTTGCGGTAAGATGGTACAAGAACTCACTATCCATCGTCGCGGTGTACTCAGCGCGTCTGTTAAGGATAAATAAATAGACATCAATACATAATATATGGCACTTACACATTTGCCTCACTTTAAGAACATTAAGTCTGGTGTCAACCATTACGACCCTGTTCACTCTTGTGTGTTCGAGGTTTACTTCCAACTTCCGGAACCCTTACAGCAACAGTTCGGCGAAGATGCCGCGTTGTTAACGGAACAAGTAGTGTCTATCACGGGACTCGATGCGTTGCAGCGTACCACACCTTCCGGTGTCCAGAAGTTCAACGGTGTAGACGTTTCGTACCTGAATCCTATGTTGGAATCGACTCGTGCGGAACTCACGATGACGTTCAACCTCAACTTGCGTAATGTAACAGACAACTTCGTGTTCAAGATCTTCCGAGCCTGGGAGAATCTCTCTTACGACCTGTCCGACGGTACCCGCGGTATCAAGGTAGACTATACTTCCGATGTACTTCGTGTGGCCGAAGCCAACCGAAACGGAGAAATCTGGCGTTCTTATATCTTCCACAATTTAATGCTTACTGGTGTAGCCGGTATGGACGAACTCAACTACGGTTCTTCTGATGCTCGTATGCTTACGGTAAACATGGTGGCCGATACATGGGACGACGATATGGGTTGATCTTTACATACTCATATTTCAACAGTCGAGATATTGTTTTATTACAGTGTCTCGACTGTCTTTTTATGTCTACCTACTGTGTATATCAAAACTACTAAAAATTTGCTCTATAACGCACGATTTTTCTTTGACCTTGGTGTTGGTAAGGTCACTACATTTGAGTGCGTTAGAGAGCCTTAAAAGTGCCTTTACGAGGACGTCAGATATTTACACGTCAGTACCAGAAACAGAAACCGTCAAAATCTGGACTAAAATGCGTGCAAAATAGTTGTTTCGTACTGATTTGTTCTATAAAACACACTATATAATATACTGAAAATAATAACGAACAAGAAAATAAACAACAATGCGAAAAGTACTATTTACACTTTTATTCGGACTTTCGTCGGTCGGTACGCTGATGGCAAACGATATGACGCAGACTGTGACCTATTTTAAGGTCAACAAACAATCGGAAGTATACACTAACAACAGAACAGAGTATAAAATCAAGATTACAAAACAAGAAATTATCTTGATGGAACGCGATGGTTTTGCACAATCGTATACTATTATAAAGCAAGTAAGCAACGATGCAAAGCGTAATAAAGTAGTCTATAAAATCGAAGATGGTACCGTTACAGTCGAAGGAAATACCGTAACATTCGAATTTAATAATTAAAACAAAATAAATGGCAATCAAATTTAAGAAACTTAGAGCAGTAAAGACGCCGAATCGCGCACATGTTCATGACGCGGGAATTGACCTCTTCATTCCAGAGTATAGTAGCGAACTTGCAAAGTCTATTGTGGAGTTAACTGAAAAGAATAACGGTTCGGTAAGTAAGATCGACAAAGATGGGTTTGTACTACAACCTGGCGAGCGTGTCGTGATTCCTTCAGGTATTCAAGTTGACATCGAAGATAAACAAACTTATCTTAAAGGAGAGAACAAATCAGGCATTGCAACTCGTCTCGGGCTTGTTCTCGGTGCTTGTGTTGTCGACGCTGATTACCACGGTGAGATTTACATTAGTCTTATTAACACAAGTAATGAACCAGTAACGTTCAAATACGGTCAGAAAATCGTACAGCTTATCGAACAACGTTATTATACTTCACCTTGGACAGAAGTAGAAGACATTGATACCAATTCCGACCGTGGTACAAACGGTTTTGGGTCCACAGGACTTGTATAGTCCTATATATAGAAACATAAAACATGATTATATATCATAAAGCAGATCTCGACGGTTATTTTTCCGGTGCACTTGTAAAGTCGATATATAAAGATGAAACGCTGTACGGTATCGACTACAACGAGACGATTGAAGACACTGTATTAGACGCAGCAGGTATTATCTATCTAGTCGATTTCTCGTTGCCTGTACACCAGATGCAAAAATACGCCGGTAAGATGGTATGGATAGACCATCACAGAACGGCTATCGAAGATTCTAAGAAATACGGTTACGACGACATCTTGGGTATCAGAGATGAAAACTATGCCGCATGTGAACTTGTTTATGCTTATTTATATAAACAGTCTAGTGTATTTCCACTACAAGAACCGGCTATTATAAAGTATGTCGGTAACTGGGACATTCACCGTAAAGTAGGATACGACGAATGGCATGATACACAGGTCGTACAGTTGGGTCTAAAATATAAATACCTTAACTGCGGTATCGATAAACTTGTCGATGAACTAGATTGGTTACTTAATATGGCAGTCGACGGTGTTAAAAACAGTCTTATTTATTCTGAGGGTGATCTATTATGGTGGCACCAACAGGAAGAAAATAAGAAACTCGTCAAGTCGGCATTTGAAGTACAGGTCGACGGAAAGCCTGCGTCGGCAATAGTAGGACCTATCGGTAGCGCTGTATTCGATAGTGTCAAAAATAGAGAGCAGTTATGGGTTGTTTTTAACGGCATTAGTCCAGACGGTGTAAAAATGTCTGTTTATAAGGACCCCGATGTGTTTGTAGACTTTAATTGTGGTGATTATCTAAAGAGGCACTACGGTGGTGGAGGGCATCCTTCGGCGGCCGGTGCGTACATTGACTTCGATACCTTTACGGGCATTATGAAGTCAAAAAAGATATAAAAAGAGAAATAACTTAATATATGACAGAAGATGAACTTATTAACGCTACATTAGAGTCCGGGGCTAATGACACCGTAGTTGAGACAGTATCGGAACCAGAGCAGCCTAGTGCCGGTAGTTATATCGGTACAAAGCTTACGCGCGACAGTAGAGGGCGTACTGAAGAAGACCGTGCAGCAGATAAGAACCTTGCAGCTACTGTAGGACTTTCGAAAGTAGGCGATAATATCAACAAAAATGTAGAAGTCCGCGACGGCTGGATCTATGTCGACAAGTCGTTACTCGGCGAACGCGCACTGTACTATCCCGAAGACTGGGAATTTATGATCCGTCCAGCGACAGTCGACGCTATTCGAAATTGGAGTACTATCGACGAAGAGAACACAAGTAATGTCGACGACGTCTTCAACGAGATTTTGAAGTCTTGTTTGACGATTAAAACACCGACCGGTCCTAAGCATTGGGGGAATATCGCATCGTGGGACAGATTCTTTTTCTTGCTCCTCATTCGAGAATACACCTTTGTAAACGGTGAACAAAAGATCGCTTACGACGGTTACTGTCCTAACTGTGAACACGAAGACGTCCGTTTCGAACTTAATTCGTCGTCGTTGATGTACGATTTCCCTGGTGACGATGTTCTTCCCATGTACAACCAAGCACAGCGACTGTGGTACATTATCCCCGCTGATTACGACATCCATGAACCCCCTGTACAGTTGTTCATTCCGACGTTGGAGAAAGATGCTAACCTGAAGGCTTGGATGATTTCTAAGCTCCAACAAGACAAGAACTACAAATTCGATAAGTCGTTCCTTATGTTTGTTAATTGGATGTTGCCTAAGATCAGCAAGGACACAACAGTGGCCGATAACCAAATCAAGAATGCACACATTCAGTTCAAGAGTTGGGATGTTGATATGTTCTCGTTTATGGATTCTGTACTCAAGAACATCATTGTAACCCCGTCGAATAAACTGACAAAGAATTGTGAATACTGTGGTGAGGAGGTGACTTCTGACATCCGATTTCCCGGTAGCATCAGCAGTCTATTCAATGTACAGCATCGATTTAAGAAATTTGGTCAAAAATAAACTATATATTTGTAAGAACTACCATATCCAACCGTCGGAGATCGACAAAATGGAGTATTTTAATTACGAATACATGTTAGAAGACATCAAAGAAATCCAAGACGAAGAACAGAAACGAGCCGACGAGCAAGAATCTGGTTCCGGTATGGGTGATATGAGTAAACAAATGCGGCAGATGCAGCATTCTATGACCAATACCATGTCGTCGTTTAAGATGCCTTCTATGGGTAGTTTGAAATAATAGATTATAATTTAAGATGCCAATTTTTGAAGAAAGATATTGTTTGTCATTTGAAGGTAGTCCTCAGAAAGACCCGTTCTTTTGGGAGGACCACCTTAAAATACTAAAACGATACATACTGGACGCTTACGACCTGTTCTCGAAACAAACAATAACGTCTCATAAGGACTATGTTAGTGTTATATCAGGTTATAAGAAAGCGATGAGTGCAATGGTGGATAAAGATGTTAAAGAGTTCAAGAAACAGATCAATAAGTCTGTCGAAGCACTCAATAAATTAGTTTATGATCTTGAACTTAGTATATAAACGATTTTTATATATAGGTTATTAGATCGTAAGATCACAAAAAAAACAATATGAAAACTTTAGTTACGATGCTCTCAGAAGCATTGAACGACAAGCAGGTTAATGAAGCAAATGAACTTTCTAAGGTTCTTTTAGCTAGGTTGCCTCGTCGCGTTGACTTTGATGAACACATTACTAAGCCCCTCACCGCTAGATTTTCTAGCAGGGCATCGGCTGCCGGTTGGTATGCACTTGACAAGTATTCAGGTTATATACTTGCTGTTCGAGGCAAAGAACTTTTTATTGGGTTTGTATCAAAAACCGATACAAAACAATTTGATTATGAAGGTATTTACTATTCTTTAGATGAAAAACCTCGTAACCGTAACATAGTATTTTTCGGATTTGATGGTAGCCTAGAAGATGCTTGCAAGAAAGATTTGAAGAATGTAACTACGGGTATAGAGATTGGCTCTGGTGCAGCAAATGAACTGATAGATTTAGTTGATGATATTCGAGATGACTCAACGGTTATATACGAGTTAACAAAGTCACTTATGGAGGCTTTATAAAATATATTGAATCAACGATGTCGATTTATTGACATTGAATCAACGATGTCGATTTATTGACATTATAACGACTGTGATTAATTTCATGGTCGTTTTTATTTATATCTATATTGTTGCTGATTTTGTTCGTAAACCTCGCTGATTCACCACACAATGTGTGCTATATATACATATACAAATCAAACCAATAAAGATATGAATAAGTTGCTTGTTAAGAAGATATTGGAACTAAAAACATCATTGTGGAAGTTTTGTACTTGTCAGAATCAAGACAATGAGGATTACAATGAATCAGTAGATACTCTTGTATCTTATACTCTAGAACTTACTGAACTGGTACAGGTGTTAGAAAAACGAGTTCGTGAACTAGAAACTAAATTGGCAGAAAATGAATAATTCAGCATTTCCAAAGACGGTAGTTGAGTATCTTCGTAAAATTAAATCATACATATCAGATATTCGTACCATTTGTAGAGTCCACTGTGGTTACTCACAAGTTTATGATGTAATATATGTCGAAACAGACCAAGACGAAACATGTTACCTTAATCTACTATATCATGAATTAGAGAATAACTGGGACGGTCTCTATAAACTAGAGACAAATAATGTTGGTCGGTACAACTACAATCTACATGAATCACAAATTGATAAAGAGATAGTTGATTGTTTGTTTAATATATCTATTGCATTTGACAACTACATTGACTACATCAAATTATTTAACATTAAAGGTGATGATGAAGATGTAGTAGATCTCATAACAAACATGCGAGAATTTGGTGAGTTCAATAAGCAGTTCATGACTGAACTCGAAACGTTTTATCTATCAATGTCAAAATGATATGGTACTACATATCACATCAAATAGTAAAAGTCTCAGCATACAACCGACGTCGAAAGACGAACTCAGATCTATTATAGAACAAGAAATAAAACGTCAAGGTCCGGATGCTGATTTGAACTTCATTGACACGTCGAAAATTACTGACATGTCGTATTTGTTCAGGAGGTCTTACCATAAAGTCTATGTCGGTGATAGTGTTGTGTTCTATATTAGAGACATCAAAATCGACCAGTGGGACGTTAGCAACGTAACAAACATGTATAGAATGTTTTCCGGTCAAATGCACTTCAACTGTGACTTATCCAATTGGGATGTTAGAAATGTAGAAAATCTTGATTTTGCGTTCCACGGCTGTTCGAAATTAAAATGTGATCTGAGTGAGTGGAAGCCTTGTGCAAAACATATAAGTTGGGTTACCTTCGACGGTTGCGACTGTATGCCAATCGAATTCCGATTACAGCTGCGTTGAGTTGTAAAACCAAAGAAAATCTCGCCTGTATCGCGTTAAAATCTTCTAGCCTTGATAGTACCAAGGTCAGTGTATTTGGACGCGACAGAGGAGTTCTAAAGTGCCTTTATGAGGACGTTACCGAGGTAATGAGGTCAAATAGGTTTGTGTCTACCAGTACGCAAAACAGAAACCGTCGAAATTAGGCTCAATCTGAATTGATTTGTGTATATAACACGTACTATATAGTATATGAAACAGAAATTAAAAGTATACGTCGACCATATTGTTTGGATGGACAAGACATACAACAGAGAACTGGAAGGTATGGACAGTAAGACGTACAAGTCTATTATAAAATATATGATAGACAATTATGATTACGAGTTTTTTGACGACGTAAAAGAAGGTATCCGTGACGACTATTCTTGGATATACTATCCAGATGCTTATAATGCAAATGACAAAGTACTGAAACGGATGACTGTATCGGAGTTCAACGAATATCTCATGGACGCTATGGATAGAATCACAGAAGAGAATATCAGAACTATCGGACTAGACCTAATTAAACTACTTTTTATAAATTGAGACACAAATTAAGACGTGAGAGTTTTCAAATTTAACAACTTGCAAAATAACAATATAATATATAGTTGAACTTGAAAACTTTTGTAGATCTATATAGACGTACTCTATGCGAATAGGGTGCGTCTTTTTCGTATTTTGACGTACTTGTGAAAACCTTAGAAAATTTGCTCTATAACGCACGATTTTTCTTTGACCTTAGTATGTATAAGGTCAGTGCATTTGAGTGCGTTAGAGGGCCTTAAAAGTGCCTTTATGACGATGTTAGGATTCAACATACCAGTGCGCGAAACGGAAACTGTAGAAATCACACTAAAATACTACAAAAAAGAGACTGTACAAGTAACTGTACAGTCTCCGATTATATAAAACAAAATATGAATCGCAAAATCTTATTCTAATGCTTTGATGTCGCGAGAAATGCTATTGAGCAACGCCAATTTAACGGGGTCGTTCTTATAAGACTCTGCCAACATCGCAATCTTCTTCTTACGAACGTCCATTTCGGCTTTCTTTGTAGCCGCTACTTGTTCGTACATCTGTTGTGCCTCTGTATCATTTTGCTTAGCACAGTCTTCGGAGATTCGTTTATTGTACTCGTAGGTGAGGTCGACACCACTCAGCGAGGTGACTTCTTGGATAGCTTCAATGATAAAGTCAAAGTTCTTCGATGCCTTACCCGCCTTAGAACGATATACCGTCAAGTTAACATTGTCGGCACCTTCGATAATGGCACCGGCGAAACCTTGTTGCGTTTGGATAACACGAACATTGTCGAGGACAGCGATATTTGCAGAATTCTCAAACACCGTCGCTACGGCGGCGGCCTTATTCAAGAAATCGAGCTTTTCGTTCGTCGGCATTGTCTTAGACAACATATTAACGAATTCCATCATATCGACACGGCTTTCGAAAGTTTGTGACTTTTTGAGTCCTTTCGTAATGGTGATTGACTCGTCGAGGATTTCGTACCGTACCTGTTCACCGAAACTGTTCTTGTACTCGTAGACCAACGTATTACCTTCACGCTTGAAGTTTTCGATAATAGCATTGATATAGTTGTACGTTTCGTTGTCAATATGACCAATCTTTTCTACACGACCTTCACAAATCTTATAATTATTATGATTTACTTGGAAAAAGATGTCACCTGACTCATTGGTGATGACGTACGATACAGGGTGACTGAGGGAATAGTTGTAACAATTCTTTTCGGCGACCTGTTCATTGATCACTTGACGACAGATACTACGAAATTCAGGAATGTACTGGACACCCTTCAACGCCCCGCTCTTAATATAAGAGATAACATCGTATTCTCCCATTTCGAGAAGTGTACGAACCTTCTCTATACCCGTCTTCGCAACATAACCGAATGCGTTGTTTTGTGTGTTGAAATTCTCACATGCACTCGCCAACTGCCACGAGATACGATTCTCCGAAAGATAGTCTGTTACCTTCTCCAGAGTCTGTGCGACACCGGGGTCGTAAGCATACTTCGACGCTTCGGAAACGAACTGATTAACAACATTACATGTTGCGTCGTTGTTAAAGAGGAAGCTACGGTAGTTACGGATTAGCTCCTTACCGGCTTCGCTCAGTGGCTCGGCACCGTCGACGATGTCACTAAAGCCAAGTTGTTCTAAAACCTTAATCATTTATTTCTTATAAATTGTTTATATACATAATAATCAGCATAGCTGATTCGAACGTTGTAGACAACGGAATAATCTATCTAAATTAGACTAACATAGACCGTACTGGTTGGTCATTGTAGGTAATCTAAAATCGGTAGTCTACTTTGAACAAACTGGCAGACTATACCAGTTGACCAAAGTAGACTGTACTAGATTACAAGATATAAGAAACATTGGCTGTAGAATCGGTAACGAACGTAAGCAGTTCTCTGTCGCCGCTCTGAATTTCCATCGTATATTCTATAAGGTCGGGCTGCGGAATTTCAATCGGTTCTTCTATATAAGACACTATATCATTCTTGTAGTCTTCCAGAGACACATCACCAGACCACCATACAAAGGTTATCTCCGGTGTTTTTGTTGTACCGAATGCGATACTAACAGTGTCTGGTTCGCCTTCTTCTGTACCAGTTAGTCTACAATATATCTTATCCAGTTTCATTGTCGACTTAATGAACTCTTCCATGCTTTGCTTGGTAGTCGCTTTACTATATTCTACTTTACCCAATACCAACTCTTCGATGTCGGTACAATTTACAAATTTATAAGTCATATTATAACGTAATTTTGTTTGCGGCTATCTTATTCTGAATAACCTCTATTTCCTGTGGTGATAACCTGTTATACAACAGGCCTCGTTTTACTTCTACGGTACCGTCTTGTTCTGTACTGTAATCTTTCATCTTATCACTAACACAGAACGTGCACATTTTCTGTATTAACATTAAATAGTGAGTAGACATCACCGGTGTTCCGGACAAGAACATTTCTATTTGGTTACAGATATAATTAGCAGAGTATATCGTATTGCCCAATATAATAGACTTATCTGTACCGTCGATTTTGTTCATCACAAGTAATGAAATTTCCGATAAGCTTATCATTCTAAATCTACTTTATATTTGTTATCCGTATAATACAACCGTTCTACCTTCGCAGGTCCTGTTTTTGTTTGTACCGTCTCACCTACTCTGATGACACTATTTTTTACGCTGAAGAATGTAGCCTCATCGTAGTCGTTCAGGTTGTTGTACGGCGCTATCAGCGAGCCTCTATCAAAAACAAAGTCGTAGGTATCTTCGTCTGTCATTCGAAGATACATATCCTCAGATAGTTCGATAGTTTCGTTCTTAAAGACAGTTTCTGAATGTACTAAGTCGTAAACCTGTTCAAATAAGTCTTCCATTGTACCGAAATTGTCCACAACAAAGTCGTAGTCGGCATAGTCTTCGGAAATAATAACATCGGCGGCTTTTATCTCACCTTCGTTCATACCACGTGTGTCGATAGCGGCCGACAGGTGACGTTGTACATATATAGTAACACCGCAATTTTGTCGACGAACAAAATCAATCTCATGGTCGAAACGAACATCGGTGAACAGTACATATTCCGTACCTTCGTCTATATTGTTTTTTAAGCTATTTCTAACGTTATTAACGTAAGTATTATAGTTGATTCGCTCTTGAGAAATATACGTCCCGATATATACCAGTAGTTCTCGAAAAGACATCCAGTAATTGGGATTATATCTGTCGTCAGAACGGACAACTACATCGTACCCACGTGCTGACACAATTTCTGCATCTTCGGTGCCGGAAAGGTCAGTAGTGTATTCGAACGAACCGGAGATATTTACATACCCGTCGTCTTTATGGTTATAAAAATAGTCAATGGGTATTCCGAACAAACTGGCGCAAATGTTTTTTAATGTGTCTGCGAATGCTACAGAGTAGACCTTACTGTTTCGTGGGTGACGTGTAATGTTTCGTGTCTCTTCGGAATAGGCGTTAAAGAACTTTCGTTTTACCTCGTTCATCGGCTTGTTCATGTTATTTAGAATATAAACAAGCATGTGACCGACAGTGTCTTTACCCGAACCGGCAAGCCCCGAGATGCCGACGTACAATTGTTTGTTAATCATATTTTGTTAGTTTAATGTATATCTTTATTATAGGACGAAAAACGAAAATAAATCACACAGTAACATGATTTTTCTTATATAAAGCTATTCAATAAAATATGGCTGTAACAGAAGAAGTAAAACTACACGAACCGGAAAGTGATCGTAACCCGACAGACCCCGTTGTACATCACGATCCTACGGATATTCCGACCGGTCTTGTTCGTAATTTAGATACAGAACACGAAAAAGAAGCATTAAAACGAGACGCTATATATTATCCTCTTGTATTATATAACAATGCGATGCTCGAAAACTACCAGATAAAGTCGTTGACATTACACTACGACGGGCTCGTTCCGAGACTGCAGTTGATTGTCTCCGACCCGAACGGTTCTATTAAGTTCGCCAATGTGCCGGGATATGTTAATATACTCACACTTGTAATGACGCCGGTTAAAGACGGTTCTTATAAGAAATTTGTATTAAACTTTTATATAGAGTCGACTACCGATATGGAGGACAATATAATGGTCAATGCGGTATGGTACAGTAAGAAACTCTACGATAATACAGGACTGTCCACTATAACGTACACCGGCTGTTCTAAAACAAATAAGAAATCGATACATAACTGTAATCCCTCTCCGAACAAGCGACCTAATACATGGGAATACCTACATACGGTAGCCAATAAGACAGGACTGGGCTTCGCATCGACAGAAGGTTGTCGGACACAACAAGACAGAATGCCCCGACTACAACATAATATATCTTATATAGACGACTTATACCGTAATTTAGATTATGCCATACTCGACGAGAACAATATATTCGACTATTGGATCGACCTGTACGGCTATATCGTAATGGTAAATACAAAGGCCGTTATAGAACGAGAAGGTATCGATGCTACATTTTATGATATTATCGCAAATGTCGGTATAAAGAACGACGACGACCATACAGAAACAGGTTCTATGAAGAAGGTGATGCGTACACTTACTAATTACCGTAATTTAGGCGCCGTTACCGACCTACAGTTTATCGGCTATCGTACCATTACGGATATGAGTCATGTTACAGAACAGGGTGTTTCGACACAAATAATGACGTTATACCAAGTCGGTCAATCTCCCGAAGCGAATAATTCATTTAAGTTATTAGATATAACACAGCGTCCTAATTCCGTCGACGAACAGAAACTATCGTCGTACTACGATATTCAAAGCCGACCTGTGGTGAGTATACAACAAGGAGAACGGGATATGGAACGACTGAAGACCATTCGCGATTCCTATTTCTCTAAAATGAATAAAGAACTACTGGAATTAGAAATGGGTACGGTCAATTTCGGTATACAACGCGGTACACTTGTTAATATAATGTTTTACGAATACGACTTAGAAAAGAAACGTCAAATCGTTCATAACGCGTCTAATTTAACCACAGACGCCGAAGAGAATCCAAAGGTAGAACCAGATAAACAAGAACCCTCCGACGACAGCGAAGTAGACCTTAATAACGCTATTAAAGACACAGACATCCCATTGCCCGATATTTCTCGTTCCGGATTGTATTATATTAAAGGTATGAAGTTCACTTACGACTACGAAACCGGCGACCTAAAACAATTTATTTATGTTATTAAACGAGGGCAGTCTACCAAATACAACAACCAACGAACAATACCCAGATTCGATGCAAAATAGGCTAAATATAGGCTGCGGTAAGACACCGCTTGACGGTTGGATAAACACCGACTTAGAACCGTCTCTTGACGGTGTAGAATTCTTAGACGCGACTAAAAAGTTCCCTTATATAGACAATTATTTCGATATTGTCTTTTCGGAACACATGTTCGAACACCTCGACTTGCCCAGACAGATCAATATGCTCTGTGAAGTCCATAGAACCTTAAAACAAGGCGGCACTTTTGTTCTTACCTGTCCTACAATGGAATTTCTTATCGATTTATACAACAATTCCGACACTGAAAACAACCGGCGATATATTGAGTTTCATTCGAAATTTTACGGAGGGATTTATAATACATTCTTTAATACTACTGAGACATTACCGAAATCTGTCGTCATCAATAATTTCATGCACATGTGGGGTCATCTTTCGATATACGACTGCCCTACGATAATACAGATGCTGCGTACAATGGGTTTTGTCGATATAAAAGAATACAGAGTAGGTGAATTCCTGTACGAAGGCGATGCGTTAGAACAACACGGACGGGTTATACCCGCGTGGGCAAATGAGATGGAATCGAGAACATTTGTTTGTTATAAACCGTGATTTTGTACTGATTTCGATGGTTTCTGTTTTGTGTACTGGTATGTACAAACGTAGAATCGATTCTTTGGCACTTTTAAGGCTCTCTGACGCACTCAAATGCACTGACCTTGGTACTCTAAGGTCAAATAAAAATCGTGCGTTAGAGGACAGATTTTTGTACGTTTGAATATCGTACATTTATAGTGTAGCAAAAATGTGATTTTGTTGTTATAATAGACTATATTAAATAAGAGAGAAGATGAGAATGGGAAGTGTACAGTGGTACACAAATAAAGAGTTGTACTGAGTGGTGACATTCGGTACAACTTATTTTTTATACTATTTTCAACGTTTCTGTTTTATACAGCCTACAGTAGAATCATAACACGTCCATAAAGATACCATATTCGTCCTGTATCGCGGCCGGACGATTCAGCCTTAGTATGTGTAAGGTTAAGAAAAATAACACCGTGTGGGGCACGTTGTATGTATCATAATGCGATACAGGAGAGATTCTCTAAGGGTTTCGATGGTGGTATAAAATGGAACTGTAGATAGAATTCGTTACAGATTATTAAATGTAGTAACGATGTGTGGAATGATAAACTGTCTTAAAAAGAAAGATTCGGTCGGTTTTGCTAAACGATACAACGGACCGTCTTATAAACAAAAAATAAGTACGATACTCGTTTAGAACAAGCGTATATAAAAAATATAATCACAAAACATAAAAGATGGAAGTACTATCAAATTATATAGTGGAGAAATTATCTTTTGGTTCACTTTTCGGCAATAAGAATAGGCCTAAGAATATAAAAGAACTTCGTAAGCTAATAGTAGAGCAACTAAAAGAACAAGGTCCTGACGCCGATTTGAACTTTATCGACACGTCTAAGATCACGGATATGGCTTGGTTGTTTAATAAATTGAATATAAGAAATATCAAAATCGACCAGTGGGACACTTCTAACGTCACTAATATGTCATACATGTTTGAAGATTGTAAGAATTTCAATGCTGACTTATCTAGTTGGGACGTTTCTAAGGTAACTTATATGCAAGAGATGTTTTGCAATTGTTATAAATTTAAATCAGACCTTTCGAAATGGGACGTGTCGAATGTTATTTCAATGACCGAAATGTTCTTTGCTTGTCACGAATTCGAATCTGACTTGTCAGCTTGGAATGTTTCGAAAGTAGAAAATATGCACAGTCTATTTGCCTCCTGCCAAAAATTTAACTCAGACCTATCTAAATGGGACGTGTCGAAAGTAGAAAATATGCACGGTATGTTTAGTCGGTGCGTAAACTTTAATTCTGATCTTTCCAAATGGAATGTTAGAAGGGTAGCTTATATGGGTTATATGTTCTATATGTGTAAGAACCTCAATTGTGATCTATCGAAATGGGATATTGCAAGTGCAATAGAATTGACCAGTATGTTTTACGGTTGTGAAAAACTTGATACTGACTTATCGAAGTGGGATCTAATGGATGTACGTAGTATTGATGGTATGCTTGATAAATGTAAGAGTATGAAAAAGAAAAACATGCCTGATTTTTCAAAAGTAACTTATGACGAGGATGAAGAGGAAGACTACTAATGCAGAATAATTACTAAGCCTCAACAGATTTATAAGTCTGTTGAGGCTTTAGTTTATATTGTACTTACAAAAAATAGTTTAGTAGTTTGACAAATAAAGTATAAGTACATTTACAAGTCTACTATATACTGTCAGATTATTAAATGTAATACCGACATTGTAGTACCTGTGTGCTTAACAGAAGTATGCCATTTTTGTAATGCACATAAAAAACACAATTAAAACAATCGTCGTCTTGGTAGTATGCTTATTTTGTATTCAACTACAATCTAAATCGACCACGCTACTCGAGTATCTCAACAAGATACGAAAAGACGATGCGAGAATTACTAATGTAGAATATAGGAATATCCTTATAAGAGAATGTTCTAAAAACGACTTCGACATCTACCTTGCGTTGGCACAGGCCGAACTTGAAACAAAACACGGTCAAACAGGTATCGGTCGTTCGAGAAATTCCTTATTCGGTATATATAAGACATATTCTAGTATAGAAGCGTCTATATGCGACTATATTCGTGTTGTAAAAACCTACTATTTAACGGGTTCTAAAACATCACAGCATCTATTACGTTCTTATACCGGTAAGTCTGGTCGTAGATACGCCGGACATAAAGCGTACGAACACGAATTGAGCAAGGTCTACAATAGACTAAAGAAGACGATAGACACTATCTAAACTAAAAACACACCATGACAGACACTAAAACCACCCGTTCCGGATTTTCTAAAATGTATCATTTGATATATATTAGTATTATACTAACGCTATTGACGGCATTTAATATGTCGGTTAATACATGTTCTAATAACGAAGGCATATACAAGAACAATCTTGCGGCGGTACAGGACACTGTTCGCTACTACAAGAGTCGTTCGGGTACATCGGTCGCTACAAAACAGGGATTTACAGAAAAAGACATAAATAAATTAAAAGGTTATTTAGAACAGCTTAAAACCGAGATAAAGAACATGAAAGTAAAACAAAGTAGTGTTACGTCGGCTGTCAGAACAGAAAATACGGTTTATCTTCCCGTTATAGATACCGTATATAAGATACAAGAATCGGAACGGAGTGGTTTTAGTCGTCAATTTAGTTTTAACGACAAATACAGAACACTGGAAGGTACTACAAGTTATTATAACGATTCTTTGAACGTACAAATAACAAAAAATGAAGTCTATTTCGATTACAATGTTGTGATGGACAAGAACAATCGCATCTATGTATCGTCAAACAATCCTTATATAAAAGTAAATAACATCGACGGCTTCCAAATGGCTCGACCTAAGCAAAAACGATTCGGTGTAGGACCGTTCTTAGGTGTCGGTATAGGACACGACGGTCGGGTGATGCCAACTATCGGTGTCGGGGTCGTATATAGACTATTTTAGTCGATATTATATAAAGCAAATACAATGAAAGTAGGCGATAAAGGAGACAATGTAAAGTATCTCCAAGAATTATTAGTAGACAAAGGTTATCCTATTACAATAGACGGAAATTTCAGTATTGTGACAACAGAATATGTCAAGGCGTTTCAACGAGCTTCTGGACTTACTGTAGACGGTATTGCAGGGCCTGCGACTATACTAAAACTAAAAACAGGTATTTCAGACACTGCATACAGTAGAGTTGCTAAAAGTATCGGTGTCGAACCGGCCGTTATTAAAGCGGTAAAGACAGTGGAATCGGCAGGTTCGGGTTTCTTACCGTCCGGACAAATAAAGAGTCTATTCGAAGGACATGTCTTTTGGCGTGAACTTATAAGTCGTAAAATAGTGCCGGAAAAGTGTCTTAATAAAGACAACCAAGACATCTTATATAAAACATGGACGACGAAACACTATAAAAGCGGTGTTATAGAATACAATCGACTGGTGCGTGCGTTGGAGATAAACAGAGAAGCCGCTTTTGCATCCGCATCGTACGGACTGTTTCAAATAATGGGAAACAACTATAAACTGTGTGGTTGTACGTCACCGGAAGACCTATATAACAAAATGTGTCATTCCGAGACCAAACAATTAGATCTGTTCGGCGAATTCATTAAGAATTCAGGAATGATAAACTGCCTTAAAAAGAAAGATTGGGTCGGTTTTGCCAAACGATACAACGGACCGTCTTATAAACAAAATAAGTACGATACTCGTTTAGAACAGGCTTATAACAAATTTAGATAATACAATGTCACTTTCAAATTTTGTCAACGAACGTCTAAAGATTACGTCCGATACTAAATCAGCGGTACTGAGACCTACTACAAAAGAAGATCTTATAGATATAATAAAGGCCGAAATAGAACGACAAGGTCCAGATGCTGATTTGAACTTTATCGATACATCAGAGATTACAGATATGTCTGAACTATTTAAGGGTATAGACGGTATAAAGAACATAAAGATAGACGATTGGGATACTTCTAATGTTACAAATATGAAGGGAATGTTTATGCACTGTTTTTATGTCACTGCCGATTTATCTAGTTGGGACGTATCAAGGGTTGAAAATATGGAAGGCATGTTCTCGAATTGTAATAAATTCAACTCAGATCTTTCTAAATGGAATGTCTCTAATGTTACAAATATGAGGGGAATGTTTAGTAGCTGTAATAAATTCGAATCTGATCTGTCTAAATGGGCTTCACAAGTGTCCAATGTAGAAAATATGAGTAAGATGTTTCTTTACTGCAGGAGTTTTACATCAGACTTATCTAGTTGGAATGTCAGTAATGTGACGAATATGTATGCTATGTTCGAAGGTTGTATAAAATTCGAATCAGATTTATCTAGTTGGGATGTTTCAAATGTGGCAAATATGAGCGAGATGTTTAGTGATTGTAAAATTTTCGAGTCTGATTTATCGGGGTGGGATGTCTCGAAAGTAAAAACACATTCGCAAATGTTTAATAACTGCCCTAAGATGCGTGCTGATCGCCAACTTCAACCTAAATTCAAATGATTTTATATGTCACTTCAAAGATATATTGTAGAACGTCTAAAGATTACGTCTGATACCCAATTATATAGACCGAAGCCTAAAACAAAATCTGAGCTTCTAACTATCATAAAACAAGAACTATTCCAACAAGGTACGGATGCTGATTTGAACCATATAGATGTCTCTGGTATTACAAATATGAGAGATTTATTCCCACAGGTCAAGGTTAATGTAGGAAATATCAAAATCGACCAGTGGGATGTCTCTAATGTGACGAATATGCAGGGTATGTTTCGAGAATGTAGAAAGTTCAATTGTGACTTGTCAGGTTGGGATGTTAGGAATGTGACGAATATGTATGCTATGTTCGAAGGTTGTAGAGCGTTCAATTGCGATTTATCACATTGGGACACACGGAATGTAATAGATATGCGTTGGATGTTTGATAATTGTGATTCATTCAAATCTAATTTGTCCGGTTGGGACGTTTCTAATGTGACTAAAATGAAGAGTATGTTCTATAACTGTAAAAAATTCAATTCAGATCTTTCAATATGGGACACTTCAAATGTGACGAACATGTCACACATGTTCTATGAATGTAGAAATTTCAATAGCGAACTATCTAAGTGGAATGTTTCAAAAGTAAAGGATATGTATGGTATGTTTGTATCTTGTAGGGTGTTCGACGCCAATTTATCAGGATGGAACGTATCGAATGTAACGGAGATGCGTTGGATGTTCAGAGGATGTTCTAATTTTAGGTCTGACTTGTCGATGTGGGACGTTTCTAATGTTATTAAACATGATAATATGTTTGCCGAGTGTCCTAATATGGAATTTGAACGGGAGCTTCATCCTAAATTTGACAACACATAGCGTTGAGTTATTTGTTTCAAAAAATATAACTAACAAAAATGTCACTATCAAAATTCATCACAGAACGACTTAAAATAACTTCTAAGACAAGATCACTTAAACAAACAGAATGCACGTTGTTTCCCCAAGACAGGTCAGAACTTATTGAGATGATAGAAGACGAATTAGAAGCACAAGGTCCCGATGCTGACTTAAACCATATCGACGTATCTAAGGTCACGGATATGAACAATTTGTTTGCTTATAAAAATGTAGGTAACATCAAAATAGACGAGTGGGACACTGGTAATGTAACAGATATGTTCGGTATGTTCGAAGAATGTAGAAATTTCAACGCAGACCTATCTCGTTGGGACACTGGTAATGTAACAGATATAAAACTTATGTTCTATAATTGTATTAAGTTCAATAGTGATCTTTCAAGATGGGATGTGTCTAAGGTTACCGGATTATTTGGTACATTTTTTAGTTGTGTCAAATTCAATTCTGATCTATCTAAATGGGACGTATCGAATGTTACAAGTATGGAAAATATGTTCTATAACTGCATAAACTTTGAAAGCGACCTGTCCGACTGGAATGTATCAAAGACAACTAATTTTAGACAAACATTTAAGAACTGTTATAAATTTACTTCAGACCTTTCTAGATGGGATATGCGTGGTACATTTAATATCACTGGTATGTTCGAAGGTTGTAAGGTATTCGAGTCGGACCTGTCCGGTTGGGACTTATCTGACTTACATGTCGGTAAAGTAAATAAAAACAGTATATTCAAAGGATGTCCTAAAATGTACGATAACGCTAAGTTGAGACCGAAAGCTAGACGTAATAAGATATAACACAACGAAATGAACACTATTAACGAATGCGATAAAACACAACAGAACATAGAGGATCAGATAGACTATAAGTTTATTCAACGTATCGTGCAAGAACTAACACAGTCTTGTGCATTACCGTTACCGGTCCCGGCTGCCGCGATTCCGAGTTTAATACTACAAGCCGCCGACTATTTCTATGAAAACTACGATAATGCCGTCGAAGAACGCTACTATTTCTTACCGTACAGCGAGGTAACAAAATGTGGACTTAACAAGCTAGTTACTCTACCGGAACGAATCGTATCTGTATTCGGTGTATATAAAACAGACCAGAGCAACTACCACATGCGAGGAGATTTCTCATTAGAACGAATGGTACTAAACAATAACGCGTCGTTTGGTGGTTACGGTATGTCAGGTTACAGTAGCGGGGTAAACGGTAATCAACAGATGGGATATAACCTAATGGACTCTATCGCAACACTTTACGAGATTAGTACGTACCAAAGTGTACTGGAATACCCTATTACTTTTGATTACAATAACTATAGTAATGTGTTATCGTTGCTCGGTGAATTAAACGGTTCTAATCTTATTATACATTGTTACATAAGATGTAGACTACAAGACTTGTATAAAAGTCACTACTTCTTTAGATACTGTGTCGCCTTAGGTCTCAGATCCATGTCGACAATACTGGGCACGTTCGATTACAAACTACCTGGTAGTATTACGCTTAATCACGACGCTTTCGCACAGCGCGCAGAGTCGGAGATAGATAAGATAGAAGAATGGATTAAGAGCCAACATTCGCCGGACTATTTCTTCAATTCAAATACTATATAATATACAAATATGAGTCTACAAAATTTCATCACAGAACGATTAAAGATAACATCAAATTCACGATCTCTTAAACAAACAGAACGTACACTGTTTCCAAAAAGTAAAAATGAGCTGCGGTCTATCATAGAACAAGAGTTAGAAGAGCAAGGTCCTGATGCCGATTTGAACCATATCGATACATCTAAGATTTATGACATGTCTGCATTATTTGAAGACCTCGATATAAGAAACATCCAAATTGACGAGTGGGACACACATAATGTAATGACTATGCGTGACATGTTTGCTAGTTGTGATAATTTCAATTGCGATCTATCTCGTTGGGATGTTTCAAAAGTATGGAATACAAATAGCATGTTTTATGCCTGTTCTAGCTTCAACACTGACCTATCTCATTGGAACGTTTCTAAATTAGAAGACATGCAAGCAATGTTTGCTGATTGTGATAATTTCAATTCTGATTTGTCTGGTTGGGATGTTTCGAAGGTAACCGCGATGAATGAGACTTTTCACAGTTGTTCCAAGTTTGAATCTGATTTGTCTGGTTGGGATGTTTCAAAAGTTGAAAATATGAACAATATGTTCCGTGAATGTCCTAATTTTGAATCTGACTTGTCCGGTTGGGATGTTTCGAATGTACTAACACATTCACAAATGTTTAAGCATTGTCCTAAGATGGAATCCAATCCACAGCTACAACCAAAATTCAAAAACTAATAAGTACCAGCTAGTAAATGAGTATACAACAATACATCACAGAACGAATAAAGATCACGTCTAAGACTAGACCTTTATACCGTCCCAAACCTACGACGTACGAAGAAATACGACCTATCATAAAACAAGAGCTACAACGACAAGGTCCGGACGCCGACTTGAACTTCATTGATACATCGTTGATGACAGACATGTCATTTTTGTTTTCTCAGCTTGAGATTAGAAATATCAAAATCGACGACTGGGATACATCTAATGTACAAGAAATGTCTGAGATGTTCATGGGCTGTGGCAAATTCAATTCTGATCTTTCTACTTGGGACGTGTCGAATGTACGACGCATGGACAGTATGTTCCACGGTTGTTCAAAATTCAACTGTGACCTTTCTGAGTGGGACGTCAGTAACGTTACCAATATGGGCGGCATGTTTTTAGATTGTAAAAAATTTACATCTGATTTGTCTAAGTGGAACGTATCGAAAGTAACAAACATGGCTCAAACATTTGACCATTGTTTTAAGTTCGAGTCTGATCTGTCTACTTGGGATGTTTCAAAGGTCAAAGATATGTACGGTATGTTTATGTATTGTAAAAAATTTGAGTCTGATTTATCCAGTTGGGATGTACGAAAAGTATGGACACATGGAGATATGTTCAAGAACTGCCCCAAGATGAAATCTAATCCGCAGCTACAACCTCAATTCAAATGATATTGTATTAAATTTACATATTAAATATATAAGTGCCTCAACAGATCAATTACAAATCTGTTGAGGCACTTCCGTTGATTTACTCACGTCATTTGAACTTCGGTATCTTTTTAACAAATGACGATGAACATAAATCGGCAAATTTTATATACGTTCTCACATTAGATACGTCCCAACCTCGTAAGTCGGAATAAAAATTTTCACAACTATAGAACATGTATTTCATATTCGTGACATTAGAAGTGTTCCAATGGGAAAGATCGCAGTTGAATTTTTCACACAAACTAAACATGTGCTCCATATCGGTCACATTACTGACGTCCCATTCGTCGATTTTGATATTTCTAATAGTAATAGTACCATAATTAGCAAACAATGCTGACATGTCTGTAATCAGTGATGTATCGATATGATTCAAGTCAGCATCCTGGCCTTGACGTTCCAACTCTTGCTGTATTAGTTGTTCTAGTTCATTTTTAGATTTAGGTCTCAGTACCGCTGATTTAGAATTAGATGTAATCTTTAATCGTTCGTTCATGTATTTGATGTTTAGCTGTAATTAATTAAAATCTCTCCTGTGTCGCATTATGTTCACTTTGTGAACAATTTGATGCAAAGCATCAAGATGGTACACACAACGTGTCCCACACGGTGTTATTTTTCTTTAGCCTTAGAGTTACTAAGGTCACTACATTTGGACGCGATACAGACGAGATATGGTGCCTCTATGACGATGTTAGGTATTTGTATGTACTTATACGAAACACAAACTATCGAAAGTAGACCAAAATAGTACAAAGCATGTTCTTATTTGTAGATATGCTACAACAGAATCTATTGCATTCAAAACGTCCAAAAATTTGCCCCGTATCGCGTTGTTTTTGTTGAGGCTTACACATACCAAGCCTAACTAGTTTTGACGCGACAGAGGGCCTCTAAAGTACCTTTATGAGGACGTTACATATTTACGTACCAGTACGCAAAACAGAAACCACACAAAATCAGCTTATCTTCGTGTGTACCAACTAGGAATTCGTTGTTTATCGGCTTCGGTGAACATGTCATTGGTAAAGCAACCGCTTTTAAGTTTCCAATTTGATAAATCTGTATTTAATCCATAACACCTATAAAACATATACCTTGTATTTTTAACATTGCCGACGTCCCAACCGGACAAATCTGAATTGAAATTATAACAGTTAAAAAACATACCGTACATGTCTGTTACATTTGATACATTCCAGTCGGACAGGTCAGCAACAAGGTCACCACAGTTCATAAATAACTGTCGCATATTAGTAACATTAGAAACGTCCCACTCGTCTATCTTGATATTTTCTGGACGGAGATCTATAAACAAACTAGACATATCGGTGATCTTAGATGTGTCAATATGGTTCAAATCGGCATCTGGACCTTGTTGTTTCAACTCGTCACTTATAATAGACCTTAGTTGTTCTTTATTGACCGGTTTCGGATTAAGAAGTTTTGTATTTGATGTGATGTGTATCGACATATTTGTTATTATATCTTAAAAATCATAAAAGACGACCTCAAAAAATTAAGATCGTCTTTTATATTTAGTTATTCAATAAAGTCAGACACTGAAGTTAGAATCTGCCTCAATGTACTGTAGCTTACCTTTAGAACCCATAGCCATAGATTCAATAGTCTTATTAGACGAGTTCGTAACAAACTGAATTAGTCCGTACACCTCATTAAGCATACCCATTACTACATCTCGCTTAATATCGAATTCAGCGTCGGTAATAATAACGTTGATAAGATAATCGTTAGTGTTCTCCTTGATATAGTCGACAATACCGTCGAACGGCAATGTACCGCCGCTAGCACCGTAACGTTTACCCCATTCTACAGGATGTATAGAATCGTTAAATACAAACGTCTTAAATTCAAATTCAGAAATAGCACCGTTAGAACTAGACGCTTCTCGTCCGAAGTTCTTCTTGAGTGCTTCACCGATAGCGATAGCCGAATCAAATACATTGTCAATACAGCTACTCATAGAACCTGAACAGTCGATATAGAACGCAATGTTTACCTTAATCTGGTCCTTCTTACGTTTCTTACCCTTCATCAGTAGATCACCGGGCTTCACTGTATTCTGTCGTCTACTGATTCTACGCCATGACGATTCATATTGTGTACGAGTTCTAACACGTTGGCTCACATAAGACATGATATTTGTAGTCAATGTCTTGTTCCAATTAGAATGGTTACCGGAACGAACACCGACGTCGATACCTTGCGATTCACCCTTTACAGAACTCTTACATTTCTTGATAAAGTCACCGAGGTTACCGCTCATGGCGTCTTTGTACTTGTTGATTACCTTACGAGCCTTTTCACGAATAGCGGCTTGTTCTGCAGCGCTGATTTCTTTAGCGTCACCTAAGGCTCCGTTTCCCTTACCGGCACCACCTTGACCACCTTGACCGTCACCGTTGCCTTGTCCTTGTTGACCGTCACCAGCACCGTTCTTGCTTTGGTTGTTCTTAGAACCGCTACCTTGGTTGGCTTGGTTACCTTGTTGACCTTGACTGTCTTGTCCTTGACCGTCACTGCCTTGACCATCACTCTGACCTTGCTGATCACCGTCTTGGTTGCCACTTTGACCGTCACCGTCGCCCTGACCGTCACCACCTTGTCCTTGTTGACTACCGTCTTGAGAGTCACCAGACTGACCTTGTTGGCCTTGACCGTCACTACCTTGACCTTGTTGACCGTCTTGAGAGTCGGTGGGTTGTTTGTCGTTAGGACCATCACCGCGTTCGTGTTTCTCAGACTGTTCTACAGCTTTTTTGAACTTCTCATCTTGGTTGATTTTCTTATTAAGATCTTCATTGTTATCTTTCAACCATTTTTGAAGCTTTACATAAAGCGAATACTGTGTGTCCTTCTTCGGATTATACTTGATACCACCAAATTGCTCTTCAATAGTCTCGGGGAAAATACCTTCTTCAAACGGTACTTTCTTTTCAATGCGACGCAAGAAGTCGTTAATGATACAGTCAGCGGCGATATTCAGCAATCGGTGGTTGTATTCCAGACCGTCTGCCTTGATCTTCTCACCGACAGCGAAAGTGTCCCAAATCTGGTGCAAACACTCATGACAATATACAAAGTCCCATTGTGCAAGTTCTCTAGGATTCTTGATGTATTCATTTGGTGCATTGAAATACAACAAATGGTCCGGTGTAGTGTACGCAATATGGCCGTTTGTGTCAGGATCCGACGGGTCTAAGAAACGAAAAAACTCCAACATGTCATAGTAGAATGTTCCTTCGTTATTTTCATCGTCGATATAATCGAAAATCTTTACACGTTTATCCAGGTCTCCATCGGCTTCGGCAGCATATAGTAAAGAAGTTTTGGTATATCTAAACTCATCGTATTCGTCGAGCGTATCTGAACCAGTTTTTCTTGAAAGATTTACCATAACTTATTTATATCGTTTTACATTGTTAATTTTCAGTGTAACGTCTTCCCAACCTAACATGCCGTCTTTATTAACATGTGATTTAGGATCCATAACACAGAACTGAGTACCTGTAGCCTCTGCAGCCTTATACGAACTTGTCAATACAGGTTCTGCAACTGCAAACTCATCTCCTCTATTGTTTGTTTTGATAACTATTTTACGTACCGGTTCAAAAACAAAAGAAGCAAACTCGTCATCATTCTCAAAATACATCACCTTCGAACCTGCGACCTTGGGTGACGATGCCGTTTGCTCAGCATCGTCACTATTATGGTCATCACTATTAGCAGCCTCTTGATCACGTAGGTGTTGTATAAAGTTATTATTTATATTCTTATTCTTAAAGAAATCTAATAATCTTACCATACTCTACTCTGTTTTATTTCGTCTCAGGTGCCAACGGGTCAACTAAATTTAATTTCTTAGCTTCCTTTTTCCATTCATCGTCGGTATTGTACTTAAAGTTAAGCGTTTCTGTAAGGTGATCGACAACCTTTTGAATTGTTTCGGCATTAAATTCACTACCGTCATTTACGAAGACTTCTACAATGTTCTCTGCAGAAATAGCGTATTTTGTAGAGTTTATCGTATCGCCTTCACTCGCAAGTTGGATATACCCTTTACTAATACCTTCTTTCATAAGTTGACGTAAATTCTCCGGTACTTGCTTACCGGCACCTACCTTACGACTCTTTCTGGACGCCGTAAGTTCTCCTTCGTTAGCAACTAAGTCATAGCACATTCGAGATAGACGTTCAATATCGGCTTGGCCTTCTTTACCGTCGAGATCATGATCAATATCAGCATCCTTTGGAGTAATTTTTTCACCTGCCTTATATTTCTTTAGGAGTTCTGCTCTAACTACATTATCTTCAATATCTTCTTTCCATTCCTCGACTTCCCAACTTTGACCCTTTTTAATGAGGATCTCAATGATATTCAAAATGTTTAGTTCGATGTCACGGGGTGAATCAAACCAATCAAGAGCCACCTTTGTAAGGAAATCAAAGAACTCTTGAGGGAACTTGTGCTTCTTAACAAGGTGCTCTATCGCGTCTTTCCAAGCATCTTCAGTGTGTGATTCCCAGTTAATCTTCTTCAAACGGGCAGCAAGTGGCTTACTCAATTCCGATACACCTCCGAGGTTTTCATCCATCAAGTTACCGGCGGCACCGCAAATAAGATTATCATAATGTCTACCACCAATCGTTCTTTCGTGGATAATAGGCATGAGTGCGTTCATCACCTCGGGCTGTGCCTGGTTCATTTCGTCAAAGAACAACAAGTAATTCTTGTCGGTATTTTCTGCAACTTCCTGAATAAATACAGGAATCGTATTCTTTTCGCGACCATTTTCGTCGACATAGATACGACCAGCAAGGTCGGCTACGTCACACTTATCGAGATAGAAGACAATCACTTCATATCCGAGATTACCGGCTACATCAAGAACAACAGATGTCTTACCCCAACCGGCACGACCCTGAATGAAGAAGGGTCTTTCGGTCACAAGGGCGCGAGCAACTTCACGCTTGTTTTTACTGAAATTCTTACCCTCATTTTGAAGCTTAAATCCTTCAATCTTCGCCGATACAGGAGGATTCACAGCATAGGCACCACCAGAACCGTTAGATTCTGCCGACTTACCATTAATTTTATCATATTCACTCTCCTCCGGTGCGGGGTTCTTTCTGGGACGGCCGCGCTTACCGGCTTCTTCGAAAACGTTAGAAACGTTTCCATTTACGTAATCTCTTAAATCATGCATGATTTTTAAGTTTTATTATTTATTTTATAGTCTTAAACTTATATAATAATCAGCCGCACTGATCATATACAATAGGAATATCGTATTCCGCTGCAATTTCTTCCAGCAGTCGACATTCACGACGAGTTTCCCAGCCGTACGCCATGTACACAACATCGGCTTCTTGTAGTAGCTCTACTTGACTTGCCAACCACAGTAGTGTGCCGTCTGGAATGCTAGGTACTGTGTTTAGTACGTCATATTCCTTCTGTAGGTCTTCTACGACGGTATAAAACGTACTATAGATGTCTATTTTAGAACCTTCATTCAACGGTGCTGCGATATATACTTTTTTCATATTTGATGAAATCCTTTATTGAGAGCTCTTTCGGTACATACTTTGGACCTTGTTCTGAGAAAGGTACTGTCAGTAGAGAACAAACTTGTTTTGTACTGAAAGTTACCGAATTTAACAGCTCTGTAATTTTGTATATCATGTTTTATTATATATAGCTAGTTTTACAAACAAAATCAGTCCGACAGCAATGATTTCAATAATACAATAACAAAGAATCAATCAGATCAATCAGAATAAATACTAATAAAGGCCTTATACATTTCTTCGTTCATAATCAACGCACTATTATTACCAATACACCTACTCATAGCATTGTTCTGTAATGACGCAAGATTTGTTATAGCGGTCTGTATTGACTGCGTAGATGTAGCTGTACGATGAACTTGCTTTGGTTTATAATCGTCGGGAAATGAATAACAACCGTCGAAAGCATAGAACATATCAACCGGATTCGAAAACTCCCAGCCCGACAAATCACAATTGAGTATATGGCAGTGCTTAAACGCACTCTCCATCTTCTGTAGCCTCTGTACATTCCAATCCGGCAATCCTGTACCTCTGAATCGATAACAGTCCTTGAACATCTTTGATATATCTACTACATTAGAGACATTCCAATTTGACAAGTCACAATCAAGTTCTCTACAACCACCAAACATACACCCCATACTAATGACGCCAGATACGTTCCATCTGGAAGGATCACAATATAAACATGGACAATCTACAAACATATAAGACATATCTGTGACCTTTGAAGTGTCCCACTCGTCGATTTTGATGTTACCTACATGTACATGCAGGTCTAATGGGAAAGAAAACAAATGAGACATGTCTGTAATCAACGATGTATCAATGAAATTTAGATCAGCATCAGGACCTTGACATTGTAGTTCTTCCTTTATCAAGAACCGTAGCTCGTCTTTTGACGCCGGTCGTACCCTTAGTGATTTAGTCTTAGATGTGATGTGTATAGGCATGTTATTTGTATTTTGTATATACTACTAGCTCTTGGATGTTACTCTTGTTCGATTAGTTGTTCGCGTTATAGGTTTGTGCAAGACTATGAAAATATATATACAAGCAATATAAAAAATCCAATCATACCGATAGCACCTAATGCTATACTCATGAAATCATCGTGCCCGTTCGGATCTACCTTTTCACTTATAACCTTAAAACTGACATGGTCGCCAACATTATGTGTTGCGTAAGTTACAAAATCTACGTTAACATCATAGGCGCTGTATGTTGTATTGTCGGGCTTTACAGCAAACAACCACTCTGTTCTTACTCGTGACCTACCCTCACCTGTTACAGCCTCTGACTTAGCAATTATAGTACCGGGCACATCAAGATGGTTTTCTACAAATACCTTCCAGCTATAAAACAAGCTAACACAACATCCAATGAAAACCACAAAAGCAACAAATACTTTCTTTATAAGACTGTTCGTGTTCATGAGTGATATACAACTTTATTATCTACAATGCGAAGGACAAAAGCATCTCCACCGAGCCAGTACTCTTCGACACCCCTTTCCAGTTCTTCTTCAAACTGACAATCTTCAAACGACAATTTAATTGCCTGGTTGATCTCTTCGTTCGTACCCGTAACCAATGTTGGGCCTCTAAAGATGTACTCGACGTCCTTTTTAGCGTGTTCATATACCTTGTCCAGCAATTCGGTGTTGTATTCCTTAACTTGTTGTCGCCAAATAAGGTCGTTGAGCATCGACTGTGTGACGAACCAGTATTTCATCTTGACAAGAAGATTGTCCGCATTAAAAAGTTCGTCGAGTTTTCGTTCAATAACACTTTCCATCGTCCAGGGTTCACACCAATTAAGTACCTCATTGATTTCTGGAATGAAGTTGTGTACCATCATGTCCTCAATCTCTTTGGCAAAATCGTTGTCGTTGAATTCAAAATACAACGCCTTGTCAAATCGTTTACGGCGTTCTAGGATGTATTCTTTATTCACTTTGTAATACTCACGTTGTTGTTCTTTGAATCTCTTTTCGAAATCAATATGCTCATGAACATCGTCGTAATTTGTTGAGTGCTCTTTATAAAACTTCTTAAAATTTGGGTTGCCGTCCTCTGTGATACAATCCCATTCCTTTTTGAATACTAATTCTGTCATTTTGGTTCGATTTTCAGTTCGTAAAACGGATACACGAGTTTAAGATACTTCAAATTAGACTTTGAAACGTCTGTATACACAGCCCGTACTTTGATGACGTAACTAGTACCGTCGTTATTCTTGCGCAATGTCTCGGCGTAGAATGTAGGATAAAACCACCCGTCAATCTTAGTATAGATCCATTGCACATTAAAGAATTTCATATAACGCAAACGGAAGCCGTCTTGGAAATACAACACCTCGTTTTCGTAGGCTATAGCCTCTTTAATGAAATCCGGGCAGTCATCTTTCCAGTCACCGTACGTATCGGAATTTGCCATGTACATCCGGTATGACACCGTTGGGTGCAAGATGTCAAAGTAGTAGTCTTGTGCCGAGAGGTTGAAAGCTGCACAAAGTAGGAGCAGTGTCAAAACAATTTTCTTCATTGCGGTTCATTTTTTGATTACAATGCAAAGATAGTAATTTATTTTGAACAAGACAAGTATTATACATCTTTTAACGTCACTTTTAACGTCAGTTAGACTGCCGTGAGGTATCTTAACGTTAGTAAATCAACGTCAGTTAGGTTGCCTAAAATTTGTATAGTCGGTTATAAGGTAATGTTTATAATTGTCCTTATACTCTACCCTAATATCATCACTGTTAGGGGACGTTTGATAAGCAATACGATATAACCGATATGTCTCATCAACAAGATCACTTAACGTTGTGCCGTCTTCAAATGCTCTTTCATCATAGATCATCTGTAATTCGTCTAACGTGATAATGACGTTGAAATGTTCTTCTACCATAATGCGTATGTCAACGTTTCTTAGGTGCTGGCTTAGGAGGCGCAGGTTTGTTAGGCACTATAGTTTTCTTCATAGGCGCTGCAGGTTTAGAAGGTGCTTGCTTAGTCACATAGATGACCTTAGGTTTTTTCTCTAACTCAACACTGAAATTTTTAATCTGTGCTTCCATCTTAGTCAACTTAGTGTCGACTTCTTTACTGTGCTTGTTGTCGTTATTAACAATAACTGTTGTAATGTTATTCAATTTATTAGCAATACACTTACAAGCGGGGTCGTGAATGATATGTTCGTTTTTATCTGTTTTGAACTTGACATATTTATGATTATCAAACTCAAATTTGAAAGTCGAACATTTAATGGTATCTGTTACCACAGCATTGGGGTCTGTACGGACTTGCGCATTACCGTTACTTATAAAAAAATAATAGACTAAACTACCGATGATAATAACTAAGGTACCGAATAATGCAAGTATCGGTCCTGTAAATTTTTCAAAAATGTTCAAAAATGTATCTTGAAGTTTCTCGTTATCCATATATTTATTTGTTCAAATGTTAGCCATTAGATGCCATCAACGCATACTCGTGACGACGACGAATAAAGTGACCGGGTTCTGATGCTCGTGCTGTCTTAATGGCCTGGAGCATTTTATCGCGGTCTTCTTTGTAAATCTTACCGTTCTTATCGAATCTTACTGTTTTAAGACGTTTCCAAAATGCCGATTTCTGAATGCCCTTCTCTCCGCAGTTGTAAACCAAACTTACAAAACCGTCGAAGAATCCTTGTGTGACTTTGAAATTATCGTCGATTTGGTTCAGTAGTCGTCGAGCGCTTGGAATATAGGTTTTATTCAAGTCTTCGATAAGTAGTCGTTCGGCATGTGCCTTTGTAATTCTCATCGGTGTTTTATCGCCAGGGAAAATCACATGACCGTAGCCGATAGTATAGTACTTTTCTCGTTTGCCGGTCTTTCTATTACAGTACTTATAAGCCAATAACTCACAGCCTTCATATTTCTTGATTATCTCGACGCATGCGCTGGAGATGTTATATGGCTTTTTAATACCGACAATATCCTCTACTGTTTCGTCGGCGCTCGCGATATACGTGTTCCTAAATTCTTTCAAGAACTCGTTGTACTCTTCTGAGACAACATCTAACGAATCGGCGGCTGCAGCGACGATCTCATTACGTCTTGCTTGTGCTACAATTACGTTATCGTATTTTTGAGTATCTTGTTTTGGATCGTCTTTAGAACAACCACAAAACGACAAGGTACATAGTACACAACCTAAAATAAAGTAGTTTTTTATACTGATCATAACTAAAATGCGTCACAAAGTTCTTCTAATGTAAATTCATTCATTGAGTAAAGTGTCCTAATAAACATACATGCACCGTGAAACATCATCCTTTTCTTCGGTATCTTAGAAAGATTCCAACTGAAGAGACGCGAAGTAAATAACCTAGCGTCAAAAAACATACAATTCATATTTTCCACATTGGATACATTCCAGTTCGACAGATCACAATTGAACTCTGTACAACCGGAGAACATCCCTTGCATGTTCGTAACGTTAGAGACATCCCATTTGTCGATTTTGATGTTTCGAATCTTTAGACCAACAAACAGTTCTTTCATGTCGGTAATCTCCGATGTATCAATATGGTTCAAGTCGGCATCGGGACCTTGTTGTTTCAACTCTATCTCTATGATAGCTCTGAGCACCGGTTTGATTGATGGTTTTATAGTTGGTGGCATATTACATATTACAAAAAATTCAAAATACAACCACCAACACTATCGGGACTGTCTACATTTACTCGTAAGCATCTGTTTATTTTCGACAGTTCGTTTATAAAGAAGTTAATCCAACAGTCATGTTTAGATGTCTGAACTAGCTCATCGAACGACGATACGGTATAGTCTACATCGCGAGGGAACGGGAAAGTTAGATGTGCACCACTTAGACCACTATCGGTGACTTTGTATTCGAAACACAGACCGCCAGTATTATTGGACTGTACAGTGACTTTCAACCATTCCGAAGAACCAGTGTCGCGAGACGAAAATACTACCGTACACGAATCGATATGAATAGTACAAAAATCCAAACTGAACACCTTCTTATCGATAGCAATCAGATCATCTTTATTAGCAAACAACGTATCGAAATAAGGCTTCATTTCTCGTACGTAGTCTTCAAACGTACAGAAATCGTGGCGAGCCTTATCGTACATCCTTTGTTTCTCGGCCTCGATAGCCGACTTGATATTCTCAATCTTGTTCTTCAGTTGTTCTGAAAACATGTTCGTCTAATTTATCAAGGTGATTTAATGCATCATTATATAGTTCACTAAAAGAACCCCAATGGATTAAAATAGTTCTTTCGGCACCTTCTACACAATCAATTTGATCATAGTAGTTTATTGTCCGTAAAAGTTCGTCATACTTGCGTTCCAGTGCTCTGATGCTGTCCTCTGTGAAAGATTGTTGCTTTTTCCTTTCGTCATTCAGTAGACCACTTTCTTCAAATTCGTCTATAGTATCAAGATACAACGACTTGACGATACCGAGCATCGACTTTGTCTCCCTTTCCAACCAATTAAGTGCTCCTTGTTCCATATACTTGTTCTTTTATTTCTTTAAGTGTCATACAAAATCCCAATTAGACAAATCCCACACTTTATCAGGGTCAGGAATGTCCCAGTCGGACAAATCGTATACGACATTACTATGGGGATCCATAAACGGGCTGAAATAAGTGTTCTTATTTTCTACAACCGGTGTCGGTTCGACATACGGCATTGTTTTGCTAGTGATATGAATTGCCATTTTGTTTTTTACGTTAGTTGTATCAGCAGTCACTAAGACGTTCTAAAATTCTTTCGTAGTCTGTTTTATCTTTTAGACCGGACACATCCCAACCTTTGATTGTGTCTGCATCGAAACAGTAGTTTTCTTCACCAAACATGCCTTTCATTTTTTCTACTTTGCTCGTGTCCCAACTAGACAAATTAGAATCAAATAGTCCACACTCATCGAACATATAAGACATATTCTTCACATTGGACACGTTCCAGTCGTACAAATCAGCGCTAAACTCAACCTCTTGGAACATACCTTCCATGTTCGTAACGTTGCTAACGTCCCAGCGGTCGATCAACAGATAGAAACCTTGGAAATCGTCAAACTCGATGTCAAGATCCTCGTACGAAAGTGCTTCGTGGAACACATAAGACATGTCTGTGATCTTAGACACATCGATAAAGTTAAGATCGATAGTTACAAGACCTTCTTGTTCATACAACTCATACTCGTCATCAAACGACTCGTCGTCCTCATCGTTCTCTTCAAAGTCATTGTATCTTTCGTACGCCTCATCGAGTTGACGTTGCGTTTCGTCTTTGATGATTTGGATGAGTTCTTCCTTCGTTTGAGGTTGATACTTAAATTTCATTGTCTGTATTGCTTTAGGTGTTATTGATTTGTTTCTATGTTTATATTATAGCACAGTTTACGAACAAAATCAACGTAGACAGTACAAGATCAGTACGATCTACAAACAAGACTATACAAGACACTACTCTATAATTCACAAGACTTCACAAGACTATACAAGATCATTCACTGTACAGTTTAAGACCTTGACGTTGAATTGTTCGCTGCCATTTCTTTTGTGCATATTGCCATATCAACTTAACATCTCGAACAGTAATACCTTCTACTTCGGCAATATCTTCTTTACTCATCTCACCCGGATAGTCGATACCGTACATCATCGATACCACACGACGCTCCCTAGGATTTAGAACGTCTAACAGTGTCTTAATGGTCTTTTTAACATGATCGTTATGTTCTTCCAATTCCATGTCGCTCATTTCGTCGACCAGTCCCGGATCATAAAAGATGTTGTCGTTAAAATTATCGTCGGTATACGGATTAGTATCGTCTAAGTTATAAAAACGAGTATCGGGCTTCTTTGAATTAGGGACTTTTACTATATTAACATAATTTGTGATCTCGTTGGTCACCCATGTTCGACACCAGATAAATCCTAATGACGAAAACAACGCTTTCTTGATGTTTTTTTCTGTCCAGTCTATAAAGTCTTCTTTACTGTCGAAACCTCTTTTCGGAATCTTCTTTACCACCTTATCTTCTTGTGTACCGTAAGTATGGTTGGACTTTACAAGTTCTGCGGCTTCGTCGTACGTAAATTTGTCGAGTGTAGAATTTTTAATGTCGTCGATGATAGCATTTCTAAGCTGTGCTTTCGAGCCGTCGAACTTTTTGTACGCTTCCAGTAGCCCTAAATTACCGGCTTGAATCAAGTCTTCGAACGGTACACCCAAGCCCCTATATCGTTTCGCACAGTTGATAACCGTTTTTAGATTGTTCTTTACAAAAATATCACGATTCTCCGGTAACGCTTCTAGTTCGTTAGAGGTGTTTATAGGACACAGAATGTATTCTTTACTAACACTATTGAAATACGCATCGATAGAATTCTCGAACGGATCGGTAGAGATGTATTTAGACGCCAGTTTAGAACGCACATCGAGCTGTAGTTCCGGAATCGTCTCGTCGGTTAACTTGTAGTCTGGATCGTCAGCGACATTCTGCCTGTAGTATTTAATATAAAAGTCCAGAATGTCGTTCTCTTTACATTCAGCAATATAACGAATATCGTTGATAATTATATCATTTAGAATATCGATTTGGTCGTTATCGTATATAAGTCGTAGATCTTCAATCTGTTCTTTTGTTCTTTTACTTATTCTTTTTAACGGCATATTTTATATTTATTGTATATATTTTGTATATAGTAATCATAATGTAATAAATCACACTATTTTATATGTTTGTAAAAACAAAACAGTCTCTTACGACTCTAAGGCCCGTAGGAGACTGTTTAACTGTTGTGCTTGAACACCTAATCCCATCGATTTGTATCGTTCTATCTTATAACGTAGCTGTGTGGGACTGAGCGTAGGTTCCGACATCGGATTTACTTTCGTTTTCGTGTGCATATTCTTATATATTTAATTTGTTTGTCATGTATAAGAATAGCCAGAAAATGTAACCAAATCAGCGTTTCGGTGTCACTTAGACTGATATTTTACTCATTGATTACCAATTTGTTATGTCAACTTTACGTTCACGGTGTACAAACGCATTGTAAGTGTTCTCGATCAGCGACGCTACTGTCATGGGACCTACGCCACCTGGTACCGGAGTTTTCGACTCTACACATGTCGTAAATTTGTCTCGTACGTCACCGTACAGTTTACCGCTTTCCGACCGATGAATACCGACGTCGATCAACACTTTATTATATAACGGCATATTTATTACGTCTTCATCACCGGTAGCCGACACCAGAATGTCTGCGGTTTGTACCAGTTCCTTCGTAAGCCCGCTAGTGAAGTCCGACTTAGAATGCAGTACAGTAACATTCGCATTGTACGGTACTTGTGATAGTAATATGCTTAGGGGACGACCGACGATATTGGAACGACCCAACACAACCACGTTTTTACCTTCTGTTTCGATATTGTATTCGTTTATAAGAGAAACTATACCCGCTACCGTTGCCGGTACGTGGTGGAACTGTGCAGAATTCTGTGTCAGCATGCCCATATTGTACACACCGAAACCGTCGACATCTTTAATAGGATCAATCAAGTCAACAACATAATTAGTAAGCGTTGGGTCGGGCAAGGGTAGTTGTACAATAATACCGTCTGTACTGTCGTCTATATTGTACTGTTTGATGTAGTCGGTCAAGTTCTTTAACCAATCGACATCTTCAACAATCTTAACATGTTCCGCCAGCATACCGGCGCGCTCACAAGCCCTTACCTTATTGCGAACATATACTTCCGACGCCGGATCTGAACCGACTGTTAAAATAACCAGTTTAGGTTGTCTTTCACACTCTGACTCGGCTAATTCAATTCGAATGTTGCTGATGATTTTGTTACTTAACAATTTACCGTCTAAATTTACCATATCATTCACTTTTTGTTTCGTTCCACAACTTAATCATCGTTTTGCAAGCGACGACATCCATTTCACGTTCACCGATATAATAGATTTTATCTACATTATCGTAGTGACGTTCTTTGAGAGGGTTAATGAACTTAGCGTTATGATTGAGATTCACAATAGTAACGCCCTTATGAAGATCCCAAATGTTGATGTGGTTATAGTCCATGCAGTCGCTAATGATAACATCAGCTTTACCTGCGATATGTGCCGCCATCGGATTATCTGGACTTACTACATAGATATTATCTTTATAATAAAGATTCTTCAATAACGACTGTGCGTCGACAGACAGTTCTGACAACACCAAAATTTGATTGATACGATGAAAAGACAACACCGTAGCGATAATCACTAAGTCGGATTTTGTGACGGTTGCATAATCTGTAAACTCTCCACCTCGTATAGTGATGAAATCGTACTCGAGATGAAAAAGATTTTCGGAGAAATCACAATCGTCCCAAGCTGATGTTTTAGTAATCTTGATGTTATAAACATCTTCCAACTCTTTTAGAATATCTTCCCACCCAGAAACGCCGCCTTCGTACAAGCTAATTTCTTCCTTATCAGTTTTCTTAGTTTCAGCAAAAGTGATCTCGAAAAGCTCGTCGGTATCTGAGAGATATGGATTGTACACATTGTACGTCTTCTTGAAAGTATCGTTATAAAGTTCAAAATTAACAGATACATCATCGATAGACGGAGCTGCTTCTTTAATAAATTGCAACAACGCTGTTTTTACATCACTGATAGTTTTTACTTCGATGTTAATGTTTCTGTTTGTCCTATAAAACTTCGATTTAATATGAAACGGGAACGACAACACTGCGATGTCACGATAGATTTCATTGATAAGGTCTTCGAAATTTTCTGTCATAGTTTTTATATATAAAAAAGTTCAACATTTACACATCTTATTATAGTACGCTTTACAGACTAAATCAGTTATGTTCACTTTGTGAACAATTTGATGCAAAGCATCAAGATGGTACACACAACGTGTCCCGCACAGTGTTACGGCACACACAACGTGCCCCACACGGTGTTACTTTAATGGGCTATTTTGTTAGCGATTCGCAGGTTTATGTTTTGTATACTGACATGTATAAACTTAGAATCGATTCTTTGGTAACAGCGTAGTGGAACGCTGTGTGTTCCATACCATATTTGTCCTGTATCGCGTCCAAATGTAGTGACCTTGGTACTCCAAGCCTTAACAAAAAACAGCGCGATACAGGGCAAATTTTTAGATGTTATTATTTTAGTCGACGTATTAAGACTCACAAGACGAGCATACCGTTACCTGTGACGAGTTCTCTTTCGATACAGAAACGCTGCGTTGATAATATAACGATTTAATACCAGATTGCCAGGCGTAGATTATCAGTGCGTTTACTTCTTTTACCGGTAGCGATGGTGGAATGCACAAGTTCAACGACTGTGCCTGGTCGACATATTTCTGCCGTATACCGGCTTGTGTGACTAAATCGTGCTGGCTTATTTCTCTAAATGTCTTAAATACCGCTTTTTCGTCGTCTGAAAGAAAGTCGAGATGTTGTACCGAACCTTGGTGTTCCATGATAGATCGCCATACTTCGTCTGTATCGCGGTCTTTTTCTTTTAATAGACGTTGGAGATATTTATTCCGACGCATAAAGTTACCCTTGGCGAGACCTACTTTATAGTAATTACTCATATACGGTTCAATGCCGGGCGATACCTGTCCTAAAATAGCACTGCTCGACGTCGTTGGTGCAATAGCCATGGTAGTGGTGTTTCTGTATTTAATACCGTTATATAAAGAACCGTCGGGCATTTTCTCGTCGAAAATCGGAGCGGGACCGAGTAGTTCGGCTAATTCCTTCGACGCTTTCTTGGTACCTTCGGAAATACGACGGAATATCTTATTTGTCAACAAATTCGCCTGTAACGACTCGAACGCTATCATATTACTTTGTAGATACGAATGCCAACCCATTACACCGATACCGATAGCGCGATGACGAATAGCGAAATTACGTGCCGCCGCCATATAAGGATCGTCTTTTGTTTTGTCTATATATTCCGATATGATACCGTCTAAGAAATAAGTTGCCAATTCCGGTAGCTCGGGACATTCTTTTATCCACTCGTCGTACAGTGCGAGGTTGATAGAACAAAGACAACAAATAAACGTTTCGTTTTCGTTATCGGGTAAGGCGATTTCTGCGCATAGGTTGCTATGACGAATTGCTGAATTTGTCGCTTTATATATATCCGGTTTATTATTGTTCACATTATCGGAAAAGAATATATAAGGAAGACCCGTTTGTTGTCTCGATTTTAATACCTTCGCCCATATACTTCGTTTATCTCTATCGCCGTCGATCATTTCCTGCATCCAGTAGTCGGGAACGCAAACGGCATGGAACAGGGTCTGAATATCATGCCCGATACTTCTAATACGAATAAACTCGTCGATGTCGGGGTGGTCGATAGGTAGGTACGCTGCGAAACTTCCGCGACGTGTATTACCGCACACTAATGTTTTTCCTTTATAACGTACTAATATACGACCTTCTGGAACAATACAACAATATACCATACCATTATATGGATTTGAATGCTTTTGTATATACTTACTCGATACCGTATTGCGCTTTACATTGTAAACTAAATTATAATAAGAGTCTTGTTTATATAACTCAGTAGAAAATCCTTGTTTAATAAAAGCAACATTGATTTTTTCTACAAGTTCATTCGGTATACGTGTTACAGACGCTACCAGTAGGTTTTCATCGTCCGGAAGTTGTAAAATGTCATATATAAAAGCATTATAACCGTCACCTAACGATTCTAATTCTCGTGCAATGTTCAAGTAAGCGTCTTTTAGACCTAAATGTCTTGTCGGAACAAGGTGAAAATCCCAATTATCACCGATGTCTAAATCTTCCGCCTTACATTCTTTGAATCCGCTGCCGTCATCGGTAAACATCATTCTATGATTCGGTGTCACTGTAATTTCAAAAGAATCGTTTACGTCTTTGAATGTAATTACATCGCCGTTATATTCTTTTTTTGTTAATTCATAACCACCGACAGTAGTATATATTAGTTCATTATCTTTTGTTATTTGACCAATCTTGTCCTTAGTAGGGTCAACGTCTCTGAAATCTTTGAAGCCTTTGTCGGTAAGTACCTCTGTACCTTCTACATAACAAGATCCCTGACTCACAACCTGCATCATAGTGTCCCACATGCGCATAAAAGATACAGCACCGGACGATTCGCCGTTGTTTGTGATAGCTGCACCGCGACCTCGTAAGTCACCGAAATAGCCCGATGTACCGGCACCTTGTTTAGTGTGCATCGCAGTTTCTCCGTGTTTCGCTATAATACTTTTCATATTATCGTCGACATGCAGACCCATACACGATATAGGTAGTCCTCTGTCTGTCCCGGCATTGGCCCATACAGGAGACGACAACGACATCCAACCTTTACGAATGATATATTTGAATTTGTCTTTTATAAAGGGATCTTTTACATCGCCGAGATAACGAGCTGTCGACGAACAGATACGTTCCAACGCGTCTTCTAATTCTTCACCTTCTAAAAAGTAACCCCGTTTAAGGATTGTTTCCGACTCTTCGTTCAACCACCAAGGTCGTTCTATATTTTCTTGTTTCATATATTGTTTTGTTGTTATTTTAGTCTTATTTTTGTTGAATTTCGATGACTTATACTTTTCATAACCTACAGTACAATCCTAGAATCGTCATAAACAGCGTTTATTTGGTCCGTATCGCGTCCAAATTAGTTGACCTTAGTAGTACTAAGGCTAAAGAAAAATAACGCGATACAGGCGAGATTTTCCACAGTTTCATAAGTAGACTATAAAGACACTGTTTTAGTAGTCTACCAGCGTCTACAAAACAGTGTCTTATATGTTATATAATAAATCACTCAAAACTGTCGATTGCAGTATTGTTGTCGAGGACAAATTCCGCACCGCAATTGAACATACTTAATGCCAGTTCTCTGAATACTGTTAATATCGCGGGGCCGTTTTCGGAATGATATATATCGTCTTCTAAATTATAGTCTTTTATAATAGCATCGACGACAGCGGAGAAGCCTTTATTGAACTCCAGCGTATATTTCTTTTCCAGTTCCAGTCCGCCGGCGTCTAAGAATTCTTCTATATCCATCGATTAAAAGTGCTTTACACGGTTCTTAATATCGTCCCAACGACCTTTCGAAGTACCGTGAGAGAACTCTCCCAAGTACCCGCATGTTCTATAGATGATATTTAACAATTCCGGATTCGTATTACCGCAATTAGGACATTCGAAATGATTGTGATCGCCCATCTTCATTTCACCTTCGTAGCCGCACGCATAGCATGTACTACACCCGGTCGTATTGATCTCGCAATACATTATTTTATCGTATATATGACGAAGTACTTCGATGACAGCCTCGGGGTTGTTCTTGATGTCGGGCATTTCGATATACGAGATAGCACCGTTATGAGAATAACGTTGGAATTCTGCTTCGAAATCAATTTTAGAGAAACCGTCGATTTCTGTTTCTACCGGTATATGGTAAGAATTCGTGATATAGTCTCTGTCGTTTACATGCTCTATAACATCAAATTTCTTACATGCACGGGCAAACTTTGTCGTCAACGACTCGGCAGGGGTACCGTACAGTCCTAACGAGATACCTAATTTCTGTTTTTGTTCTGTTACAATATCGAAAAGTTTTTTTATAATAGCAAGACCTAGTTCGTGACCTTGTTCTGTATTATAACGAACACCGAATCGTTCTACCGCCTCGGCGATACCCATGTAACCCACAGAAACACTACATTTAAGGTTATCGATACATTGTTTGATTGTTCCTTCCGCGGCACGACCGTAGACACCGTATTTCCATAAGATAGGTGCTATATCGATTTGTGAATTGGCAATACTGTCGTGGATCTTCTTTTGTTGTTCGCAGATGTATACCACCAGGTATTCTAACTTTTCATAAAAGTCGTCGACGTTATCGGAAGAAAGTGCTATATAAGGAAGATTGATAGAAATAACACCGGTGTTCATACGACCGTAGATCTGGTACTGTCCGTCTTTGTTCTTCCACGGCGACAAGAACGAGCGACAGCCCATAGGGGGAATAACACAACCTTCTTTGTATTCCTTTGCTTTCTTCTCACTCATATAGTCCGGAACCATTCGCTTACATGTACACTGTGCTGCGAGATAGGTTGTCTTGAAATCTTCTGACTTCGGATCCAAATTGGACTCGGTGAGGACATATACTATCTTAGGGAAAGTAGGATTGATAACGTGTCCAGACGGCGATTTCATTCCTTTAATACGTTGTCTAAACAGTTCTTCGATGAGTAGTACGGTCTCTTGTTTGTACTCGGGATCCTCGTCGGCATAACAGAATATAGTTATAAAGGGCGACTGGCCGTTTGTAGTAGACATCGTATTTAGCTGATAGTTAATAGTTTGGATAGACTCTTCTATCTCTTCTGTCAACATTTTGTCGTGCAACGCAGCAAGAGTAGTCTCGTCTAAATTTAGGTCGCGTAGTCTTTTATATATTCTATCGGAAGAAATCTTTACGAACGGTGCAAGATGTGTCATGGTAAAAGTGATACCGCCGTACTGACTCGAACCGACGGCTGCGACGACTTGTGTGGCGATATTGGCGGCTGTTCTGAGGGAATGAGGCTTCTCGATCATCTTACCGTTCATTACAGTACCGTGCTGCAATACGTCTTCTAAATTAACGAGTCCACAATTCGACATCGCCGGTTGCAATCGATAGTCACAGTCGTGAACGTGAATGATACCTTTGTCGTGCAAGTCCATTAGTTGGGCCGGCATTACATGTTCGCGATACATCTTCTTTGACAATTCACCGGCGATCAAGTCCCGGATAACGTGCATTTGCTTGGCGTCCTTGTTCGAATTTTCTGTACTCGTATCGTTTAAGACGCCGTTGATCAATTCAAAGATTCTATTATAATACGAATTATTGATTTTGCTGTCTCGTATCTTGGTTCTATTGTCGGCGTATTCCTTATATAACTTGGCTTGTTTACGATGGTTCTTTCGAAGTACCTTTACGATGATGTCTTGGAGATCTTCGATGGGCACTTGTGCGTCCGTACCGTATTTCTGTACTAATACGTCTAATATAGCGTCGATAACCTCGTTTGTACCGTCTACGACACCGGCTTTTTCTATAGCAAACTTAATTTTATTAACGTCGAAATCCTGTGTTCGACCGTCTCGCTTAATAACTTCCATATATTCTAATTCTTTTTTGTATGTTCTTTGTTGGTAGATTGTGATTGTCTCGCTACGCTTGTGTTTATCACTGCAAGTCGTGTGATTGTCAGACTTTGTCTGTGGTTATCACGACAAGCCGTGTATATCTATAATCATATAACTTTCTTTCAAAAAGATCAACAAAATCACTCTATAAATGCAACCAGAATACACATGCAGACTAACACATTGTATGTCAGTTAATTAAGATTTTTTATCGTAAAAACACCGAAATTTTATTGTTTCAGAAGATTATATCGGCAATTTTTATATACATATACAAAACAACAAAACCAAATATATAGTCAAATATATAAAAAAATAAATCACATTCTCCCGAACATGATTTATTCCCATATTTAGACTATATAAATAACAAATATATAACCCAAATATGATTTCCACATTAAATAACCCCGACACGAAATCTGTTATGAATGCGAATTCCGTATTAGAGTCGTATAAAAATAACAATTCAAATATGAATGCGAATTCCGCGCTAGAGTTGTATAAAAATAACACAAATACGCTGGTTGACACCCTAAGTTTCTTTAATATGTGTTCGTCAACCGATAAAAATAGTGCTAGTTCTAGCAATAACAGTCAATTTAGTCATGTCGACTTTGCAAAATGTAATGTATATGAACGTGAGGCCTGGATCAATTTCTTGAATAAAACCCTGGCTACACTCGTTATCCATCGTGTAAATCAACACAACGGCGACTTAATCGCCCTTGGCGGTGTGTTCAAGTACATGATGAACAACAGCTCGGCGGGTATCGACAAGAAATTGCGTAAAGTTGTGTATTCTACGTCGCAGAATTTGCGACCTGTAAAGGCAGAGGCGTACAATACATGGAACGGTCTGCAGATTTTCGACCTCGACATCAAAGATTTCGACATTGCAAAGCGACTGAAACAGATTCTTTTTGATAAACTGAATAAATACACTTGGTTCTTGGGTGTATCGACTTCTTCGTCCGGCGCGGGTCTCCACATCTGGACTAAAATCGACGTAGGCAGCGACTACACTGTCTCAAAAGAACCTGAATTTATTTGCAATTATCGTCATAAGTATTCGTTTATCTATTTGGTACTCAGAGAGTTCGCTACCGAACTGGGGTATACTGAAGATGATATTCTGAAATATATGGACATGGCGATGTGCAAGCCTCAACAAGGTATTTTCTTAGCGCACGACGAGGATATTCTCTTGTCTACCAACTTTGTGGACGTACCATTGCCTTATAATGTAGCAGCGGCGTTGAACGACAAGTACCTGGCTTGTTGGTTGAACGATCCTGTACTTGAAGAGGTATTTAAGAAACACGAATGGTTCAGCAAGGACAACACGGTCGACGACATCAGTATCGAAAATGTAGTATTTGATGCAGATGTAGACTGTCCTGTTATCGTAAATAACAAACGTCACTATAAACACGCACAACGTTGGCAGCTGGCCAATACCCTTACCGCATTGTACGGTGCACAAAAGGCGCTTGTTATGATGATGTCCCTGTGTCCTCAAACACCGAAGGGAGAACTCGCCGGTGACGTGAAGACGGCTGCAACACACAACAAGCCGGTATCGAAATGGGCGATCAAGGAGCTGAACAACCAATTCGGTCTTGAAATTCGTTATAACGATACTACCTCTGACGAGACACTGGCGGAATTGGCCGAAAAGATCAATAATGCGGATGCCGTTACCGACCCTACTCGCATCGTTACGGACAATATGGCAGACAATAAAGTAGAACTCCGCCTGAGTGCTACCGAATACTTGTCCGACATTAAAGACGATATTATAAAGAACCTCGGTAAGATCACACTTATCGAGGCCGGTGCCGGTTACGGTAAGACGGAAATGGTAAAACGAATGGGCGGTCGCGTCCTGATGGTGCTGCCCTTTACATCCACAATCAAGTCCAAGATTGAGGCCGACCCCGTATTGTCCGAAGAATGGCTGTACTATTACGGTTCTAAGAAACCGAGTTTCGACGATTTCCTCGATACCCGTAAGTCGATGGTGATGACACCCGATAAATTTGCTAATGTCAGCAACAATATCATCGAATACAGTAACTTCGACTATATCGTACTCGACGAAAGTCACTTGTTGTTCACTTCGTCGTACCGTCCGGTGATGGCGACGTGTCTCGAAAAGCTCACTATGTCGCAGATCCCAGTCATAATAATGACTGGCACACCGACCGGCGAGATGACATTCCTTCAAGGTATTAAACATATTCGTGTACAAAAGGAGGATAACCGTATTAAGAAATTCGATACAACGGTTTGCTATTCTAAGAGCGAACAGGTGATTGAAATCACCAAAGCCATTGCAGAAGATATTAAAGCAGGTCGTAAGATCTTGTTCCCGACGAACAAAGGAGAGACCCATGTGGCTATTATCACGTCGTTGGTACAGCAGTGTCTGGAAGCCGACGGATTCGGTCGTAAATTGAATATGTTCTATTATAAGAAATCTAACTACGGTGAAGAGTCGATGGACGACATCAACTTCTCACAAACCGTAGGTGATAACGACATTATTTTCTGTACCAATTACCTCTCTGTCGGTGTCGACATCAAGGACAAAGGGCAATTCTCTGTTTACTTCGACGAAATGTGGATTGCACAGGACATCGAACAGTTTGCTAACCGCCTGAGAGGCAACGACTTGTATGTTAAACTGTTCCTACCCGGACACGATGCGGACGGTTTTGCTATCGACTATAATAAAGTACAAAAACTCAAACTGGACGCCGACAGAGAAGATGTGCTGTTCGCTCGTGACATTATTCAAGCGTGCAATGAAATGATCAAGCGCAACGGTGAAGAATATCGTTTTAATCCTATTATCCGTAATTTGGTAGCTGCCAACAACTTTATCAAATACAACGAACAGGAATCGCTTTATTATATCAACATCACCGGTTATAAGCTCAATATCTTCGAAGAACGTTATTCTGTATATGCTAAACAGTACCCTGTACTGGCGTCGAATATGCGTTATTTCGGCTATGAAGTGAATATTACTTATAATAACAACCAAATGACCGAAGACAAGGTCGACCAGCTCAACGAATTTATCGCCGGTGTTCGTTCCGAAATGCGTCTGGCTGTGACATCTGAGACATTTACCCTCCTCGATCACATGACGGAAGATAATATCGAATACTATTTTGCGACGAAGAAGGGTGATTTGGACATCTTCAAACTTAAAAAGTACGATAAAGAACGGGAACAACTCGGTCTATATAACAACAGACTGGACATCATCGACCGTAACGGTGAAATCTTAAAAGAGCTTTATAAAGAGTATTCCATCGATACTATTAAAGACATTTATAAACACAGCTGCGGCAAGAACGGACTTATCAACTTTACTAAACTAAATAGAATCGTTAAACTGGTTCGTATCGAAGCGGCCCGTAAGAGCAATAAACTCGATGTACCGGTATGGCAAACCTACAATGCAATTAAAGGCTTTATTAAAGAAAATGAAGGTATCGAATTGAGCCGCGACGAGTTCAAGAAGAAACTGGACCAGTTCTCATGCGACTATGCCAATAGCATTAAAGGTATCGCCGTGGCCGATAAGAAGTTCCTTAAAAAGATTAGAGAGTATGTAAAGGAAATGTTTATGGTGATCTGTGAAATCAAGAAAGGTAGCAATAAAACAGTGACACTCAGCCAGTTAGAACTTGAATGGCATTCGAAACATCTTGTAAAAGACACCTACGCGGGTACCGACGTAACGAAAGACTTCTTCTTAGATAGCGTGATCGGAGAACTTATTAACTTAGAAAACGACAATAAAGAGGACAAAATCGCCGAAATCGAAGGTACACTGGGTTATCATGTGCCGGCAGAAAAAGTAGCCGATGTCCCCGATACTGTACTGACTACTATTGTTCCTACTACGTACGCCATCGACAAGCTTAAAGCCGCCGATAATAGTATCGAACGATTGAAAACAAAAGAAACTATCGACTTCGAAAAGAACTATACTATATATAAGAACATCAAAAAGTATACGGCACTGTCGGTAGCAGATACCCATGATACAGAAAACGAACCCAGTTTGTTTGCATCTGTCGCGGCTATTTGATACTCTGGTATAGTCTAATTGTAGTCTACTACGTTATTATTTTGTATATATAAGAACCATCTAAAAACTTGCCCTGTAACGCACGATTTTTCTTGGACCTTAGTATTACCAAGGTCAGTACATTTGAGTGCATTAGAGAGGCTAAAAAGTGCCTTTACGTGGACGTCACAGTTTAGCATACCAGTACGCAAAACAGAAACCGACAAAATCAGTCTAAAATAGCACTGAAATAGTCGTTTATTTGGCTGATTTTATTCATAAAATACACTATATATGTATATGAATAAACTAAAACAGAAATGAAAGACAAACGAATACTTATTTGTAACGTATTATTGCCCGGAAATGTTGCGATGAGAGACGGTTCGCCTGTTGTATATATAGATAACAATTATAACGGTAATGAAGAACTGTTGTTCGAAAAACAGTTTATTGAACTATTAAAGGACAATAATATATTTTCGGCACAAAATTACACCGGATCTAAATTAGTTATTACGGTATGTTCTCTGGAGCAGGTTATAGAGAAGACTGTATTAAACGTACAAGATATTTATACAGTCTCTAAATTATATCAGATTGGTGTGAATCCTAATTTAGACTATGTCGATCAAGTAGTTAAATGGTTGTATAACAAGGTATATCCTAGTCTGGAATATAGTTTTGGCTCTTATAAAGAATGTTTGGAATATCTATATAAGGAACTTTCGCACAAAGTAGAACAACAGACGATAGACAACTACATCTTAAAGCAGCTAACGTCGCAGTATAATTTAACATATCAAAACGCTAAAGATCTATTTAATTAGAATGCAAAGTAAAATAGAATTGATTCGCAAGCAGGCTATAGATATTTCTAAACCTGAGATTTATATACTAAAACATCTTATGTCTAATTGCAAGTTCCACAACGACGTCATATCTACGGGAAGTACGCTTGTAAATTTCAGTACAGACGATAACGGCAAACTGGTTGTGAACGACGATGCCGCCGATCTAAGTATCAACGGCCTGGTATATAAACTGGAAGCTAAGAAAGACGATTATAATAGTCATTTCGACAGTCTTTGTATATTCAAAAGACATAATACATATACTAACGATTGGGGATTTTTCTTATATAGTACAAAAACGAGACAAACGAGCGACGATTTCTACGTCGACGATACCTTGTACAATATCCCTATCAAACTAAAGAAGATGTTGTACGCCCGCCGATACTGCCGTATTTGTGCCGACTCTATACGTCGATATAATGATCTGAACAAATGCCGACAGCAAACAAACTAGTAATACAACAACACGATCCGGTCGATATAGCACCTATAGTTGACAAATTAGACGAATTGGTAAATAAATTAGGCGACATTGTACGCTCTATCGACACAAAAGGACAAAGTTCGACTGATTCTTCTGATAAAAGCAGTACAACAACGTCCGACACAAGTTCAGAAGAAATCGTACAGGCTATTAAATCTTTAAATCCGAATATAGATAAGCCCCTGCAGGTCGCAGCTACTATATTTACGAATTTAGCGGACAAAGATCGACTGAACGACGAAAAGTATTACAGAGACGTCGCTAACAAGGCGGTTAGATTAGGGAAAATCCTCGTCGACGTTTTTAATAGTCGGAAATAGTCTAGTCTACACACACTACTACAGTCTTCATAAGCACAATTTAGTCGATAGGCTTTAATAGTCATCTATATATAACTACTTCAAATTTAACAGTCTTATACAGTCTGTTCAAGAATATACAAGTAAGTATCAAAATTTTTAACAAATCTATAATAAAAACAAAAATGAAAAGTTTAGTTATCGCAGCCATTGCTATGGTAATGGCATCATCATTCGTGGCATGCAACGGCACCGCGAAGAAAACTACTGACGTTGATTCTATTGACACTGTACAAGTCGACAGTCTCGACAGTGTACAATGTGATACCGTACTTTGTGACTCTGTAGTTCAGTAAATATGAATTATAGACTAACGTTAGTCGTGGATGGAAACTGGCTCTTGATGAGTCGTGTTTCCGTCTTACGATCGAAGTACAAAAACGATCAAAACCGAGTCTTTGCAGAGTTACCGCAGTTGCTGACGAATTCGATACGTCAAATGGTGAATACATTCGAATTTACAGAATGTATCTTAGTCTGTGACGGTGGTAGCTGGCGAAAGAAATTACCGAAGCCTAATTATCTATCTGAGGAGGTTTACAAATCGAACAGAGTACATACCGATGAATTTGACTGGTCGAAGTTATATAAAGTATATGACAAATGGCAAGACCAGATGTCCAGGTATATTCCGACGTACAAAGAATACGGTATAGAAGGTGACGACTGGTGTTGGTTTTGGTCGACAAAATTGAACGAGAAGGGTAACAACTGTATGATATGGAGTACCGACAAGGACTTAACACAACTTGTTCGGTCTACAAAGGACTCATTTACAGTATGTTACAACGGAAAGAACATCATCGTGGACGGAACGTACAAGTACGATGAGATGGATTTCTTCTTTTCGAGTGCAGAAGATACGTTTAATATCTACAACAGCCTGTTCGGTGTAGCGGGGGAGAAACGAATCAATCCGTACGAGGTAGTCGTCGATAAGATACTTCACGGTGATGTATCGGATAATATATTACCTATTCTTGTTCGACGGAAGAAAGACCGGAACTATAAGATCTCTAAGGGGGACATGGTCTTGGACATAGACGTCTTTAACCCAGACGACTATACTAATTACATTAAACGGATGTACGACAAATATAGTACTAATGTAGTCGGTAGTGTCGACGATGCCTTAGAGCATTATAAGTACAATCGTCGTCTTGTTTATCTCGACAGACGAAACTATCCGGAGAATATCTTAAGAGTGCTTGACGATTACGACTTGCCGGACACTTTCACAGAATCCCTGGACGGTACGTTAAGAGACAGACTAGAGAATGCAATGAACGATGTTATAGGTACGAGAAATAATATAGATCAACTCACGAGCTTCTTGTAGGCTTGTGAGTTGATTTTTGATTTTTAGATATATAACAAGTTTTATTACTGTATGGACCTACAAAATTTCGTGACAGAACGGCTTAAAATAACATCTAATAGCAAGTCAGCTACACGAACAGCTGAAACAAAAGACGAACTTAGATCTATTATAGAACAAGAACTAAAACGTCAGGGTCCAGATGCCGATTTGAACTGCATCGATACGTCGAATATAACAGACATGTCTGCGTTATTTGAGGATCTCGATATAAGAAATATCCAAGTTGACAAGTGGGACACATCTAATGTTACAGATATGGCATCGATGTTTTATGGTTGTGAGGAATTTACAGGACAAACTGCGTTATCTAAATGGGACACTTCAAAAGTAACCAAGATGAACTCAATGTTCGACAGTTGTAAGAACTTTAATGGTGAGTTATCTGGTTGGGACGTCTCTAATGTGACTAATATGGCTTATATGTTTTTAGATTGTGACATTTTTGAAGGTAATAGTTTAGGTAAGTGGGACGTTTCTAACGTTAAAAATATGTTAGGTATGTTCGATGGTTGTGAAAATCTTGTCGGTGACGGATTAGGAAATTGGAACGTATCTAATGTGACTAATATGGAGAATATGTTCAACGTATGTGAAAATCTCGATACAGATCTTTCAAAATGGGACGTCTCTAATGTTAGAAACATATCATCGATGTTCTATAATTGTAGAAAACTTAGATGTAATTTATCACACTGGGACTTATCTAAAATAAATCCGAATAATAAAAAGAAAGTGTTCTATGGTTGTGATAATCAACCGCAACGATTTAGAGCGAAAACAAAATAACACTATATTATGTCATTTTCACATTTCATAAATGAACGATTAAAGATTACGTCTAATACTAAATCAATAACAAAAACGCCTACTACAAAAGAGGAGCTTATAGATATAATAAAAGACGAAATAGAACGTCAGGGTCCGGATGCCGATTTGAATCATATTGATACATCGCGTATTACAGATATGTCTATGCTGTTTTGGTGGAATAAGATTGGAAACATTAAGATAGACAAATGGGACACATCTAATGTGACAAATATGCGCGGCATGTTCAAACTTTGTAGTGACTTCAATTGTGACTTGTCCGGTTGGGATGTGTCTAAGGTTAAGGATATGTCAATTATATTTTTTAAGTGTTCAGCATTCGAAGGTATTGGTTTAGATAAATGGAATGTATCAAATGTTGAAAACATGTCCAGTATGTTTAATGGTTGTTCAAAATTTGCAGGTATTAGTTTAGATAAATGGAATGTATCAAATGTTGAAAACATGTCCAGTATGTTTGCTATTTGTAAAAACTTTGAAGGCAAAGGACTAGAAAATTGGGACGTGTCCAATGTAGAAAACATGTCTAGAATGTTTGAAAACTGTGAAAATCTAAATGTAGATTTAAGTAAATGGGGAACGATTGCGACCAATGTTCGTGATACATTATTGATGTTCTACGGCTGTAAAAAATTTAGATGTAATTTATCACATTGGGACTTATCAAAAATACATAGAGATAGTAAAAAGAAAATGTTCTACGGTTGTGATAATCAACCTCAACGATTCCGTCCTAAAATAAAAAACTAATTTCAATGTACATCAACGAACGGCTTAAAATAACATCTAAGAGCAAATCCCTAAGTGTACGTCCTACATCGTATAGCGAACTGAAAGTCATCATAGACAAAGAACTAAAACGACAGGGGCTGGATGCCGACTTAAATTTCATTGATACATCAGAGATCACAGATATGTCGAAGTTGTTCGACCTACTTCATATCGAAAACATTAAAATCGACGAGTGGGACGTTAGTAATGTTACAGATATGTCTTTTATGTTTATGAATCAAGATAAATTCAGTTGCGACCTATCTAAATGGGACGTTAGTAATGTTACAAAACATGAGTATGCGTTTTTGGGTTGTTATAAAATGCAACCTAAGTTCCGTCCGAATTTCAAGTAACTTGTTGTGCTGTTCAAAACGTACAAAAATTTGCCCTGTACCGCACGATTTTTGTTTGACCTTAGTAGTACCAAGGTCAGTGCATTTGAGTGCGTCAGAGAGGCTAAAAAGTACCTTTACGTCGATTCTATGTTTGTATATACCAGTACGCGAAATAGAAACTGTAGAAATATGTGTAGGAATCTATACGGTACACTGATTTTGTCTGTAAATGTTGCTATTTATACAGCATAAAACAGCCTAATTATGTTACATATCAAATATCGTTATAGTGATTTTTCCAAAAGTTACTTTGGTCAAATAGTTAAGGTATACAGTTCTGAAACTGAATACGAATATCATTTCATTGAAGATAAATACAATGGATTAGATGTTGTAGTTGACGTAAACGACAACAAAACTATTGGTATACTAGTATCGGAATTAGAAGACGGTAGGGAAATTTACTCCAATGATACTATCAATTTTTATATTAAACACGATGGTAATTACATGGATTGTAAGCTAGTATATAGCGATGAAGATTTCAGCTATTTGATTTTTGATGAAAGCGGCGAACAAGTTGGTCATAATGATACCTTCAGACAAATTTGTGTTTATCCAGATTATTATGACTTAGTGATAAACGATTATTTCCTGTGATATGAGAACTATCGATTATATTTATTAAAGAGTACTACAATAATTTTCAGAAACAATTTGAGAATTTGTTTAATAGAACATGTTCGGACGTAGACGAGTTCTTGGAGACTATGGAATCGTCATTACAAGATTTGAACGAATTATCCGGTACCGACGATAGTTCATTGAATCACGATGTCGATTTATTGACATTGAATTGACTATGTCAATTTATTGACATTATATAGAGCTGTAGTTGATGGACAAGAAATAGCTGTGTTTTACGGTAAAGTAAATTCTATTATTTATTTTGCTTGGCAGATATTTTTTGATCTTGTGTAGTCTTGTCGAGTCTTGTACAGTCTTGTTGGGTCTACTGTATTGTCTTGTACAGTCTTGTTGGGTCTACTGTATTGTCTTGTGTAGTCTACAGTAGTGTCTAAAATAGTGTTATAACGTGTAAAAAGTAAAAATATGAGTACGATTACATTTAGGTATCTCACCGACAAGGAGGAGAAAACTGTTCAATATAAGTATCGTGGTATCTTGGTTCATGTCGACGGTGTTGACTATTTGCTCAAAAACGATGTATACTTTAAGTTCGGAGATTACATATATCATCTTTGTTGCGATGTCGACGACGAGGATGTATTTTGTGAGTCGTTTATCGACCTGCGTCGTTCTAATGCGGCATTTGAGGTAGAATACAATGTAGTTGACTTCGCTAAGTTGAACGATTCGTACACTATTAGCGGCGATGAACTGGATCCGGTAGCTGAGCATATACGAAATACGGCTATTGTATACAGTCCACAAAATATATTGCTTTATAATAAAGCCGAAGACGATTACGACGAGTTTTTGAACAAATACTACGATCTAGACGAGAACATTCAAAACGACGACGATGTAGAGCATCTATTCAACAAGACGTGTTCCGAAGTCGAATCCTTATTGCGTACAATGGAACGAGCGGTGTCTAATGCTGAATGCTCGTCGGTTCGAAGTAGAATCAACTCAATTCTAGCCGATGCTTGTAAACAACTAAATCTCTGATGTAGATCTTTAGTCTGCCACATTGATTTGTACGTACAAGTAAGCTATATATAATATAAGAAAACAAAGTGAGAACGCCTAAAGTAATGTACGACAATGGAATTTAAGTATCAACCACAAACCAGAGAAGAGCTCATTCAAATCATCAAAGATGAAACGCAACGTCAACTCGATGAGGCGTATGACTATATCGAAGAGGACGATGACAGATATGGTCTTGTAACTATCGATCTCAACTTCATCGATGTATCGAAGATCACGGACATGTCTTATGTGTTCAATCAGGCGATTTCGTGGGAGAATAAGGATCTTGTTATCAAATTCGACGACTTTCAAGGTTTCTATCTACTGATTGATAAGTGGGACGTCAGTAACGTCACGAATATGCAAGGTATGTTCCAGGATGTTGAATTTAGAGCCGACTTGTACGACTGGAATGTCAGCAACGTGAAGGACATGCGCAGTATGTTTTATTGCTGTGGACTGTTTGATTCTAATTTGTGCCACTGGGACGTGTCCAAAGTAGAATACATGGACGGTATTTTTTGTGAAGAAAACTATTGTTTTGACGTAAATACTATCCGTAATTGGAACGTATCTAGTCTTAAAGATAAAACAGACTACGAAAGAATCTTCGAAGAACTCGAAATGTGCTAAGTTATGATTGACATCAAATCAGGTAGAGTTAATCTCGCATTGACGGTATTCGTACCTTGGGATTGTACGAAAAATTGTAGTTTTTGTACGACAAAGTCGCTGTACAAGAAAGAGCTGGCATCTGTTCGAAAGATCAAGAGCCGAATCAAGAGTGTCCTTTCTAAGGTATCGTCTATTAAAGACATTGTTATCTCCGGTGGCGAACCGTTGGACAATCTGGATAGTCTGTACCAAATCATTAAAGGTATCGACAAGACTAAATACAATGTATACGTAAACACGTCGTTTCCTAAGGTCGATCCAGACAGTGAGATCTTTCATGAGATTTTAGGTATTGTAGACGGATTTAATGTATCTCGTCATTACGGACATAACTACGCCGATTTTAGTACCTTCGACGAGATTATCGCAGCGGTCACTTCAAATGCGCGGGTGCGAATCAATATCTTACTCAACGACCATATTCAGGATTTGGTCGATAGCGATAAGTTCTTGTCATATATCGAAGACATTAAACGTTACGATTACTTCGATATTCAGTTGCGTGCAAACTATCTGAAGACATCGACGGGTACACGGTCTACATTTACATTGAAGGATAACGACGATAAGACATCGCGCTATCTAATTGATACTTACGGAAATAAATATGGTACAAATGTACACATAAGCGGTTGTAATGTGTGCAATTCAGTACTTGTTATCTACAACGGATATAATACCATCTCCTTTCATAAAGGTGTAAGGTTTACGTTGATAGACAATTCTACTTATTTTGAAGTGAATGATGTCATTATATTCCCAGACGGTGATATAAAACTGGATTGGGACAGCCCGTCTATCGATCTTAAAAAGATTCGTGATTTAGACAATCGAACTACAGTAACTATAACCAGCAAACCGAAACGAGAACCGAAATGTTACAGTGCAGAACCTATTCTGGGCAATTGTGGTGGTAGAGGTTGTTAAATTTTTATAAGAATGTATAAGCCGACTACAAATAATGGCATTACACATCACTTCACAGGCGAAGTCGTCTGTTATAAGACCTACATCGAAAGAACAACTACAGTCTATAATAGAACAAGAACTGAAACGTCAAGGACCAGATGCTGATCTGAATCATATCGACACAGAAGAGATCAGCGACATGTCGTTTTTGTTTTGTAATCCGTATATCAGTGTCAGAAACATCAAGATAGACCAGTGGAATGTCTCTAATGTGACGAACATGTCTTGTATGTTTGCTTTTCGTACAGAGTTCAATTGTGATTTGAGTTCTTGGAACACATCCAATGTGAAAGACATGAGTAACATGTTCGATCTTTGTTGTTCGCTTGACAAACTACCTGAATGGTATAAAGGTAATCAATTAGTACTACCCAGTCTGATAAAGCCGACCAACAAAACGTCATTGTTTATGTCTATCGTTCAGTCGATTATCGGTATACTTACTTGGGCCACTTTCATATATGTTTGGTTCTTTTTATGATATTAAAATAGCTATGTCAATTCACATAACATCTAATACAAGATCACTTTATGTGAGACCTACATCGAGAGAACAATTACAGTCTATAATAAGATCTGAATTAGAACGTCAAGGTCCGGATGCCGACTTGAACTTAATAACACTACCGTGTTATATGTAATTGATACATCAGAGATCACAGACATGTTCGGATTATTTCACAAACTGGATATTCGGAACATCAAAATCGACGAGTGGGACGTTAGCAATGTCACTGATATGGACGGGATGTTTATGGGTTGTGATATGCTTATGACTGATATATCTACTTGGAACACAAAGAATGTGAGGAGAATGAATAGAATGTTCGGTTGTTGTTTTGATTTCAAATGTGACCTGTCTGTTTGGGACACGAGGAATTTGATTGGTATAACTGGTATGTTTGACAACTGCCGTGCATTAGATACAAGCAAATTAAATTGGCCGCAATTGAGACCGTTCTGATGTGTCAATTTATTGTTTTAATATATTATATATATAGCTTAGACGTCTACACAATAGTTTTTAATTTCAATCCGTTATATGATAGCTATGTTAAGGTATTTATAGACGTCGGTACCTTACAATAGTTATCATATAGCATAATAAAAAATATATGGCAGTTGTAACAGCAACACCAAATGATGATTTTTGTGCCAACGACTTAGATCGTATCAAGTCAAACACAAAAAAGTATGCTAAAAAGTCCATTAACGAGGCTTTTTGTGATGCTTATTCTATTAAGCTTAAAAATGTACGGGTAGTAAATCCTGTTACGTTGGAAATGGGGCAGGTTTATACCGGTAAGGTTAAAGAGATCAACAAGTCCGGTGTTATTCTGGAAGTACCCGGTGTTTCAGAGATCATCTTTGCTAACGATAATTTCTACGGTCAGGAGAAGTTTAAGCACTATCTCGAAACGACGGACGGTGAAGTGATGTTTGAGGTTCGTTCGTTTAGTAATGTACATGGTCAGTACAACGTATCGATCAAGAATGCGTACTACAAGTACTGGCTGGAACATTTCGACTACAGTGCAATGCGCACTGTTCGCCTGGACCGTCTTGTTCGCGGTGGTTATATCGGCAGTATGCTTATCGACAGTCTCGAACCGCTCAGCGATAACGTCTACACGCAGCCTATCTTTGTTCCCGGTTCACAAATTGTGTTGAACATAGAAAGCGACTTCGCACGGTGGGTAGGACAGTACGTCGATGTACTCAGCGACAGCTTCTCTGAATACCGTATCGACGGTGTGATGACGAACGTACTACTCTGTTCTCGAAAGAAATTGCTTCAGTACAACGGTATGTTGGAAATGTACAAACTGGTAGAGTCTACGAAAGCCGACGACAAAGCAAAGAAGCCGCGTGCTGTTATCGAAGGTAAGGTGAGTGGTGTTATCAAGTCACAAAAGAAGTGTGGTATCTTCGTTGAGTTGGAAGAACGCTGTATCACCGGCTTTTTGGAAGTATCCTCGTACGACCTCGTGAACTACAAACCCGGTCAGCCTGTAAAGGTTAAAGTAAAGGAGTTTGAAGTCGCAAAGGGACGTCCTGGATTTGAAATCGCCAATAGTGGTAAGATCAAACGATGCAACACAAGAGTTGTGTTTGAGTTTGCTTGATAATACACGGTGTAAATTGTGGATTATTTGGTGGCTTTGATGGAAACATCGAAGTCACTTTTATTATACTTAGTTATTATAATAACGTGTAGTTCAAAACGCATGATAAAATACCTAATATCAAAGTAAAATGAGTATACACATCACATCAAATTCGAAATCATTAACATTAAGACCCACAACAAAAGACGAACTTAGATCTTTGGTATTTAGCGAATTGAGTAAACAAGGCCCAGATGCAGATCTAAATTTTATCGACACGTCTCTCATCACAGACATGTCTAACTTATTTGCATATTTAATTATTCACAACATCAAAATCGACCAGTGGAACACCAGCAATGTGAAGAACATGACGAGTATGTTTTTTGAACATGCTGCATTCAACTGTGATCTGTCTGGTTGGGACGTTTCAAACGTAGAATCTATGTCTCACATGTTTTACGATTGTAATTTATTTAATTCTGATCTGTCGTCGTGGCGACCTGAGAGTGTAATAGATACAATAGGCATGTTTTCACATTGTACGATATTCAAATCAGATCTATCTAATTGGAAAATGCCTAATTTGATTATATCAGATGACATGTTCTATAAATGTAGAAAAATGACACGTCCGTTAAAACCGGCAGGTATATAAACAACATAACATCATGACAGGTCTTATAGTAATTATACTACTAATAGTACTGGGTATTTACTTCACAGTCGAGAGAATGAACAAGCACGCCGAGGAATTTTCGTACATTATAAAGAAAGCCTCTAATTATAGTTGGGTAGATCTTCGCCCCGATGCTGTTCACGACTTGTATATAAACAATATCAATGAAGGTCCGGTAGAATTCATTTATCATTTCAACAAAAACACATGGTTCATTCATATAACGAACGGTAAGTCTTATTATTTCCACCTTATTTATAACTATAATTGCGTAGTACAAGGTCTTGTTCGTGAATGCACAGTATCGTCGGAGGACTTTCTAAGATACAAAAGTACAGCGTCGTTGACATTTTGATCTCAGTTGTACTGATTTATCTCACAAAGTCCGCTATATTATATATGTAAGCAACAAACAACTCACTGATTTTACTACTGGTGTAGACTGATTTTGTTACCATAACAGTCTATATTATATATGTAAGTTAGTTAGTTCACAACAACAACAATGATTATCAAAGCAATTAAAGACTGGTTTACTCTTCGGGACGACCGTTCTAAAGAGAAACTACTTAAAAGAGTACGTCACGACGCTAAGCATAGAATCTACATTTCGGACAATAAGGGTAAGCTGTACGTCACATTCGACGACTTTCCGGCTATCGCTTTGGACGATACCATCACAGTAAGTGAGGCCTTGACGCAACTCGAAAAGCTCCGTGACCAGTACGTAACGTCACATGTATAAACAATCAAAACAATAAAAGACTATGTTTGGAATTAAAGAATATGACCAGTGCCTTGACAACATGCAGACCGTTATCAATGTTGTTAACAATACTGTCCGAATTTACAATGACGTGATGACAGAGGACGAATTTGAACTCGTTATCAAAGTTCAACGGTTCTTGATCGACGTGGCTAACGGTATGCTTACCAACCACCCCGATTTGTACACCGACGATAAACCGGCGCTTCGGTATCTTGAGGATATGACTGAAATCTTGGAAGATACATTTACGGACGTCCTTAACCGTGTAAACGAAGAATGATGTACGATAAAAACAACGTCGAAATCAAAGGTGACAGCCTGGTTCGTATGAGTGCCGACGGTGTCGACTGGGGAATGGCCTACTACAGAGGTGGTTATTTCGAATTTGAAGACGGACAACATGTCCCAGAAGATCGCATTCATAGCAACTGGTTGACCGTCATCAGACAGTGACTGTACAGCGTCTGTATACGTACCCTAATACAGACTTATTTAATATAACCTAACAAGACGGTGTGACAGGGGGTACACACACCAATTTGACAATTTTTAACAGTAATTAACTTAACAGTATTATGACAGAAAATTTTGATCCGCTTAACTTCAATCCGTCGGACCTCACGGCCTTTTCGGAAAACGACCAGCAATCGTACGCTGATTCGAAGATCTATCGTACTCGTCCTTCAGAGAGCGTAAGTAAGGACGGTGTGTACCGTGCAACCATTAAGATGGTGTACAATCCGTTCGACCTCAAGAACTCGATTCTCGAGCAGCAAAACTATGCGATGCAAGATACCGACGGTTTCTTCTCGGTGGTATCTTCACTCACCGTAAACGATCGCAGCTGTCCTATCTTCACTGCATGGAAGAAATGCCACTATGCAAAGGAAGGGGATATGCTCAAAGAACAAGAGAAGTACTTCGAAAAGCGTTTCGCTCGCTGGTGCATCGTTCAGGTCCTCGAAGACAAGAACCAACCTGACCTAGTCGGTAAATACCTCTTCTGGAAGCTCCCGAAGTCGGTTCTCGACGTGGTGAACGCGAAGATGAAGCCTTCCGAAGAAAGCGGTCGTACACCGATTCCTGTGATGGACTTCTTGTTCGGTCGTTCTATCGAGCTTGAGGTTAATCCCGGCCCCGACGACAAGAGTGCTCCTGAGCGTAAGACACGAGAAATCTCTTATATGTGTGAAATCTCCGACGAATGTGTATCGAACACGAATGTCGACGGCAGTCCTCTTCTCACCGGTGACGAACAAGCGGTTCTCGACAAGTACATCGAGGCAATGATGCCGGTATGGAAGCTCAAAGACCCCGAAAAGCGTGCCGAGATGATGGCAGAGATCAATGCAGACCCCAATACGGTGGCTCTGAAACAGATCTACAACACGGTACTGGCTCGTATGAAGGAAATCGTCCCCGACCTCAACGAATTGAGCTACCATGAGTGGTCGGATAACCAAAAGGAACGTGTTCAACGTTGGTTGGATGTTGTTATGAGCGGTGGTAATCCTCTTGCAGGCACCGTTCAGGCTACAGCTCAGGTCGGTAGTACAGAGGTGACGGCGAATGCAGAACAGGCTAAGCCGACGACCGAGCCTAATCTTGACGACTTGCCTTTCTAAGGTCTAGTTTAGCCTAGTTTATAACTATGGTGGCTGGCATGGTAATGTGTCAGTCACCATTAACAAACAATTTGACATGAATCTTAAAAGTTTTTGGACAGTTATTTTGACAGTACTCTTGTTGGTGGTCAGTACAGTACCTACCTATGCAACATACAAAGTGTCGGCACAGGGTGAATCGTTCATTAAACGCAACGAAGGACTGTCGTTGAAAGCGTATCGCGATGCAGGTGGTTGGTCTATCGGTTACGGTCACCATAGTAAATCGGTACGACCAGGACAAGTGATTTCTAAGGCACAAGCAGAACGCTACTTTGTGGAGGATATGGCAATTGTGAACATGACGATCAATAAGCTACTGAAGAATAAAACTCACAAGTTCTCACAGAAATTTATCGACGGTCTTGGTGATCTGTTGTTCAACTGCGGCGAAGGTTCTGTCCGTCGGTCTAAATTCTATGCTCGGCTCAGTCGTTGCCGTAACGATAAAGAAATGAAATATGTTTGCGCTGCAGTTCGGTCGCATGCTGTACGGTCTACGGGACATGTAGAGCGACGTAAGAAAACTTTGGCAATGATGATTTCGTGATCATTCAGATATATTGTGCAACCTTTATCATAGGTTTACAGTCTACAGTGATTTAAGTTGTGATAATTGATTATACTGAACAAGATGTTGTACAAGTGTACCAAAACAAATTGATTAGAAATAAAGTATATTATATGAAGAAAATGTTTATTTTTGCTTTGGGTTTGATGACGATGCTCGGTGCGAGCGCTCAGACGTCACTCCAGACTACAAAGCCTTTTGATAATGTTTATGTAGGTCTTAACGGTGGTGTCGCCACTGACAAAGGTCTAAATACAGTATCACCCGATAGTCCTGTGTTGTCTCTACGGGTGGGCAAGCAATTCTCTCCTGTTTATAGTGCAGAAATCGAAGGTCTCGCCTTCTTCAGTACTAACAAGAGCGATAATACAGTGAAGACGTCGTATTTGGGACTTAACGGTCTTGTTAATCTCAATAACCTATTCTGCGGTTATAATAACAAGCCGCGTACTTTCGAAGTAAGCGCCGTTGCCGGTACCGGGTGGATCCACAACTATACGCCTCATCAAAGCGATAAGTACAACAATTATTTGGGGGCGAAGACCGGTCTTGACATCGCTTTTAATCTCGGGCAGAGTAAGAAACATACTATCAATGTCCGTCCTGAGATTTTCTGGAACCTTTCGGAGCCTGGTAATCGTTACTCGCAGCTTGCTTTTAACCGACATGGGAGCCAGTATCTACTGACGGTGGGTTATACCTATCATTTTAAGACGAGCAACGGTACGCATTATTTCAAGGAATACAACATTGAAACCTACGAGTCGACTATTGCACGTCTTCGTGAACAACTACGTCACCAGGAAGTACAAGTACGAGAGGTGGTAAAGGACTTGTCAGTAAAAGACACAGTGGTACAAACCGTGACAGTACAAACCACGACAGAGCACGTCGTGTTCTTCGCAAAGAACAGTTATGACCTTACTGAAGAGGTACAGAACGTATTGAAGAACATCGTAGGTACGGTGAATGTATACGGCTATGCCTCCCCTGAAGGTAAGAAGGAACACAATGATATGCTTTCATATCGCCGTGCAGAGGTTGTTGCGCGATTCCTGAAAGCACAAGGTGTTACGGTAAAGGAAGTCGTAGGTTACGGTGCCTTAAATGAAACGTCTAATCGAGTAGCTATTGTGATTACTCAGTGACTCAGTGATACTACAAAGTATCGTTTGTTATTATATATTATAACAGACGGTACTTTTTTGATTTATGTATGTATATCGTTAAAAGATACTAATACTGACGTTAAAAGATGTATAATACTTGTCTTCTTCAAAATAAAGTGCTATCTTTGTATTGTAATAAAAAAAAGAACAAGAAAATGACCAACGAAGAATTTTACAAGAAGTTTAAGAAAGACCAGCTGATTGAACGTGTTATCAAGCTCGAAGAACAATTGGCTAAGTGTGAAGGCGATTTGAAGTCGTGCAAGACTGAAGTAGAAGAGAAATCGACTAAGTTGGCAGCACTCGAAGAGTACAAGAAAGAAACCGACAACTGGTCTAAGGGCCTTATTAAGACGCTCCTTTCTGACAACCGTAAGTTGTTTGTTTCGGAATTGGAAGAGCAAATCAATTCGGTAATCGACGCTCGTGTACAAGACAAACTGGCTACGAAGACGCATTATTGTGATTCAGATGACGGTGGAGGTAGCTATAGCTCTATACTCTATGATGGGGTTGAAATTACCGAATTAGATTGTAGCTTACCTTGGTAAACTCTCGACGTTATGGACAAGAAGATTTATCTTATCACCTTGGTTGAAATCATTGCCTTTGAAGATCCTATCATCACTCATCATGGTGTGGTAATCGGTGATGAAACAAAGGCTCGTAAGATGCAAAGAAAAACAATTTGTGATTGCATTAACAAGTGGATGGATGAGTGGGGCTATACCGACGGAGGCCTTCTCGAAGATGCTTTTATTATTACTGAGGATACAAACAGAATCAAGGTAGAGACAGAAGCCGGTGATTTAATCTATTGCGATGTTGAAGTGGTAGAAGAATTTTAATATAAAAACAAAGTGGTGATGAATAAGACGTATCTAAACCAACTACGGTGTTATTTAGAAAACACACTGAAAGAGGTGCTTGAGAAGGAATATAAAGAGTGGGCTTATCTAAACGACATCGGGCCTACTTTTCCAGACTACATAATTTTGTTTAAGCAAAGTAGACAATGACACAACATACAGACTACACTCAAATTAACTATAAGGATTACATTCTTTTTCCTAAGACGACTGTACTGACGTGTCCGTACCCACGGGACGGTGATGTACTCGGTGTTTGTATCTTACGAAACGAAAAGGACAAGTATAAGAAAAGAACGGAAAAGTGTGCGAATGTGAACCAGGTAAAATCACATTTAGTTGTACTAAAAGAAATCGATAATACATTATTTGTATTTGAAATCGACAAAGAAAAGAAAACAGTAAAGCCGTGTAAACGGTATCGTACGTTGACAGAGATCTTCAATTATCGATTTTACGGTCTTATATATTACGAAAATGCCAATGATGAAGATTCGTCTTATAAAGAGTACTATAATATGATTTAGAAGACAACTCAAAAGTAAACATTATGAATCGCAACAAACTTAAAGAGAACCTTTCTCGTCTCAATGAAACAGACATCGATATTCTTACGTATCTGACAGAAGAATCGATTGACTGGTTCAACGACTCTAAGAGAACAGACAGTGAAATCGAACGAAAGTTGAGTAATTCCTTTCCGGATTATACCGACGATCACCCGATGATCAAACTGTATCATAGAATCCTCGACGGGGTTTACGATGCTCAGTTTTTTAACGAACGGCTTTTCGGTTATAGTAAAGGAGAACTAGTAAAACAAGTTAACAAACTGTATGCAGATCCCGCTACAACAAATGACTTTTTTATTATACTCAAGGCCCTTATCGAACGTGACTTTGAAGGTATTGTCGACTACTACGATTTGGACGATAATCTGACATTGGATAAGTTCTTGAAATCTATACAAACTGAATACATTGATGTGCTAGCAGATTGGCTTGAAGAAAAAGATTTGAAAACAATTATTATGTTCTGTGCTGTTTGACATGGCTATACATAATAGACCCAGTAGACTGCGTATTACATCACAGTCTAAATCTTTACAGCGATCCCAACCAACATCGAAACTTGAACTACGTGAGTTGATAATATGTGAACTGGTGAGGGAAGGGCCGGATGCCGATCTTAATTTCATCGATACGTCGTTGATCACCGATATGTCTGAGTTGTTCAAGGGGCTTGGTGTTAGAAATGTCGAAATCGACGAGTGGGACACTTCGAATGTTGAAGACATGAGTGGAATGTTCCATGGTTGTGACATGTTTATTGGTAACATCTCAACTTGGGACGTCGGTAATGTATGGAACATGAGTCAGATGTTTGAGGATGCAATGTCATTCAACGGTGATCTTTCAAAATGGGACGTCGGTAATGTGACGAATATGTCTCGTATGTTTTGTAGCGCAGTATCGTTCACTGGAATCTGTGTTGAAAATTGGGATACCGGTAATGTAATGTACATGTACATGATGTTCAACAAAGCGAAGGTATTTAACGGTAATATCTCAAGATGGAATGTATCAAAAGTAGTGGACATGCGTTGGATGTTTGAAGGTGCAATACTGTTTAGAGGTAAGGGTCTTGAAAATTGGGATATATCGAATATCAAGAGAATGGACGGCATATTTGACAATACGAAGTTAGATGTTTATACAGTATTTTATAAACAATTTCCGACGATGCCTTACTGATTTATACGGGCGAATAATGCTATAATATAAATATGAAAGAAAATTTTACATGGTGGTTCAGCCACTGGTGCGCGTTTAATATGACAGCAATGAATCATAAGTGTTGGGGATTCAGGCATTTGTTTCATGACATTGAGAAGCCGTTTCTTCTGTGTTTTTTGTCTGACAAAACAGTACAGAAATTTCATCGAAAACATAGTGCACACCATTTAGAGTACAAATACGGACCTAAAGATTACGTATCAATGGTGGTAGACTGGGAATCTGCACGATTCACTAAAGAATCTAAACCACTTAGTGCTGTAGAATTCTATAATAAAATTAAAGACGGAATCAACGAGTTCGACAGACAACAAATCGAAGCAGTATTTGAAAAGTATAGTTTTAAGTAAATGAAATCGCATGAAAAAAGAAGAACGTATTAAACGTGTTGACGATGCTTTGCATTTGATTGAAGAAGCCCAGAAGTTGTTGAAGGATATTATTTGGGAAGGTCAAGAAGGACAACCTGATCATTTTGATAAACTTCAAAAGCTTGAACAAGTCATGTTGTGTGGATCTCACCATAGTTTGAGAGTTGCTTGTATGACATTGAGTGAAATGGCTAATTCGTATAAATTTTGTAATTTCAAAGAAACAGATGAGTAGTAAAATTGTAAAATGTCCAAAGTGTGGTGGTAAAGGTTACCATACAAATTATTTCGCAGCGGTGATTACGTTAGGACTGGGTTATCTCTATCCCGACGATAATATGTACCACGAAGAATGCTCGCGATGTGACGGAGACGGTTATATTAGAATTTATAAATAAAACAAAAATGAACATCAAACAAATTATTTTCAGTGTCGGTGCGATGGCACTAGCGGCACTTAGCCTCGTAACAGTAAGTTGTACGAACCCAGAATATGACGAAGAAGTAGCCTTTAAGGCACGACCTATTTTCTTCGGCGATACAAAGGTCCTCGACGAGCCGGCTAATAATTTCACAATGTATGCACCTACGACCCAGGCGGTGAAGTTTAACATCCTACCTCAAAAGAAGGAATTTAAGTTCGACGACTTGCTCAGTAACGACAACACCCCTTTGGATGTGAACATGTATCTTGTTTATCAAATCAAGAAAGGGCATACGCCGCAGTTGTTGAGGAATTACGGAGCGGACTATTATAATACATTCATCGAGCCATATTTTCGCAACAAGGTCCGTGAATTGGTATCGACTTATTCTCCTTTTGATTTGATGAGTAACCGTGAGGTACTTGCCAAGTTCGACAATACGCTGAAGACAAGTATGGACAATTATATTAAGGAATTGTCCAAGAAACAAGGCGAGTTCCCTATTACAATCAATCAAGTTGTTACCGACCGTGTGATGCCGAATTCGGAGCAGCTCCACGAGATGAACAAGACGGCCGCGGCTATCCAGGCCAAGCAGACTCAAGAGAAACGAGTTGAGATGGAAAATGCCCGCGCCAAGGCAGAAAATGCCCGTGCTATTGCCGACAAGGCCTATATGAACGCAATGAATCTGTCACCTTCACAGTTTATCCAACTTCGCCAATGGGACGTAATTGAAAAGAAGGACGGTGCTAACATTGATGTACTTGTAGGTGGTTCAGAAGTACCGATGTGGAATATCAAACGATGACTATCAGTCTACAAAAATAAGATGCTTCAATTTGAGGTGTCTTATTTTTATTATGTAGTCGTCAGACAGAGTCGAGTGACGTTGAACCAACTACACTGGTTTAATGTCAATGAATCGACATAGTTGATTTACTGGTGTTAAGATACCTCACGGTAGTCTAACTAGCGTTAAAGTCTATATAACAGGTGATTTGTTCAAAATAAATTGCTATCTTTATATTGTAATCAAAAAAGATAATGTTTCACCGCTCTTACAAGAGCATAACTCTATTCTATTATGACAATGCTTCTTAAGGTTGTTTTGTTTATCATGTGGCTTATGATTTCATTTTCACCGCTTCCTCTTATGCTTTCCGATAATGTGGACAAGGTAAATGGTGGTAAGGTCTTCAGCAACTTCTGGATTGGTTTTGTTACTATTTTGGGACTTTGTTTTACGATTGTCGGATTTGTGGTTATTTTTTATGGTGCTGAACTTTGTAACTGCAATTGAACCATCTACGTTAGTTAATTGACATTAAACTGACTACGTCAGTGAACTGACGTTAAAACAGTTACATAATTTTTCTGTGTAAAAAACAAATTGCTATCTTTATATTGTAATCAAAAAGACGTTATTCTATTATGGACCAAATTGTTTTGTTTATCAGTGCCGTTATTCTTGGTTTTACCCCTTGCATCATTTGGATTCATGGTAACATCAAATATGGAAACAACATGTTCAGCAAGACTGAAATTTTTATGTTGGGTGGTTTTGGGACGCTCTGCGCTATCCTCTTCTATCTCCTTATTTTTGTGTTTAACACGTAAACTCTATTATATCATGCTTATGGTTATGATTATGTCCGTGTTCTTTGGATTTTTCGTCGGTCTCTTTTTGATTTCGATTTCTGTTCTGCCCAAAGAAACACTTCTAAAGAAAGACTTTTGGATGGACGTTCTGTCTCGTGTCGGTATAATTGCCGGTCCTCTTATCATCTTCACTTGTCTCGTAGTTTTGTTATTGTCAAAATAACTCTATTATGGTAACATTCAAAGACATTCAGATTGAAATAAAATGTCAAGAACTGGGTCATTATAAACCATTAACAGACGATATTGATGTTTCGAGTTGGGACTATTTTAAGTCTCGTAACGAAGATGAAGACGATAGTAATTTATTTACTGTGTCTTGAACCATCTACGGTAGTACAGTCGATACACTGATTGAGTCAAACGTCAAAAGACGTTAAAGGTGAAATAAAAACTGCCTTAATGTTTTACAGTTCAAAATAAATTGCTATCTTTGTATTGTAATCAAAAAGACAATGTTTCACCGCTCTTAAAAAGAGCACAAAATACATTCTATCATGACACTCATTCTGTTTGTAATCGGTTTGTTGGTATCTCTGGTACTTGGTTTTGTTCGTATGTCGGAATTCCTCAAAAATGAAGAAGTGTTCCTGTACGTCCTCTCCGGTCTTGGCATTATCCTCGGTACTGTGGGTGTAGGTTTCTGTTTTGTATATGTAATTTTCTGAACATGACAATTCATAGTAACGCTTTATATCTGCATTGAATCAACTATGTTTCACCGCTCGTACAAGAGCACAAATTCTATTTTATCATGATGATTATGATTTTCCCGTTGTTTGCAATTGCCTTGTTGGCAGTTCTGTCACTCAGCTCCATTCGTCCTGTACCGTTTCTCAGTAAGAAGGACCAGTTTGTGCACGGTCTTTCTGTTGTAGGTATGATCGGTGGTATTATCTTGATGGTCGTCGGTTTCGGACTTTTGAATTTCGTATTGTAATTAAAAGGTAATAAATCATGACTAAGTTGATGAATCTCAAAACCATCGTTGTTGTAGCAATTGTTGTTTCTGGACTGTGCGCACTTTATGGTTGGAATCTTACCGAAGAAAACTGTACCGGTATTGTAGCTGGTATAGAAATGACTCAAAATGACTGTGACGAAATAATGGGTGATGATGACTTGTATATGAACATCAAGCCATATTATCCTGATTATATGCCTTATAACATGCCGGTCAGTTTCTCGACTTACCAGACTTACGGTGGTGGTGTAAGCATTCCGTTGCATACGAGGCAGAGAGTTGCCAACGATAACAACTATGTCCTTCCGGTTGTATTGCTTATGTAATCGGTATCGTATTTGTTGGAGGACTTATATATTTATTCATTGAACTTAAACGCACATGAATACAAAAGAATTTTACAACGAAATAGTCGAATTAAGTAAAATTATAAACAAAGCTGATGAGCGACTAAGACAGATATTAGAGCCTAACATCGTAAATTCGCTTGGGCAATATGAACAAACGTACCTCTACGGGGCATGGCGCGCCATTCATCACGCCAGTTTTGATTTGAACAGTGTAAAACAGTATTTATGTCGCAACAAATTAACATGACGTTCTATCATAAACACAACTACTATGTGTCTAGATATGACAAATACGACGATAAATTGGCACTAGAATGTCAATTCTCTACGGACAAGGATGAATACACCTTAGACATTACACCTTCTGATTTGGTAAAATACAGAATTTCAAGTGTTGATGACGTACTGAATTTTATTTCTGCACACGGGTTGGACACCGAGCATATTACTAACCTACATATATTGGCTATAACATCAGACGAAGCAATGAAAGAAATGGCCGAACTGTTTTCTGTATTCGACTATTGGAAAGTCCTTTCTGTAATTCAAAAACTATAACGATGCAACAGTTTCAAAAAGTACAAATTGACTTACGTGTTCTTTTAGAACTTGATGAGTATTTTATTGACGAAAGTGCCGTTGGTTTACCTAAAACAATTGACTGGTGGGATTTTAATCCTGTATGTTATATTACCGACGTTACGGACGAGCAAGTGAATTACTTAGTGGCAAACTCCGGTTTAGCGTTCGCATATCATTGTATCTTGAATAAATGGATTTGGTTGGACTATGAAAGTGAAAGAAGCAATTGAACTCATCAATAACAAAGAGAGACCTTGTTATAGCATACATGAAGCGGCAGCTCTGTTAAAGTTAGGAACACCAACATTGACAACTATAACTAATAGCGATAGCGGTTGGTATGAAATCAGTTCGTTTTATTATCAGTTAGAAGACGGTATCTTAGAACTACGCGGTGTTACTAGAATTTTCGACAACGAAGACTACGTTACATTCTATGATGTGGGAATTCCGTGTCGCGCTTTCGTAGTCAGCCAATGTACAAATAAAAAACAATATAATATGAATGTGTTTGATACTTTGACGCAATTTATAAAACGCTTATATAATAGTATCGTCCACCAGAAAACAAAGTACACTACGATATACGCTGGTGTGTACACCGTAGAAGACGAGTACATCCTAAAACGAGGTAAGGAAACGTTGCTTATCCTGGGCAAGTCGTTTGACGTGACTACAAACAAAGATCTTTATCTTGTTCGCTCCGATGACGGTGTTGTTCGGATTTGTGAGGTTACACGTCACGACGATAGAGTATTCATTACAATGAGATATTATAAGTACCTTCAAGACCAAAAAGAAGACGAAGTGCTATATTTCTATGGCACTTCGAAATAATAACACACAATAAACAAGACGATCCTAAGTGAATAAGATCGTCTTGTTTATTTTCTAAAGTCCAAACCTAAGAAAATTTGCCCTGTAACGCACGATTTTTGTTGGACCTTACACATACTAAGCCCAACTAATTTGAGTGCGCCAGAGAGCCTAAAAAGTGCCTTTACGTGGACGTTGGGTATTTGCATACCAGTACACAAAACAGAAACCGCGCAAATCAGACCAAAATGCGAGCAAAATAGTATCAAACAGACTTGAAGTTTTTAAGTTCGTCGATGTATTTTAGTAGGTTGATAATACGAAGGTCAATGAGTTGTAAGAATGTAACGAACAAGGAATTGCCCTTAAATAGTATCTTCGGAAGTGTTTTGGTGAGTACCCCGTTCGCGGCATAGTCGTACTTGTTACTACCGTTGTATTCATATTTTTCTTTATATAACGACATTTTACTTTTCGGTGCGTTTTTGATGTCCATATCTGTATCAAAAATATAGTTAATAATCTGGACGTCACATGCACTGATTCTCAGCATAAAATAGACTATATAATACACAAATCAACTATTTAATCAACATGGGTATCTATCTCAAATATGGAATAATCACAGTATTAATGGCTTTGTTATTCAATGCAAGTAGTGTGGGTGCCGGCCCTATACGCACTTATAAATGTGGAACTGTTTACGTATCGAACAATGAAGGTGAACGTTGGTCCGAGTACAGAGAGTCACAGATTAAGCTGTATATGGAACTCGACTATCCCAGAATGGCGATGGAAGACAACGAAGGAGACCAATACTTTTATACATTTGAGTCTTATAAGAAAACATATTATAAGCGGGACGGCAAGCGGCTCAAAAAACTTATCATGAAAGGTCTAAATACATATACCGGAGACAAGGTCGTCGTTACTGTGTACGAGTACGATACCTACTGGTCTGTGTTGGAGATTGTAGAAAACAATAATGTAAAAATTCTATTTAAGATACATCAAAACATAAATTAGAATATGTTAGACTTCATTAAAGATATAATTAAACGAGTAAGACGTATATGTAAAAGGAGCGTACCGTCATCACAAAATTATTCTCTTACATTAACTAGACAAGAATGGCGCTTATTAGATGGTATTATTCAAACAGGTATTCTTAATATGTCACAAGAGCGTCGAGAAAAGTACCATGATCAATACATTGACCTGTTTGATAAAATGAACGAGCAATTTGCTAATTTTAATAATGAATAATGGACTATAAAATACTAAGCAAAATTAAACTGGACTACGATAGCGTGATAATGTTGGGTGACATCCACGGTGAATTCGAAGCTATCTCTAAGTTTGTTCAAGATAACGATATAACAAATACGCTACTTGTTCAAGTAGGGGATTTCGGTGTAGGATTCGGTGACTTTCAAAACACGATGATCCGAATAAACAACCTTAATAAAACACTTGAAGAACGAGATTGCACTGTTGTCGCTATCCGAGGTAACCACGACGATCCTTCTTGGTTTCGTCTAACATACGATTTCGGTCACATACTGTTTGTACCGGACTATACTGTTATTAAAACACAAAATAGAACGTTTCTGTTTGTCGGTGGGGCTGTGTCTATTGACAGGAAGATGCGTATAGGTTGTGATAAAGATAGTGTATATAAAACCTACTGGCCTGGTGAGGCTTTTGTATATAAACCAGAAGTATTAGACGAGATTCTGAAATCCGACTTCGATATAGACACTGTCGTCACACATTCAAGCCCGTATTATGTGTACCCTTACAGTGATATAAACCTAAAAGAGTGGTACGAACAAGACGACAGATTGGAAGACGATATAAAGGCAGAACGTGAAGGTCTAAACAAGCTGCACGACAAACTGATTAGAAAATATACTATAAAAGAATGGTACTACGGTCACTATCACGGTTCACAAACGACAATGTATAACAACACTAAATTTGTCCTACTCGATATGTACCGACGTTTCGGGGATCGTGGTGGTTGGTCTTACACAGTTTATTGATCTATGGCAATACACATCACATCAGATTCTAAATTGGCGGTATTTAGACCTACCACCAGAAAAGAACTTAGGCAACTTATAGATAAAGAACTATATAAGCAAGGTCCGGATGCTGACTTGAACTTTATCGATACGTCGTTGATTACCGATATGTCTTGGTTATTCTATTATTTCGATATAAGGAACATCGGGATAGAGAGTTGGGACACTTCAAACGTGACAACAATGGAAGGGATGTTTAGCGGTGCCACCAAATTCAACTGTGATTTATCATATTGGGATGTATCGAAAGTGACAAACATGCAAGCTATGTTTATGAATTGTTATGAATTCAATTGTGATTTATCACGTTGGGACATGTCAAGTGTAAGGAATGTAAACTTTATGTTATCGATGTGTAAATCTTTTGACGAAAATAACAAGCCGAATCATCCAGGTATAAAGTTACTCGGAAGTATAGATAAAGAAATAGTCGATGAAATGACTACAACTATCAATAAATCTATTGATAACGCTATTGCTAGTAAAATACTAGGACTAATGTAATTCTTATAATTGTTATTATTATGGCAATTCACATAACATCTAAGACAAGAGCACTCAAAATAAGACCTGAAACCAAACGTGAACTAATTACGTTGATATTTCATGAACTAGAACGTCAAGGTACGGATGCTGATCTTAATTTCATAGACACATCTTTGATCACCAACATGACGTATTTGTTTCACCAATTTTACATTCGAAATATCAAAATCGATGAATGGGACGTCAGCAATGTGACCGATATGGAGGGTATGTTTTTGGGATGTTCTGGACTGAATTGTGATCTTTCTAAGTGGGACGTATCCAATGTCACAAAGATGGATTCTATGTTTTCCGGTTGCCACAACTTCGAAGGTATTGGTCTTGACTTTTGGAATGTATCAAACGTACAGAACTTAGATAATACATTTTACGAGTGTTTCAAATTAAACTGTAGTTTGTCTGAATGGGGACCACAAGTGTCCAATGTCAGATCCCTAAATAATACATTTGAAGGTTGTACAATTTTCAACGGCGACCTTTCCAGCTGGTTTATTACATGTAACAGTGCAAATTGTACAGGTACATTTCTTAATTGTGGTATAGAACCAGATCATAAACCACAACTGTTTATGTTTATGTTATAAAAAAAATACAACTATGGCACTACATATCACATCTAGTTCTAGAGTCTTAAAAATACCCAAGCCGACTACGAAAGAAGAGCTACAAGAACTGATACGTCAGGAATTAGAACGTCAAGGTCCAGATGCCGATTTGAACTTTATCGACGTGTCCGATATTGAAGACATGACTTTTTTATTTCATCACTTTTACATTAGAAATATCAAAATCGACTACTGGGACGTTTCTAATGTGAGGGATATGTCGAACATGTTTTATAACTGTCCTAGTTTCAACTGTGACTTATCTAATTGGGACGTCCACAACGTGCGGAATATGTACGGGATGTTTATGAATTGTCATAACTTCAACTGTAACCTACGCAGTTGGAACATGAGTAAGGTCACCGATGTACGGTTTATGTTCGCTATTTGTAGTTCATTTGATAATAAGAACAAACCTAAGCATGCTGGATTTACACCGAAAAGGAACAAGATATACAGAGCTACTATTGATGTATTATCTAAATGTGTAAATTCGGTAATAGATGAAGGTATCGTCAACGGATTACTGTCGTTGGTTTGATTGTATTATTATGTATAATATCTAAATTTATGCGTATACGAATCACATCAAAGTCTAGATCTGCGATACAGAGACCTACATCGAAAGAGGAGTTACATTTGTTGATAGAACAAGAGTTAGAACAGCAAGGTCCCGATGCAGATCTAAATTTCATCGACACGTCGTTGATTGAAGACATGTCTTCGTTATTTAATAAACTTAAACCTAGAAACATCAAAATCGACTACTGGGACACTTCAAACGTAACGAATATGTCGTACATGTTTTATGGCTGTACACAGTTCAATTCAGATCTGTCAAACTGGAATGTATCAAAAGTGGCAGAAATGAGCGCAATGTTTTATTGCTGTAAACAATTTAATGCACATATTTCAGAATGGGATGTCTCGAACGTAATTTGGATGAGTAATATGTTTTATTGTTGTAAGATATTTAATGCAGACATATCACGATGGAATGTATCAAAAGTAAAACGCATAAATAACATTTTTGAAAAATGTAGTGCGCTACCGAAGAAGTTTAGACCAAAATTCAAAGTATAATGGCAATCAAGATTACTTCAAAGACTAAACATCTCGTTATAAAACCTATACTTTGGGGGGAATTACGGGCTATAATAGAACAAGAACTACGTACACAAGGTCCGGATGCCTATTTGAACCATATTGACGTATCACTTGTCACCGATATGTGTGGTTTGTTTGAGAATACAGGCTATGAAATAGGAAACATCAAAATCGACGAGTGGGACGTTTCAAATGTCAAAAATATGTCACACATGTTTTATGACTGTACCGACTTAAATTGCGCCGGTATAGGTGATTGGGACGTGTCGAATGTAACAGACATGACAGAGATGTTTTACGGCTGTAAACAATTCAATTGTGATCTATCGAGTTGGAACTTGTCTAATCTAAAATACTCAGACGGTATGTTATTGTACGCACATAAATTAGAACCTAATAATAGACCTATTATTTGATTTATATGGCACTACATATTACGTCATCTTCAAAACTATACAAAGTTAAAGTATTATCACGATATACATTAAAGGCGCTTATATTACAAGAAATTGAACGTCAAGGTCCGGATGCTGATTTGAACTTTATCGACACATCAGAGATGACAGACATGTGTTATTTATTTGAAAATCTTCAAATCAGAAACATCAAAATCGAATACTGGGATGTCTCTAATGTGAAAAACATGCGCTATATGTTTCACGATTGTCGACATTTCAATAGTAACATCTCAAGATGGGACGTATCGAATCTGGAAGATACACACCAAATGTTCCGTAACTGTAGTGAATTCAATTGTGATCTATCAAACTGGAATCTTTCTAAATTAAGATCTAAAGCAGGAATGTTCTTTGGTGCACATAAATTAGAACCTAATAATAGACCTATTATTTGATTTATATGGCAATACACATCACTTCATCTACAAAGCTGTATAGACCTAGACCGACGTCAAAATTAGCATTGAAGATTCTTATAAAACATGAGTTGGAACTTCAAGGTCCCGATGCCGATTTGAACTTTATCGACACATCTAAGATCACAGACATGTCTTACTTATTCGAAGGTCTTTGTGTCGGTAACATCAAAATAGATAAATGGGACACTAGTAGCGTAAGATACCTACACAACATGTTTTATGATCACAGACGGCACAATAGAAGTAAAGTATGACAAAACAATCTAAAGATATATCTAAATTCCTTTCAGAAGAATACAAAGGGTACGTATTTTATGTGCTCCAGAACAGAGCCCTTCCCGACCTACGAGACGGCTTAAAGACGGGTGCTCGAAAGATCATGCACGCTGCGTTTAACGGTGGATTAAAATCCGGTGCTTCGAAAAAACTACTCAACCTGTCGGGCGATACACTCAACCTGTCGTTATACCCTCACGGTGACGCCTCACTGAACGGTACTATCATCACCCTGTCGCAACAGTTTAGATTCAATCTAAATCCGCTGTACGTCGACGGACAAAACGGAACGCTACGAACACCGAAGGCAATTTCTGCACCGCGTTATCTTTATGTGTCGTTATCAGAATATGCCGATATATGGAAAACAGACAGCGAGTTGTTGGAATATATCTACGACGAAGGACAGTATGTCGAACCGGAATGTTTTCTTCCTATTATTCCGACTGTGATTTGTAATATGCAAGAAGGAATGGCGCCGGGGTATAGATTCTACTGTATGTCGTACAATCCTGTCGACGTTACAAAATACTGTATCGCCGTCCTGGAAAAATCGAAGAAGAAACCGACGATTAGTCCTTATATAAGAGATATTCCTAAGTCGGCATGGTTGTTCGATAAAGAAAACAACACATGGTTGTGTTCTGGTACTTACAAAGTACTAAATTCGACAACACTAGAAATAACAGAGTTGCCGTATAATATAGACTTCGACGATTTCGAAAGTATCCTTAATAAACAAATTGAGAAAGGTATCGTTAAGGACTATGTCAATAATAGTAGTGGTTCTAACATTAGCTACAAAATCAAGTTCACCAGTACCGGTAAGGCTAAATTGACAGACAAGCAAGTCGACAAATACGTTGGAACGACACTGAAGCTGACGAAACAAGTACCGTCCGACCAGTTGTACGTCTTAGACGAGAACAAGAAAATTCGTTATTTCAATAACATCTATGAATTGACAGAATACTTTGTAAACTGGCGGTTGTCTATTTATAAGAAGCGTAAAACATTGTTGTTGGACATCTTAAATAAGAAACTCAACAAGAATACAGACCTCGCTCGTTTTATAGATCTTATTATAAAGAACAAATTGAAGATCAACAACCGTCCACAGAAAGACATTAAGGTCGATATGGACAAGCACAAGCTACTCTGGGAACTTGTTCATACCTCCATGGTGCGGTGTACAAAAGAAGAGTACGACAAGCTATTAAAAGACAACAAAGAACTAGAAGCAGAAATAAAACGTATTAAGAAACAAACAATCGAAGAAATGTACATCGCCGATTTGAAGAGACTTAATACAGTATTAACAAAACAGTTTTAGTATGTTATTATGGCGATACATAATAGACCCAGTAGACTGCGTATTACATCTAAGTCTAAATTACTCAGTATAAAATCAACAACAAAAGACGAACTCAGATCTATTATAGAAAAAGAATTAGAACGCCAAGGACCAGATGCAGATCTAAATTTCATCGACACATCCAAAATAACAGACATGTCTGATTTATTTCTAAATTTATACCCTCGAAACATCAAAATCGACGAGTGGGACGTCAGCAACGTCACTGACATGCACGGTATGTTTACTTTGTGTAAAGATTTCGATTGTGATTTAGCTAGTTGGGACGTATCGAATGTAAAAAGTGCGGCATTAATGTTCTTCGGCTGTTATATCTTAGATAGACATAAACCAGATTTTTCATTATATAACTCACAATTTAAGAAATTATGAAAGAATACAGTGTAATCTTAGGCGGTCTTGTTAAGTCTGATAAAGTGATGTATACACAAATGCCTCGTTCATGGTATATTAACAATATATTGAAAAGACTACAAAAGTTGTATACGTTCGACTATGAGGTATTTCAGCAATGTTGTTTTCAGATAATTACAGCACCGGACACAGTAGACAATTTAGTCGATGCTGTAAATAAGGAATTTGAAGACCGCGACTTTTCCGTATACATGGAATACGGTACAGGTGAAATAGACCATTTAGGTGACACTATCGGCACTAGTTACGGTCCTGTACTAACACAGGTCGGTAGGTCATTTGATAAAAACTATAAGTCGCTACCACACTAATACCATATAAGAAAAGACGATCTCAGTTATTTTGAGGTCGTCTTTTTTTTTGCTAAATCAAAAACCTACAAAATTTACCCTCTAACGCACGATTTTTCTTTGACCTTGGTACTACTAAGGTCACTTCATTTGAGTGCGTTAGAGAGGCTAAAAAGTGCCTTTACGGGCTTGTTATAGTTTGGTATACCAGTACACAAAACAGAAACCGACAAAATCACACTAAACTGCTACCAAACAGTACTAAAGATACTGTACTAATAAAGTTAATGTGATTTTCCATAAGGTATCATATAATATACGTAAAGTACGCTTTATATGTATTTTATTATACGTTGTGACACAACCAACATCATAATAGGTAGGTTGATTTTGAAAACACACAAAAATCTCCCCTCTAACGCACGATTTTTGTTGAGGCTTGGTAGTACCAAGGTAAGTACATTTGAGTGCGTTAGAGAGGCTAAAAAGTGCCTTTACGGGCTTGTTATAGTTTGGTATACCAGTACACAAAACAGAAATCATACAAATCGATGTAAAATGATACAAAAAAGACGACCCAAAATAGCTGAGATCGTCTTTTAATATATAAAGTATGTTATAAAGTGCCGTTTTTGAGTGCTTCTAATTTAGCTTTTAGATTTCCTCGTTCACTGATAGCGTCAGTTGATGTACCAGATGTTATACTTTCATCGCCGTTCTTTATGTGTTCAGTCATCTGTTGTATTTCATCTAAGTAATTTTGATGATCAGCTTGTACGTTAGTTGTTATATCACCATTGCCTTGTTTGACACGCTCGGTCATTTGTTGTAATTTGTTCTTATATACAACATGATCAGCTTCGACTGTACTTAACACGTCACCATTACCGTTCTTAACACGTTCGGTCATTTGTTGTATTTCGTCCAAGTAGTTTTGATGATCAGCTTGTATGTTAGCTACAATTTCACCGTTTCCTTGTTTGACTTTCTCGACCATAGTAGACATCTTAGCCTTGTATGCTGCATGATCAGCCTCAACTGTACTTAATACGTCACCGTTGCCGTTCTTAACACGTTCGGTCATCTGTTCTAATTTAGTCTTATATGCAACATGGTCGGTGTCGTTCGTACTTGAAATAGTACCGTCTTTGATTGACTCAGCCATATTATACTGATGTTCCGAAACAGTCATTGTAGTTGTATTGTTACCGGGTATACCGACGACTTCGTTCTGCCAACCCTTCTTAATATCGGATGTCTTATTTCTAATACGTTCTTTCTGTTGAGCATCGGTACGACGTTCTTTCGGTGCCGACGGTAGTATCGTTTCGGAGCTTGTTGTTTTATTGACTCGGTAACCACCGCTTCGGAATCTATCGAATTCTTGGCTTCGCAAGTCGGCTTCCGACGGAGGTGTCCAAGAATAGCCCGTATACAGTGTACCACGTTTTAGATTCTTTATTTTGTCTTTAATATAATTACCGTTGTTACCGATAGATCCGTAGATGTTCCCCAGCGACGTGATTGACATACCCCGACCGCCGAGTATCTTGTTCAGTAATATATTAAAACCGTCTGTCATAAAAGACGATTCCATACCTCTTGTTTTAAGATATTTTAATTTAGTTTTATAATAAGACCCAAGCTTACCGCCTTTCGCGATACTAACCTGTGCATTGTCGTATTTCTTTGTTCTAAACCCGGGTACGGCATCTTCAGCGTATATATTTCCCAACAAAGTACGTCCCGCTTGCTCTGATAGTGCGTTTTGTGCTATCGCTTCCGACGCACAGATAACGTCTTTAGAGTATTCGCCGTTTTTGTCGTGATATTTGTTATTTAATACAGCGTCTTGTATCGCCTTCATTCGAGCGACATGTTTGTTGTTGTAACTAGGAATGAAGCCGGTCGGTGACAGCAACAGATTATAAAACTCTGCACTGGTTGTCGTATAGACTCTGTCGTATTTTATCTTAATTGTATGATGTCCTAATTCACCGGCTTTTTCTACATCTAAATCCGGCATTCCGGAACCGAACGATTCCGGGTCGAATTCGCAGTTTTGGAAGGTATATACTTTATAAGACATCTTTTCGTCTCCTTCCAGCCGTTTGTACTTAAAGGTCTCCCTGTTGGTCTTTAACGCCTGGTGGAAATTCTTCAACGGTACATTGAACACGACGACCTGCATTTCGAACTTCCGTAGGTTATCAGGGATAATCTCTCTACAGTTCGCCATATCATAACATGCGAAGCGATACAGGTCGAACATCGTGGTAAGACGCATATCGACAGCCTCCATTCCCATGCCGATTTCTATCACCTTCTCTTTAGACATATCTTCTAATTTAATAGAATCGGCCTGTCCTAGTCCCTTGATAGATTTAATGTACCACGGTTCTTTACAAGATATATGAGAAAGCATCTTGGTAAATTTCACCAACGCGTTCAATCGTTCACCGGGTGCCGACATCTTGTATCTTTTAGAATGATGTAAGACACTGAGGTATTTCGCAGCCGTATTTGTGCCGACATAAATACCATCTACACTTTCCGTGTGCTTTTTATCTACTATTTTTTTATTACCGTCTTTGTCTTGCTCTACGTTTTGTGTTGTATAATTGTGATCGCTTTTTGAGTTGCCATTATTTAAGATGCCGCCGAAAAGACCGTGCTGTGTATCGAACTTAAAGAATACCTTAAAATAAAAGAAGCCAGGCAAAGAAAACGGCGAGTGAATCCCTTTTTGGAATATAGCCCGGGTATTTATAAAGTCATCGTACCCCCAAGAAGGAACGGCGATGTCCATTTTATCGGAATCTCTGTACGCATCGTTTTTAATATACTTTGTAACAAGTACATCACCGTTTTCTTTTATGTTTTGTGCATTGACGGGTTTCATACCAGGATTGGTGCTGTCGTCGTTTTCTACTGTAGACTTATCATTAGCCGAAATACCTGCACTGCGTAGCGAATACAAGTTAACTGGTATAGAATCGGCATGTTTATAGTATTCGTACCCATTACCACCGGCCGATTCGTTAGTCGCTAATTTGAGCCCGTCTTTGATACCTTGTGCGACACCGAGACGCAGTCCGTTCCGCAACGCACCGCCTAAACTACTAAATAAGCTCATATTGTTTTAATTAAGTTTATATTCGTCTGCAATGTGCAGCTCGTCGGGTATCACGTCAAAATCGTAATTAGTAATGTCCTGTTCTATCTTGTCTCGCAGTCGCGCTTGCCCGTTAACATAATCAAGATACACTAATTCTTTATGACCTATCTCCTGTGCAGTCAGCTTGCTGGGTTCTATCTCAATCACGTCGTTCCAATAATCTGTCAAGTCGACGTCGATAGGTGACGATATACGAACGTCTTTCGGCATCAGTAGAATTCTTGGGCATTCGACATAGTTCGCTTTAGAACGGTTTATTATAGTAAACTTGTTATATATCTCCTTAATATAGTCTTTGTCGGTCTTGATGTCCGGATTTGTACTGGTTATAATAGCCCGTAGTTGTTTCGAGTCTAAAAAGTACCGATACAGACAAATATCGAGATACTGTGTATAAAGACGACCGCGTCGTTCAGAAATAATATCCTTAAACGACGCGGGCATTGTGTTTCGGTTATATATGAATTCCTGTTTCATATATGAAAATCAGCTAAGTTAGATTTCACTATTCAAATCGAGGTCTCAACGGAGGTATCATCTTAGGACAATTTTTGAATATATTAATCTGAGGACCGCCTAATTTAGATACGTTCCAGCCTGATAGATTTGATTTGAACTTACCGCAGTCCATAAACATATACGACATGTCCTCAACATTTGACGTATCCCAACCGGATATGTCGCTTTCAAAAACCTTACAACCCTTAAACATAGCACGCATGCGTGTCACGTTGGACGTATCCCAATGATCTAAACCATTACCTTCAAATTTATCAGCTCCAGAAAACATACCGTTCATATTTGTCACATTAGAGACACGCGAAGACCAACTAGATAGGTCACAATTGAAATTCTCACAACCGTAAAACATCTGTTCCATATCTGCCACGTTGGACGTATCCCAATGATCTAAACCACCACCCTCAAATAACGTACAACTACTAAACATGAACCCCATATCTGTTACATTACTGACGTCCCAACCGGACAAGTCGCAATTGAATTTAGTACGCCCGCTAAACATGAACCTCATATTAGTGACATTACTGACGTCCCATTCGTTGATTTTGATGTTTCCGATTTGTAGAGATTCAAATAATTTAGACATATCGGTGATCTTAAAAGTATCGATATGGTTCAAATCGGCATCCGGACCTTGATGTTTCAATTCATGTTTTATTACAGCTTTAAGTTGCCCGGAGTTAGTCGGAAACAATGTACGTTCTGTTAGTTTGAGTGGTCTTGACTTAGACGTAATCTTTAACCGTTCTGTGATGAATTTTTGTAGTTTCATTTATGAAAATTCAAATTTCGGTAGCATTTCATCGGTCATCTTTTCACAACCTTCAAAAGCGTCGAAGTGAGTTTCTACATTGTCGACATCCCAATAGGATAAGTCGCATTCCAGTCGCGCACAACCTTTGAACATCAAATCCATGTTAGTAACGTTAGATACGTCCCAACCGGACAAGTCACCGTTGAAGTAACTACAATTACAGAACATATATTGCATATCTGTAACATTGCTGGTGTCCCAATCAGAAATATCTGTTTTAAGATACATACAATCGACAAACATGTGGTTCATCTTCGTCACATTAGAGACATCCCATTTGTCGATTTTGATGTTTTGGGGATAAAGGTCTCTGAATAGTTCGGACATATCAGTAATCAACGACGTATCGATGAAGTTCAGGTCGGCATTGTGTCCTTGTTTATCAAACACCTCTTTTATAAGATCTCTGAGTTCTTGTGTCGTAGTAGGTTTGTTATTAAAGCTACCGGGCGACAGTGCTTCTTTGATGTATTTTTGTAAACTCATATTTTTGATTTATTTATTTATTTATTGAATTTAGGAGTCATGTTATCTTGTATCTTATCACAGTTAAAAAATACACTAAAATGCTTAACAACATTAGATACATCCCAACCGGATAAGTCACAGTTAAATTCTTTACAGGTGTTGAACATATCAGTCATGTTTGTGACGTTAGATACGTCCCAACGAGACAAGTCACAATTGAAATCTTTACGCCAAACAAACATGCCGCGCATATCAGTTACATTGCTGACATCCCATTCGTCTATTTTGATGTTTCTGATATTACAGTCTTCGAACAGGTATGACATATCGGTAATCTCAGATGTATCAATGAAATTTAGATCAGCATCTGGGCCTTGGTGTTCTAATTCTTTTTCTATAAGAGATCTGAGTTCGTCTCTTGACTTTGGTGTCACTGTTGCAGATTTACTATTAGATGTAATCTTTAGTCGTTCTGTGATGTATTGTGAAAGTGACATTAGTGAAACTGTGTTATTTTTAGATATTGAATTTGGGTGGGTGCCAGATTTTAGCTTAAATGTATTATAAGGTCCTACTTTAGAAACAAACATTCCAAGAACTTAAATCGACATTTAATTTCTTACAACCGTCGAACATTGAATTCATTGTAATTACATTTGAAGTATTCCACATTTCCAAACCGATGCCTTTGAAATTATAACAGTTTCTGAACATAAATTTCATATCCGTCACATTGCTAACGTCCCACTTACCCAAATTAGAATCAAATTTATAACAAGACTCAAACATAGATAACATGGTTGTTACGTTAGACACATCCCAGTCAGACAAGTCACAATTGAAATTATCACAACCATAAAACATCTGTTTTGTATCAGTAAGCTTGGTGGTACGCCATTTATCTAAACCTTTCCCTTCAAAAGAATTTGCCATATCGAACATAGCGCGCATGTCATTGACATTAGAAACGTCCCATCCAGATAGGTCAGGATTCAATACTTTACAACCCATAAACATTGTCGACATATTAGTAACATTTAAGACATTCCAATTTCCTATACCTTCTCCGGTAAATGACATACAACCGTTAAACATACCATACATGTTCTCAACATTAGAAACGTCCCAATTGCTCAAGTCACCATTATAGCTAGTACATAAATTAAACATACGATACATATTATCGACATTAGAAACGTCCCACTGGTCTATTTTGATGTTTTCTATGTTAAACCCAGAAAACAACTCAGACATGTCTGTAATATCCGATGTGTCGATAAAGTTCAAATCGGCATCGGGACCTTGACGTTCTAATTCTTCCCCTATCAACGAACTAAGCTCATATCTTGTTTTAGGTTTTAGTCTAGTAGCCGATTTGCTATTTGACGTAATTTTTAATCGTTCTGTGATGTATTTTGAAAGTGACATAGTGTATTAAATATAGTTAGTATTGTTTAAATCTATCTAAGTTTTTCAGGCAAATTACTCTTATCATTAAAATTTGGACACTCAGCACTGAACTTATACCAAGTTTTTACACGATTTACATCCCATTTAGATAAATTACTTCTAAATCTTGTACAATTCTCGAACATTTGTGATACTGTTTCAACTTTTGATACATTCCAACCAGACAGATCGGAATTGAATTTCCAACAGTTTTGGAACATCCTATTCATGTCCTTTACATTAGATACATTCCAAGAAGATAAATCTGATTCAAAACTATTACAATCCTGAAACATACCTGCTGTAATCCAAGCCTTAGAAACATCCCAATTAGACAGATCATGGTTGAATTTTTCACATCCATTAAATACGTTACAGAAATCTCTACACTTAGATACATCCCATTCTGACAGGTCAGCATTGAAGTTCGGGCATCCTTCAAACATACTACGCATATTCTCTACATTTGATACATCCCAGGATGATAGGTCAGCGTTAAAGTCTTTATGACCAGTAAACGCTTTACGCATATTCACTACATTCGACACGTCCCATTTGTCGACTTTGATGTTTCTAATGTAAATTCTATAAAATAAATCGTGCATTTCTGTAATTTGCGATACGTCAATGTGATTCAAGTCAGCATCTGGACCTTGTTTTTTAATTTCATCTTCTAATATCGGTAGGAGCTCCTTTAAATCTTTAGGAAACAATGTATGTTGGTTATTGGCCGATTTTGTATTCGACGTAATCTTTAACCGTTCTGTGATGTATTTTGAAAGTGACATATTATTTATATATTAAATTTAGGTTGTAGATGTTTTTTACCCATCATTTTAGTACACATATAAAACATCCCACCGTTCTTTTTGACATTCGATACATCCCAAGCGGATAGGTCAGACTCGAATTTAGAGCATTTTTGAAACATACTAGACATGTGGGTAACTTTACTGGTATTCCATTCGGATAAGTCGGATTCAAAAATTGTACAGCTGTCGAACATAGATTCCATGTTAACCGCACTTGATGTGTCCCAACCGGATAGGTCCGAATTGAATTTATAACATTCGATGAACATGTGTGACATATTTTTAACATTTGAAACGTCCCACTTAGATAGATCAGTGTTTAATTCGTAACATTTGCCGAACATAGAACGCATGTCCAAAACATTTGAAGTGTCCCACTTGTCTATCTTGATATTTCTAATACCTCTAAAACTATAAAATAGCCCCCTCATATCTGTTATAAGAGACGTATCAATGAAGTTCAGGTCGGCATCTGGACCTTGACTGTCTAACTCTTGTTCGACAATGTCACGTAATTCTGTTTCGTCCGTAGGTTTTACTCTGAGAGATTTTGTATTTGATGTGATGTGTATTGCCATTGTTGATTACTGTTTGAATTTTGGTTGAAGTTGTGGATTAGTTCCCATATTAGGACATTTATCAAATGTCATATAATACTTGATTACTTTCGACACATCCCACTCAGACAAGTCACAATTGAAACGTTCGCAAAAATAGAACATATAACTCATATTTTTAACATTGGTGACATTCCAAGAACTTAAATCTACATTTAGCTTTTTACACCAAGAGAACATATCTTCCATAGTAGTGACGTTCGATACGTCCCAGTTTTCTAGGCCGTTGCCTTCAAAATTACTACATTCATAAAACATCCCTTCCATATTAGTGACATTGGAAACGTCCCACTGGTCGATTTTAATGTTTTCGATGTTTAATTTGTAAAATAAATAAGACATATCTGTAATGTAAGATACGTCAATATGGTTCAAATCGGCATCCGGACCTTGACGTTCCAGTTCTTGTTCTATAATAGATTTGAGTTCGTCTCTCGACGATGGTTTGTGTATAGCTGATTTAGAGTTAGATGTAATCTTTAATCGTTCTGTGATGAATGTTGAAAGTGACATTAGAATTCTTTTGTTCTTATATGTAAAAATCAGTGTATAACGGATTTCACATTTTAATTATATTGGCTACATTGATTTTTTGTATGTAAACATGTTGATTCACTACATGATATGCACTGATTCAGTTCACAAAAATCGCTATAAATAAATGTATGAAAAAGAAAATTGAAGATATATATAAAGAATTAGACGAACTAGATCATATCCTCCTCCGTCCGGGTATGTACATCGGATCGACTAAACTAACGCAGTCTAATACCTATCATTGGTCGGGTGACGTAATAGTTCAGTCGGAAATTAGTTACGTACCGGGTGTGTTGAAGATTATCGACGAAGTTATCTCAAACTCGTGCGACGAATACCGTCGCGATTCTAATATGGGGCTTAATAAAATCAATGTTACAATCGACTTGAAGACAAACAAGGTAACGGTAGAAGACAACGGGGGTATCGCCGTTCAAAAGCACAGCACCGCCGGTTGTTATCTTCCCGAGTTCATTTTCGGTCGACTTCGTACATCTTCTAATTATAACGACGATGAGTCCCGCAATGTTGTCGGAACAAACGGTGTCGGTGCGTCGCTGGCCAATATCTTCTCTAAAGAATTTGTTATCGAATGTGCCGACGGCAAGAAAGCATACCATCGTACATGGAAGAACAATATGCGGGAGCTCTGCGACGATCTAAAAGTAAAGCCGTCTAAGAAACATTATATGCGGACGATATTTGTTATCGACGACAGTAGATTCGAAGCTTTCTCTATTAAAGACATTGTACCGCTTATTATCAAACGATGTGCCGACGCCGCCGCTGCGAATCCAGGTCTCGAAGTGACTTATAACGACAATACCGAGCACCACAAATTCAAATTCGGCAACTTTGACGACTATATTAAACTGTACGGTCTTGATGTATCTAATAAAGTAGTATCATATAAGGATACAATTAAAGAATACACCATACTGCCGTCGGACGATAAACAAGTAACAGTAGGCTTTGTAAACGGTGTAGAATGTTCCAGAGGCACACACATTCAGTCTATTAAGAGCGTACTTAATAAGGCTATTCAAGAGTTCTTACTTAAAAAGAAGAAAATACAAACGACATTGCAGTCCATAGACGCACAGTATAGCTTGTTTTGTAAATTCACCGTATATAATCCGACTTACGACTCACAGACGAAAGAATGTCTTACCAACAACCTGTCGAAGGACCCCAATTACGAACTATCGCAAGATGTTATAAACAAAGTTCTGAAGTCTGAGATTATCGACAACATCTTAGACTGGTATACCAAGAAAGAGCAAGCCGAAGACGCAAAGAAGCTACGAAAACTAAATAAAGACGCCGGTAAGCTACTTCGTAACGACAAGTTCATCAACTGTAACTCTAAAAAGACTCAGGACAACGAACTATGGATTTTCGAAGGCGATTCCGCGGCATCGGGATTCAGAGCCGGTAGAAATCCGGATAATCAAGCCGGTTATCTAATGCGCGGTGTTCCCCTCAATACCTATGGGCTTAAACCAACCAAGGTGATGACGAACCAAGTCTTTAACGACATCGTAAAAGTGATAGGTCTACAATGGGGCAAATACAATAATAAAAAAGATCTAAAGTTCTCTCGTATCGTTATCTCTACCGATATGGACTATGACGGGGATAAGATTGCGTCGCTGTTGTTAGTGTTCTTTAATCATTTCCCCGAACTGTTCGAACAGAAACTAATCTGCCGTGTTATCAGTCCTATTATCATCGCATCGTCGAAGAAAGATAGTTATAATTTCTATACATTAGACGAATTTAGGGATTTCCAAAAGAAGTATCCGTCAAAATTGAAAGGCTGCGACATCAAACACATCAAAGGTCTCGGTGGACAGAATACGGCACAGTACAAAGAGATGATGCGAAGTAAGAACTATCTCTATTTCACAAAAGACGACGCTGCGGATGCCGCTATTACATTATGGTTCGATAAAGACAATATCTCCGACAGACGATCTGCTTCTGTGTGATATACTAAATAACTACGAAGTAGATTTCTGTAGAGCCTAATTGTGAAATCCACATGCGATGGATTTTTGATTTCAATAAATTGAAATGTTGAATCAGATTGTATCTGATTTTTAAGTATATGGAAGGTTATACAAAAGAGGGTATCCTATCCGGAATACTCTCGTCTATAAATTTAGGACAAAATGTATCTATGTCAGGAAATAGTCTTATAGGAAATTATATTCCGTCGAAAACAGGATGGGATATTCGTAAAGCGCTAACACACCTAACATCTGCGGCGAATGTGTCTTCTGTAGGGCGGTGTGCGATGTATGTTCGTCAGGCAATAGAAGCCGGAGGTCTTTCTACCGCAGGTCGTCCTACGTCGGCGTATAAATACACCGAATTCTTACCCAAGATCGGTTTCAAACACGTTGCTATGCTGTCCGGTGTCACAAAACAGGCGGAATGGACGAATACCAGCGCCGTGCCCGGTGATATTGCCGTAATGAACCACGGTCAACACGGTCATATCTGTATGTGGACAGGAAAGCGATGGATTAGCGATTTTATTCAGAACAAAATGTGGCCGTATTCCGGTGACGGTGTTTGTAATATATTTCGTTTCGCATGATTTCTACGATTCCGGAAGATGTAACGACAAATGCAGCCACCGGATGTTTGACGGTACCCCAGGTGATCAACATCAATCTCCCGCTGTCACCGTCAAAATTGTCGTCTATATACTTGTATGACGATAAAGGAGCACAGTACGACGAGACATGTTTAGAATATGCTTATTCGTTAGATACTGTTACCTGGTCGTGCTATATGTCGTGGGAAGAGTTCTTGTCAGGTATCAATGCAGTAGGTCAAGACCTGTATGTTCGTATTAAAATAAAAGGCCTTGTTAGCGGAATAAAGATAAACAGCGAAGACGTTATTGACTACAATACTAGTCAAGAGTCATGTTTTGAGTTCTTGTACGGTAAATCAACACCTGCCAATTTCAATCCTTATTCTAATCTCGACGGCGCTGTCGCATTACAGAACAAACTGGTGAATATGGTAGGGGACCTTTTCGGTATTCCCGTTTACTATTTCAAACTCAGTCCCAATGTCGGTTCGAAGGATCTTACATTCAAAGAATACGCCTTGATGGACGTCGAAAGTGTTAAGATGATTAAACTCGTCGTTCCGGAAGGTAGGATGCCGTCGTCGAAACCAGAATTTGCCGACTTCGGAATGGACTTTCAACTCGACTGGGAAACAGAAGTCACAAAAGAGGCTTTTGCAACGGCTTTTGGTGATACTGTGCAACCTATGGAAGGTGATCTTATTTATATACCGTTAACAAAGAGAATGTGGATGGTAAACGGTGCGTACGAAGAGAAATCGGAAGGGCTGATGTGGATAGGCACAACGTTCAAATTAGCACTGGTAAAATACCAAGAGAAAGACAGTGTTAATATGAAAGACGAGTTTTCGGTGATGGTAGACAGTTTTGTTACTAAGAAATACGAGGACTTGTTTACAGAATACGACGACACTGTTGACGCCGGTACCCAGACATTATCAGCACCGTTACCTGCACCGAATACCCTAACACCGGTATACGAAAGCGATGCGATACGAAAATATGTTGATACCGTAACGACACACATCAATACGGGTGAAAATCTCTATTATAAAGGAACCTTAATCGCAGACTCACAGTACAATTTTGTTCGTTCGTCTAATTATATACAAGATCCGAATGTCGACATGAGTAAGATCTTCGGTCGACCGTCGACGATATACCAACGAAAGTTCTGTGGGCAGGCTTTTACTATATCATTTATTGTCAGTATGACAGACGACCTCTATGACGGTCCTTTATTTTCTATTGGAGACTTCAAATTCAATATCAAAAACGGTACGTTAAAGGTAAACAAAATGAAGAGCGGCGGTCTTAAATTGGAAACAGGCGATACCTGGTTTGTCGTGTTTAGATGTTGTCCCGATTTGAAAACAGTAGAGTTTTCATCTTATAAATACACTTTCGATAAACGATTACCGATATATAAGTTAGCACCGGTTCATTATTTCTTCGATATGGACAATGCCGCCGGCGATAATAGTACGCTTCACGAACAATATACCATGGATATTCCTATATTACAGAAATCGGAGATAGTATTGTATTCATTTCCTGGCAATATAACAAATATCAAAGTGTACGACTACTATGTCGACAACTTAAGCGAAGTACTTCAAATGTTTCCTAATAACCAACATTTAATAATAAATGACGTTGCTAGAAAGATTTTAGACGGTACTGGTGTTTAACATACATATTTACTTCAATGTCACTTTCACGATACATTCACGATAGTTTAATCACAGAACGATTAAAGATTACGCCCGATACCCAACCATTAAGATTGAGACCTAAAACAAAAGACGAACTCAGATCTATTATAGAACAAGAACTAAAAGAACAAGGTCCGAACGCCGATTTGAACTTTATAGATACATCGGAGATTACAGATATGGTTAGTTTGTTTTATAAATTAAACATCGGAAATATCAAAATTGACCAGTGGAATACATCAAATGTAACTACTATGCAAAACATGTTTGTAGGTCAAGATAACTTCAGAGGCGATGGAGTAGAAAATTGGAACACCTCTAATGTAACGAACATGTCTTTCATGTTTTATGAATGTAAAAAATTTGAAGGCAAAGGTATAGAAAATTGGAACGTTAGTAAAGTAGAAAACATGGAAGATATGTTCTCTTGGTGTAAAAAGCTAAATGTAGATTTAAGTTCTTGGAATGTCACCAATGTTAAAAATATGAGTTATATGTTCTATTTTTGCGAACGTTTCAATTGTGACTTGTCTGAGTGGGATGTGTCGAAAGTAATCAAGTATTATATGACATTTGATAAATGTCCTAATATGGGAACTAATCCACAACTTCAACCAAAATTCAAAGACTGATAAACAATACTAGCGAATAAATGAGTCTACAAAATTTCATTAACGAACGTCTAAAGATCACATCGAATACGAAATCGGCTAAATTAAAACCTGCTACTTACAACGAGTTGCGTGTACTAATAGAGCAAGAGATTAAAAACCAAGGTCCCTACTGACTTATAAACTGCCGAAATTTGATTGATTTATAAATTGATTTAGTAGTCATAGTTAGAGACCTCAGTAGATTGTTATAAGTCTACTGAGGTCTTAATTATGTTCACTTTGTGAACAATTTGATGCAAAGCATCAAGACGGTACACACAACGTGTCCCACACGGCGTCAGTGTACCCATTTGAAACTCAATAAAAATCTCTCCTGTATCGCGTACAAATTAGTTGACCTTGGTTGTAGTAAGGCTAGATAATTTCGACGCGATACAGGAGCTCTAAAGTGCCTTTATGACGATTCTAGATTTGTACACGTCGGTACACGAAATAGAAACTGTCAAAGTAGACCCAAAACAATGTTTTAAGTAGCTGATTTTTCTTGTAAACTATACTATATAAAGTATAAACTATATGATGATAAGATGACAAAAGAAGAATTATACCATAAAGCAAAAGAAGCATACTACAATGGGCAGGAGATAATGTCTGACACAGAATTTGACGCGTTAGAGAAAGAGCTAGGTCTCGAGAACAAGTCTTATATCGGTACTAAATCCAGTACAACATATACTGTACGGCATCCGTTTATAATGGGATCCCTCTACAAGGTCCAAGTTCATAGCTTAGATGATTTTTCTAATTATACAGAAGATATTAAAAAATATGTCGGTGATAATGCCATAGAAGTGACCCCGAAATTCGACGGTTGTTCTTTCGAATGTGTTATCAATGCGAACGGTACTGTTGGCAGCATATCGTCTCGGGGCGACGGGAATTACGGTAAAGACTTGCGTAGCCACCTTATTAAGCAAATTCGATCGGTTTATCCAGACTACTATGTATATGGTGCACAGGCAGTTATACGTGGTGAGGTGCTGGTAAAACTGAAGACATTTGAAGAGAAATACAAAGATAAGTTCTCGAGTCCTCGTTCGATGGTATCGGGTGTCTTGAATAGTACATCTCACGAATACGACGATGATTTAGACATTATCATATACGATTATAGAGTATTAGAAAACGGTAAGTGGACAGAACGAGAATGGTACGGACTTCCCAAGACACCTAAATTTTATAAACTAGAATATCCATTAAACAATGACACAACTATTTGAAACAGACTATGTAAGACAGCTTACTAACATATTGTCGACTGTCACACAGAAAATGTCGAATAGAACCGACATCAGTACGTTGAACTCTTACGGTATCAACTTTGTATTTGAACAGTCTCCTTCACCGTCCGACGAAGTTCGACTGATGGTGGTGAACGGAAAACGTGTTTATCCTCGAATGGCACTCACCGAACTACTCTGGATGCTGCAAGGACGGACCGACGTACAGTGGCTTCGCGACCACGGTGTTACCTATTGGGATGAATGGGTACAGGAAGATGGTACTATCGGTAAGGCGTACGGTTATCAGTTTCGAAACTTTAACGGTATTGATCAGTTGAAACAACTATTTGAAGGTTTCAATAACAATTTATTCTCGCGCCGACATATTATCTCACTTTGGAATGTGAACGACCTACCGGAAATGGCACTGGCACCTTGTATGTTCGAATATAACGTTACATTTCAGTTGGACACAGACGACGCTGGGAATACAGTACTTACACACAACCTACATGCTCATATTCGCAGTAACGACGCGTTCTTGGGTGCGCCGTATAATTTCATATTCTGTTCTTGGTTCAACTGGTTTATAAACGGCTATTTTAAGGTCAACCATGAATGGTTCAAAAAGAAATATGGTATCGATAAAGTAAAATGCGGAAATATATACTATACCGCCGATAATTTCCATATCTACGACAATCATAAAGATGCTGTACAGGAATATATCGATTCGTTCTTTACTAATACCGATGACTATGTGACGCAATGTTATCATACCGTAGAATGCACCTTGGATATGACCATGTCTACTGTGAATGTACCGATGTCCTTAGACGCTTATTTGTGTTATATTTTGGAGATGTACGAAAGCCGACAGATAAAGGTAAAGAAACATTTCGACGGTTCTTATACACCCCCTGTTATTAAAGCACCTATCGCAGTATAATGAGTACCTTACAAGAACTATATAACGACTTTAACAAATACCGTACCGAAGAGTGTGAATATGCTCTGGACGGGTTTGTTATCAAGCCTATACTCCCTGTCAGAGAACAGAATACCGATAAAGTTCGACCGTCGGACTGCGTTGCTGTGAAATTTGTTCCGGAAATTCAAAAGACGAAGGTAGTAGATATTGTATGGAACCAAGGTAAGACCGGAGAGTATACACCGGTGATTGTCTTTGAACCTGTTGTACTACTTGATAAAATAGTCACTAAATGTTCTGGACATAACTACGGCTATCTTATTGATAATCAAGTAGGTATAGGTACGGAGATTGAAGTTTCCTTAGCCGGTGACATTATTCCGTTTCTTTATTCTGTACTTGACAATCCATCAAAGGACCTCGGTAGTTTACCAAATGATGCTGTTGTAGAAGGTTGTCATCTGGTGGGTCTTGTGAGTAACCGTGGGCAGTTCATCGCGTCTGCACAAACTCTGAAGATACCTAACATCGGTCCGTCTGTAGCGGCTGCGTTGTACGACACTTTACAACATAACTTCGAGAGTTTAACAAATATACTCCAAGTAAGACCGGAACAGATAGAACAAGCGTTGAAAGGTAAACGAGGGCAGAAAGCCGCCGAATCGTTTAAGAATTACCGACGACAAATCACATTAGTAGACATCATCAAGTCGTTGAATTTCAACAAATGTGGTTCCACATGCGCTAAGAAATGTGCGCAGTTCATCGGTACTGGACAAGCCGATTTCAGTGGTGTCGCATCGGAAGGGTACAGTTGGGTCTATAATCACCAATCACCTAAATGGTTGCAATTCAATGCGTTGGTTAACGCACTTACTGACTACGGCATTGGTATGTGTCAACTTACAAACTTACACGTCGGTACAAGCAAGACTACACAAGTGCCTGTGATGTTGACGGGTAGTCCGTCTAAATATGCGTCTAAGAAAGAATTTCTGGAGAAGAATCCACAGTACGTTCAAACAAACAGTTGGTCAGACGCGAAAGTACTCTTCACGGGTGATATAAACTCTACATCATCTAAGATGTTAAAAGCCAATAAGTTAGGTCTACGTATAGAACTGTATTAACATAATAACAGTCGAACAATTCATAATGAGTTGCTCGACTGTTATTTTTTTTCTGTGTACAAAGTTAGTCTTGATTTGAAATAGTAAAACCATTGGGGAATCGACTATCCGTCGAATCAGACTTAGGAACAGTGAAGTAAGCTTTGCCTGCCGGAATATCGGTTTCTACAATACCGAAACAAGGAGTTCCTTTATTAACAGCCAGCGCATAATAAACATCAGACGATGTGGATACTTCACTTGCAGGAATGTCTGTCAATGAACCTTTAAGGTCGTTTTTACCGAATTCCTTTGCAGCTTCTGTAGTCGACGTTAGTGTATAGGTTCCGGACTCTCCTGTGAGGATAACACCGGTATTTGCAGGTACTACACGACCGATGTCTTTAAGTTTGACTGTACCGTTCTCTTTATTGACCTCTACGGCGTTTGCGACAATCCCTTCGGGGAGTTTCATCGCTTTATCGCTATAAAAAGTAGATACTTTCACAGCCGATATGGTAATCTCTTTTGTTTCTCCTACTACAACTGTAGGTTCAGTAACTGCTACAGGTTTAACAGTTGCAACGGCATCGCCGGATGTTATTTCTGTGATAGACGATAGATCACTAGTAGGTAGTGTAGGTTTTGGTGTAGACTCAGACGACGCCTTATCGGAAATGCCGAACAAGGTACGTGCTAGTTTATTTTTTTCTTCTGTAGAAAGTTTACTATAATCCTTTGCCAGTTCACCGACAAGGATATGTGCTGTTCCTAAATTTGACATATATTATACTAGTTATAAATAATAATCTCAACGATGCTCTGTGTGTAAATTTGAACTCTACTGTACCTGTGTCGTTTTGACATATACCTTTTACCTTTGAACCTTTTGGTAGTTCTATTAAGGAAGAGTAACATAAATCAACCATTATAGTTTAAATCATTATACCACGGTGTTGGTTAATAATCCAAATCATATCAATCTTTTCCGTATTTCTTCACCAACTTTTGTGATTACACCACAAACAAGCGCATTGCCCATAAAGAATGCTCGTTTTACGTCGTTTTCTCCTTCTGTGTGATTGTCAGGAAACATATCTAATCGTTCAAGTTCTAATGGAACAAGTCTTCTATATCTTCCGTTTATTGGGTCTTTAATGACGTGTTTGAAACGAGATGGTGTCTTACCACCTTCAGATGTTATAATAGTTCTTGATGCCTTATCAAGTGGGTCAGGAAAAACCATTGCTCCCTCTGTGTAAGTAAATTCATTACCATCTTTCGTTTTACGAATTTCACGTTTTGAACCTTTTAAGTATTTCCACTTGGGTAACTCATTTTCTGAAATATAAAAATCCTCTGTAATTAATTCTCTATCTTTACCACTTACAAGAATGTCCCCTAAGAATGTGAATTTTCCATTATATGATGGGTTTGTCTTGTATGTGTAAAAGACACCATCAATCATCAACCCTGCATTTAGAAATGGCGTTTTCTTTCCACCATTATTGAATTCTTGTGATAAATCGACCAAGTCCCAATTAGGGTTACTTTTCAAAGGAATACCAACAATTGGTGTTTCTTCACAGTAATCACTAACAGGAAAGGCTTTTGCAAATACTCCATCATTAAACAGCCATTCTGTTGGTTCTTTTATTTTTTTTGCAATTGTTGTTCCTTTCTTGTATGCAAGAATGTAGGTACGTTTTCTTCGTTGAGGCATACCATATTCAGCTGCATTAATTATTCTCCATTCGACAATATAACCTAAATCATTCAATGATTCTAAAATAATGGCAAAATCACGGCCTCGTTGTTTGGCAGGAGAACTTAGTAGTCTGTCTACATTCTCCAAAAACAAAATCTTTGGACCTTTGTCTCCTTTATCTTTAATAATTCTAACAATTTGCCACCATAATACACCACTCTTTCCTTCAATACCCGATGCTTGACTAAGCACACGTGCAACACTATAATCCTGACAAGGAAAACCACCGACCAACATATCGTGAATAGGAATATCATCACTTTTCACTGTTGCAATATCTTGATTAAAATGACCGTCTTGGCCAAAAACTCGTTGGTATGTACGTGAAGCGTGTTGTATTTTTGTTGAAGGTTCAAATTGATTACTCCATATTGTGTTAAAGAACTTCGGCTCTTCTTTATGATTTTCATTCACACGTTCAAAGCCAACTCTAAAACCACCAACACCCGCAAACATTTCAATAATATCCATATATCTTAAGTCTTTTTATTTATTTTACTATAATGATTGGTTAAAACCAACAAAACTTATAAAATTATGTAATGTAAACATTAAAACAAATGTAAGTTGGAGGACTATTAATCCTCCATTACGTGTTTTCTTTCTTATGTTCTTTCAAAGAATCAATAAGGTATTGCACATCATCATGTACCGCCTCTCCCAGGAACGTATCGTAATTGGGGACATTACCAAAATACTACATCTTGGGTAATACGTTCATTAACTGTCATAACTCTCATTACCTTAATTTTTAATTTAACATTTAACTTACAAATCTATTATACTTTACTTGGAGTATTTTTCCAAATACTTTTGTATCTTTTTTCATTAAATTCGTTCTCCTAATTTAATTACAAATACTTTGTCCTGCTCAGGTGCACCCCATTCTGTCTTCCCATTGGAAATACTAATGCCATCAATCTTAAACGTCATACGTTTTTTCATATAGCCATAAGAGAAACAAACATCAGTATATGGCACGAAACACATATCGGTTGGAATATCACCAAATTCTTTAATACTATTTGTAATATCCTCAACATTGGTTGCATCCATTTTACCATTTGTCATATACAACAATCTCTTAACCCAATACGATTTAATCTCACGATATTCCTCAGTCTTTACACCGTCATCGATTAAGTTGTACCATTCTTTCTTGAGTGAAAGATATAAAATTTTCTTTTCTTTCATTATAAAACTTATCTATAAAATCTAGATAGACATGAAATAGGCATCTGCGATGTCGTCTACCTTCTTTAGTACACCCATTTTAGGATACAACGTCAAGAAAGTTTTCGATATTAGTTCCTTCGATGCGTTACCTTTACCGGTGGCGTGCTTCTTTGCTTCCGACGGCGGTACTATGGTATATGATATATTAAGCGATTCACAAGTACCGCGAATAAGATAATTTAGACCGGCCAAGTCAAACACCGAAAGTGTCTGTAACGAACCGTATGAGATACCTTCCATGTATACTTTTACGTTCTCTGTACCTACCTTTCGAACAGCCGATTTTAGTACTGTTTTAATATGATCTGTTATATATAATAAATTTCTTGTTTTACACACCTCGTTTTCATGCTTGTCTGTACTCGATACCTTATCGTACAATAAGAACTTAAAGTTACTCAACTTGATATTTTGTTCTTTCTTTGTAAGGTTATTAGGTCTTATAATATAGAACTTTATTTTTTGTTTTCCGTTCACATCTCGTTCGTTAACGCAGATGCCGGTAGAGTTTATACTCGGGTCGATTCCGATTGTTATCACATTTATTTACTATATTTGTATATTTACAATAGCTGTTTTTATATGATAAATCATACTTTTTGTCCTGATTTGTACGTTTTCTGTTTTGGGCAGGGACGTACAAATACATTACAAGCCCGTAAAGGCACTTTTAAGGCTCTCTAACGCACTCAAATATACTAGGCTTAGCCTAGTGAAGGTCAAAGAAAAATCGTGCGTTAGAGAGGAGATTTTTGGACGTTTAGAGTTTAGTCGATATATAACTGAAATAAGACGATCTCGTTCATTCCAGAGACCGTCTTATTTTGTTATTGATAAGTACTATTTTCGACCTTTTAATTTACGAACAAGTACGTCGTTGTTTGCACTGAGTGCTTCGTTGAGTTCTGTAAGACCTATACTACCGTTCTTTTTATTTGCTTTATTAGTGGTAGGAGTAGTGTCGGTGCTAGAACCGGACGGCGCCGAAACGTTCATCGTCGTGCTTGAATTAGATGTACCACCGTAGTCTACACCCCCGCCTTCTAATGTGGCATCGCCAGCCATGCCTTGGTTCACTTCTACAACGAGCTTCTTGTCCATAATCTTTTGTACGTCCTTAACAGATTTCTTGATCATATCGAAGCGACGAACCTGCATCTTATCGGCGTTATTGATGGTCTTTTCGGCACGTTCTATTTCCTTAACCAGTCTATTAAGAACACCGGTCAAATGCACAGCTAACGCATGAGTGAGTTTATCGACATTTCCTAACTTTTCTGCCAGGTTGTTTAAGCTGATAGCGAAACTGTTCAGCCTGTCTAAGTTGCCGACCTTCACCGCATTGATAGTCTGTACATACCGTTCCATGACAGCGGCGTGCTGAGCGAATGTCTGGTTCTGACCAAGCTGTGCTTCGGCTTCAGCAATCTCGAGAATACCCTTCGCGAGGATAGAATAACCGTTACCTCCGGCGTTCGAAGCGTTCTGTGCTGTTCTTATAAGTAGATTAAACGCTCTGTCCTGGTACATTGTGGTGTCTGCAATATCTCGCATCGAAACAGATCCGATACCCTTAAATACAGTTACCATTTTCAACATACTGTTCTTGTATTCATTTAATACCGCTTGTAAGTTACCCAACGCACTGCGATCGGCACTCACAAAACTATTGGTCGACTGCATCGCCTTGGTAAGTGACTTTAGAATATCTCCGAACCCGTCGGTGAATGTATCAACGTCTTTAGCAATCGTTTTAATATCCGAAGCGTTGCTTGAGAGTTCTTCTTTGTCTATACTACTAACTATCGCAGTGAACGTAGACAGTATATTACCTATGTTCTTGACAATAACATATTGCATCTCTTTACTACCCTTCTCAACAGGTGTTTGTTTAATAAAGCTAGTAACTGAATTCTGGTTATCGGTAATTGTCTTTTGAAGATCACTTATTTCAGTAAATAACTTACTTATTTCCTTAGAAGCATCTACTATACCACCAATAGCCGACTTAATATCACCGGCAGTGTCGTTTAAGAATTGTTCTATTGTCTTATTCTTACCATTCCAAATACGACTCAACCAACCGTTTGTCATGTCTTTACCCTCGGCATCTTTAGCTGTACTATTAAATAATGTGAATATACTAACAACACCTTCTAATAGACTCTTGATGTTTTTCTGTGTCGTATTTACTTGAGCATTAACAGTTGCAAAGTCCGTTTTACTCATATTACCGACGACGTCGACCATTGTCTTTAACGAATTCGCTACTTCTGTAACAGCCTTACTTGCTCTTTCTACATCCGAACCGCTACCGAACCAGTCGCCTCCGAAATCGCCTTGTACGTCTTTTAATACATCTAATATAGCTGTGAGAACGTCTTTGATGTTCTGTTGTGCAACCTTCATCGTGTCCTGTGTTATCGTAGTCGACAAGTCGATTATCGGTTTGCCATGAGCATCATATCCTGTTATAATAGGGAATTTACCAGACGCATAATATGCCAGACATTGTGCTATTGGAGATAACGAATTGGAAATCAGTAAGATAGACTTGGACGCATTCAACGCTGGTGCATCTGAACTAATCAGACCACCGTTCCAGCTACCGAATATAAACGTACTGTTTTTTACTGTGGTGACAAGTGCGCCGCCAACAGCTTCGATTACACGTTTTATATTTATAGCAACCTGTGCAAATTGATCGTCTCCTAATGTGATGTATTCTTTTATCTTTTCACCTTCGTAAACGGGTACCTTCAACATCGACCAGAACTGAACACCCTGTGCCAACGGCGTCAACGTTTTTCCTATTTCACCGACGGCTTTCGCCGCATTCACAGCCGGACTGTCGTTGAATGCACCTTCTTTGAATAGATCTGGATTGTCTTTAATAGTCGACACAATCGGACGAGCTACTGCCAGTATAAGACTCTTTACGTTTGTAGAGACCTTACTGAACGTCTCGTTGCCTAATGTAACATACTTAGTTAATGTAGTACCGTTATATACAGGAATCTTAAGTTCGGCTAAGTCTTTAACACCCTGTGCCACCTTACTTAACGAATTACCGACATGTCCTACCATCTTCGCAGCGGCTACAGCCGGTGTATCGACAAATGGGTTCGAGAAGAAATCACCTGTGCCGAACAGATCTGGGTTCTTTTTTATCGTATCGACAAGCGGTCGTGTTACCGCCGTTATTATTTTTTCTATATTAGAGGCAACAGTAGCGAATGTTTCGTCGCCTATTGTAATATAACCGGATAATTTAGTACCGTTATATATAGGAATCTTCAAGTCTGCCAAGTCTTTTACTACTTGAGCAACAGTACCCAGTGATCCGATAAGATCCATTATGGTACTACTCACAAGTTTTGCTTTCACCATCAGCGTCCACGGTGCCGCCTCTACCATATTTTTAGCGATGCCGAACATACCGGTGACGAGACCATTTACCTTATCAAAGTCTATTTCAGGTGCATTGTTTAGTATTGTAGCTGTCACTACGACATTTCGCACCATTTCACTGATAGCGAATACAAAGCCGATTACACCAGCAAGTGCGGCGGCACCGGCCCCCAACAGTAGTGCTCCGACACCGCTTGTTATGATAGCGCCCAATGCAGCGGCGATAGCCGTCACACCCGTAATTAGGACACCCCCTATCAACATTACTTGCTTTACCTCATCGACGGATGCGATACGAGCAACCAGGGCAACCTCTTGGAGGGCTTTACCCATCAACCATGTGATGCCTGCGATAGCCAACATCGCTAAACCACCTTGGACTAGATTACCCTTTATTTGACTTAATAAGTACATTACAGTCGACATGCCGCCGACGAACAACACCGTTATCGCCGCAAATTCAGGAACTGCCCACCACATGTCTTTGTTATCGGCAATGACTTTGCCCCCTGCCAGTAGTACAGCACCCGAAATAGCAACGAGTATACCTAGTGCTAGTGCCGTCGGTATCGACATCGCAATATCTGTAGCGTTCTTCTTATATATCCATGTTAGTGCAGCGACAAAGCCCAGTAGCATGACACCGAACAAGACGGTATACCAGGCACCTTCTTTGCCCATCAATTCAAGTATAGCACCACCGGCTAACAGTACAGCACCGGACACAGCAACTAACAATGCAAGACCTGTCGCTACACCGAATGCAGTGGTTATATCTTTAGCATTCTTCTTGTATATCCATGTTAGTCCGTATACAAAACCGAATAACAGTACACCGAACAGTATAACATGTGCGATACCTTTCGGACCCATTGCTTCTAATATAGCACCACCGGCTAAGAGTACAGCACCGGACACTGCGATGAGGATAGTAAAGTCACGAGCGTGCTTTAATGCGTCGTCGACTACAGACCCCATTATCTTATATACAAGTCCGACCCCTAAGAGGAACAGTCCGAGTGTCACAGTAAATGTTATAAGACCTTCTTTATTAACAAGAGGCATTAACATACCGGCGCCTAATAAGATAGCACCCGAGACGACTAACAAGACCATGAAATCACGACCGATCTGTACGGCTTCCTTACCAATCTTCTTCGACAGCAATATGTAGATACCGCTGACGGCGAACAAGAATGCACCTAACGATGCAGTGAATGTTATAAGACCGACGGGGTCGATTAGTTTAGATACCAATGCACCGGCGAACATAATAGCACCTGATACAGCGACTAACACAACAAATTGCTCTGATACATTGAGTACGTCGTCTTTAAGTATCTTTGCTAGTCCTAAATAGATTAACGAGACGCCGGCTGTAAAGCCACCGAGCATACCGAGGAACTTATATATACCGTCTTTATTGGTATATTGTGTTATATAAGAACCTATAACTAATACTGTACCAGACATCAAGACCATCTGGTTGAATGCTTCAACATTCTTTATAGTATCTGCATTTGCTATAGCGGAGATAATACGATATGCCGTACCGACACCGATTGTCATAGCAATAAGTCCTCCTACGAACATTGTAAGGTCGGTAAGTTGGACAAAACGCATCAAGAAACTACCGACTGCCATCGCTATTGTAGACGATAGAACAAAATCAGTAAAAGCACTCATAGATCTGTCGTCAATATCAAGACCGCTCATCTTCGCTGCCGCTTTCGATACACCTAAGATAAACAACGGTAACGCCGCAGCGAACATTACTACAGCTTTCCAAGATATTAGTAGGGACGCTGCACTAACGACGAGTAATGCACCGACTGCGACACCGACGACCAACGCGAAGGTCTTACTTGTTTCCTCTGCATTATTGATGGCATTTTCGTCGATAGTAGACAAGGTGTGCATGAAACCTCGGATGAAACGACCTACATTCTTACCCGTCTTCTTACCGACGACTTTATCAAGTGCATCTAGTCCTTTAACGGCACCGACGAGGTTCTTTATGGACTTGTCGAGTCTACCGATACCCGCGTCGTTGACTAGTCGTAATTCGTCGAATACTAGTTTTAGACCGGTTGCGAGTTCTATATAATAGTCTAAACGATCTTGCATAGCATCCCGCGGGGGTATACTAACAGTGAACATTTCTGTAAGTAGTTTATTAACACTGTCGACAGTACCCTTAGCCGCTTTCAACTTCAGCATCGTCTTTATCATCGACCGTATACTAATAACGTCACCGATTGCTTCTATAGTATCGTTAAATTGCGAATATGTTTCTTTAATGTTATTGATTTGTTGTCTATAGTCACTTCTAGTAACGGCACTGATAGTACCCATTTGTATAGATATGTCTTTTATAGACGTTACAAGTTCCAGAAATGCCTTATTAAATACAGACGACGATAGTTTTAATTTAACATGTAACAATAACAACGATACTAACGATCTATCTGATATTTTCAATGCAGTATCTACAAAAGAAGCATACCCGGAAAACATTTCTGATACGACAAGTATGTCATTTTTTGCAGATCCCATATTATGCGCTACTTTTGATAGGGAATCTACTATTTCAGAGGACATGCTTACTAAAACCTTGTTAAATCCTTTATTTACTTTCTTTTTAGATATAACATTTGCATTGTCGATAAAGGCCGATAAAGATGCCAAGAAGCCGACGATCATACCGATACCGAAAGTGTCGCGGTCGTTTTTATGTTTAATTTCTTCTATAGACTTTATATTGTTAGCTAAGTTCTTAAAAGTATCATCTTCAAATATCTTATTTATTGCTTTTATGATGTTGGTTATTCTTTCGCCGAAATCTGTAGCGTTTTGTTTTTGTTTAGTGTCGGATGACGGTATTTGTATACTAGATAAGTTTTTTATAATGTCGTTTAGTACACTTACATTATTTTGTACGTCTCTATTTATATTGACATCACTCAGTGTATTTACAACACGAGCTACTTCTGTTAAACCGACAATCTGTCTTTGTGCTGTTTCATCGTCTATATTAAAATTTTTAAGTTTATCAAGTAGCTCGACCAACTTATCTATACCGTTACCGTCGGATCTTAATACAATATCTAATTGCTGTATACTGTTTCTGTTATCTGGCAATGTAGATAATACATTAGAATTTTCTAAAAGTCGACGTATAAACTCTAATTCTACAGCCGTTGTATCTAATACACCTTTAATATCAATTAGTCTATCTAACGATCTAACGATGTTGTCCATTTTAGACTGTGTTGTAGGACTGAATTCAACGAGAGTAGGTTGTGTACCGTCATTTCTACTTTCCAGAGTACGTTTAATATCTGCGATAAGACTATATAACGAGTTTCTGTTCGATCCAAGAGCCTGACTTTGACGAGACAAGTCGTCTCCATCACGGGGTGATACGTCGACGCCGTACAACAAAGACACCAACGCACCGGAAATAATAGAGTCTACAAGCGACGGGCGTTCCTCGGATCCGGGTTCTTCTCCAGACGGTGTTCTAATTCCTCGTTGTCGTATTGTATCCATTAACGATCGTGCCATTGTGTCGGTTTATATTTGTTGTATATGTAAAAATCTGTACGTGTAGATTCTGTAAAATGCACTGATTTAGACAGTTTCTGTTTTGCGCACTGGTATGTAAATACCTAACGTCCTCGTAAAGGCACTTTTAAGGCTCTCTAACACACTCAAATGTAGTGACCTTAGTATGTGTAAGGTCCAACAAAAATCGTGCGTCAGAGAGCAAATTTTTAGAGGTTTTGATTTGTCCTGTACAAATGTACTATACTATAGAAAAATAATTATGATGAAACCATTTACTGACATAAGTATAACTACGGCAATAAAAGCAATAAATGACTCAGAATACTGTTATAGTACCATACAAGAGGCAATTGGTGTGCTACGAATAAATCTTAACGATACACTAGCCCGTGATATTGATACAACAAAATATAAAGGATACGATGTTTGTACTGAGTATTACAACTTGAAAGACGGTATTTTAGGACTGCGAGGTGTATGTTATGTGCACGCAACCGATATTTGGGATCCTGTATGGGACGAAGTAAGAAAACAAAAATGTGTAGCGTTTGAAGGTAAAAGGCTTTCAGGAAATCGTTATGTACCAAAACAGGATATAGTTTATGCCGAGGCGAGAGGCTGATTTTGTGCACAAACTACGTTGATTTCTCGAGTTTATGTTGCGTGTACCGGTATGCTGAACTATTACACGTCCATAGAGGCACTTTTTAGCCTCTCTGTCGCGTCCAAACGTACTTACCTGGGTATGTGAAGGCTAGAAGATTTCGACGCGATACAGACGAGATTTTCTTGAGTTTTTGTATGTATATTACAAGTTGATTGTAACTGCACTGATTTTGCTCACAAAGTTCGCTATAATACAAATATACGAACAAGTAAACCAATTAAACATACATTAAAGATATGGAAAAGTTCAAATCATTTTTTATGAGTCTTTTTATCACTATCGGTGTACTTTTATGCTGTGCAGACTCTTTTGTTGTAAACGCAATGGGTGTATTTGTACTGACATGTGTAGCTGTATCGACGTATGTTTTTAACAATGACAATTAAATTTCTTATATTAAATGGAACAACCAAATTTGAATAGGTCGGTAGACCCCAGAGACTATCCTAATGTAAAGTGTGACAAATGCGGACACGATGTATTTATGCCTGCGATGGTCGTAAAGAAGATTCCGGGCGTCGTAGTAGGTAAAGCCGGTGAAGATATTAACTATCCTATGTCAGTTTTCACCTGTACTAAATGTGGTACTATTATGGCAGGCGATCGTAAAGCGCTTAAATTGGACCATGATGAAACAGTGATTGAACTACAATAGTCAATTGAGGATATAGATAAGAACACAACATTTATTCTATGAAGGTTGTATGATAAATGTTGCATAATAAATAAAGAAATTAAATAGGTATTCGTAGTACCGAATTTACGCTTGTGGACTATTAGTAGTGATAGGTTGAAACAAGAAGTGAAACTATTTTAGCTAAACAATTTAGGTTTTCATATACGATGAAAAGTCAAAATTACAAGTATATCGTCGCATTTGACATTGAATGTACCGGACTGTATCGTGAGACGGATCAGATTATCCAGTTCTCGGCTATTAAATACGATGCGAAAACAAATGAGGTAGTTGATGAACTCGACCTTAAAATCCAACCTGTACAACCTTATAAGATTAGTATGGGTGCATATTTCAAACACGGTATCACACCGAAACAATTGGAACAATACCCCCATTTTGAAGAAGTCGCAGACCAAATTGTTGAATTCTTCGGTAATCCGAAAGAGAATGCTGTATTGACATTCAATGGCAATAGCTTTGATATTCCATTCTTGAACGAGGAACTCAAACGATACGGTAAGTCTATTAATTTCACTGACCGTGTTATTTTCGACTCTTTCTTGATTAACAACAGAATCAATCCGACCGACCTGGAAGGTATTTATGAAAAATACACAGGCCATTCAATGGAAGAGTCCGGACTAAACGCCCACGACGCACTTTCGGACGTGAAAGCTACGTTTGAAGTATTTAATAAACAAAAAGAGCAAACCGATAACTTAATGGTACCGATTATCGTTACCGACAATTCGTTGAAGACATTCCGCGACGGTGCAGTGGTGTTCAATTTCGGTAAATATCGGAGTTGTGACGTACAAAAAATTCATAAAATCGATCCGAGCTACATCGACTGGTGTCTCAGTGACAAATGTAATATGTCGGGTGAATTCAAAACCGTATTGAGATCCCTCTGTGGCCTCTAGTAGTCTTATATAGACAGCAGTAGTCTACGTCGGTAGTCTACAACAGTATTTAGTAGTACTTTGTAAGTCTTGTGGTCTTTAATATCAATTTAAGACTTTAATAGTACTTTGTAAGATTTTTGTAAACTATAAAAATATGACAAAACAACAACAAATCGGCAATGCAGCCGAACTCGCCGTTCTTGCACGCTTTGTAGAGGCAGGATATACAGTCAACGTACCTTACGGCTGTGACGCACGTTATGACTTTATCGTAGAATCGGAATATGGTAAGCTATATAAGGTACAAGTAAAACACGGTCGTGTAAGAACAATCCACGGACAAGACTATATAAAGTTCAACACCGCATCGTGGGCCGGTAGTACAGAAAAGACAAGAAACTACGTCGGTGAATGTGACTTTATCGCAGTATGGTGTTCTGAATTGAGCCGACTATTTACTGTACCGTGTACAGAAGAATACAATAATAAGCGTAATATGACGTTGTTGCTCGACGACGGCGACCCTAAGCAGTATGCAAAGGTAAAGAGTCATAAGGCATCGATGTTTGAAATTTTTAAGTAAAAATATGGGAAGATTGCGAGACATTTTAGAACAGTGGTGCGATGCACATGTTGTAAGCGAACGAAGAGGTGAACCTGTTGATATGCAATGGGTTAACGACGAACGACCGATGATGACCGCTGATGGTCGACAAGTGATCATCACAGAAGTCGATATGGAAAAAGTACCCAACGAGATTGTCGGTAGTGTCAGTCAGTTCGGTAAGCTGTGTGATTACAGATGGTCAGAAGACGGTACATGTGTACATGCAACGGACAGACACAACAATCCGGTTAAGCCAGAAAATAAAGATAATCTGGTAAAAGCACAATAAATTCGGTAGTTTACAATGGCGCTACACATCACGTCAAAAACTAGACCTTTATATGTTCCAGAACCAGCATACGGGCGGCCTACTTCACGAGATGAATTGAAGGAACTAATACGTCAGGAACTACGACGTCAAGGTCCGGATGCTGATTTGAATCATATTGACGTATCAGAGATCACCGACATGTCTTGGTTGTTCTGTTGCCTTGATGTACGTGACATCAAAATCGACAGTTGGAATGTTAGCAATGTGCAGACGATGGAATCCATGTTCAACGGTTGTGATAGGTTTACGGGTGCCGGTTTAGACAATTGGGACACTAACAATGTTGCGATAATGACAAACATGTTCCGTGATTGTAATGCCATTGTTAAACTACCTCGTTGGTATACCGACTTTGTTGACTTAGATCATAATTCAGGCAATGATAGTAAAGATGAGTTTTATTGGGTTCTGGCTACTTTAGTTTTATTATTTATAGGCGCCATAGTCATTCCTATAATAGCGTATATTGTTTTTGAAAAATAATGTCAATAAATCGACATCGTGGATTCAATTTATATAATATGATCACAATAATTTGCGCTCTCGATGAGAACAGAGCTATCGGCTTCGAAGGTCACATGCTTTTTCATTTGCGAGGCGATCTACAACGTTTCAAAACACTCACTTCGGGACACACTGTAATTATGGGACGGAAGACTTTCGAGTCGCTACCGAACGGTGCTCTTCCTAATCGTCGTAATTTTGTGGTTAGTCGTTCGCTCCGTGAAGCACCGCCCGGTACTCATCTGTTTCATTCTTTAGAGACTGCATTAGTAGGAGCGTACGATGACGACCGAGTATTCATTATCGGTGGCGCGTCTATCTACAAAGCGGCATTGCCCCTGGCAGACAGACTATGTTTGACACACATTGAAGGGGTAGCACTGGAAGCCGATACTTTTTTCCCGAAAGTCGACTACAATGATTGGGAGTGTACATTCAGAGAGTCACATCCAGCCGACGAGCACAACGAACAACCTTATACATTTGTAAACTATGCCCGTATCAAATAAGCAGATTTTAAGACCTACTTCTAACGAACAAAGGACGTCAGGATGTGATCTACAAGACCTCTCCTCTCCAAGTAGTGGACCACGAAGTGAAAACAGAAGTTCGGAGCAAACTGTAACATTAACTGTTGAGGAGTGGAAAACATTAAAAGGTATAATAGAACGTGGGCTTGACAATACACCTGTAGGATTATGGAAAAAGAATATACAAGAATATCAAAAATTGTTTACTAAGCTTAACCCACAGCTTTCATCTTTTATTTAATTTCATATATGAATGGTAGTACTAAAACAGTGAGACCAACTACAAAAGCCGAGTTACGTTCTGTCATAAAACAAGAACTGGAACGTCAAGGTTGGGATGCTGACTTGAACCATATCGACACATCGCTGATTACAGACATGTCTAATTTATTTTGGTTACTCAATCCCAGAAGCATCAAAATCGACGAGTGGGATGTCAGCAACGTGACAAACATGTCTTGGATGTTCTGTCATTGTACCTGTTTAGATTGTAATCTGTCTAAATGGGATGTATCGAAAGTGACGGATATGTCACACATGTTTGATTGGTGTTTATTTTTCAACAGCGACTTGTCTAGTTGGAATGTGTCCAATGTCACCAACATGTCACACATGTTTTACAATTGTGGCATCTTCAATTCCGACCTGATCTATTGGGACGTTTCTAATGTACGTAGTATGTGGTGCATGTTCTTTAATTGTAGAAAATTCAACGGTAACCTGTCCTATTGGAATGTGTCCAATGTGAGGGATATGTCTGCGATGTTCTACTGTTGTGAAAAATTCAAATCAGACTTGTCTGGTTGGAACACATCGAACGTTCAGCACAACAAATTCATGTTTGACAAGTATACTAAGATGCTACCTGAATATTATCCTAAATTTGATCAGCATGTCAATACACATCACATCTCAGACGAAATCGCTTGTAGTGAGACCTGCGACGAAAGATGAGTTACGTTCGTTGATAGAACAAGAACTGTATCATCAAGGTCTAGATGCAGATCTCAATTTCATCGACACATCGAAGATCACGGACATGTCTAATTTATTTAATTCACTTGACATCCGAAATATCAAAATAGACGAATGGGACGTCTCTAATGTTAGAAACATGAGCGGCATGTTCAGTAATTGTTGGAAGTTTAATTGCGATTTGTCCAGTTGGGATGTATCGAATGTGACAGACACGTCTAATATGTTCTATATGTGTGAAAACTTTAATTGTGATTTGTCTGGTTGGTATATATCCAATAAGGTTGAAGCGCTTCTAATGTTTGCAGCTTGTTATAAGATGCCAGAGGAATACTATCCTCAATTTGAGATTCGTACTAGGCATTAAACTATTAGACTAGTTTCGGAATACTGATTTATCACGCGATGTGTACTATATCTTATATATAACATTAAGTATAAACAATGATCTTAGATAGAACCTGGAATAAGCGAGACAAAAAACTCAGTATTTCATATATTACAAAAGAAGGTAAACGCGACTTTATCACTAAGTACCTTAGTTATATGCCGTCGTACGAATATGACCCGGACGGGGAGTACGATACCTGGGACGGACAAAGGGCAAAACGTGTAAATAAGAAGACATCTGAGTACAACCCTAATACGTTTGATATATTAGAATACATTTATAATAACAAGGAGGAGTTCGCTCCGTTGTTTGAGAACAATTATCCTAATCTATATACATTCGATATTGAAACAGAGGTATCGGACGAGTTCCCTGACCCCGAAGTCGCAGACCAACGAGTGACCGCTATCTCTGTAGTAGGACATAATTTGAGTTGTATCGTATACGGTCTACATCGACTATCGCAGGAGTCTATCAACTTACTGAAAGAACGATATATTTCATGGATCCGCGACAACAAATTTGCAATGTCGATTGTAGAACAGTCGGGACAGAAAGTAGAAGATTATATTAAAGTATATTATAAAGCATTTTCTTCAGAAGAGGAATTGTTAGAGGAATTCTTTAATAAGGTAGTTCCGAATACACCGGTACTTGCAGGGTGGAATTCATATCGTTTCGACTGGATGTATCTTACGACACGCATTAAGCGACTGTTCGGTGCTACTACAGCCAAGAACATGATCTATAATGCGTCACCGACAAGGGAAGTCACTAAGATTGCATGGAAAGAACTCGACGGTACGTCGTACAGCCTGCCGGCGCCTCAACATAGTGTTGTGTTGGATTATATGGAAATCTGTAAACAGTACGACAGAATTTTGGTACCGTACGAGTCGTTTTCGTTGGATTATGTATCGTCCAGGGCAGTCGACGCACATAAGATCAAGTACGACGGTTCGTTGCAACAACTCTACGAGCGTGATGTAGAATGGTATTATTTCTATAATGCTGTCGACAGTTTGTTGGTACAGCTGATTCATAGAAAACTGAAGTCACTGGAAGTACCATGTTCTATGTCGACCAGTACAATGATTACGTTGAAAGATGCTTTCGGACAGGTAGCCATTACCAATGCGAACATGTTCTATGAGTTTTACGATAACAATAAAGTAATTGTATACAACTGGGATCATACCGTTCGAGAAAAGAAACCGTACAAAGGTGCTTTCTGTGAGTGCATCTCCGGACACTACACATGGAACGTGTGTTATGACTTCGCGTCACTTTACCCGTCACAGATCCAAACTTGTAATCTGTCGTTCGACAACATTGTAATCGACGAAAATGGCGAAAAGTTCGACGAAGAGGAACTAGAAAAGTTCAGAAAAGATCCGAATTATTTCGTTACGGTGAACGGGAATGTGTACAAAAATGACAAAGAATATACGTTCAAGAAAATGCAGCGTCGTATGAAAAAGCAACGCGACGAGTTTAAGTATACAGGTCAACGTATTGATTCTGAACTACTTACGTATATCGATAGTCTAATTAAATTAAAAAATAACAAATGAAAAAGAAAGTATTTATCAGTCAACCGATGAACGGTCTTTCTAATATCGAAATCAGTGCGGTGCGCAATCGTGTCAAAGAACGGTATGAGTCTATAGGTTGGACTGTACTGGAATCCTACTTTGGTAATGACTTTGAAAATTCTAACGTACCGAACAAAGGATTGTTGTACTTGGGAGAGTCGTTGAAATTGATGGCACAGGCCGACCTTGTTTACTTTTGTAAAGGTTGGGAGAAAGCACGTGGTTGTGTGATTGAACACCAGGCTGCAGATGCATACGGTATTGAATGTGTTTTTGAGAAATGATGTAGTATAAACAGTGAACAAATGGCAATTCACATCACATCTACAACAAAATCATGTATAGTTAAACCATCGACAAAAGATGAACTCAAGACTATCATAGAACAAGAACTGGAACGTCAAGGTCCGGATGCTGATTTGAATTTCATTGATGTATCTGAAATAGATAATATGGAATGCTTATTTTATAGGAAAAATATAAGGTACATTGAAATCGATGGATGGGATGTCAGTAATGTCACTGATATGCACGGCATGTTCTACGATTGTAAGTATTTTAACTGTGATTTGTCTCTTTGGAATACATCCAATGTACAATTTACCGAAGTTCACGAGGTTCACTATGTCAGAGATGTTCTATGGTTGTTCTAATCTCAATTGTGACCTGTCTCGTTGGTCTAATAATAGTTTGATTTATGCAGCAGGTATGTTCACGTTTTGTGACAAGATGACAGATGATCTAAAACCTAAATTTATGTAGCCATGCCAATTCACATCACATCTAACAGCAAATTATTAAGACTGAAACCAACATCGAAAAAACAACTGAGGTCTATTATAGAACAAGAATTGGAACGTCAAGGTCCCGATGCTGATTTGAACTTTATCGATACATCGCTTATTACAGATATGTCTATGTTGTTTTGGTGGATTGAGATTGGAAACATTAAGATAGACGAATGGAACGTATCCAATGTCACGAATATGATCGCCATGTTTACAAATCAAAATTTCAAGTGTGACTTGTCTGGTTGGGATGTTAGCAATGTAGAACGATATGATGGTATTTTTGAGGATTGTCCTAATATGACACCGGAACTGCAACCAAAATTTTATTGATTAACACAGTTTTACTATGCCGATTCACATTACATCAAATGCGAGATCATTAACAATAAAACCAACAACAAAATACGAACTCAGAGACATTATCTGGGAAGAAATTAAGCGGCAAGGTCCGGATGCCGATTTGAATCATATCGATACGTCGCTTATAACAGACATGTCTATGTTGTTTGGTATGATTACCATTGGTAACATTAAAGTAGACCAGTGGGAAGTCTCTAATGTGACAAATATGCGCCACCTGTTTTGTGGTTGTCTAAAATTCAACTGTGACTTGTCTAAGTGGGACGTCTCTAATGTGACTAACATGGAAAACATGTTTGATTGTTGTATCAAATTCAACCGTGACTTGTCTAAGTGGGACGTTTCTAATGTGACAGATATGTCTGGTATGTTCTATAACTGTCCTATAATGGAGTCATATAAACCAAAATTTAACAATGACGCAATGTCGTCTGACCGTGTTGATGAATTAAATAGGATTATGAGACAGTTATTTGGATATAGATGATATTTAGATTAAATAGTAATGGCAATACATATCACATCAAATACAAAATCGGCAACATTGACGCCTACATCAAAAGATGAACTTACTTCTATTATAATGGAAGAAATTAAGCGACAAGGTCCAGATGCTGATCTCAATTTCATTGATACGTCGTTGATTACAGACATGTCGTTTTTATTTGTTTGGGTTGGTATTAGAAACATCAAAATCGACGAATGGGACGTCTCTAACGTTACGAACATGGACAAAATGTTTTCTGGTTGTAAAGAATTCAGCTGTGACTTGTCTAAGTGGGACGTCAGCAATGTAAAATACCATCGTTTTATGTTCGATAATTGTCATATAGATGATGCATATAAACCAAAATTCAAGTGATTAATATGTACAAACAAGGGCTATTCAACTCAATAAAAGAAAGTGCACAACAACTAAATGTCTGTTTACAAGATAATAGGGGACTAATTTCACCGGACGCGTTTAGTGAATTAGATAGCATTATGAGTGATTTACTCGTTCAATTGAACGATTTTGAAATTAAATAATAAGATATGGGAGGAAAATATGTAATGCTGGTAGACGAGACTATTCGGCATGAAGGTCGTACGCTGTACCGCGTTCAGGCTGTAAAAGACTTCAACGATGTCAAGTCGGGTGATAAGGGTGGGTGGATTCAAACAGAGGAAAATCTATCCCAGGACGGCTTATGTTGGCTATACAATGACGCCAAGGTGTACGACGATGCTAAGGTAGAGAAAAATGCGACGTTAAGAGATAATGTTTGTGTTTTCGGCAATGCGTATATCGGCGGCAGTGTAAAATGTAGTGAGAATGTTATTATTAAAGACAATGCAAGGGTATTCGGTGATGTAATCCTACAGTATTTTGTACAGGTATATGAAAATGCTAATATATCAGATAGAGTTACTGTCAGTAACCGCGCACATATCCACGGTAATGCTAGTCTTAGCGGTGATGTATATGTCGGTGACAATGTCAACATTTACGGACACGCTATGCTTACTGGATTTACTTACGTCGAAGATGATGTTGTAATCTACGGGGACGTTGTTTTAGGTTCTGACGATATTATCTGCGGCGATGCCGTTATCGACAGTAATAAGTCGTTTATAACCTTTGTTGTAAATGAAGATGATGAACGTAAGCATGTTGTAACGTATAGTGCATCAAATATGATGTGGTCACTCGACTGGTTGGGTAGTTTGACTACGGAGGAATTTTTGAAGCACGAAAAGACCGTTAGTGAGCATGCGTACCGGCTTGCACAGCAATACGTTGGTGTTGTGAAGGCAATTTATTTCGATACAAAACAACAAAATGTGTAGACTGTATTGATTTTGCTACTAATATAGACTATTATTATGAATGTGAGTTACAACAAAACAATATGGCAATAAATTTTTAGAGCCTACATTGATTTTTCTCATAAAGTGTACTATTTTAGATATGTAACACATCAAGTATGTAACGCAATCAAGACCTACTCTAAAGTAGGTTGCACGTTCAGGTCAGTTAAAGGTTAGGCTAGATGTCTTATACACATCCAATCTGGGTTCAAGTCCCAGCCTGAATACTACTCGCTGATGTATAAATACATTCAGTTTCGGGATTTGTCTTCCTAAGATGAAGAACATTTCCTGCGTAATTACAAAACCGTCCAGTCAGAAGCCATAAATTTGTAATGAATCATATACTATAATAGCGGTTGGGGACGGATTATAGTATATACAATGCCCGAATGATGAAATCGGTATACATGAAAGATTTAAAATCTTTTGGTCAGTAGACCATGTGGGTTCGACCCCCACTTCGGGTACCAAATAGTAACAGTAAACAATCAAGTAGGTTATGAGTTTGAAAATTGAGATTGGTAGAGGACTTAAAGAAGAACACCGTACGGGTATGGGTTCTGAATATGAAGATATTAGTCTTCTTACTGATATTAACTTTCTTTATAGGTATTTCGCTGGACATCCGTACGGAGAAAATTGTATTCATAATACACCAATTACAAAAGAAGAAATTGAGTATTTAGTTGAGGATTGTACACTTGTATTAGAAGATCACAGCATGTGTACTGAATTGTTACCGACAACAGATCATTTCTTATTTGTACCGTCAAAATACAATAATAATTATTTTAAGGATGTGAAGAAAGTCTTAACTGTATTTCAAGAGATTCTTGAAAACTATAACGACGATTATATCTATAGTATTACTTTTACTTACTAAACTAATACACATTTATAACAAGACAGCTTGGCAGAGTGGACGAATGCTTAAGGTGATTATACCAACGTCATAGGTTCGAATCCTATACTGTCTTGAATAAGGACTTGTAGCTCAGTGGTACAGAGCGGCGCCCTCATAAGGCGAAGGTCGTAGGTTCAATCCCTACCTGGTCCACAACAGTACCCAAGTCACTAGAAACTGGCGTGTATATGTTTTTCGCATACTATTAACATATATAACGTACGATAAGAGTATGCAAAATTTGGGCACATTGGGACCCAGAGTATCCTAAACTAATTAGGTTTCTATCATACAGCCGTAGAAGATAGAGTAATTATACATTCCAAATCTCGGAGTAATCATTATTTGCTAAGTCGCGAATTAGTCTTAGTGAGCTGCGTTGGTAACGTTATAACCATACTTAGTTGCCCGAATGATGAAATTGGTATACATGAGAGATTTAGGATCTCTTGAACAGTAATGTTCGTGTGGGTTCGACCCCCACTTCGGGCACCAAATAGTAACAGTAAACAATCAAGTAGTTAAATAAGGAAATCAATGTTACGAGCAATCAAAATAAGGTTATATCCAAATAAAACACAAGAACAGGTACTAAATAGTGTGCTTGGGTGTTATCGTTTTGTTTATAACTACATGCTTGCTCGTAAACAAGAAGCGTATAACACAGATAAAACAAATCTTGGAACAACTCAACTATCCAAACATTTTCATCATGAGTTATTGAAAGATGAACAATATGCTTGGTTGAAGGAACAGAATACAAAGATAATGAATCAAGCTATTAGACAAATGGATAGTGGCTACCAAAAATTCTTCAAACAACATAATGGGTTTCCAAAGTTCAAGTCGAAGAAGAATAACCAATCTGCGTTGTTCCCGAAAGGTACAATATCCAAGAAAAATACATTTGTGACACGTAAGATAACACTTACAACCAAATTAAAAGACATATCATTTAGATGTTCTGATTTGTACTTGGCAAGATTGCGTAGATATAAGAACAATATAAGAAGTGCAACCTTATCGAAAACCAAGAGTGGGAATTTCTTCTTATCTATTCTTATTGATATGAATGATAACGAACTTACTAAGTTCAATAAAACAGGTCGTGATGTCGGTATCGATCTAGGTGTTAAGGATTTTGTTATAACATCAGATGACACTACATTTGACAACAAACATTTCTATAATAAAGAAGAAAAGCGACTTGTAAAGCTACAACGACAGTTGTCGAGGAAACGTAAAGGTTCAAACAACTTCTATAAACAGTGTAAGAGGATAGCGAAAGTGTTTGAGACTATTACGAATAAGAAGGAAAACTATATACATTCTGTAGTAAATGAGTTATTGTCACAGTATGATACTGTCTACATGGAAGACTTGAATGTATAAGGGATGATGAAAAATCATAAACTTGCCAAGGCAATCCAAGAAGTTGGATTTTTTAAGTTCAAGACTGTGCTATCAACTAAGGCTTTACAAAACGACAAGAAGGTTGTACTTATTGATCGATTTTATCCCAGCTCAAAGACTTGTTCACAATGTGGTTATGTACACAATGACTTGAAGTTACAAGACCGTTATTGGTGTTGTCCTAAATGTGGCACAAACCATGATAGAGATTACAATGCAGCACTAAATATCCTCTACGAGGGTCGTAGGATAAGTGCAGTATAAGAACAAAACTAGTAGGTATTCGTAGTACCGAATTTACGCTTGTGGACTATCCTCCTATGGGATTGTGATATTGATTACAATTAGTAGTGATAGATTGAAGCAAGAAGTGAAAACTAAATGTAATGATTTAGATTTTCATGTACGATGAGTCCCGCTTCTGGTACTACATAAGTTGATTTTATTCATAAAGTAGACTATATAATATATAACAAATCAAGTTAGAAACAAGACCAGTAAAAATTACACAGTATGTTGTACACAGAAATGAAGTCAGGTTATCCTGTCGATAGTGACAGAGACGAGTTTGTTATGTTTTGCGCATATTCAAAATTCACCAATACCGATAGCATCATCGATTTCGTAGAAACATTGCCGTATCTGTATCATAATGAATGTGCCCTGCTCGATGAAATTGAAGTGATGTTCGATCATTCGAACTATAAAAACCTACACATCGTACTTTATGTGTTCGGTCGGACCATTGCTGAGTATGTTGTTTCAGAAAAAGATGGTAAGCTGGTTGTCGCAATAAACGATAAGTACAGCAACGAACGAGTAGACGAGTTGTATTATGAACCTATTAAGCGACATGCTGGATTATATTAGTAGATATGGCATTACGTAGACTACAACTGTGTTCAACTTTATTGCCTTACAATAAAGACCACAAGAAAAGAAAGTACATCAAGGCCGGTGAAAGAAAATGGTTGAAGAATCAATTGAATCGGTACATCAGACACAGAAACAGAGTCGTCTTTGAAGACTGTGACGTTCACAAGTTCAAAAGAGTCTATAAAGGCTATGACTAAATACGTTGAAGTTTAATTAAGTTCTTAAAATATGATGTGGTATGTACCAGGTATTGTTCTGTTTCTAATAGAACTACGTGTGTTGTTCAATACACAGTACTACGATTTCGATGTAGACCACCGAGGTTTTAATGTACACAGGTACCCTAATAGGAATTTCCGAGTTAAACTGTGGCATATACTGTTGTTGCTTATCGGTAACGTACACTACCTTTGTTTCGTTACGCTGCTGATATTCATTCTCTTTTATCTAAAGAAAATAAACAGTGGAATCCCCCCTCACAATGAAGAGGAAACCTATTGGGTCTATAACGACCAGATAGTAATTAGCACTTATAAAAAAGTCCGTAAGGTACTAAATTATGAATTTAATGATTGACTTTACTGATTTTTCTTGTAAATTACGCTGATTTACCTCACAAAGTTCGCTATTATTATAAATAGAACAATACTGGTGTCGTGCTTAGTACGAATCGTATTGCGTTGCAAATCATATTGTAAAGACCCATGTTAAGGCTATGTTTCTGTGCACAGAATTAACCTCAAACAGACAGCTGTTCAACGTATGAACACTACGTGTTCAAAGAATACATAGCAAACAGAACATTTTTGTAGTTTATGTGGGCATAGAAAAACTACATGCGCGGTGTCTAGCTCAAAGATTGGTAGAGCCTTGATGTTTTGAATCAAGAGATGTAGTTTCGAATCCTATAACACTGTCAATAAGCACAACGGCCTCTGATTCAAGCATACTGTTTGTTGTCTGTTTAGTACAGACATCCACCCGACGGTGTGGAGCGTTTGACCGTCAACCGGACCAGTAGCTCAGATGGCCAGAGCCGAATTCACACTAGTTTAACCTCCTTTCTCTAGTTTGTTTTCCAGAGTCGTAGGTTCAAGTCCTACCTGGTCCACGACAGTACCTGATTACTTTTATAGTTAACTATAAAACACGGTCGGTGGTCTTTGAAGACCTTGCGTAGGTGGGGCGCAGTCGTTTTTCCACCATCATGTTGTCCTTAGTTCAGACGGTTAGAACGTCAGATTGTGGTTCTGAAGGTCATGGGTTCGAATCCCATAGGACACCCTCAATGAATGTAGTTTAATTAGCGTGATTTTACACCACAATCAAAGTCTAATTTAGACTACACCTGCTTCCTTAATGTCACTAACGTGATATACTGGAAGCATTCGCTTCCTTAATGTCACTAACGTGATATACTGGAAGCATTCGCTTCCTTAATGTCACTAACGTGATATACTGGAAGCATTCGCTTCCTTAGCACAATGGCAGTGCGCTTCACTTGTAATGAAGAGGTTGTCAGTTCGACTCTGACAGGAAGCTCTATAATAGAGTATGGACATTTAGCTCAGATGGTTAGAGCGGCTGACTGTTAATCAGTAGGTCGCAGGTTCGAATCCTGCATTGTCCGCAACTTGTATAGTTTATAGAATCGCTCGTAGCTCAGTTGGTAGAGCACTTGACTTTTAATCAAGGAGTCCTGGATTCGAGTTCCAGCGAGCGAACTTATGACAACAGAAAGACAAAAAGCTGCCGTTAGATTTTGTCAAGATGTACTTAACGTACCCTTTAATGGTGACATAAGCAACTTTAAGGAAGTGTCTTCGTTTTTGTCTGAGTATTTAGATGATGCGAAAGAATTCCGTAGTGATATGTTAAGCAATTGGCATGACGACATTTGTTTTTAATTCAATTTAATTATGAAACTAAAAGAAGCAATAGAACGAATAAATAATTCTGAAGAACTCTATTATATAGACGATGCAGAAAGTGTAATTGACTACGAAACACAATTAGCAAGTAACATTGATATAAACCGTCATAGATGGTACGAAACCAGCACTTCTTACTTTCAATTAGAAGACGGTATTTTGGGTATTGAAGGTTTATCTAATGTATACAGTGAATACATGCTGGCTTCTGATTGTGATGTTAATTGCTATGCTTTTGAAGGTGAAGAAATTAAGACAGTATCTTATAAACCAAAAATGGAAAACTAAATCAAAATATCGCGGGATAGAGAAGATGGCATCTCGTCAGCCTCATAAGCTGAAGATCGGTTGGGTTCGAGTCCCCCTCCCGCAACTATATTACTCAGTTAGTATAAAGGCTAATACACGTCTCATTGGAGACGAAATTCAGGTTCGAATCCTGGCCTGGGACTATTTTTAGGAAGGTTGGGTGAGTGGCTTAAACCGTCTCCCTGCTAAGGAGATGTACAGGTAACTGTACCGCAAGTTCGAATCTTGCACCTTCCGCGACAGTGCCCGACAGCTATTTTTTATAAAAATATAGCCTAACGGTCGGTGATTTGTATAAAATACAAATCTTACATGGCGATGTGTAGCCTTTCATCGTACAGATCTTATATGTGGTCATGAACACTATAAGATCCCACGCTGTAGCCTAATCGGTTAAGGTACTTGCTTTGGGAGCAAGGAGTTGTGAGTTCGAGTCCCACCGGCGTGACTGATTGTGTATAGTACACAATAATTGTCTTGCCTTGTGGTGTAATGGTTTAGCACATTTGATTTTGGTTCAAATAGTCGAGGTTCGAATCCTTGCAAGGCAACCATCGGTGATGTAGCTCAGTTGGTGACAAAGTAAGTCAACGCAGTTGACCAGAGCGTGGGACTGAAAATCCGTGTGTCACAAGTTCAATTCTTGTAGATACCACACTTACATGCGGCTATAATTCAATTGAATAGAATATCCCTCTTCTAAAGGGACTACCTGGGTTTGAATCCCAGTGGCCGTACTAAAATGAGAATGTCTATTGTCGCTGCAGAGGCAATAGAATCGTACCATTATCACGTAAAACTGATATAGATCAACGTATATCTAGATGACTAATAACAACATCATGGGTGTTAGGAAAGTTATTACTTATCCTGACTTAAGAATTGCTATTATTTGTCTGTCGAGGGTTTCTTGTTCGTTCCTCGGCAGACATTTTTGTTATATATTGGGGCTGATTGGGTGGTTTCTGTTTTGTACACCGACGTACAGAATCATCACACGTCCGTAAAGGCACTTTTTAGCCCCTCTGACGCACTCAAATTAGTTGACCTTACCAACACCAAGGTCAAAGAAAAATCGTGCGTTAGAGGGCAAGTTTTTATAGCTTTATATCTGTGACAAACAACAAAATATAAAAATGCCTGTCTAAAGGAATCAACAAGTTCCTTCGACAGGCATTTTTGTTATGTTGGGTTGGTTATTTTGACGTTTCTGTTTTGCATACTGATGTGTAAATATCTGACGTCCACGTAAAGGCACTTTTTAGGCTCTCTGGCGCACTCAAATGTAGCGACCTTAGTAGTACCAAGGTCAAAGAAAAATCGTGCGTTAGAGGGCAGATTTTCTGACTTCTTCTAAATCAAGCGATCTCATCGATATTTTGTCGAAGTTCTATCGCACGTTCGTAACCCCCTTGATGGTGTAACTCATTATTCTTACTAGTTATTTCAGGGTCAATGTCATCAAATGTATCTACGTCGTTCACAGCTAAATCATCGGCCTTTTCGTATGCTGCATCTAATTCTTTTGCTACGGCGACATCGGCGGTTTCTGCTGCACTATCGGCTGATTTTGTTTCTTTACTGTCCTGTACCGGTGTTTGTTGACCGTCGTCGGGGGTTTGTACCGGTGATTGTTGCTGATTCTGTCGTTTTACATCCTTTGTTTTTTGAGGTGTTCCCGATGCCGCATTTACACTGTCGGCATTCTTTTGTGCATCGGTTGCACTCTTTGCGACGGACGCTGCATCTTTAGCACGACTTCTTTCTGCCCGCACCGCCGCGGCATGTGCATTGGCTTGTGCTTGGTCTAATTTATCTTCGTCGAAACCACTATAACTATAAAAGTCACCGAGTTTATTACGAGCGTTCGACATATAAATAGAATTAACACCGTGGGTGTACATGCGACTGATTTCTGTAAGGTCGCGAGGTTTTGCGTTCTTTAATTTCACCGTTACTTTAATCTCAGTAGGGAAATCATCGATACCCAACGGCCCGGTATGTTCTATGGTAGAGTCTTCTAATATAAGGTTACCGATAGCGGCGATAGGATTCTTAGGATTACCGATAGTAAGGTGCCATAGACCGACGTTATCACCGCTCAGTAAGGAATTCATCGCGTACAGTGCAGGGCGTCCCAATGCAGCCTTTAACTGTCCCTTTAAGGCATGCGATACACCGAATTTGTTATTTATATTATTTAGACCACTGAAGATAGACTGTACGATATTCACTTTTCCGGACGCGATACCCGACGCAGCCTTCGATGCGGCATCAACAACCTTACCGGCACCCGATGTTATGGCGGAGCTGATTGACGCGACAACACTTCCCAAGTCTAATGTACCGTTACCCAAAGCGGCGGCGAAACCACCTAATTTATCAAAGCTGTTATCGATAAAAGCGTTCACCTTCTTGTATACCGCCATATTTTGAGGCGGACCTATCATTTTTCTAGAACCACCCCAGAAATGTCCTCGTCGGTAGGTTAATTCTAATATATTACCGATAAGGTCCAAAAATGCCGATTTCGGATTGATATTGTCGTACGACCGTAGCTTATAACGAAAAACCAACGTGATGTCTTGTGACATTTCTAATTTACCTTCGTAGATATGCGTACTCTGTACCGTATCTTTCGGTGTGTATACTTTATTACTGTCGTAATTTCTAAGTACTGCGTCGTTTGCTGTACCGTGTGGCTCTGTATTAAGTAACTTACTCAACGGTGTAGCTTTCATCACCCAGCTACCTAAATCAGTCCAGACGCTCTTACCAGACACGTAATCACCGCCTTGGTAGGTATTGTGTGCCGCATTGATAGAGTTACCGATATAACCGACAATGCCTCTGTCCTGGCTCTCTGAGTCGGTATCGATCTCTTGGATTTCTGAATTCAAGGGTTTCCATGTTGCTTTATAACTGTATCTTAAGATATTTTCTAGTTTGTTATCTTCTGTTCCGAACCAGGTAACAAGACGAGCGACATCTTGTCCGTTATCCATTCTGGTATTTTTTCTGTGCTTACCCGATGTGTACTTAAAGATATTATCGCCGACAGGGTGAGCGAACTTCCTCAGTGTTATAAGATGGTTATTGGCAAATTTACCTAAATCGTAACAGTACATGAAATCCGCGAACTTATAACGTGCCTGTCCCAGTACCGACGATCTCTTCTGCGATAGACCGACAAGTTCTCGGATAGTACAATTTGATATATTATCGGCGACCGATACACCGTCGGACTTATGTGTGTCGAGTAGGGGCACATTCGGTGCGATACCGCGAACCTGTACACAATAAAGAGGATTAAATATAGATGTTACTATCGTATTCGGCCCGCTTTCTACATACCGCGCCTGTGGCGTTTTGGAATCTTTTAATAAACCAGCGTCGACGAGTTGTTTCAATTTAGCATTATATACAAAACGGTATCTGTTCATTCCGGCAATGAAGCGTTGAGGCTCTGTAAACGGGTTCTCTATAAATGGGTCACCGGGTCTATTACTACCGCTTTGAAGTATTGATTGTGGTGTATATTCTGTATTTGATGTAATATCGACGTATTGACTGTCATAAAGACTGGTTTTAATATAAGGATTCATATTGATATTCACAGCGCGAAGACGCTCCAACGCCGACTGCATAGGAACCTTTACGTTCTGTGTTTTTACTTTCGTCGCTTGCGACTTGCCTTCTGGGTGCATATTGACACCGCCTACATTTAGACCATTGGGGAACGATAACATCTTGTTTATACTATAATTTATCTTATATATCAAAAATCAGGCGTATTCGGATTATTTATATAGTAACGTATATATACTTTAAGATAATGACACTATACCAAAAATTTCTTGATCTAACCGGTCTTGTACACATCAGTGAAGCCGATTTTAACACAGCACTGGATCCTAAAACAGACGAACAAAAGGCACTACACGACTTTATCAAATGGTCTGTCGGTAAAACAGATGCCAATGCAGAAGCTGCTGCATTTAGAAAAGCTATTGACACTACATTAACAGATACTGATGGTGACAGTTTAGTGACACCTACAGTGCCCGTTTTAGGCGACGTTGCTGGAGAGACAGTAACCGTGGCGGCAGTAGCATCAGAAGAACATAAAGCCAATGTACATGACACTGTAGTAACTTCTCTCACAGCACCTGAACCTGAGGATCATAAAGCTGACGTACATGACAGTGTCTTGTCGTCTCCCGTTGTGCCTGAACCTGAAGATCATAAAGCCACAGAAACAGTGTCTGAAAGTGTAGTAGGTGAGCCGTCTACGTTAGTAGTGAAATGATAATATAAAACAATGGCGTTAGAATATAAGATTTTGGACACCAAAGCAACTGTTAATGTCGACGGTGAAGAATTTATCGACCTACTAACAGATAACGTTATACCGTTAGATATAATGTCGGGACAACCGATAGTAGTGAATGCACATTATGTCGCCCGTCCTGATCTTATATCCTTGGCAATGTACGGTGAAGACGATTATGCCGATATAATTTGTAAGGTAAACGGTATTAGTAATCCGTTCGAGATAAATGAAGACGATATTCTTTATATACCAAGTGTAGAGACTGTTATGGAATTTATCAAAAAGACACGGAAAGCATCTGAATTTGTTACACCAGATAAAGACGACGATGTAAATATCAGTGTCAATAACGAATCGGACAATTTCAAGAAGCTACTTTCAGATACCAGAGCACCGAACGAACAAACTATCAACGACAGTAATTATATCATCGACAGATCACTGGGTCTGGTATTTTACTAAACTAAAAAGAGACTGTACAGTTACTTGTACAGTCTTTTTTCTTTATATTTCAATCTAATTTTATAGTTTTTGTGTTGTTTCTGTTTTGCATACTGGTATGTAAATACCCTACGTCTTCATAAAGGCACTTTTAAGGCCCTCTGACGCACTCAAATGTAGTGACCTTAGTTACACCAAGGCTAAGAAAAATAATGCGATACAGAGCAAATTTTTGTATGTTTTGATAAGTTGACAAAAAAGAGACTGTACAAGTAACTGCACAGTCTCTTTTTATTTTTTCAATAGTAAAAATCAGTGACCGAAGAACCGTTCTGTGACAACAACGAACTTAACGTTATTTGCCGTAGCGTATGCCTGAGCTGCACGCCATTTAGAAACGTTGATAACATATTGCTCTTTCAACCATTGTGACGCTTTCTTCCGTGGCTTCTTGGTTTGCTCGTACGGTTTAATTTCAACAATAAACTTCTGCCCGTCGGTATGTTCTATCACATAATCCGGAAAATACTCACACATCTTCTCACGAAGGGGGTTGTAGTAATCTATTTTGATTATTTCAGACCCCCAACGTTTGATCAGCGGATTCGTCTCACAGTATTTAATAAACTTTAATTCCAGACCGGAACGATATATAACAGGCTCATTATTTTCACATACTAATTTCTTACATTGTGATTTATCTAAATAACCTTGTTTATATCGACCATTTTTATTCGGTTTTAACGTTTTAATATCAAATCCCATGTTCTGTACATTATGGTTTTGGTGTGGACGCAGATGTATCTCCCGTCGGTACCGGTGAAGGTGATACTGTCGGTTCGATAAGTGAATTATCACCGTTTTCGCTCCAATAAACTAAATGTACATCTGCAGACCAGTTCGGGTCGACCTCTGAGTAGATTCTCATATTAGATTCATAACCAGTCGATTCATTCGGATACATTACTGATACAGGTATACTAAATCTATCACCACTACTAATTTTACCTATTTGCCAATCATTCCATTTGTTGTCATTAGGATTACGTTCGTTCCACTCATTCAGTGTTGTATTTATAGTATATAAGTTACTCACTGGTCTTACGACACCATTGGCATCTCTTTGTACAACATTATTAACTTTATCACTATAACGAATTGTGCCGCTAATAGTTGCAGACTTGTCTTTATCTGTATTACGTATTACTACGGTCTTATCGTCTGCATATATACCGTTAAGTGGTGTGTCGTAGTTCTTCACAAAGGGTATTTCTACATTTTGTTCATTCCTACTACCCTTACCTAATGTTAATTTAACAATACCTGTAGCACCCTTTAGATTTTGTCCATTTGTAGTAGAATGTGTCGCAGATGCTATTGTTAATTTACAATTATTAGTACCTTCTACTCGTGTTAAATAATAATTTATAGCTGATTTTGGAGCACCGTTATTAGTTATTACTTCAACACTAGGTATTTCATAATTACCGTTACGTGTAGATGTTAAGATAACGTCCGCAGATACACCAATTGTATCAGTTATATTAAATTGGTTGATTTCCACTTTTTTAACTGGTTGTGTAGCACGTAATACATAATTCGCATTGTCAGATGCCTTTACTGTTACCTTTCTAGTAATCGTTTGAGTATATATAACGTTGTTAAGCTTAAAGTGTGTTACCGTTGCTTCTACTGTACATTCACCTTCTGCCTGCGGTATAAATTCACCAGTATTTTGATTTATAGTACCGATAATTGGTTTATTAAACTCTTTACGTACAGACCATTCTATTTCATACCTAAATTCATCTCGAGTTCGCACGTCGATATTATCCGAATCTATATGATATGTTACTGTAAACCGCTTCTTTTCATCCCTGAATATAGTCTGATTGCCTTCATTGATTGTTACTTCAGGTCGTTTATACTGTTGAACATCTATATCTAAGGACATACTATCGTCACCAGGAAGGCTGACCGTTATAGTACCACGTTTTGTTTCATCTCCAATTATATAGTAACTAGTAGATGCTCCACCCAACTTGAAATCCTGTGATGTAACTACTAGGTTTTCTTTCTCATTACCGTAACGATTTGTAACAGTTACTAAATCATTATAGTCTATAGTATTGTCCTTAAACAAAACAAGCGGCGTTTTTACACCTTCTTTTAGTATCAGACCGTGCCTCTGAACACCTTTAATTTTCACGTCAAAATTTCTTACTAGGCGATCGTCCGCGTCATAAATGCCTAATGTAACAGTTTTATTTTTATCTGTAACTTTCGGTGTTATTCGTATTTTATTATCACCCAACATTACAGTAATGTCGACAAGTCTGTTATCTTCAGCGTTTTTAGGCTTTACAGTTATAGTATCTTGTTGACCGTCGGTAATATCTGTACCTTTATGTGATGTTATCTTATATCCTATTTCTTTAGATGTACCGGCTGTGATTTCGATATTCTCGGGGTCTAATGATATAAATCGAGGACGCTTCAGTTCATCGTTGGACACTGTAATTCGCTTAAAAAGACTTTCTCTGTAAACTTCACGGCCATTAGCCAACTTATATGTAAGTATACCCGTTATATTATATTCACTAGCATTGTCTACTCTAAACTGACCGTTTTGATCTATTGCATCTACAACTTTAGTATTACCATGGACATTTTCAACTGACCATGTAACTTCTTTTCTAAACGTATTGGTATCATTAAAGAATGTAACACCACCGTCAATAAATCTAGTAGCTAACTGTAACGGTAGATCACGTCGTAATACACCGCTTGTTAAATCTTTTCCGTCTGCATATATCTCTGCCCTCGAAGCCTTATACATTTTAACGGTAAACGATTTTTCGACTGTCGGGTCTTCCTTTACATAAAGCGTAACTGTACCCTGCTTGTTTTCATTTTCTGTAAACTGCAACTCATTATCAAGATTCTCTAAAGCAAAGACAGATGACTTGTATTTAAGCGTACCGTAGGTACCGGTAATCTTTGCTAAGTCAGATAATGCGACACGTCTATTCTGAACCAGAATCATAGGATTCTCACCTAATCCGTTTTTAAGAACTATATTATAACGCAACACAACATTTACCTCACCTACTTTCGTACCGTTAGACATTATATCAAAGCTAACCGATTTAGCACTTATTACATCGAGCGATAATCTGAACGTGATTTTTTTTCTCCGAGGGTCTAATATAACATTGATATTGTCCTTTGATACGATTTCAATGTTGTCTGTATTGTTGTCACTATTGGTGTTTTCTGAGCTACCGTTGTATGCTACAGTATAGTCCACAGTAGTACCGTCACCGGCCGCGAGACTTACAGGTCTACCACCGTTTACACTTACATTAGTTATACGTCTAATTGGCAATGCCGTAATGTTAACATTTACTGTGCCTACTTTATTACCGTTACATGTCACATTAAAGGTATGCGATTGGCTACTTAAAGTGCGAGGTGTAGTGAACGTAATTGACTTATTTGTTTTGTCTACTTTAACAGTGATGCTACTGTCCGGTGATACAACCTCAATGTTGTCTGTATTGTTATCTGGTAGTTCACCTTTATAAGCTATAATGTCGTACGATACTTTCTTGTCGGTACCCGCTGTGATACTTACCGGTTTATTGTCGTTTACTCGGACTTCACTTATACGTCGAGGCTCTTGAGCTGTCACATCAACATGCACTGTACCTACTATTTCCCCGTTCGACGTTACAGTAAAGTCGACTGATTTTTTACCCAGATTGCTTTCTGTACTAAACATAATTTGTTTTCCTACAGGATTTATACCAACCATGACGTCGGGTGTTGACGCAATCTCGATGTTGTCTGTATTGTTGTCACTAATAGTGTCTTCTGGGCTACCGTTGTATGTTACAGTGTAGTTAACAGTAGTGTCTGTACCGGCCTTGAATTGTACTGAATTAGTAGTATTTACCGTTATCTTAGTTATACGTCTAAGAGGCAGTGCCTTAACATTAACATGTATTGTATCTACTACTTTGTTATTAGATGTTATATCAAAGTCGACTTGTTTAGCACTTAAAGTCCTTTCCGTATGGAATGTAATCGTCTTTTCTTTTGTATTTACTGTAACGTTTATATTATCCTTAGATGCAATCTCAATGTTATTAGTATCGTTATCAGGTAGTTCGCCATTATAAGACACAATCTCGTACGATACTTTCTTGTCGGTACCCGCTGTGATACTTATAGGTTCACCGTTGTTTACCCTTACAGACGATATACGTTGAATTTCAAGTGCCGTTACGTTAACATGTATTGTACCTACTACTTTGTTATTAGACATTACGTCAAATATGACATCTGATTTAGCACTTAAAGTGCGCGGTGTAGTGAACGTAATTGTTTTAGTTTTTTTGTCTACTTCAACTGTGATACCGTCCTTAGATGCAATATAGATGTTATTAGTATAGTCGTCTTCTTGTTCACCTACATAGTCTGCAGTATACTTAAATGTCTTAACTGTACCTGCCTTGAATTGTACTGAATTAGCAATACCAGTATTACCTTCTACTATCACCTTCGATATACGACGCAATGCTTTCGGTGTTGGGGGTGTTGGAACTACAGACGGTGTAACGACTGTTCTGTTATCGGTAATAGAAATACTTGTGTTATCTACACCCGGATTCCAATTTCTATCGGCCACACCGAAGACTACTGTACCACCACCCCCGGAAGCCGATACATAGTACTTATCGACTTGCTCGCTGTATTCAACTTTAGAAATTGTTATACCAGAGGAAGAGATAATTTCTGTCTTTAATTGATTGATATTTTGGGTACCCGCCGATAAGTCTTTATGTACCTTTATAATTGCCGACTGATTATCGTTATTAAATACTATTTTATCCGGTGTGACACGTAATCTTGTTATTTTAGCTAATACATCATTTTGTCTGGTTACAGTTACATCTAACCTAGCGTGCAGATCACCTACATTAACCGTTATAGTATTATTACTGACTGTAGCATCGCCTTTAGAAATGGTTAGTGTATATTGACATGTATTGCTACCTCTATTCTCCAGCTTTAGACCAGTCCGAATATCACTGTGCTTCTTATGTATAGACGGTGTAATTACATCGCTATCAAAACGAATGTTCTTATCGTACCTGACTGTAATCGTGACTTTTGCCACTTCATCCCCCAATATAACAACATTCGAAGTAGATAAGTTCACATCAACCGGTTTCGGTAGCGGAGGATTGGTAATCAACGGTACATGAACATTACCTCCATTTTCACTTAGTTTATTGAAAGCATCTCTAAGGTCCTTGATTTGTTGTTTCAACTCATTTACCGCACCGGATATAGACGCGACATTACCGTCGATATTGAAGTCATTAGAAAATTCGGCCGTTGCACGTTGGATGTTACCGACACCGTCACAAACAAAGATACCGATATGACCTCCGTAGGTATTTATTATAATACTGTTTTGTGCATCCTTTAATACCTTTCCAATAAGCTCCAGCGGATTTAACGACGACGTAATGAATCTAAGATTACTAAATTTATCTATATTAGTTATCATTCAAGTTCTATCTATATTTCTTATGGGCAATTTGTCTGTTGTATGCTGCCCAGTATCGGCATTGTTATGATTGATAGTCATTTGTTGCCTGGTGCCATTATCAATTATCATATCATTAAGTAGCTCTGTTCGTTCGTCTATAATCGGATAATTTGTAGCTACTTTGATACCGATAGTCAAATTACGTTGATTGACATCCGTCGACGTTAGATCAACTTTGTTAAACTCAGGTTTCGCGTCGGTACCGAACTCTATCGAACACTGAATTGTTTCACCTAAATATGTTATATAAAAGTACCGTTGGAATATCAACTTGTCGTACAGTTCTTGTAACAATACTATCGACTCGTTGTAATTACTAAGCACGTACTTTATTTCCATACTTATTTCTATCGGAAGACGTCGCATCGTCGCATTGAATCCTTGTATCACGTCGCCGTTAAGTCGTTCGTACTGTCCTCTTACGAAAGGATTACTCAGTTCGGCAGTATCAACAGAAATACTAGATAGTTCTACCATACCGCGGGGCATCTTCATATACAGATTGTCCTCTCCGGTTACTTCGTTCATCTTGTACTGATAACCGTTCTTCTCTATATAAAGATAGGACGAACCTGTATTGAAGATAAAATGATTGATAGATTTGTCGTACAGAACGATATGTTCATTTAGATAAGACAGTATGCCCTTAGTGATAACAGCAAAGAATCTATCGTCTCTATCGTACAAGTCGTCGAACTTTGCTTTGTTCCACGGCTTTACCCACTTCTTGATTCGTTTTAAGTCCGTATTTTCTTTGTTTTGTAGTCTATCGGACATTTGTTGGTCTTATTTATTTTGATTGATAAACATGTCACAGAACTCTGTTCTTTCGGGTTTGAAGTTTTGTAGTACACCATCACCTTCCAGCACACTCGAACCGGACACCAAGACATTGCCTACTATTTTTATACTATCGTGAATTGTAGCATAGTCTGTAACACGAGCACCGGCGTATACCATGGCATCGTCGTATATCCACGGTGTGTTACCGCTTAGTTCGTCATTGTCTAAATTAGCTTCCTCTTCGATATAACCACCGACGTCGCCTTTATAAACATCGATTTCCGGCATATCGATAATAGCACATATTCTGTACACACGGTGACGGGTATTGGTTTCTGTCGTGACATCTTTGTATTCGTCGTACAATAAACAGTATCTGTCACCGGTTATCTTAGGTTTTGTGATAGACTGCCTAGTATCTACCCAATTCTGTAATGATTGCATTTTTATTAGCATATTTATTCACAATGCACTTAGTGCTGTAACAAAAAGTCTGCGAACTGCGTACCGGTAATCATAAATGAATTACACATGTCCATCGGGCTTTCACCACTAGCAATACGCTTTAATAGTTCTGACATTGCAGTTACTGTACTGATTGCATTGAACTGTACTTGATATTGTACGGCACCCGTCATAAACTGTGACTTACAAATGTCAGGACATCTATTTACATTGTTCGTATAATTAGATGCACACTTTTGTATACCACTGGACGAATTGGGATCTGCAAATTCTGGATTTTGTGATACAGCTTTTATATAGTCCCCTAAAAGTTGTTGCAGCATACTGTTCAACACAGGATTTATAAACATACAATAAAATTCACAGTCACCTAACATTTTCTTGTAAGCCTCATCCATGTCTTTTTTGTACTGCTCCGTACACGAAACTTGCACTGTCGGGCTTGGTTGCATCGGTGTGGGTTGTACCATTGTCACACACCCGGCACGTTTCGGCATACTGTTGTCGAACTTTGATCTATCTGTAGGGGGTGCCTTGGCATTCTTAAAAGTCTCCAGTTGTTGTAGACCCAGTACGACACAGTCTGTTTTGTTGTTCTTATAATAAGACATTATAGACCGATAAAAGTCCGTCTTCGGTGTCTTGGGTGGCCCTTCTTCCGGGTCGTCCAAGATATTATCTAGTATTGTTTTATTAAACGTCTTATTAAGGTTCAACAAGTCTTGTTTGGAAAATACCAGTCCGTTTTTACGAGCTTCTAATATAGCATTACTTAACGTGATATTTAGCAATTTATACTTTTGATTCAATGTAAATTGATCGTCGATATACAAACTTTCCATTTTAATACCCGGCAATACTAGTTTCGGTACTTGTTTTGCGCTTGTATCGTCTCTATTACTGTCTACAACTGTGTTATCGACATGTCCTACATCGGTATCTGGTACTGAACTTGTACGGCCTGTATTGTTAACTATATTAGTGTCTTTAATAGTGGCCGTCGTCGTCGACATATCAGTCGTTGTATCAATGACTGTATCATCTACTGTATCACCGCTTACATTATTGGTTGAGTTAACGGCTTGTAAATCAGCATCTTTAGTAGTATCATGTACTGTATCATTGAGTGTATCACCGGCTGTATCATTAGTAGTATCAACAGCACTGTCAGAAACAGTATGAGGCACATCTGTAGCACGGCGAGCGTTACGTTCTGCGATTAGTCGTTCTGCTTCTTCAGAAATAGCGGGAATAGTTCGTCCGACGAAATCGGTGGAGAGTTCCGGTACTACACCTAACTTAATCTGTTCTTCAATCGTCTTGTTCGTAAATTTGTCACCGCGCGGTGTAACCATTTTAGGTAAAATCTTCTTATAATCAACACCGTCTTCGTACTGGGGGGTATCACCGGTGAGGTTCGGCATCTTAAACGAGTCTTTATCCATATAGATAACTTCGAGGTGACGTTCCATCGGAGCTACATAAAAACCGAATTCATAATTTTTGATGTAGTCGAGTTTATTTCGGAGAATCGTCGATACTTCATTGAAGTCCTTGGCCTTTGCGAGTCGCTTAAAGAACGGGAAGAAACCGAATCGTTTGTTTGCGTCCCATGTATTGTCGATAAGCAAAAAGAAAGTATCAAACGGATTCACCTGTCCTTGCATATTTTGAAGGATAGCGGCAAACGAAACGGCATAGTACAACTTGTTATTAGTGAGATGTACTATCTTATAAGGAATCATTTTCAAAAACTCCTCGTCGGAAATATGGTTGGGGTTCTCTTCCTCGTAATGCTTTGCAGCAAAATGATACTGTTCGTCTTCGCGTTCATGACGTTCCTTTTCTTTTGCCTGGTATTCTCCACACACGTCGCGTGACCAGTCTGTGATATGAATTTTTCCCATGTTATATTGTTCTGAATTAGTTACAAATAAATCTATTTATATAATAGATCGAAACAACAAATAAATCACTTATTTTTGACATCATTTTCGGTATTTGTCAGTAATAGTTCGAGACGGTCGATAACAGTGTCGTCGTAGTAGTGACCGGAGGGCATTCTTTTAAGATAAATATGTCCGTTACCGTTCTTTATTACCTTTAATATAGCCTCCTCATCGACGTTGTTGTACAGTCGATAGGCATTTAACTTGTCATTTTCTAGTTCGGTTTTGTACTTATTAAAAACGTCGGTTAGTGACGTCGGGTAGACTGTAGTGTTGTTCGTATTGGTGTTGACTGTACCAGTATTGGCTGTACCGGTGTTGACTAGTTCTTTTTTATAGTAAGTTTTATAGAATGTACCCGAACCGATGTTTGTTATATGAATGTTCTTCTCCGGATCGTACTCGTAATTTAGTACGGAATTATTTGGATTCGTATTTATAACAACACTGTACTCTTTGTATCTTCTTTTGTTCATAGATTAGAATTCTCGTTTCGGTTGCTGCGATGCGTTTTTCTTTATATTAAGAGCGATTACTTCTTCTAACGACAGACCCAGTTCGGATGTCATATAAGACAGTTGCTGTAATATATCGCCTATGCTGATAGCTAAACTGATCTTGTCGCGTTCTGTTATCGCCGTACTGTCCGTGTTCATTATATTAGCTATTTTGGTCTGCAATGTACCCACAGCGGCACCGATGTTATACGGTACTAAGAACGCACCCAAATCGTGATTGTATGTTGCAAAGTTCTTTATTGTTTCTTGATATTCTGTGATGTCCATATTTTGATTCGTTTTAGTTTGATTTATATCGGATATACTCGTATGACCCGTCTGTTTTTACTAACTTACATTTTATATAAGAAATATCAGTTAAAAACGATAGTTTGACAGCACCGTCACTTATATATTCTATTTCATACGGTACGTCTATTTCAGACAAGTCTAACTCATTGTATTCCAGACCTTTATAGAAATATATTACAATGCGATTGTTTTCGTTCTTATATATAAAGACATAACCGGGCCACTGTATGGCGCTCGTACTGGTGTGTGTATTAGTCTCGGTGATAGACATGTCGGTGTTCTTTATATACGTCTTATTTGAAAATCACTCTATTCTAATTTGGTACATTGATTTTTGTGCACAAGTACACTGATTTTGTATGTTTTACATGCTGATTTTGTTCACAAAGTAGACTATATAATATATATATAACAATAAAGTCCTCAGAATATAAGTATCACAAGTGAATTGATAGCGGTGTTGGAAGAACACAAAAACAAGAAAAAAGAAAATAAGCTTGTTATTATAAGTCGTATACAAGAAAAGTTCAATTTCTTTCGTAAATTCTTTTTGGAAAACAAAGAAGCTATCGCCGACGGATTGAATATGTTGGATGTTATCAATGACTTCTCCGCAGAAATACTTCCCAGTGAGTTAGATCATAAAAATGGTTTGTACAAATTCCAGCGTGAAAATAGAAGTGTTATTATACGCTACGGTGAAAATTATGAAACAGTACCTTCGACAGGCGAGGGATTTAGTGTGGTAGTCGATTTTACTGTAAATGGTGAAGAAAATAACGAATTTATTACGCGTCTTGTAATTTATCGCTACGGTTGTCATAGAATAGTAAACTATGCCGATATAAAGAAAATGGACTGCTATAACAACGCAGAGTTGTGTACTATCGAAAAGTGTCTTGATAAGATGATTAAGAAATTTAACGAGATCAAATACAGCAGTAATTTCAAATCGGTGAACGACGAACTAAAGAAAACATTAGAACAAATTAAAAAAGAACTACTATGAACATTGCAAGCGAAATGGAATCCTTGTTTAAGACGTACAAACAAAACCAACAGGAAAGTACACTTATAGAACGTATTAAAGAAAAGTTTAATCACTTTAACGATTTCTGTGACGGACAAAAAGAAGGTATTGTCGAAAGTTTGAAGACGTTAGATGTACTTCGTAAGTTTTCGAACGAATACAAAACTGTTACAAATAAAGACTTTCGAACAGCGCTAGACCACAAATCTGGTTTATATAAATTCGTACCCGAGGAAAATGGCTTTATTATAAACTATTATTCTATCGATGTTGCACCGGTCGGTACAAACGATATGTTTAGAGTATCGTTTACTACGGTTGTAAATCCCCCTACTAATGAATTTACGTCTTACCTGACTATTTATCGCAATAGTGGGTACATAAATTTGAGCTATGGTGATTTGGATAACATGACATATACCAAAGAAGAGTTGCACGCTATCGATAAATGTCTTGAAAAGATGGTGAATAAATTCAGAGAAATCCTAAGATGCAGCGGTTTTCTGTCGGTGTACAACGAGTTAAATAAAACATTCGAAGACATTAAACTACAATTACAATAATACAAACCAAATGGACTACGAAATTACTGACAAGGTTAGTAACCTTATTAAACAATATAGTAACGTAGAAGAAAATAGAAGATCGACGCTGTTAAATACACTGTCTAAACAGATGAATTATTTCATCAAGTTCTTTTCTTCGAACAAAGAAGCGCTTATTGACGGTCTTACTGCATGGCAGTTATTAAACCAATTCAAACTAGCCAACCCGGATTCTAATTTAGACCCGTCTGTTATCTATTCAAATTGCGGTATTTATAAATTTGAACAAATTGACGGTTTATCATATTGTATTATAAATAAACCGGATGATTGTACTGTTAAATTCAATAACAGTTTTATCTATGTTAAACCGGTGTTTTATTACGGTGAGAATGATTATGTGATTAAATTTCTTATTACCGACAATAACGGACAAGCGCTAAATGACGGTCTTACAGTAGAAGTAATTGCTCCGTCCTGTAGCACACAGTTGCTAACATGTATCATCGAGTCGTTTGATAAGTTGATTACATACGTTGAACAACGAAAGTTTTATTATAATTTTAAGTCGGTAAAAGATGAGTTAAATAAGAACTTGAAAGAAATAGAATCAAGCATATAATGACACAGACCACAATTATATATTTCTTACTGCACATCGTCGGTGTCGTATTTAATATAGTGTGTTTTCTTCTGTTTCTGAAACTGCGCGTCGTGTATAACAACATCGGACCTGACACGGAATTTACCTATTATAGTGAGACGACAGATAACCATATTGTCTTTCTATCGATATTTCCGTTTCTGTACGGTATTTTCTTAAGTATTTGGTGTGGTTGTATGTTGATAGGGCTAATTATCAAATACCTGTATCGTAGACTGTACGGTGGCGACGATAACGCGCAACAGTTTACTAGAAAACACATTACAGGTTTTTCTATGACAGACAATCCAAACAGTAAACAATCCAAAACAAAATGAGCAAGATTCTAAACTTGTTTAATGATACAATAGAAGACTATAATAAGTTCGTAAACGACAGGGCGACGATCTATATCGAGCGTATCAATAGTAGTATAAAACAAATCGAGGAGTTCATCGATTCAAATAAAGAGGCTATTATTGACGGTATCCTTATCACAACAATGCTACGTGACTTTTACGAGATTTACAGTGATGATATAAATGATAAAACAGAACGTATAGATTTAAATAGTGAGTATGATATTTATTCGTTTGAAACAGATAAATTCATTATCGGTACCGACATAACTTCTATTAAGGTTGTTTGTTATTATAACACTAATACAGGTAGTCTAAGTACGTCATATTATATGAATGTTATGTATGACGATCCAATTCGTATCAATACCAATTTTGATATACTCTCTACCGATGTACTTGGTGACTACAGTAGACGTTTTGAAAACTTCACAACTAATTTTTTCGACAAGCTTAAAAGAATAAATTTTGTCTCTATCGAGAAAGACTTGTCGGTAAAATTAGAAAATTTCAAAAGACTTATAGAAAAACTTAAAGATTAATAATATATGCTTGAAAAAAATGTATACGATCTTATATTAGACGAAACTCAGCGGCAGCTGTTCGGTCTCGAACTGATTGCCTCAGAAAACTATGTATCGAATGGCGTATTGTACGCCTTGGGTTCTGTACTTACTAATAAGTACGCTGAAGGTTATCCCGGCAGACGATACTACGGTGGCTGTGAAGTAATAGACAAAATAGAACAACGAGCTATTGATACTGTTTGTAAATTGTTCGATGCGACGTATGCCAATGTTCAACCACACTCTGGGTCTCAAGCGAACCAGGCTGTTTTCAATGCTGTACTGGAACCAGGTGATAAATTCTTAGGTCTCGACTTGGCACACGGCGGCCACCTTACTCACGGCTCTCCTGTTAATCTGTCTGGTATGCTTTACAAACCTATTCCGTATCATGTAGACCCCAACACAGAACGTGTAGACTACAGCGAATTAGAATTGTTAGCTACCTCACATCGTCCCAAAATGATTATGACAGGTGCGTCGGCATATTCCAGAGAATGGGACTGGGAACGTCTTCGACAGATCGCCGATAGTATCGGTGCGGTCCTTGTTGTCGATATGGCACATACCGCGGGACTTATCGCCGGTAAATGTTTGAGTAACCCTGTAAAGTACGCACATATTGTAACATCGACGACACACAAGACATTGCGCGGACCTCGTGGCGGTATTATCTTGATGGGAAAAGACTTTGAAAATCCTAAAGGTCTACGAAAGAAAGACGGCAGCGTAAAAATGATGTCGGAAGTCATCGATAGTATGGTCTTTCCTGGTATTCAAGGCGGTCCGTTGGAGAATGTCATCGCAGCGAAATGCGTATGTTTCGAAGAGGCTTGTGAACCAGAATTTCGATTATATGCACAGCAAGTAATTAAGAACGCACAAGCGTTGGCTACAAGTCTACAACACTGGGGTGAACGAATTGTGTCGGGTGGTACAGACAATCACTCTTTCTTGGTCGACCTAACGTACGCACATCCCGACCTTACAGGAAAGCAGGTAGAAATCGCATTAGAAAAAGCCGGTATCACCGTTAATAAGAACATGATACCGTACGACAAGCGAAGTCCGTTCCAAACATCTGGCATCAGAATTGGTACTGCAGCTCTAACAACAAGAGGTATGGACGAAGAGGATATGGTATGGGTCGCTAACTTTATCGTGCGTGCTATCGACAAGTGGAATGACGACGATGCCTTGCAGGCTATTAAGACGGAAGTTAAGGAATTTGCCGAGCAATTCGAACTACATCAAATAATACCAAATCAAGATGACAGATACAATGCAATCACGTGTCTTAGCAATTCATAAATACGACGTACAGAACGGTCCGGGTATTCGACTGTCGATATGGTTGAGTGGTTGTTCTAATGCCTGTAAAGGGTGTTGGTCACCACATACCTGGGACCCGAATAAAGGGGATTTGTTGACAGACAAATTACCTTATATAGAGTCTCTTCTAAAATCATATACGTCGACACCTGTAAAAGTATCTATCTTAGGGGGTGATCCTTTCTACCACGCATGGAACGGGCATGTGCAGGCTTCTGAAGACGTACTAGAACTGTTCAAACTAATTAACAAGTACACTACCGACGTATGGGTATGGACAGGTTATTTGTTAGAAGACTTACAACAGAACGAACTGTGTCGACCGTATTTGGACTATATCGGTACCTTAGTCGACGGGCGTTTCGAAGAGTCGCAGAAAGACTTGAACTTAAAGTTTAGAGGCTCTGTCAATCAGAGAATAATAACACTTCGTGGTTAAAACTTCGTAAATTAAGTTACATGAATGATATAAAACAATATAAAGTAGATATTCCGAAAGTGTTGAAATGGGTCGGTTCTAAACATACTATTATCGATACTATACTGTCACATACAAACAAAGACATATTAAACTCACCGGAGTTCACTTTTATAGAACCTTTCGCCGGCAGCGCTGCATTGTCGCTTTATATACTAAAACATTATAAAAACTGTAAGCGTGTCGTGATAAATGACGTCAATACCGGTCTTATTAACGTATATAAACAAATTAGAGACAATGTAGATGCTTTGATTGACTTACTTACTGATCTTAGATTAGAATATGTAGGTTATGAATTTGGTAGTACAGACAGAGAAGACATGTACTATCGCTGTCGGGACGAGTACAATGCAGAACCTAAAAACACAGTACGGTCCGCTGCACTTTTTATGTTCATTAATAAGACAGGATTCAATGGCCTGTACAGAGAAAACTCAAAAGGTTTATATAATGTATCTCACGGTTGTAAAAAGAATCCAGCTGTATTTGATGTTGATACACTTAAGGAATGTTCTACGTTACTACAAAGAGCAGAACTGTACAATAAAGACTTTAATAGTCTGTTAAAAGAAGTATACAACAAAGACGAAAAGACGTTTGTATATTTCGACCCACCGTATTATGTAGTCAAAACCAATTCGGAATACAGTAGCTATACCGCTAACTCGTTTGACGACTCTTGTCAAAAACAAATTAAAGAATTATCAGATTACATTATAAGTAACGGCGGGTGTACGGTACAGTCGAATTCCGATACGAGTGGCTCAGATAAATTCTTCGAGACACTATATAACGACAAACGATACAAAATAGAATATATACCTATCAGAAGAAGTATTAAATCCGGACAGTGGCAGAACAGAACAGAATCTTTGATTTATTCTATATTATAATTTGAACAAGCAGACGTGTTCTTTAACTAGAATGCGTCTGTTTTTTGTTGATTTTTTGACGGTTTCTGTTCTGGGTAGGCTACAGTAGAATCATAACACGTCCATAAAGGCACTTTTTAGGCTCTCTGACGCACTCAAATACACTTACCTTGGTACTACTAAGCCTCAACAAAAATCGTGTGGTAGAGAGCAAATTTTTGGGCGTTTTATAAGTTATAAGAAGATGGTACAAAACAGATGATATAGATTTTTGATTTCAATAAATTGAAATATGAAATCTGCGACGCAGATTTTTGATTTGAACAAAGTTCAAATATAAAATCTCTGATAGAGATTTTTAATTGTATCACTATAAAGAGAACACATGAAAAGAAGAACTAATTTATTTTATAAAGACGGTCCGGACAGTAAGTTTTTGACGTTTAGTAATTACACCGAAGCACTAACGGGTCATTTCTTGTCGACATATACCAAACTATACCCCTCCAGATTCCTTTGTTGTTATATTCCCAACATTGAAACGAATAAACCTATTATAATAGAAAGCTTAATAAAACACTACGAGTCTAAACTGGCATTCTTACGTGACCATTTCGACGGTCAGAGTAGGTCGAAGGCAAACGATGTGCTACTACCGTTAAACTATCTATTGGACTGTATTATCAACGATAGTATAGACGGATTTGAAGTACGTGCTATAAACGAAATAACAGAACAAGACTATAACGGTACCTATACCGACACCATTTGTATTGTTAATTTAGACAGTATTGTTAGTACTGAACTTGGTGGGACAGTCAAACCTACTGATACAACCCAAGACAATACAAGTTTCATCGAAGTAACCGATAACAAAACAAGACTGTACGGCTGGACAGAACAGGAGCTGTCGAACACAGAATGGTCTACATTGGAAACAGAATTTGACACTACACAAGACGGTAAAAACTACTATTCTACATTAGCCAACAAATATGTTAAAGTAACAGACAACAGTACCGTCAAAGACGAGCTTGTATTCAACTGTATTATACCACTGTTCGACTTGGTCGATACAAATTATGTCACGAATAATATCTCGCTAAGCGAACTTTCTAAGGACAGTGAACAACTACCAGCGACGGGTACTATCAATGTGCCGTACGGTATCTGGTTCGGTGACGATATTGTCCTTAAAAGAGACAAGGTATCTGGCTTCGCACCGACATGGTCGCTTTCGATAGCCTCACAGTTCAAGCCCTTCCCATATTCTAAACAAATGCCCTCGGAGGCACGGAATTCAGAAATCACCAATTCGTTCGCCACCTTCGCACAGGTACTGTCGCAGATTGCAGCTCTGTCTAATAAAGTAGATACCTTATCGAGTCAGTTGATGGACGTAAATACAAGAATAGACAATATAACGGCACAGTCGTCGTCACAGACTGTGTTAGACAATGTCCAAAAGACGTTGATGGCCAACTTCAAAGAACTACAACAGAACAACCAGAAGCAATTAGACGAATTTAGAACTATCTTAGATACCTTACGCTGGAATCTCGATACAACATCAACAACGATAAACTAACATTATGGTCACAGAAAATTCATCTCTAAAAGAATACTACATAAAACTGCAGTCGATGTACAACGACGCGGTGAATATGCTCACTAGTATCAACCAAAGTCTACTGTCGAGATCGCCTGAAATTTCTATTAAATTAGAAGACGATACAGAATATCGTATTCCATCGTTACTTTATTTAGACAATAAGGTAGAGGAACTGAGTAGTTCTATCGAGTCGCTGGTAAATCTAAACAAGACGGGTTCCGCGTGGTTGACACATGCCGACAATATGCACAAAATAGAACTGTCGGTAGGGAACTCGGCACCGAACAAACCCGAATATGTCGACTCTGGACATGTCCACATCCGCGATAACAATTTCCTCAAAGACCTTGTATCGCCGTATATGTACCTTCGACTGAATGTTCAGAACATTCCTGATACGATAAACGAATATGTATATAAAAAGATTGTAATATACAGTCAGGAACTCTTTACGTTGCTGTCGGGGAACAATCTACAGTCGTACAAAGAATACAAACAAGCGCTGTTCAACTATGTTCCAGGTCGCGATTACGACGAATACGACGCACACATCACCGCGCCGACAAAATACAACAAGTACGACAGTCGATTCGAGATCTTGGACGTAACCCGTCTCGACAACACTCATATCGACGGACTAAATAACACCTATCGTATCAGAATAAATACCTTTAAGTACACCGGAACAGAAGATAACGCCATAGAGCAGTACCTTCGCATCGGCGATAAGCTGACTATTCCGGGCCGTAATGTTATATATAAGATAACTAAATTAGAAAACAGTAATCGCGACGATAAAAAGTTCTATATAGAGGTAGAAGAGGAAATCGGCCACACAGTCCTTCAACCTATTAACGAGGACAAGGATATGTATTTTGTCTTATATAACGAAAGCTTTTCGGAATTTAGATACGTCGACATCCCACTGGAAGAAAACAGGTACATTTGTGTCTTTATCGGCTCGGTTGTCAATAACGTCCGCGGCGAGTTCAGTAAACCGTTCCTGGTCGACCTCGAAAAGGTCTTTGTAAAGGATAGAAACAACCAGTATGTGTACGACAACGATGTTCGTATGAACTACATTCAGTACTATAAAAAATACTGTCGTAACATCGGCGATATTATATTAGGACTAACAGAAGTAGCCTACCCGTCTATTCGTAACTTTAACAACTTCATTATCAGTGAGATAGTAACTTCTGATACCATAAAAAGTATTGTTAGTGCTACCTTTGTTCGAGATAATGTACAAGTTGTGCAGATAAACAAGCACCTTATCGACGACAACAGTTCTAAAGACGTTATTAACTTACATAAACAAAAACAGAACATCAACGCGTCATTAACGGCGTTGCAAAGTAGTATCGACGATACACAGACCAAAATACTGAAAGGTGCTACAAATGCGACGGAGCTAAAGAAGGAAATCGACAAGAAATACACAGACCGAATCGCGCTCCAGAAACAGTATATTTCTATTATAGACAATATCAATAACATAAAAGACGACGTTTACGGTTTTGAAAGTCCTAAATTCGCTGTCCGTGGTGTTACTGCGTACGATACATTAGAACTGGCGTTAAAAGATACCTACAACGAAGAAATCAATGTTATCGCTTTAGATATAGAATACAAGTATTCGAATACAAGTTCTAACAACACAGCTATTACCGGTATCAATACGCGAGGCGAGACATCGTTGTCGGTATGGAATAAACAGTATAATATAGAAAGAGAACGTTCTATTGTCTTCGACAGTGTCACCGGGGCATACAAACCAGTCTTCAAAGAAGGGCAAGACGTCGGTGTACGATGGAACCAACTGGATATTCCTATCGTCGTCGGTGAAGACGTTACGATTCGTTTCAGATACAAATACTCTATCGGACAACCGTTTATCGATTTATATACACCGTGGAGCGAAGAATTCGTCATTCAGTTCCCTCACGAATACGCCGACGTTACCAGTATATACAACATTGTTACACAAAATAACGCCGATTTAATAGAGTCCGCCTTTATACGGCACCTACTGAACGAAGGTTATCAAGAACATGTCGACGATAAGATTTTAGCCAAAGACCGTAAGTTCTATCATACACCGGAGAACATCTATTCCGGATTTATGGACAAGGACAGTAAAATGTTGTCGTTAAAGGATAAACTAACAGATCTGAATTCTGAACTACAACAGTACAAAGCTCTTATCGAATCGGAGCTACATTCTAATCTGAAGGTGTACCTGGAATACGACGACAAGAAAGTAGAACTACATCGTAATAACCGGGCTTATATCTCGTTCGACCACGAAGAACTGACATCGGGGTATGCACAAAAACGATTTAATCTTGTTATAAAAAACGAGAACGATACAAACTTGAATTTGTATAGTATATTTCCGGGCGACGTGAAGATACCGTTACTGTGTACAAACGCAGACTATTACGAATACAAGATAGGCGACTACGAAAGAACACCGTTTCATATAAAAGACGATACTAAAACAGCACGTGCACAAACGTTGGGACAATTTATCTATTTTAGAACAACGGATCCGTACACCCATCAATCTTATTATTACGACAGTCCGCAGCAACGAATGAAAGACTTGGCTGTGTATCGCAAAAATATGACGTTGGAGAAGAAAGATAGACTAAGGTACGATATTGCCACACAAGATAGGATACTTGAAAGCAAACAACAGCTGTCGTTGCCGTATCGGTACAGAATAGGCGATAAAAACAGCATCTTAAGTTATGTCAGTGACGGTATTATAAATGTAGCGACTAATAAAGTACTGTCGTTAGTGAAAGAAGACGATAAATTGGTACTTAAAAACGACAATGTATTAGATAAAAACAATACAGCTTCGGAAAACGTCGATGTGATAAATAACTTAGACAACCTAACGTACGACGACGGGGACTTTTTAGATACATTTGTATATAATACAATATCCGATATTTATCGTTATGTGGATATTCCGGTCACGTCTTCGGATAAGATCAAGAATCCGGCGAAGAACAGTAGACCGGGTACTGAATTCCAATCTAAGATGTTCGGTGCGGTACTTTATCTTGAATTGAAAGATGTCGAGTCGCTTCAATGTAACAAATACGATAAATACCAATATAGCACGATAGATTCCAACAAGGACATTACTATACCTCTCGTAATGGACTATATGTTTAAGGACAACGGTTTAGAAGAGAGCTACAGCAAGACACTGGCTTTCGATATTCGTCCGGCGCTCTTAAAAGAACTAGAACACTATATTATATCAATAACTGTCAATAAACGCTATAAACTTTGATACTATAAAGAACACTTGTACAGCTAACCGTACAAGTGTTCTTTTTGTTAACATTAAAAAACTTGAGAAAATCTCTCCTCTATCGCACGATTTTTGTTGAGGCTTAGTAGTACCAAGGCTAGACCATTCGGACGCGACAGAGGACGAATATGGTGGCTTTATTACGATTCTACGTTTATACATACCAGTATGCGAAACAGAAACCGTCAAAATTGCACTGATTTTGTATACATCATGTACTATATAAAGTATATAAAACAAGATAAAGATGGAGCAGTTAGGTAAGATTAAGATTTTATGTTTCTACGACGAACCGATAGAGTTCTATTGTCGGTCTTCGAAAGACAACCGGCTGTATTTGTGTCAGCGTACAGACAGTGAGCAACCGGAATACACTACTGTACCTATAACAGAGGAGCAGGCTACTGACTTAGAAACTTGTAGTATAGACGCGGCTACTGTCATCGAACACAGTGATATAAAATACAAGACGGAAGTATTGTCCGACAAACTAATGCTCTTCAAGGACTAACTTTCTATGTGGTTGTATTGATTTTGCTCACAAAGTACGCTATATTACATATATAACAAACAAGTCAAACAGTTAAAGTGCTACAGTCATGATTAATCTCAGTTCTCTTCTCAGCGACATTGAATACTTCAAGCCTATCATCGATACGTGCGACGAATACGAACAATGGACTGTTCACGACACGTACAATTATCTTAAACACATGGACGAGCCGGGTGCTGCAGAACATTATAACATGTTCAACCCCGAAGAAACAGAGGCAATTATGGATCGTAGTGTAAACAGCTACTTCGGACCACAATACTGGTCTGGTGATGACTGTTGATAATAACCGAATACAAATAAAAGAGACTATTTAATATGTCAGTTCTACTTTTCATCCTATTATTTGTTGTAGGCATCGGGGTATTCTTCAAAGTATCCGGTTTTGTGTTCGGACTCCTATGGCAAGGTATTAGTCTACTTATTAACAGCATATCAAGTGTAATTATCATCGCTATCGCTATTACTTTGTTGTGTGTTGTATTCGGTATCTTGGGTACTTTTATTTAACAAATAGTAATACAGTAGTAAAACTCTTAAGTAGTTCACTAGTTTATATAAAAAATATGACAGTAGCAAAACTTCTTCGAGATATAAAGACACCTGGATTTTGGACGTTGATGAAGATAGACTCACCGGGTAACTGGGAACCTGACTACGAAGCGACGTTTCAATACAGAGACGGCAAGTTCTACGACGCAAACGGAGACGGGCCGTGGACAGAAGAACAAATCAACGAAGCCGATCGTTCTATGACGGAACGAAACCGCGACGAAAACAACAACTATAAACTTAATTTCTTTTATAAACTAAATCAGTAAAAATTATGACACTCGACGAACTTTTTAATTTACTTCAAAGCGACCAAGAACAGTCCAAACAAGAACAACAAAAGGACAATGTAAATGAACATAAAGAAGTGAAACAAGAATTTGAAGCACTTCAAAATGCACTTGTCGCATTGCTTACAGAGGTGTTCGGTTGCAACGACGATGCTGACGATGACGGTATCAGTCAAGAAAAAGACCAGCCTGAGGACGACAAGTCGTCACAAGATAGTTTCGATAAGATCCTCAAAAATAACATTGATGTCCTCGCTCGACTGAAGACTTGTGACAACAACACGTACGCTAAGTGTGACTGCAGCTCACCTGTACTGACCCCTTCTAAGTACGGACATTGGATCATCAAGTATCTTTATGATACCAAAGGTACTGTAGACAAAGCAGACTACGAATACCTTCGTCAATTTTGTGACTTTGTAATGGCTCAGTAACGAGTTAATAAATATCTGATATTCAACATGTTAAATGCAAGTGCGCTAGAATCGCAATTAAAAGCTGCATTTAGCAAATACCTTAAAGACGCTATCCGGCACTGTGTATTACAAGACTATTGTCAATTCGGTAAATCTAAACTCGCAGAAGAGAAAGCACAACGCTTTGCAGATACCTTTGACGAACTTGTATCACAGCCGCTGGCGTCTAGTATTGCAAATGCAATCGACTATTACGTTAAAAACGCGCAGATCTACGGTACTATCATGACAGCAGGCAGTCCGGTCGCACAGGTGGCTGTGATTAACAGTATGCCGACGCCGGTAACGAACGGTAAGGTACCGAACACACTGGGTCTTATGTGATATTCTGTAGAATCTTTCTATAGGCTCTGGTGTTAAACACTAAATAATATAGAATACTACTACATATCTAAAATGGAATTTTCTCCCGACATCAAGACAATTATTTCTGACGTATTGAAGACATCACCAGAGGCGATGGCAAATATGTCGTTGGAAGAGCTAACAGAACTACGGGACAAGGTCGAAGACCTCCGTCACGACTATACCATGTTCGAATTGTCTAAGAAATTGGCCGGTAACGGGGCATACGGTGCGAGTGGAAATCCAGGATTCTATTTTTATAACGTAGAATTGGCAGGTGACATTACCGGTGAGTGTCGGCATCTAACACAAACGATGTGGCACAATATGCAAGAGTGGTTCCATGAGACCATCTGGACACGGTACGACCTATGGGAACAATTTAATTTCGCTCTGGACGAGTCTAAACACGACTGGTATCGACAACAACAGGTCGCAGTGTTCTCCGATACCGATTCGGTATATGTCAGCTACGGTACGTTCTTCGAGTGTATGACACCGGAATACAAAGAACTGTACAAGTCCGACAGAGCAAAGACAGAATGGATTCTTCGTTATAATACAGAATTCCAGAATAAGCTGAATAACGAATGGTGCGAGGCGATTTACAAACCTCGTCATGCAACTAGCATCCATGAATTTGAGCTTGAGACAATTTCCAAGTCGTGTATTTATCTAAAGAAGAAGAAATACATCAAAGGTCTCGTCTTTAATAAAGGTAAATTCTTGGACAGTCCGAAGGTATCGGGTACCGGTATCGAAATCATCAAGTCGACGACGCCACAGCTGTCGCGTAAAATCCTTACCGATATGGTGAAGATGTTGATGTTCGACTATAATGTGAGCGATAAAAGTACTTTCTTAACCGAATTTAACAAGAAACTGTTAAAGTACCGCGACGAGTTCATGACGGCACCGGTACAGGATATTTCGTCGAGCGTCGGTATCGGTAACTATAAGAAATATGTTATAGACGACGAAGAGATGTTGTTACTCGAAAAACGTTGTCCCGTTAGTGTTCATGGTATCGCTCGCTATAACCATCTGGCGTACAAAAACAACCAGAAGTTCCTGAAGACGACATCCGGGAAGATTAAATACTACGAATTCGACAAAGGACAGTATTTTGCATTCCCACAGGGTGAGTTGCCGGAATGGGCACCGGTACCGAACAGAACAATTCAATGGGACAAGACGGTGATTATTCCGCTTAATCGTTTTATGACAACAATGCAGCTACCGGATTGTGAAGTCGGAGAGGCTGTACAACTAGAACTTTTTTAACTTTTTAATAATAAATTATAATGATCGACGTATCAAAAGAATTTGTAAAGTCCTTCAGCTGGACATCTCTGACAGAGAACCGTGAAGTATTGAAGCCGGTAGTTATTGCCGGTCGCAAGTACTACAAAACCGGAAGAGAGCAGGCTGTCACCTTTGTCGGTAATCTTTATAAGATCGACGGGCAAATGCCGAAGTACGTACTGTATGTCGGTATGGCAAAACAACACCCCGACGAACACAATGTACTGGTACAGGACGGTATCGACATCGCTGCGGAGAATGCTTACAATAATCCGATGTTGGTAATGGAAGTCTTTAAGGATTTCGATTACAATGCCTTCTCGGAAATGATGACGACATACTGGGAGTATATGCCCCTCGATATGCTACGAACCAAGGAAGAGAAACAGCTACTGGGATAATACATGAAAAACATTATAGACTATCAGGATTTTGTTCATAAATTCGGTGTCTGTGAGATGTACGAGATAAGGAGCGATCTGACAGGGTCGCTCCCTTACGGTACACCGGTACAGCTGTCGAAGACAGAACCCGGTAAGATAGAACCGTATACCGGTGGTTTCTTCTTAGGGTTCACAGCGATGAACGGGGAATATGTCTCCGACGACCCAGAAGAACACCCGTTGAAATGGTGTGCAAACGGTATGGGGGACCCGTATATGGAACGAAAAGACATCTTGCGCGGTCAGAAAGTCTACGACCCGGTACTGGAAATGACGATTATGACAACCGTAAAGGATGTTGAATACACACCTATTAAACACCCAGATTACGATGACAGTGCCATATATATGCCTCGTAGCACACGGCAGGAATGGCGACAAGTGAATATCTTAGGTAAATGCTACGTACTTTGTGATGACAGTAGCGTCCAACCCGGTGATTTTGTTATCGTTACTGGCAAAGGCACTGTTAAGAAGGCATCTACAAAGTCTACGTTAACATTCCCGGTACTAAATCGCATCGACGACACTACTATTTTAATCTTTAACTACCCACAATATGAACGAACAGGACGTACAAAGACATAAAGTGTCTATTATAATGACGGTATACAATGCCGAGACAACCATAGGTCGTGCAGTTCAGTCTATTCTAAAGCAGCGAACAGACGACGTCAACATTGAATTTATCCTGGTTAACGACGGTAGTACCGATTCGTCGATGACAGTTGCAGAACGGCTGATTTCGGAACGTCCGGATAATTCCCATATCGCATATAAAAGTATAGAGCTGTCGGAAAATATGGGTTGTGGATATGCTCGTGCTGTCGGTATCGACGCCGGTACCGGTGACTACTTTATGTTTTTAGATGCAGACGACTACTATATCAACGCCGATTTCGTCCATGCGGCTGTAATCACAATACTAGAAAACAACGCTGATATTGTCGAATACGGCGTTCGAGTTCGTGATTTGAGCGGTAGACTAAAGAACAGTGTTGTAAAAGAGTCGTTCGGTATTGAAAACAACCCGAAACAAGCACTTATTTCGCTATATAAGGAGAATGCTATCAAATTCAATGTATGGAACAAAATCTATACACGAAAAATAGTACTGAGTTATCCGTATAGTAGAGAACGTGAGTTTGAAGATGTTCGGACGATACCACAGTGGTTGATGCGAGCCCGTAAGATTGTTATTATCAATAGCGTCGAAGTAAATTATAGTGCACAGAGAAATTCTATTGTCAATGGCGACAGACCGAAAAGTCGACTGGGTACTGTCAAGGCCATTGCAGAAACGCTGAATGACATCAACGACAAAGATGTCATTAAAGCGATGTACGAACGCGCCCTGGTCGATATTAGCGGTGTTATGGACGGAAAGACTAGTCTCGATAGTGGCTTTGATGAGATGGCACAGTATAATAACGCATTTGTTATAAAACTGTTCGGAGAAAATCATGGATACACAAACAAAGAACTGGAACATCTACTCTAACGGTGTTAGAATCAATAAAGACCCCATAACAGACGATATACTGTCGACTATTAAAAAACAGGGCTACGTCTCGAAGGTACAGCCCGACGGTTCTGTACTAACAATCCCGTTGAATAGAACACAGATCGTACAATGTATCGTTCTGTGACGTACAAATCAGGTATTCTTTCTATAAAAGTATGCCTGATTTTGTCGATTTTGACCGGTTTGTGTTTTTCCCACCGACGTACAAATACGTGACACGTCCATAAAGGCACTTTTAAGGCTCTCTGACGCACTCAAATACACTTACCTTGGTACTACTAAGCCTCAACAAAAATCGTGCGTTAGAGGGCAAGTTTTTGAATGTTTTGTATACATAGTAAATACGCAGACGAAAGGATTATCATTTATATACAATATAAGTATAAATGGACGAGAAGGAATATATAGAATCTATAATAGTCGGCGATGTAGAATACTCGTTTATCGCAGATGAGGCTGAATCACTCAGCGACGAGTTTTATTCCAGTCCGGAGTTCGAACAGATGAAATCATATATATTGGACTATTTGGTCGCGAACGGAAAACTACAAAGAAAAACACAATGACAGAAAAAGAGTATTATATAAAGCTGGCAAAAGCAAAAACGTTATCTTCTCGTTTTATAAGATCTTGTATGGACAATCCTAAATTTCGTTCTTATATACTAGAATATATACAACAAAACAGTGTAGCGCCCCAAGACCATGTCGTACTGAAACGAATATCATCTATTTCTGTTACTGAAAATGTAGTGCTGCGAGTAGGACAACAAACAACAATTAGCTATAATATAACGGCTTATAAAGGTACCGATAGAGACGGCCGTACAGACACTTTAACAGCTACTTTCGGCGACAAAACAACGACAATAGACTTATCTCAAAAAATAATCAACATAATGCCGTACAAATCAGGTACTTATAATCTAGTTGTGACTAATGTTGACGGTGATATTATTTATAATAAAGAATATACGGTGTTAACAAGCATAGTCTACAATACAGAAATACTTAATCGCCCGACTAGTATCGACGCCGACGGTTTTGTTATAATAGATATAAAGAGTACTGTACGGGACGAAAATGGTACCCGGATTTGGAATTTGCCGAATATAGATTACGATACGTCTAAATTCACAATCGAAACAACGACGCTAACAGAAGAGTGCATATACAGACTGAAATTTACCAGCACGAGTAGTGATGTGTCAGATAGAGTTATTCGTATCGGGCGTGACGAAATAAGACTCAGTGTCGTACGAAAGGAACTTCCGATAACATATCATTTATTAGATACGTCGCTTATAAAGGACAATCCTATGGTACTTAGTAAAGACAATACAGTAGAACTTGTATTTAAGGCATATCAACAGCAAGGTGCAGAGCAAAAGACAGTACCGTCCGATTTCAATGTAGAATACGACAACGAATACCTGGAAGTTACCAGAGAAGACTTGTCGAATTTCTATTATAAACTCACTGTTCGTGTACTAAAACAAGTAAAAGGTAGAGATGTACCAGTGTCGTTAAAAGTATCGTATAATAATGTAGTAATTATGAGAAATGCTATTATAAAGAAAATTCCTACGGGACGTGTTATCTTCGGTACACATAACAGTTGTACTTTCGCTAAGTTTGCAGGTAATATATTCCAAAAGGCGCTGGAGTCGAAATCGACCTGTCAACGTATCAACTTGTACGAGCAATACGATATGGGTGTTCGCTACTTCGACTTACGACCGAAATGTTCGTGGCGACACGGTACGGCTACCGACGACGGTTATACATACCACGGTTGGGGAAAGTACAAGTTCAGTGTCGAAACAGCGTTGGATATTATAAACAAGTTTCCGGAAAGATGCTATGTTCGGCTGTACCACGAAGGAGATAGCTTAGACGCTTTTATTCATTTCGTAAAACGTTGTAAAGAGAAATATACCAATATACTTTATTATAACACATGGGGTCGAGGGTATAGCCACCAAGCTGTTATCGACAAAATGAAAGAGATTGGATGTCCAGAAGATGTTTCGTTGCGCGACGGTCTCGTAGAACGACAATGTCACGGTGATTTCGGTGCGAATCTAATCATCTCCAGTCCGCTAGGGTGGGCACAAGACCATAATGTAGAGTATTATAACAAATATAAACAAGAAGCGGAAAATTCAGGTACAGACCAACTTTGTATTTTCGACTTCGTTGACAAACTAAGAAACGTATAATATGAAATCAATATATTCTTTTATTAAACTACAAGAGTCGGCAGCCGATAATACACGAGATGTTGTCTTTAATATATACGACGAACAAGGTAACACAGTCTCAGAATTGGATGATGACTCAAAGTTTCAGAAAATAGAATACACCTATAACGACGAATTCCAATTTCTATTAGGTAAAACAGACAATAAATGGTACCTATGGGTAGGGAAGCCCGGTGTTGTGGCATATTCCGATCCTCCTTATAAAGAACTTGATACAAAACAAACATCGGAAGCTATCAATTTAGCGTCGAAAGAAATCGGCACTTATATAAACAAACACACCGAAGACGATACAACCGACGGCAACACTAAATAAGCACTTAGTAAAATCTCCACTCTAACGCACGATTTTTCTTTGACCTTGGTGTTGGTAAGGTCAACTAATTTGAGTGCGTTAGAGAGCCTTAAAAGTGCCTTTATGGGGACGTTATATATTTACACCTCAGTACACAAAACAGAAACTGTACAAAATCAACAAAATCAGACCGAAATGAATGATAAATAATAGACATATTAACGAGTCGGAACAGACTGTGGGGCTAGTTCGAGACATCAAACAGGACGTAAAACATATTTATAGTCCAGATGAGATCAAGAACTTCGACTTAGAGCATGCTATCAATTCCAGTCCGTTGTTAAATAAGCCGACACCGGTACGAGTGAAACTGGCTTATGCCTATATAAAACGGGAGTTGCATCCGACAAAGAAATACTTACTACCCGGACAGCTTGTACTGTTTAACTATACACAACCGAAACACAAAGAAGATTTGCCGTACTACGACAGAACCCCATTGACATTATTTATCGGCATGATACGTACACGAGACGGAAATATACGAGAGTTAGGATTTAACTTACATTACTATCCTCCCTTCGCGCGAGCCCGTATGTTGATTAAAGTGTACGAAACATTCAAGCCGTGGTTCGATAAGTATTTTAATAAAGCGTCTAATAAACCGTACACCATCATATCACAAGACAGACTGGAAGCGATTTGTAATATAAACAAGTCAATAGAATTCGGACTTAAAATGTACGTCCCATCACTTAGAATGCAGAGCTACGTCATACCGACCAGACTGTTCGCTACGGCGGTGTACACAGAAGGTAACTTTTCGAAGGCTACCGTTACACAAATTCATAAGTTCTGGCGTTCTTACAAGTATAAACACTGAAATAAATTATAAGACCCGACCGGTTATTAAACTAGTCGGGTCTTTATTATTTTAGGCGTTTGAATCAATAATAACAGGAATATCTTGTGAAAACGGCGAGCCTGGGAATTTAAGTCGTAAATAGATCGTCTTATTCGGTGTTCCCGTCGGTACAGCTACTGTAATCTTAGTAGCATCTTTTGTTATATTTATACCCGGAATTTCGTCGATAGTAAATTGATTTGTACTGTTATCAACCACAGAACCCGTATAACGTGCAATTTCATATCCGATTTCAAGTCGTTTTCCAGGTCCTACTACCAACTTGCCATTGTTTTTAATTCTAATAGCGGCAACACGTTTTGGTCGCGCCGACGAACTAATAATATCGGCATAGCTATTACCGTTATTGGTATATACGTCATTTGTGGAAGGTGTTTCAACACCCGGGGTAGGTCTGCCTTTCTTGAATGTAATATAAGAAAATCCGTTCATCGACTGACTACGAAGCACGACATATTTTGTTCCTATGCTGTCTGTTAGTATAATGTTTTCTTTAGAAGAATTCAACAGTAAGTCGGCACTGTTATTGGTGATATGTCCGAAGTATTCAGAATGGTAGTTCGCCATACAAATCTTTACTTGGTCGTACCATGCCTGGGGTAGTACAATATAGTCGTTGTATGATACATAAAACACTTTATCTATCAAGTCTTCTAAGGTATTGTATGTCCGGAGGTATTTCGTAGGCTCGTTTATAAATTCTAACTTCGGCTTTATTGTTCTATTATCGTCGGACGGTAAGCGGCTACCACAGTACACATAAGAGTTGTGTATAGGTTGGATGGTAATATCTTTCTCGTTCCACAGCTTATATCGGATGTCCTTGATTGTCCAATTCTCTTTTATAGTGTTTTTAACAGACTCCGATAACGGTTTTATTGACATCGTTACCTTATGTTGCCCGCCGTCGTTGGAATACACAGTTTGTACAAGGTCAGACTTCAAATCGGTATAATTAGGTATTGTACTGTCTACGTTAATACAACGCAAGGTGATACTGTTTCGCTTGTTTTCGTGTCCATTGTCTAACATATACAGTTTTATCGTGGCGCCTTTCAATTCCGATCCGTCCATATACTCGTAGAACCGCTGCGACGGTTGCATATAAAGATACCCTGAAGAACCGTTATTGTCGGTTAATTTGAGGGATATTTCTTTATTATTACCGATATAGACCTTTGCTGTGTTGGTATCGTCGGCGACTGTTACAGTACGACTCGCCCCCTCACCTACGACACTCTTAGCGATACCTAAGACACGAGTATAAATAACACCGTTCTTTACAATATCTCCCGACTTGTATGGGACAGCACCGTTGTACGTATCACTGGTAAAGAACACTGCATTAGGATGCGCTTTTGAAATAGACGGCGTCGTACCAGAAGTAGTCGTAACATACTGCGTAGTAGAGTCTGTTACAAACAAAATACGACTTTTATTTGATATAAAGTTAGGCATGTTGTTTTATTTATATAAATGTATTGTCGATAGATCTGTTACACCGTGCCAATACAAGTTCTCGTGCGACTCGTCTATAACAGTTTTTAATACATCTGTACCATTTACTATCGTCAAATTATTAGCAACGTTCACTGGTGTACTGTCTGTACGGAAATAATTTGTAGTACCGCTGCAGTCGACGTCTAATACAATAGACATCGTGTCAGACTGTGTTAGTCCCGATAGTCCTGTAATAAAATACAAGTTCATATCAGTAACACCGCGTTGGTCGGTAACGGTATACGGTATTAACGGCACTTGAACTACCTTTATAACGTCTCCCACGGTCACATACTTAACAGTAGACGATATAGACTCTTTATAACCTGTTTTTTTGTCTACCAGATAAGCTCTCGACACTGTCATTCCTTTCGGTAACAGCAACACATTCTTCTTATTAACAATATAATCACATTTGATGGTACCTTCGTTCAGACTTTTAAGTTCTATGACGTTCTTTAACGACACTTTGTTGAGTGGGATTTCATTGCTATTCTCGTCGATACCAACTGATATAAAATATAGTTTAGGTTTAATGGTTATCTTCGGTAGCTCTATGTAGGACTCGGGACGACTATAAAAGTTGTCTTTTACGTAAACTTGTGGATTACTGTACAGTAGCTTCTTGGTCGAGGGAGGTCCATATTTAACTTTGAATTTCAAATCGGACAATACAGTTTGTTCTGTTATGTAGGGCATGATACCTTCCGACGCATTTGTATTAAGCAACAACGTAATGTTTACATTTTCTGTTCGTACGTCACTACTGTCGATGTCGATATTCGGTAGTATTTCTTTGAGTCGATGTGTACCGTCTTTGGTGTGTAGATTGAACGTACATTTTCCTTTATCGATACCCAGCGTGTCATTTAAGTTATAGCTGAACGAACAAGTGATCTCTTTTATAAAGGTCCCTATCGGAATATCTAGTGACACGTTATCGTCCACAGGCTTGTTATTTACTAACGTTATCGGCACTTGTATGTTCTTATCAAGACCGTCGTTGACGTCGCCGTAGCCGTATCGGATATTGTATGTACACGATGTTATAACAAGATCTTCAAAAAACGGATTTTCTACGTCGAGTAGTTTCGATACACTCAATTTAGTCTCGCTACCGTTGGTGTTTACGACGATGTACGCGTCTTCTAAATTAGAATTCTTCTTTATATATTCAAGATCTAACGTATCTTTGATTTTCTTGACACTATCTCTTATCTGTGTGGTATCTTTATTGTACTTTACGGCAATGTCGGTAAGTGTATCTACTAATCCTTTATTTGGGAATCCGTAACCTGAACTCAGTAGCTTATCGTCACGGTACAGTTCGTAAAACTTGTCTTTCTTATTTTCGGCTGTTTTTTCAACAACTATCAACGCACCGGTATTATACCGTCCGAACAGTTCTGGTAGTTGCTCGTTTTTAGTATAATAGAATTTTACCCACTGTTCTCTGTTTATGCCATGTTGACTCATCTTATACGAGTATATTTATCTTATAACATAAGTTGCGAAAGGTAGCCCTACTTTGCTCTTTTCAAATCCCATATCGTACAGTGTGTCGTTATTATCTATCGTAGTAAGCCCCGTCATCACTGTTTTCGACAGGTTCTTAAAATTCTGAAGGTATTCTTTTCCGAACTGACTAAGGATTGCCTTGTAGACCTCTTTATCGTTTTTGACAACAGGACTAATATAAATCCCTAAGATGTGCATCACAGAGTCGATGTACAGTCCAGAAGTATCGAAACGAACAAGTCCTATCATGTGTGTCAACGACTTTTCGTTATTCGGATCAGCATTGTATGTTATAGGTATCCAGTAGCCGGTAACTTTGCGTTTCGACGCTGTCATTTTCATCTTGTTGGACTCTTTGATGACGTCTTGAAAATTAGTTGTCACAATATCCTTTACTGTATCGGCGTACAGGTCTTTGTCTTTTAAGGGCGGTGCCGATGCGATGCCGATGTTATTTACGTCGACTTGTAGGCTGTCTTTTTCTGTATTATTCGCGCCGGCGGTCCAAGATTCTAATAAACTACCGTATAATTTTAGACTGTTTGCATCTAACGACGACTCGTTTATATTATCTAAGAATTCAGTGATATGCTTTAACATAGTTTATAAAGATTTTATTCTAGCTCGATTGTTAAATTTGACATATTAGAACCTATTTGTATTATCTTCTTATGGTATACGGAGGTATGTGTATCGACAGCTATTGTTATAATGTATTCTATGTTGTCACGGATAGTTATATTTTGTATTTCACCGGTGACATCGAAGTTCGGAAACATATCACAATCGCTCGTCATTCGCACATGCTGTCCTATATAAGAACATAATTCGGAATATGTCAAGTTAGCGACTTGCTTTCTCATTTTAGAAAAATAATTTAGCCTCTCGTTGCACGTTCTCCACACTGTCTGAACTATGGACTACATTTTTCATTTTATCTAGACTATAATCCCGTCGAATAATCTCTTTTAACGCAGTCAGTTCCTTTATAGGATCGTACGACGGTTTGTATAGTAGATATATGGTGCACTTACCAGACGTCATATAAGCAACGAGGTCGACATAGAAGTCTTCGAATTCGTACATCTTATACAACTCTTCCGCTTTGAAGACGTCGATGTATTCATCCTTTGACTTTAACACAGACCAACCGTTTGTCATTAGGTATCTTTCGACATCGTCTTTTCTATATTCAAAACCAGGTTTGAGGATCATAAATCCGTTAGCAAGGTCAACAATCGACTTGTTCATTTTTGTTAGTATAATTTTGTTAGTCTACTCTGATGGTAGTAGTGATGTGATTATAATTGTTTCTTATATAAGAGATATTATAATTCTGTTGTATACGGTAGTAGCCCCGGTTAAGATTCTCTCCTAATATAAGGTACTCTGTTTTGTACGTCTTTTCTTCGTTGTGAGTAAGTATCGACTTGTTCTGCACCGTCCATTTATGGTCGTACTCCGGTGCTGCCCACATATTACTGTAATTAGTAGTGTATATAACAGGTATCTCATCTTTAGAAAACATATTATTACCTTCTTTGTCTTTTATGGACATTCTATTGATAAGGAATCTATCGTCGGCACGTTGCCATACCAACTTGTATTCACTCTGTTCGCTATAACCTTTAACAAGAATGTGTTTGTTAACGAACTCTAAATCTTTCAAAGTAGTGACATTGGACTCAGTTTGCCTCGATATTAGTACAACATAGTACTTTTTCGTATCGTGCATGAGGTACATATCGTATTGGAGGGCTTCACCCCTCAAAGCACCGGACGTATTTAGTATATCGTCGATATAAACGACATCGCCTGTACCGGGTATGTCCTTAAACGTTGTCTCCTTAAAGAACTCCTTATACAGCAAATTACGTTCTGAAGAAACCGGATACAACGTTGTATTCCCGACTTGTATGCTACTGTCGTTGTCACCCACAGTGTCACTATAATAGATATTCACATAAGAATTCTCTTCGGCATGCAGTCTATACAGATGAGGCTCTACGTAGTACTTATCTGTGCCGACAATGTCCGGCAGTTCTATATAAAACAAACATATTACCTCTTTTTTGTTGTCGTTAAATTTTACAGTAAAGGTATTGTTCGTCACAGAGTTGTACAGTCCACCGTCGCAAGAAACATACAGCTTCGGAGCAGTACCTGTGAAGTTGTGTCCAAGTTCTAGTTTGTATCTGACGTCGGTTTCACCCTCCGGTTTTTGTAGTTTTATCTTATAACAAAGATAGTTCATTATGGACCTATCTATATCAAGCCCCGATGTTATCGACTCCAAGTCTTGTTGTACGTACGCATCGTCTCTACCGTCCCAGATGTTATAAAAGTGAATACCTGGTTGTGTTGCGCTATAAGGTGATTCGTAGTCTCTCTTTATATATACTTTAATACGTTTACCGTCGATTTCTGTGTACGGACCGTCGTTGTCAAACTGTACTTTATCTACCGACACAACATGTGGTACAGATATTATCTCCCCGCTCTTAACAGTCTTATAAGGCTGTATATTTATACTGTATTTTATACTACTTTTACCTTGTAAGACATTATAAGTATCATAGAAATTATGGTTAGTCACTATAATTTCTTTACCATTCTCGTCAAGTATATTTAGTACTTTATAGTATACGCCAGTGAGTTCAGGTTGATTGAAATAGTCGTCTAGTTCTTGTATAGTACTGAATTTCGTTTGTACTTTCTTACCTTTTTCTAATTCGTTCACCTCTTCGGTTTTGTATACAGAATAAGACATCTCGTTTATCGCATTGTCGTTATTGTCGGTATAGTACAAGTATTCTATATTGTCCGGTGCAGTATTGTTGCCTGCGGTATCGTCTACATTGTGCCATTCGTCTGATACTACTATATCTGTCTGTGTTGACGTTATGCCGTTTTGTGCAGTCTCTCGATATTTAGGTAATGCGTACACGAAAATCTTATTTGCTCCGACTTTTAGCGAACCGTCTGTGTTAAATTCCGGTTCTATATTATGACTAAATAGCATGTTACCGAACTGTACATTGAAGTTTCTTCTTATATAAAGTAGATCGTCTTTTACCGGTGCTTGCTTATACAGTTCGAATAGGTGCATTCTATTAAGGTATTTCTTAGACAGCACACTTGTATTTTGTACGTATTTGTCTAACGTATTCGACAACTTATGAACTTGTGTGGGTACTATATAATCTCTACTCGTATTGGTTTGTACTTTCAGTTGACTCAAATAGTTGTTATCTGCATTATACAGTTCGAACCCGTTATTGTCTTTATCGGTTTTATTATAATAGAGATATACTGTATTTGTAACGTCTGTATTGGTTGGTAAAATACTAAATGCACCGTTCGGCGAGGCTAAATCATAAATGTCGAATGTTTCATTGTCGCTCGCCCCCGATTGGATATAGTACATTTCATTGTCTACGAACACCTGTAACGTACCTGTCTCTATCTTGGACTTGTCTATTTTAGACGTGTCCATTTTCAGGTAAACATTCTCGTTTATTAGTTTATTATATACCTGTTCGGACAAATTAAGGTCTAATTTGTAGTCACTATCAATATCGAGTTCGAAACGATAGTAGAACGCTCCCTTATTTAGTTTAGTCCCACTTATAGCCGCTAGTTTACTGTCTTTTATATACCTGTGCAGATCATAAATATACTGTTTGTTATTCCATTGTACCAGTTCCGGATGATACATATAAGCATTAAACTTCGGTTCACCATTATCGAAATAGACCTGTTTGAAGCGTTCGTCGTATTTGTACTCTAATGCACCGACATGGATTTCAGGTTCTGTTAGATGTGCACCGAAGTCGTAGCTGTACCATGAATTGTTCACCAGTAGTCGTAACGTATATCTGGCACCGATGTCAAATTGTTCGTCTTCCGTGTTTAACCAGGCTACGGGTATTACCAAGCCTTTGTAGATATGTTCTTCATTCTTGTGTTCGTCCAGTCGTTGTACAAAACTAAAAGAAGACTCCAATAGTTTCTTACTCGTCTCTTTATAGACTATTTTCGATTCTTTCAGCACACCGTCGAATTCTAGCGTGTCGTCTAAGTTAGTCGACAATTTAAGTATTATCTGTACCTTGTCGTCCAAGATACTAAATAGTGCCTTGAAATCGTCTACAGATTTCGGGACGTCTTTATAGACTACTTTTTTACCCACTTGTAAACCTACCTTGTGCGTACGATTGCCCGAGAATATAGACTGACCGTTAAGTGTTATATCTCGTACAGTTTTAAGCTCTTTTACCGTGCTATAACAATATCTATCGTAATAAGACAGGTCGACGTCGATTTGTTTTTCTAATATAAGATTTACATTATAAAACATTTCCGGTTTGTGACTGTTCACCGTCTTGATACGAATAGGTATGAAAATACAAGGCTCGTCGATGTACATTACATCACGCTCTACTTTGTTATCAAATACATTAAAACTGTCGTCGATTTGGTGTGCCTGTTCGCTTATCACAAGACTGTCGGTACGTGGGAATTCTACTGTAACCCGCACTGTATCGGTAAGTACCGTCGGTTCTATCAACTGTACCGATGCCGAATTGTACATCTTTATATCGTTTGCCCATACATGCCCGCTTAGCGATGCCGAAGCAACATCGAGGTGAATCGGTAAGAACAGTTGCTTGTAATAGTGCCGTAGCATCGAGAGTTTGATACCCAGTTCGACGAACGAGAAATCAAAATAGTTCTTTATATAAGTAACTGTCTCACATACACCGTGAACGACATCCACAGTTTTGGTAAGGAGACTGTCGTATACAGGATGTCCTTCACCATAGAACTTGCTCTCGTCACTATGGTCGAGAACACTCTCACCGGCAATATAGTCAATGTCGACAGAGAGTGACAGTAACGAAGAGTTTCTAAAATACCGATAAGATTCTAATAAGTGTTCGTTGATATTAAAATGTTCTCTTATAAACTGTCGTTGTATATCGTTATCGGTCTGCAACAGCTTTGTAACTTTTAAGAGATTACCCCAATCGAACCATGCCAACGAATCTAAGGCCGAGGTATAGTTCCCGACCTGTGAATGAATAGTATGTATATTTATAAGGTACTCTTTTAGTTTCTCGTTGTATTTCGCCGTATCGAATTGATCACCTGAACCAGTGTACACAGCACGCATCACGTCATACGGTATTTGTACACCGTTATTGCCTAAATTGATACTGTACTTTTCTATATCCGATACAAATTCCGCCGACACGACAATAGGACAGTACTGTTCTTTAGTACCCAGTACTGCATAGCCTTCACTATTGTCTTCGAGATGTATCAGTACATGACTAGACCAGTCACCTTCTTCCTGCGACGATCCGATAATGTATATAGGTATTATAAGATAACCTTCTATAATAGTACATACCATATCGGTGTCCGTTACTCTTTTGACGCCGGACAAGTATTGTTTCGAAGAATCTGCAAGTACAGACACGTCTTTTGATTTAAGAAGACTAAATACATTAGAATTCGTCGACAGCTCTATGTGTAGACTGTTATTTATAAACTCTGCGTCGTATTCGTTGTTTTCATCCGTCAAATGACTAACCGGTACAGCGGCATACGTCGTTAGGGAACAAAAATGACCTACGCTGATCTCTTTGCTCCTATTGTATCCGGTTGCCCAGAATTTGTAACCGCTATCGTTATATTCATATCCCACGGGTAGTTTATCGAAAGAGGGAAGTTCAAACCCGTGTCCGGTATCGTCTATAAATAACATATTTTGATTTTGTATGTACTCTTATGTAAAAATCCTTATGATACAAAAATAAACAGCAACTACTGTATATTTTATACAATAGTTGCTGTGTTTAGTTAGTCGTTGTCGAGTTTGCACTGTTCGTACGCTGTACACGGATCCGAGCTCGACATGATCACCTTCGCATCTTGTTTCATTTTTGGAAGGTCGTCCAATTCGTCACACCATAGCCACATTTTGTTGTTCTCCGGTGAGAGTAGATCGTCCAGTACGTTAACTGCAAGTTGTTTTGTTAACTTACGTGCTTTTTTATTGTCTATAAAGATTACTAATGTATCGTCTAAATACCTTTCCGGAATCGACAAATACTCGTGTATAGAAATCGATAGTTCCGATAGTTTATACCATGTATCTAAATAAACACCGATATAGTTATCGCCGATCTGTGATATACAAAAGAATTGTTTGTTTTTGTATGTCTGTTTTATTTCGTCTTCTTTGATGTATTCCATGGCATCATACAGTCCGCCGGTACCGCATGTGACATGATTGTGGGTGTATTCCATTTTATCGTTTTCTGTTATATAAACGATTAGTAATTTCATATTTTTCTGTTCATTATATATCGATAACTTCAATGTTTAGTTGAGGTACATTCTTTTCTTCGGTCATATACCAAATAACATCTACGTTTTCATAGTAAAATTTATTGGAGGTCGACATTAGTTTACCGTCGTTACATACTAAGAATAGTTGATTGTTAATGTTTAACACATTATCATCGTCATTTAATACATTTATATTTGCAAATTTATTCACATTTATACCAGATTTCTGTTCCAGTAGCTTATTGATGTTTATCAACGTACAAATATAGGTGTTTGTAGCATCCTGTGCATGTATAGATTTAACATAAACCGTTTTACCCGTATGTTGCCCGTTATTGTATTTTAACCATGTACATATTCGGTACAGTCCTTGCTTCTTAAACGATACTTCGGTAGCGGTGTACGTCGGCTTATATAGACCCCAAAGGTCGTTCTCGAAATTATACTGTTCTATATATAAGACAATTTTACTTTTTTGTGCTTCGTCTGCATTTTTCATACCTAGTATCTCTAATAAATCTACTGCAGTACCTGGTTTTGTAGTAACTTGTTCAATGTAAACAGAGCATTCTTTGTTCTGTACCCTCTTGTTATTAGAATATAAAACAGTTGTATATAATGTGTCTTTGTTATATATAGCATTTAACTCTGACGCCCTTTCCTTAGACGGTATCTGTTTAATATGATTTACTTTAATAAACACGTTGTCGTCCAACTTTTGACCGGTGAGATCTAACTTGATACCTAATTTAGAGTCGACGTCTTGTAGCCTGGACATGTCGTCGACCAAATAACCACATGCAAGTTCACTATAATGACCGTGTACAAGTCCACATATCGAATGTTGTTTTACGTTACCGATGGTATGTGTCGATATAGGATTACTAAGATATGTCGCCTTAGATTCTGTTTTTATAAGTGGAAATTCCAACGACAGGCTATCGTGCTTATAGAACAGTTCTGCCATATTATAGTCCGACAACGTTTCTCGTCCTAAATTGATATTCTCTGTCGACGTACCGATAACAAATTCTTTCTTGTCGGGATTCCGCCAGTGTGTTCCAATATAAGCATTGTACATCCGGCCTTCGCTGTCCAGAGAGATAACATTGTATCTATTTAACGCATTTACATCACGGAGGAATGTTTCGCCGAAGTTAAACGTCGGTACATTGTTCTTAAATACATACTCTGGAAAATACGAGTCAGGCGCCTCGCTGTACATCACAGTCGGTGTGTATTGTTTTACTGGCACTTGTGTAGACGATTTTACAGTCTTCCCTGTAGCATCAGTGTCGACAATATACGAACGATAGATGTACCTATTTAGATCTGTTGTAACAGTCGTATATTGTACTGATTCTGTTGTAGTAGACTCATTTGGTTTTATAACGTTGATCGTCGGTTGCGGGGGCGGTGTCCCAGTCGATACACCGATCAGTTTATAGTCTGTATTGGTTACTTCTATATCGGCAAGGTACTTTTTAGTCGGTGTACTGTTTAACTTGTCTGGACGATATATAATAGAAAAATTTAAGTTCTTTTTAGACGACAGTTCAAGTTCCGACTTGTCTCTGGGATCGTATTCTGTGTTCTTCTTTAACTCTTTACTTGTTGCGTCTAACTTAATAGAACGTAATTTATCGAATTGACTGACCTGAATGTTACTACCCAGTTCCATCGGGTACTTTTTATTCTGTGTCCGGATATAGTCGAACGACCACGAGTTGTTTGCATTTAGTTTATATTCCCAAATTGTCGTAAGATAACGTACAGTACCGAACTTTGTATTCACCTTCATATAAAGAAACATCACAGCGTCGCGGAATATAGAATGGTAGTCGTCATAGGCTTGAGGGACCTTCACTGTCACCGGACCGTTTACATCGTCGAACTGTAAGTCTACTTGGGTAAAATTTTCCTCTTTTTCTGTGTCTAAGAACCCGAATCGTGAATTGGTGTTTATAATTTTGAACTTACCGTCGAAATACGATGCGAAGATTATATGAGGAACACCGGCATCTCGGCCTACTGCGTTCACACCAGTATCGATGTCGTTGATCGTCCATTGCTCGTCTTTTATATACGGTAATGTATAAAGATGCTGCGATTCAATAGAGTTGATAAAATTCGTATGACGAACGTTATAGTTTACAGTAAAGCCGTATACTTCTGTCTTATTTGTTGCGTTATCCGCGTCGTCGAAATAAAAAATACCACCCGCCTTCACATTTTTCTGTAAAATAGGCGAATTGCGTTTATTGAACTCATCTTTGTCGCTGTTATGGTATATCTTTACCTGTCGAATATAAATGTTATTGGAATAGTAAATATCCGCACTGTTATTCGAGTTGCCGACATAATAAAACTTGTAGTCTAAGGGTATATATAATGTCTTTGTATAGTACGATAATTGTGATTGTGATGCAGGATAAAATGTTTCGTACAGAGATTGTACGATACTATGACGTAATTTAACCTTGTTCTCACCGTATATGTTATTGTTTACCGCCGTTAGTACAAACTCATAATTACGGTTTATCGATACATTGATATAGTCGATTATACGCTGTACAGAGAGTGTAGGTTGATACTGACTAAGGAATTTGTTTGTTAACTTTGCTTTATCCCCGTCTATACTATAACCTAATACACCGTCGCTGTGGAAAGTACAGTTTAATGTTAGACCGTATTTATCGTTCTCGGGTGTATTTCTGGCTATGCTTTCGAATAACACTGTCATGTTACTTGACAATTCGCCGTTGAAGTTGCCTTGGTCGTACAGTCGCGAATCGGATAATTCAGGATTACCTTTTAGGCTAAACCGTTTGATGATTTCGTCTATATAGTATTTCTTATATTGGTCGATACGTAAAATATCAAGTATGTTTATACTTAATTTTGTATCTTCGAGTCGTACTAGTACATAAAATTTGTTATTAAAGACATCTTCGAGATGGAAGATACGAATATACTTTTCGAGACGGTGTGTTTCGGTATTGAATCTGCTGTACAACAGTTCGAGGTTGTTCTCTTCGTCGTCTAACATACCTGCGATTTTACCGAAGCCTACACTGGTAATCGTATTGTTCGTCTTATTAGTATTTGACTTATCAGTGTAGAACTTAGTGCCCGGACACATGTACTCGATGTTATTGATAGGAATGTTCGACGCCTTGTTTATCTCTTTCGACACTATCGTATTGTATACCGGAATACCGTCCTGTACAGTTTTGAACTTTGTAACGTCGGTATATAATAACGACACATCCTTTTTTTCTACAACACAAAACTTTGCTGTACTGTTGTCATAATACAGTACACCAACATATTTTTGTGCATCGTACTTGCCGGTAAACAAGTCACCGAATGTAAAATAACGATAAGCGACGCTGTCTCCTTTTAAGCCGAGCCGTTGTCCCATATTGGCCAGGGCATTGATTGTATTATCCCGGTCTTCGGTCGAATAGTTCCTATTTTGGATAGTAACAATAGGCTTTATATTTTCGGATTCGTTTAGTGTATTGTCCATGAGTCTTTTATAAAAGTGTATATTCTATTTTGTCATCTGTTATGATGACGTTGTAAACACGTTGTAAGAATGCTAAATGTGTACTGTCTGATAGGCCGTAGTAGTATAATAAAGGTTGCCATATATCGGTCTCGTACGGTATAACGACCTTGTCTTGTAAGGGGAACAGTTTATTATACTGTAAATACTTGTTTTCTACCCTTTCTGTCTTATAATAGAACTGGTTTGTTTGTTCTAACAGTTTTATATAAGGAGTATAATAACCTAAATAGAACTTATTCTTGTACGGTCGCTCAAAAAATCCAGGTTCGTTTATCGCCGTCAAGTTGAGGTTGTTTTTTAATAACGGTAATATGATACTAATGTTATCCTTAACGTATTCAGGATCGTTCAGTACGTCTATATTCATGTTCGGTAAAATCCAGTCGTGCCCTTCCGACGTGACGTTTACGTTCAATGTGTAGACAAATACGTCGTTTTCTTTTCGACTTGTTATATAACTGTTACGACTACCGGAGATAATCTTCTTATAATACTTTTTGGCTGTTGAACGTACCCCTTCGGGTGCTAAGTCGTAGCGTATAAAGCATGCTGCATTGTGCTCTTTTAGGACGGCTTGCTCGTTTATAAAGTCGCATTTCGATCTTAATTTGTTATATAAAGCAATATCGTTATCTTCGAACTGGACGAAGTTACCAAATAGAGGGTCTACTAATATAGACGTTGTATCTATTTTTGTCGCACTGGGATTATACACAGCCGGTTTGTTTTCTGTCGATGCGACAAGATATAACATGTGCTTAAATTTACCGTCCCATTTGATGTATTTCTTATATATATCTGCTGTTATATTAAAATACTTCGGTACTGTGATAAAGCGGTAAGGTAACCAGGCTGCAAAGTCACTAGTCGAGTTATACAGTCTACTGTCGTTATCTATATTATAAAACATATCAACTTGTTCCGGTGATGTGAACAACGTACTAAAATTTTTTACGGTATACTTGTTATTATCGACTTGGCAGTACATTTGTTTGTTCGATACAGCTTCACCCAAGTCTTTAATGACATTGTATGGTGTATATCCTAAAATATACAAGTTTCTGTACAATGAATCTGTCTTTACAAAATAGCCGTTGTTATTGTATTCGTCGACGGGTATGTAGGTGTATCTTGTTGCCGCACCAAATACAATCCGGTCTTTGAATTTTGTAATGTCAATAAACGATTGCTTTTTATATAACCGTCCTTTGTGTACTTTATCGTTGTATTCTGTATAACCGTTTTCTGAGGCAACGTATAAGTCGTCGCCGATATAGTTACTATTCGGGGCCACTGTTATACCGGTATATTCGTACTGCCCGTCCAGTCTATTATTTTTTATATAATCTTTTTCACCATCTGCCTTGTCACAGAAGTCGACTAACGTGATGTATTCGTTTATAAATCCAGTATATTCTATGTACAAATCGGACTTGTCTGTGACATCGTCCGTCGGTTCGAAAAACGCATTGAAATCGACGGTGTATTTCTTGTGTTCGGAAACTACTCGTAATGTATTTTGACCTTCCTTCGTATTGATGTCGATTCTGGTATTTGACATGTTCGGTTTGTCGATAACAAAACGCGACGATACAATATGTTCTTTATTAAGGTTATTTACAATCGGATTCACTTCGATTCTAAACTGTTTGGCATCACCCAGTCCAGAATACAGTACATTGTTGTACATCGCTTTTCCGTCGACAACCGTGGCGTCTGTCGATTGCCGGTTTATCCACCGATAGGTATTAACGACGTCTTGAATGTTCTTTAATAGACTTGTATTTGTTTTACTCTGTGCAAATTTGATAAAGTCACTTAATGATTTAGTATGTTCTTCGTCTGTATAGAGGTCGTCGATGAAATATACATTGGTGACAGGTGATGTATAGTCGCGTTCTGTTTCTCGGAGTCGTTCGCGTAATAGATACGGTGTTGTATTGTTCGACAATGCGTTTTTATATTCCGGTTTGTTTGTTTCTTTTACCCTATCTATGTTATATAAAGGCAATTTAATGTTGTTTTTGACATAATACCCTTGGATTATCACGTCTTGTCCGATGTACTCGTCTAAGTCGAATGTGATACAAAGGGGTATTATTTGCCGCATTACGATTTTCTTGTTGAAATAACCTGTTTCTATATTGGGCAAGCCATTCTCGTCAAAATGTAGGTTATTATATTCGAATTCTACCAAGCCGCCTTTTATAAGATCAATACCGTAATATGTAACGATATAACCGTTTTCGCGCACAGATATGTTTATTGTTTTATCGTCTATTTTCTCTATATAAGAACGTAAGTATTTTCCTACGTACGTTTTATCGTCTAACGGAATACTCACCGACGACAGTATTCTGTCTTTTCGATAAATATCGATAACAAACGAATCGGGCATGTCGTTCACTGCGTCACAATAGAACGGTGCATAAAACATAAACTGTCGTGTGAACAGTTGTTTCTGTACTCGCTGGGCACCGAACTCGTACATCTTAGGATCATCGCTTGTAGTGCCATAAAATTTATCATAATAGTGTTTATAACAACGACGAATATCGAACTCGTACTGTCCGTTATATAACTTTACCGGTATATTATGAATTGTCGCTTTAGTATCTAAAGACATCAAATTAGCAACGGTGTGCTCTTTGTAGTCTATACTAAGACCGAATTTCCCCGATAACGCGGGATCTGTTTTTGCTAATGTATAAAACATGTCATTTTTAGTCTTATTTTAGTTCAACTTTGACGGTTTCTGTTTTGTATACTGGTATACCAAACTATAACAAGCCCGTAAAGGCACTTTAGAGCTCCTGTATCGTGTCCAAACCAGCCAGCCTTACTAGTACCAAGGTCAAAGAAAAATCGTGCGTTATGGAACACAAAACGTGTCCCACACGTTGTCACAGACGAGATTTTTGTAAGTTTTGATAAGTTAGTATAACGACACCCCGTGCGGGCTGAAATCGTCATATCCCGACATATCGAATTTCGATTCTATATTACTATATTCTGATGCGGTTTCGATGTCTTCTAAGAAATTTTTGAATCTTATATTTTGTTCCAATGCCGGTAGTTGACATAGTGACATGATAATGTCGTCGTGACCGTATTTTGCTTTATAAGAACCAGTACCGTTTTTATCTTCGAAATTTTCAAGTTCTGTAATGGTTCCGATGTCGTATATTTTAAGTTTCGATTTCTCTAACAACATCTTTAACATCGAGCACAGCACCGGTTTGTTCGTACTAGTTATTTTTATACCCGGTGTATTGAGTGATTTGAAGTTATCGTCACCGAACTGTTTACCGTATTTTGCTATATTAAAAGTATCTACACCGTCGGCGGCACCGGGTACGTTAAATCGCCACTGTTTCTCTTTGTCGTACTCTTGTTCGTTATAGTTTGTTATATAAGTATAAAACAGTTGTCCGTATGTGTTGTATTCTATGGATATGATAGCGTTACCGTCGTTGAACAGCTGACACACCAACAGCCAAAATTCCAGTGCACTATGCTCTAAGTCCACTTGGTTGGAATGCCATAGACCTACTGCCTCGTAGTCTTCTTTTCCGTTTACTTTTATTATATTAAAAACAGTATAGTCGCCACCAGATCCTTCTGCTAAGTCGACAAGTATGACAAAATAGTCTTTCTTTATATTAGAAATATCGTAATCGGGATGCCATCTGAGACATTCCGGATGCTGTAACGTCAAATAAAGACCTTTGTCATTGTACTCGTTTTCGGTATAAGAAATAAACTTGGCTTCCTTGTCGTGTAGTACCGTCATACATTCGCGACTGACCAAACAAGCATTAGAAATAGAAAATTGAGTACCGTACTGGTAATAGAAGTTCTCTTCGGATCCTAAGATACCGATCATCTCTTGTTTCCATGCCTCGTCTCGTTTCTTCCAACCCCCTATCTCCTTGTCCCATTGCGGTACTTGGTACCAGTCGACTTTATAGGGTGCATAGATGTTTTTTCCTTCCAGCGACGCTTTATATATCTTATAAAACAAATTAAAGCCGTTCTGTGTCGACATGATACAGATATTAGAGTTTGTATCGGCCGTAATAGTAGGAATAATGTTATTATAGAACAGTTCGACTTCACCGGGTGGACACCATGCGAACTCGTCTAATATAAGAAAGTTAATTGTCTTACCCAGACCTGCGGTGTCGGAGAAAGCCTCTGTGGAGATACTGGAATTGTTATCGAAACTGATTTCTTTTTGATTCCACTTCATCACACCACATTTAAGGTGATACGGCAAGAACATAAACATGTCCTTTATCTTAGCCAATAAGTCTTCGCCGGCAGGTCCCGATTTAGACAATATAAGTGCTCGCTTGTCTGTATTAAATAGAATCTTCCATAAGCACGCTATTGCGGTAGATACTGACTTACCGGCCTGTCGACATGCCAACATAATAGAGAACCTATTATTAGCGACATGTTGTAAGTAACCTTCTTGATAGTCACGAAGTACACAGGGTTGTAAACCCGTCGGTGTCATTAGGTAACATTTCGTCGCGAAGTAAACCACGTCGGTTTTACAACGGATATAGTCTTCTATTTCCTCCTTTGTTCTTCTATATACCAGATTCGGTTTCAGTAGCTGCGTCACCTTACCGATAAACGGCGATGCTTTCAGCGGCATACCCTTATCCAGACCTTCACAGGCTTTTTCGATAGATTTTGTCGACCAAACTACCTGTTCCGATTGCTTTCCGGCAGTTTGTTCTTTTATAGGATTAAATTCGTATTCTTTTTCTTTTATCATACTTTGGTAGTCTTGTGTAGTCTACTACAGTAATGCGAGACATAGACTTTCGTCAACATGCTCTATATAGATTACATTAGTTGACTGTAGTAGTGTTGTAGTCTTGCTTTGTACGTAGATAGATTACATCAGCATATATATATGAAAATCACGCATATACAATACAAAAGTTACCCAAACTATACTGTGTTTCGCCTTTGTGTCCTATTATATAGATGAAAGAATAATAACGAAATAACTATGCAAAATATACAAGGCGAATTTATCAATACACAAACCGGTCAAACGATATTCGTCCGTGACAGTATAATGACACCGGAAGGCGATACTATCATCATGACAGACCACGGTCAAATGAGTATGAATGAGTTTTCGAGATATTATGTTAAGATGGAATCGGACACAGGCACAGTCACATCACCGGTACAAGAAGCACCTATTTCGGCACCGTCAGACCTGATGGCGATGGCACAGCAAGATATGTTAGCGAAACCGACTAATAAAGTCGAAGAATTCCTTTCCGACGTCGTTACAGAATACCCTGATTCTTTATATGACAGCACTACACAACCAACCGAGTCTTCAGAAGATGTAGTAGAGCCTCAAAGCGAAGCCGTTAAGATGTTAGATAAAATAATGTCGGAATCAGATGTTAAATTAAATGTTAAAATCAGTTTCGACGAGAGTACGTTTCCGTTCGACGCGATAAATGTATTAAAACACTATTTCAATTTAACAGATGACGATATTTCCGAATGGTTGTATCATAATGTCTTTAACAAATACAAAGACACTATTATAGAACAACTAAAAGCATCGACAGTCAAGCCGAAAAGTACAGTCAAAGCGAAGGGTACGTACGATTGGGCGACAGAACGATATGATATGAGATAAATGGGATTAACAGACGCAGTAACAATTAGTAATATAAATGCAGTTACCGGTCCAGGCGGCAGTACGACACTTTCTAATTTGGCTATCAATAAAGCCACGAGTTTTGTGCAAGGCAAGGCGACGACCGCACTTACCAAACTGACTTCCGATGCGTTACAAGACCCGACGACCATGTCCAGTCTTAAAATTGCCGCGACGGTGACAGGTGTTATCGCACGTATCAATCCCAAGTCTGCGTCGGAATATATCGATATTTTCAAAGAAGAATTGATAGGTCTAGGTACGCAACTATTAGAAAAGTGTACGACGCAAATCGTTTCGTACGGCACAAAACATCTTGTACGTATTATAGGCCCGTTTCTTAGTCCTCCCGATTTTCTATCTGAGATAATGAGTCGCGCCGGAAAGAGAGCTATCGCGTATATATCTAATGAAATTATCGACGAAACACGAGAAGACGGTAAAGGCTACTTTATGACGAAAGGTGAGCTCTTAGAATCGTTAATAAAGTCGGCAGAAGACATCAATAAACGAGAACAGGAAAAGAAGAAGAAGAAAAAGTCATCGAAATTCGTAAATGACCTTATTAAAAACGCAAACGAGGTTAAAAAACTCTGCGACGACTATTTACCACAAGTAGAAAGTTACATTTCGTTGTCGCTGACGTACATTGAAAACGGACCGGACTATGTTAACGAATACGCCGAAAAGTCAGTAAATAAAGCATTATCGTACATCGATACGAAAGTAACGAAGTATAGCGATAAAATAATAGATAAGCGAGACAAATTTGTCGATAAAGCCGTCGACGCTGTTGCGTACGAAATGGCACTTAAAATGGACGCCGTACGACAGAAAGGTGTGGAGACGGCACATGCACTACTGGAAAAGACAAAGTCCAAGGCACTAATCGTCGCCTGGTCACTTATCCAGAAAGCGGTACTAAAAATTATGGCTCTTACGGGCATTTCTATTCCGATATAGTCAAATATCAAATATATAACAGCACATGAGATTTACAGACATGTCCTCAGTTTTCGAAGACAGTTCTAATATATACAACATTATAAACGAGAGCTTTGGTAATCCAAATATAAAGAACAACTTTAGTAACAGTAACGGATTCTCACAGCAATATACAAGACCGAAGAAACCCAAAGGACTGTCTAAAATCCTGAAGTCGTTGTCCCACTATGGGATGAACTACGACGACGATATATACAAGAACATGCAGGCAGTACCTGCAGACCCTATTCTCCAGAAGGATTTATTGCCTGAGAATACGATGTCGATATATTCTTCTATTAGTAACTGGAAGATAAAACCAGAGGAAGAACGGTCGTTTTCTGAAAAGACATTAACACAACGTCGTGATTTCTTACGTCAGATGTCGTTGTATACCGAATTAGAAGACATCATCGACAAAATGGCCAACGAGAGTATTGTCGGCGACGAAAACGATTTGTACATTTGTCAACCTTTCTTAGATAATGCTATCATTCAGAATCTCGAAGAGGAATATATAGAACAAATCAACACGACGTTACAGAACGAGTTCATTCGACTGTACAATTTGCTACAATGGAAACAACGGGCATGGTACCAGTACAAACGATTCCTTATCGACGGTGTACTGGCCTTTGAAATTGTCTACGATGACCTACAACATCCTAAATTTGTAAAGGCTATAATCGAACTCGATCCTTGTACACTGACTCGCGTTGTTGATGGCGGTGTTACCTACTGGGTACAGTACAAAGACACCCATAGCCATGAGCGTAAAATGTTGGACTCACAGGTGATATATATTAAATTTGAAGACTCCGGTGTTAACCAACGTCAGTCGTATCTAGAAAGATTGATACGTCCTTTTAATATATATCGTATTGTAGAGCAAGCGCAGATCATTTGGACGGTAACACAGTCGTCGTTTAAGACTATGTTTACTATTCCGGTCGGCGGTATGAACCGTGCCAAAGGTCGGCAGACATTAGCCGAAGCGATGAACCGGTATAAAGAAGATATTTCTTTTAATAACGAAACCGGTGAATTGAAAATAAACGGCCGTGTTAATCTACCGTTCAACAAAGAATACTGGATGCCGGAAAATGAGAACGGCACACCCCGGATAGAAACCTTAACCGACTCGGGACCGACATTGTCCGATAATGATCAGCTTAATTATTTCTTAAATAAGCTATATAGAGCATCACAGATTCCAGCCAGTCGTTTTAGTACCGATGCGCAAGCGACATGGTTCGGTACCGATGCGACACAGGCCCTGCGCGAAGAAATCGACTTTTCTCGTTTCGTCAATAGAGTTCGGGGTGTCTTTGCAGAGGTCTTACTGAAACCGCTGCGTATTCAACTGTCGTTAAGTATTCCTAAACTAAATAACAACTATCGTCTTATCGGTAGCGTCGGTCTTCGGTTTAATTCATATAATATGTTCGAAGAGATGATGAACATAGAGATTATGACAAAGCGCCTCGAATTTATAACGAATCTGAAAGACAGTCTATCTGTAATGGACGACGAAGGAAACGAGAATCCTTATTTCGATTTAGAGTTCCTTATTACAAAATATCTGAAGATGAGTGAGTCCGATTTGGCACTTAATAAGTCATTCAAAGACAAAACTGCCACCAATAATGAAGAGGACGACGAGTCGGAAGATGACAGTGGATTCGGTGGTGACGATGACGACAGTGGATTCGGTATGGACGACGAAGGAGACGAGCCTGAAGACGACGGTCCGGAACCGGAAGCAGGTGCCAGCGACAGTTCGGACGAAATAGACGACGAAATGCAAGGCGATGTCCAACCTGAGACTGATAGTGTCCCGGCAGATGATGCTCCAGACAGCAATGACACAGGTCTGTAGCAGGCTGTAATAGACTACACAAGACTGTATAAGACTACTGTAGACTGCACAAGACTACTGTAGACTGTAGTAGAATATAAAGACGATAAAAGAAATATGTTGAGTCTTAAATCGAAACAAGATGCGTTTCGACTACTGTTGCCGAAAGAGTTTATCGCTCCGGAGATAGAAGAAAAGTATACGAATATAATCAATAGGGGGAAATCTTTTATAAGAACCCCTATTGATTTCATCAACGAAACAATACAAAGTGTCGATGTGTTGGGGTTTTCTAATGCCGTTGTAACACAAGAACAACCGAATAGAGCACAAGGTCCGTTGATAAAACAAGAACGTACGGAACAGAATAATTTACTCAGTCCCAATGCACCGGTCGCATACAGAGCGCCGAACTCGCCGTTTTCGATGATGGATATGACGTTCAATATAACATTTCGGCATACTCTGGGCTATTTGAACTATTTTATCTTATTTGAGAATTTTTGGTTTAACTATTCCCGTGACAGAACGTACGACGAGATGTGTCAAGCATTTTATATAGAACTATTGAATCAAAATAATGTCGTTTATTCTCGTATTAAAATAGGAATGCCGATAATGTCTGGAATGGACATGCTCAGTTTCGACTATAAGAGCCCAATTGCGTCGGCCGGAACGTTTAAGACAGAATTTAAGTATTCTAGTTTCGACTATGAAATGATTGATACTAGCGATTCTGGTTTTAGTTATAACTAACACTAATTAAATTTACGAAAGTATGAAACTATCAGACTACGAGTTGTTGCCCGGTGTTGTTTTAGACGTTAAAGACCCACATCATAAGGGTCGTATCAAATGTGCAGTACCGTCTGAATTTGACGATAACACACAAGATAAAGACCTCCTACCGTGGGTGTACCCGTTTTGTATGTTCGGGTACCAGGGATTCGCTATGATGGTACCAGGTAATAAAATATGGTTATTAAAGAACACAAAAGCGTATTCCGAATACTGGTATCTACCGTATTTCGATCCTAATACGTCGACATCCGAATTTATCAAAAATGCAGAAGGCAACAACCCCGAGGTTCTACTCATGCGAGCAGGCGGTGGTATTAACTCTTATATAACCTACGACGACAAAAACGGTATTGATATAGCGACGGGCATATCCCATGTTAATATCGGCGGTAATGGTAACATCACGATTAAAGCCGGTAACGTCGATATTGAAGGACAGAATGTACATATTGGTCCTAATAAAGGTCAGGCGACGGTACTGGGAGAGACACTGTACAATGCGCTACTGACGTTGGGTAACAGTATCGCCGGTGTGGGTCAGCAATTTGTCACACAAGACCCTCATGCCGTCGGTGCCGGTAGTGCATTACAAAAGGTCGGCGAAGGCCTCGTTAGCGACATTCAAAATATGTTGAGCACGTCAGTGACAGTATCTGATTGATAGTATAAATCAAAACGTTCAAAACTTGCCCTGTACCGCACGATTTTTGTTTGACCTTAGTAGTACCAAGGTAAGTACATTTGAGTGCGTTAGAGAGCCTTAAAAGTGCCTTTATGTGGACGTCAGATATTTACACGTCAGTATACAAAACAGAAACTCTACAAATCACACATAATATAGCACTTAAAAGACGATTCTAGTAGTTTAGAATCGTCTTTTAATTTAGCTAGTCTTTATTAGTTGTCGATTACTTCGCCTCGTGACATATTCTGAATCTCGTACGTCACATCGGGTTCTTGTTTCTTTAATGTGTCTATCAGTCTATTTGCGTCGTCTCTATTATCGGTGACATTTACAATATCGCCGTCTGGACCAACAATAGCAAAAAAGTCGTTGGCTTCGAAGACACGTTGCTCTAACAATTTCTTGGTATTGGTGTCTGTGCCGATAAGTGCCTTGGAATACATCGCGGGATTACCGGTCGGAAGACAACCTAGTCTATCGAGTACCAACAATACGACGACACGGACCTTAGAGGGTAGTACAAACATCGAAGTTCTGGACAGGTCAGGAACAAAGGTCTTGTTGTCGTAGAATTCTATCAATGTTCGTGTGAACTTTTGCATACCGTTCACCGTTTCTCTGTCGTATTTCCATTTTAGGAGTACTTTGTCGGTACCGACGCGTACCATATAGAATTCCGAAGGAACACCGACAACACCTGAGTCTTTGAGGAGATTGGTAAGGTCGGTATCCATTAGTTCGTCGACAGATTCTGTAACATCACCGCTGTCGTCAGACGGATCTTTTGCCGTACCAGAAACGATCGGCTTGATGTACGTGTTATCGTACGCAATGACATCGTAATAAAAACCGTTCTTTACATACTCTACATTTCCGTAGCCGTGGTTGACGAGGAAGGTGAGTAACGATGACGACCCGTTTTCGAGTTTAGAATTGTTAACTAAGGTGTTCATCACGGCTTGTGCCACTTGCTTCGATACAAACTTACTCGACTTAAAAACAAGCGCCAAGGTGTCTTCGTCTAGTTCGGCTGTAATAAGTAGTCTAGGACAAAACAAATTCTTGATGTCCTGTGTTAAATTTTGTGGGGTCGATACCCCCATTATACTAGTAAAAGATCTCATTATAATGATTTTTATCTATTTTATCCATTTCCAATTATCGTTACGAGACTTAACTCGCGTTATTAGATGTCCTTTGAAATCAGGGTGTTCTTCTAGTATGTCTTCTAACGTATCGTAATAAAAAGTATAAATACTATAGCACTTACGTTTACCGTCCGTAGAGTCTAAATAATTGTATTTTGTACTGAACTGTCCTGATAGTTTATCCAACGCGACACATTCGTACCCTGCGTCGTAAAGTAAGGTCGGTACCCATAGTTCATATAACGAATTTAGCTTATTCGTATCGACAAACGACAACAAGTAATACATCGCAGAGCACGACAAGCGGCAAAAGCTAAGACATGTTCTTATAATCTTCTCGTCGTCTGTGACGTCTAAGTTGTAGTTATATTCCCAATGTACCCATTCCGGGTGCTCCGATTTCTTTTGGTAGTACCCGGCTATCAGATCGGCATGTTCACCGCTCAGTCTATCGAAGATATTCGACCAACGACCTCCGAACCAAACATCGTATTCTACTATATAATAGTAGTCATAATTTTTTGAAGAATCACGATTTTCGTTAATATATTTCAAACAATACACAATCGGATTAACAGTACAGTATGTTTTTGCGATACAGCCGTGGTAAACAGGGTCTGTTATTTCATAATAGGGTATACTGTTGTCGTCGAGTTGTTTTATATAATAATGGGATTTATCCCCACACGAGTTGTCGAGTATAAATAACAAGTCGTGATCGTCTGGTAGTTCCCGTCGTAATTTGTTGTATCCGTACAATACAAACTCATCGACAAAATGGCTTACGAAAAATACTAAATTTGTGCTCATCAATGTTAATTTATATCAGAACTTAAACATAATTGGTACCGTCGTCTGGTAGGGCATAATCGTTCATCTTAAAGAAGTCTCTAATGGAAATGCACTGGGGGTTCCGATTATAATAGTTCGTTATATAAAAATCCCATTCCTTTTCGTCCATATTCTCGTGCATAGCAGCCCATAGTTCGTCACTTGTCTTTTCACGTAACTTATTGAGATACAGTTCTTTAAGTTCTGTGTCGAAATGACAGAATAAGTACACCATGAACAACGTGTTAGTATACAAGGTTTTGTTTAGTATTATATACGGTGCCCGGTCGCGATAGATGTGTCCGACATGTAAGTCCGGGATAAGATAACAACCCCCGCCCGCAAGGTATGTTTTTATCGATAATAACGGTTCGTCACACCCCCAATTGACCAAATGTTCCGTTCCGGATATTCTATTATAAAACTCAGTTGAACAGATATAGCACGCACCCATTATACAAGGTATTTTCACAAGCCCTTCTATTACATTAGCATCCTCAATAGTTTTGTACGTCCAAGGTGATTCGAACGGCCTGTCTCCGAATTTAATCACCGTACCGTTCGTACTGTTTCTTTTAGTGCCGACTTCGTTGTCTATCTTATATAAACCTGAGTACTCTTCCGACTCTGTTCGCCATAATGTTAACGTCTGTGAACAGAGCATGTCGTTATATAGATTATTTTCACGGATTATGTTGATCACTTTCTCGTCCCAACCGTCGTCGTAGAATCGCATGTGACCGTCGATGATCATCATAAATTCGGTACGGGTACACCGTGCACCTTGCATGCGTGCTTCACCGACACCCAGTGACGTTTCGTTGTGTATATAACGACAACTGTATTTGTTTGCTACAGCACTGTAATTGTAGTTGTCATCAGAACCGTCGTTGATAAGTAGAATCTCAGGTCGTGCCGTGGCAGTCGCTAGTATATTTCGCAGAGTATAAGCAATTTCGTCGCCTTCGTTCTTGAACGGTACTATAATAGTCAACTGTGGACTGTCTTCCGCCTCGACATCTAACATACGACGACAGAATTTACCGATTCGTCGCGACAAGACCCATGTATTATCACAAATGCTACTGCACATAGGGTATTCGGTGACCATTTTAGAGTCATGCCGGATGTTTATACCTTGTTCCAAACACCGCACCCATAGCCACATGTCTTCGGCATTGTTGAAATACGACTCGTACAGTCTGTGTCCCAGCTTGTCTATCAGTATCGACTTTCGGAATGCGACAGCGGGGTGAACGACGTAATTTGTATCGCCGGAGAATGTATGAAGACTTAGGTATTCGTTTCCGAATTGTATACGATACTCTTTGTCCGGACCTTGTACACATATACCCGAACTTGCAAGTACACCTAATTCTTGTTCTCTCTGTAGAGTATCGTATTGATGTTGTAGTCGTCCAGGTAACATTTTATTGTCAGCGTCGATGCGAACAATGATGTCAGACTTACTCATCGCGATACCTTTGTTTAGACTGTCTGAGATGCCTAAATTAGTATCATTACTTGTTATAACAATCTCGACAGCATCTGTACTATACTTGTAAGCATATTCTTTTATAGTGTCCAACGTATTGTCTGAAGAACCATCATTGATCAATATAATCTCGTACGGTCCGTTGAAGTCTTGCTGTAGAATAGAATTTAGTGTATCGACAACTGTCGTTGCTTCATTGTATACTGGAATTACAACACTCAAGTAAGGTGTTTGGTTCATTATTTGAGTTAAATCATTTTATATGCTATGTACAAGCATTCTACACAGGCGCTGTGCAGCCGAGGGAATATCGATTTCGAGTTGTTTTATATCTGTCGTCTCCGGCACGGTATCAGATCCTACAAAGACCAAAAATTGTACCGCTTGTGCGAATAGTGTAGGACAATGTTGTTCCATGAAGGTGTACAACACATCGCGTGTCGACATCGGATTCTCTTTTATATAAGTACTAAGACGAATAAAGTCATCTTTTAGGTCACTGTTATCACGAGTAAAAACATCCAGACGATACAATACATCCGAATTTGGATTGTCGTCTAAGTGTTCTGCAATGAAATTCGATAGTTTTTTCATTCTTTTTGGTCTACTTTTAAGCTGATTTTGGCAGTTTCTATTTTTCGTATAGACATGTACAAACATAGAATCGACGTAAAGGCACTTTTAAGGCCCTCTGGCGCACTCAAATGTAGCGACCTTAGTAGTACCAAGGTACGATAAAAATCGTGCGTCAGAGGGGAGATTTTTTATAGTTTTACAACAGTCGTGTTATAAGGGTACCTGTATTCGTCGTACAGCTTTCGTTTTTGTTTGCCTTGGAGGTAGATTGCATTAGACAATTCTTTAGGAAATTTGTCGATAATATCGTAAACAATGTATTTGTCTTTTAGTTTTGACAGTCCAAGTCCGCGACCCAACGACTGCATGTTCACCACCGGCGACTTAAATGATTCCATTAGTACACCGAAACATAGATTAGCTAATGTAATACCGGTAGAAAGCGTACCATACGACGCGACTAAGATACAATCGTTGTGTTCTTTTAGCGACTGTTTGATTGCTTCTCGTTCTTTCGACTTCGTGGCGCCGGTGATCATATAGACATGGCGGTCCTTAAATTGTTCTTTTAATATACTATAAAGCCGCCCGATATATTCTGTATGGTGAGCCAGTATAAGTGTATTGTATTTACAGTCGGGAAGGATGTCTGTTATAAGATAGTTTATCCGTTCGTCCAGGAAATGTGTAAGGTATTTCTCTACGACGAGATTGTTTGTACCGGCATTGTCTTTAATATATCCTTTTATAAGAGAAATGTAGTCGTTTTTCGGGATTTGTTTAGTGAGGTATTTCTCTCGTACCTGTGCTAGTCCTATCGGTAGCGACTTTCGGAACATGATCTGATTTTGTGGGTCGCTCAGCGGTATTTTGTTACCGTCATCGTCTGTATCGAAACTAGAACAGGTGTATTCTGCACATTTTAGATACAGATCTTTTACTCGTTCTTTGTCTTGATAGTCTAAGACGATCTGGTTGATTTCGATGTTCGAGACAAAACCGGCGTCCATCAGTTCGCGTGGTTCGATACTTTGTATCTTACAGCCAATGATAGACTGTAGACAATACCATTCGATAGTTTTAGGCTTCGGTAAGGTACCGGACATACCGAAGAACAGTTTAACGTTCTTTACAAAGTCTTGTGATATAATCGTCTTCGTTTGCTCTGCCGTAGCACGGTGTGTTTCGTCGACAAAAATACAATCGTAATCATTAAAGAACTGTGGATTGTATTTCTTTGACTTCGGATCCAGATACCCAATGAGACTCTGGAATGTACCTATTGTTAAATTGGAAGAATTAACTAATTTTCCACCTGCCCACACACATTCTGTATTAAAGAACTCACCGTATTCTGCAAAGTCAGCAAAGCCCTGTTTCACGAGCGAAATAGACGGTACAATCATCAGAATTTTCTTAATACCTAAGAATTCCATTCCGTAGCGGAATATGATATAAGAAATCAATGTTTTACCGGCACGGGTCGGCAATTCCGACAAACTACGACGATAATCTAAGACTTTGTACGCCGCTTCAAGTTGGTACGGTCTAGGTGGGTACTTTAATCCCCAACTTTGCACTATATCTTTGAATTCTTCGAAGGTATGTTTTAACGTGGTTTTGAACAGTTCCGGTTTGTCCAGGAGACCGTCAAATTCGATATTATGTGTTATAAAGAAAGTACGTACCTCGTTCCATAGGCCGAACGAACAATAAAAGATATGTTTACTGTCTTCTTTACGGACATATTCGAATAAGAAATCACGTGTCTGTTTCGGACGATTACCCCATGTAGGCAAATAACAAATAGGGTCTACTAAATTAAGATGTTTCTTTAGCAGCCCCAAATTTGTTTTGTCTTTAACATTGTCGTACGTTAGGAATAGAAAACGTAAATCGTCTGGATTGAAATTAAAATGAATCATTTATTTATACTAGTCGTTAAACTTCGGTAACTTATTAAGAAATGATTTTGAACACCCGCTGGCAAAATTTTTATTATTTGTAACATTAGAGACGTTCCACCCTCGTAAGTCAGAATCAAATTCCTTACACTCGACGAACATACAGAACATGTTCCATACATTAGAGACGTCCCAACGAGACAGGTCACAATTTAATTTATAACAATTTCCGAACATACCCTCCATATCGGTCACATTGCTGACGTCCCAACGAGACAAATCGGTATCGAGTTGTTTACAACTATAGAACATATATCGTGTACTAGTGACATTCGACGTATTCCAACGATCTAATCCAGTACCTTCAAAAACCTCACACCCACTAAACATAGCCGACATATTGGTAACGTTACTGACGTCCCAATGAGATAAATCAGCATTGAATTTATAACAATTCGAAAACATAGCTGTCATATTGGTCACGTTGCCGACATCCCACCGAGACAGGTCTGCATTGAATCGTTTACAGTTATAAAACATGTTACTCATGTTCGTCACATTCGATACGTCCCAGTAATCAATTTTGATGTTTCCAATCTTTTGTTCCGCGAACAATTTAGACATATCTGTGATCTCAGAAGTATCGATAAAGTTCAAATCAGCATCCGGACCTTGCTTGTTTATTTCTTGTCGTACATAATTGATTAGTTCTAGTTTCGAAGTAGGTCGAAATGTTGCTGATTTCGTCTTGGATGTAATTCGTATAGCCATTGAATGTTATATTATATAGTTATTTTTATAAACTAAATCTGTGCTGTACCAGACTATTTAATCAATATAAACGGCAACGCAAAGTTGTTTACTTTAATGCCAGACGCTATCAACTTTGCAAATTCGCTGTTTAATGATTCAGGATTGTCTTCTTGAATACTCGCCAGGAATTGTTTAACCGTACTATATTGTACTTTTGAAGTATCCTCTTTGTTATTGATAAGTTTATTAAAGATACGTCTATATGTATTAGCTTGTACTTTACCCAGCGTCGGTGATTTTCCGATTTTGATGTCTGCACCGAAATTGTTATTACCGAAAGAACGAATGGTGATTGTTGTTTTACCCTTTAATATAAATTTTTTCTTCTGTTCGTCGTCGGTACTGAGGATGTCTTTACTTAATTTATCGTCGATGTTTTCAACAACATTTCCATTCTCGTCTTTAGTATTTGTAATAGTTTCTTTTACAATTTTCTCATCGCATTTAATATAGATACTTGTTCTATTTTCTTTAACGTCGATGTCGTAGCCGAAAACAACAACTTTCGCATCGATATTTGCATCGAAATTACAATACTGGTATCCTGCGTTTTTATTTGTCTTCTTTAATGAGATACCGACGATACCGTGCTCTTTCCAGAGTCCTATTAGTTGCTCTTTTATAGATTTTCGTACCTCTTTTAGTTGAGCGTCGGATTTCTCTACACTATTGACTGTATTGTTGTCCTTTATTTGGTCTTGGACGCTGTCTGTTATTTTCTTAATTAGGTCGGCACTTTGTTGTTCGTTTTTGTTATATAAAAGAATATCTGCCGTTGTGATATTGTTTCTGTTTTGGTTTAACGGTTTTCTAAGGACGTCGACTAAATCGAGGTATGTCTTTACCACACCCGTTGCATTTCCGACAGTATCGTCGATACGTTTAACCTGGTAGTCGCTGTATGTTTTACCTTCCAGTAATTCTAATATGACTTTACAAGTACCTAGGAATGAGTTATGCCATGCACTGTTCTTTATCTTTTTCGCAATATCACTTGATTCGTCTAGTTCTAATGCCGACAACACCAATGCAAGAAACTTGTTAGTATCGTTGTATTGCCTTAGTAGTTCGTCCCAGTCTATATTTTGCGACAGTATATAGTTAATAACGGTACATACAAAATTCTCTTGTTGTTGTGTCGTTAAGGAATTCGAACCGTCACCTTCTTTAGCCACAGTTATCGACTGGTGTTTGTTGTTTATAATGTTAACACTATCTTTACCAAAGCCCACATTATATGTTTCACCTTCTATATCGAAGGCATTTTCTCTATCGTAAAATAGTTTCATTTTCTTAAATGAACTTCTATTCAATTTAAGGTAATTGTTTGTGTTTTTTTTCTCACTGTCTTGTCCACTTAAGATGACCGTATCGTTTGTCTTAGTTATATAGTCGAAAATTAGATATGCTAACTTATTTGATCGCGCATCAAAATTGGTAGTTGTCTTATATATAGCACCGAAGGTACTAATTATCCCGTCGTATATATCAGTAGCTTTCTTATATTCGTTTTTTGATATAACCAACTTAGTAGTGTATGCTTCGACGATCATATAATCCTGTATGTGTAACATATTTAGTTTTAGATTTTGTATGTCGTTTTAATAGTATGAACGATTTTTGTTTGTCTATATAAAAATCCACAAATGAATCTAAAGCGAATATCTATACTATATAACTTGTATGTACTGATAACGTCCTATTTCACGTACAAACGAGAATTAGCTATTGTAAAACCTATACTATACACAGACAAGTTCAAAGAGCTGTTGTATAAGTACCTTAAAACAGAATTTCATACCGACTGGATTGGACGAATATACGGTGTTATCAACCCGATTATAACAAACGGTAAAATAGACATATCGAGCGCGATCATAGAACTCGACGACCAGCGGACGAACAATGAAGAACAAGTAAAGTATTTCTTATATAAACAACTTGCTATCATCGCACAGCTGTTTCAAATGGAGAATCTATACACGTACCTTACTTGCGACATCGACCATGTCGGGCCTGTGGATCACGATAACTTCCTCGTCGTTTTCGACATTGCGTCACGACAAGCGTACGCCAAGAACCTGAAATACTTTTTACTACATTTTTTACTGTACGGGCTGATTTTCGGTGCGGTATGGACTATATATTTATAGTCAGCACACACCAACATGTGTAGAACTAATTGAGGTACAGCTTTGACCTCTTAAAAAACATACACTTGACGGTACTGTCTATATTATAACAGTGACAAATCAAATATATCAAAATATGAGTACTAAACAAAAAGAACAGATGCTTCAAGACTTCGAAGCGTTCGAAAAGAGCCTCGAAGGTAAATCCCTCACAGAACTTCAAGAGGTGGAAGCTGCAGTAATTGTAGAGATCGACGAAGTAAACACCCGTGTCGCAGGTCATCAGTTTAAGATGAAGAAAACAAAGGGCTACGAAAATGTGTATGCCAAGATTTGTATGTTCCTCGACAAACAAGTGAGCCCTTGGCAGACGACTAAATCATTTCTTGAACTTTATAAGTTCTGGGACACCAAGAAGTTCCACGATAAACTGGCATATCCTATTTTGGACACAACGCTTCGCGTCCTCGGACAACTCCAGTTCACCGGCCACGAGGAATGGCAAGCGATTGTCGACATCAACGACTATTTCGAACAAACACGTGACGAATACACCCGTGTCACAGAAGAAGTTTACCACGTTGCACACAAACACCAAGCTGTAATGCAACGAATGGAACAACTTTCTACTCCCGGACAGGTTAATTCCTAATTTGTTCACCCGACAGACCACTTAAAGTATTATTAGCCATAATATACCGTCCACACTATGTTAGTTTTTTTAATAATGTAGTGTGGTCATAATTTGTACCGGCTGGATTTTTGATTTGAGTAAAACTCAAATGTGAAATCAAACCTAGTTTGATTTTTATATAAAAAGAAAACATAAAATAACATATATGAGATCTCTTAAAACTTTTATGTCCAATTTCGAAGCACAATCATCTGGTGTGAATGAAGCTAAAAACGGCAACATTAAACTCCAGCCCGGTGCGATGAATACACTCGAACCTGCCGAATTACAACGGTATTTTAGTGTAGCCGGTAAGTATCTTTCCGACGACGGTGTGTTTGTTATAGAATGGCTTATCAACAATCCGGAACTGGAACCCCTCAGCGATTTTGAAGGTCCTAATAAGCTGTACAGCTTCTACCAAGCCGGACAAACAAAGGTCGTTCCGTTGGCAAAACTGTATAAGGCCCTCGATAACCTTGCAGTTTCGTACTCTGTAAAAGAAGTACCGGTATTCCAAACACGGCAAGAATTCGACAGTATCATGGCTAAAAAGAAACCCGTCGATTTTGTTGTTTATGACTTCGAATCCGAACTCGGACGCAATCACTTGGTAACCAAATACTTACCATTGATGCACAGTATCGCGAACAGCTATGTCGGTAAGACGAGCCTCAGCAAAGACGACCTCTTCGGTTTCGCACAGGAAGGTTTCACATGGGCACTCAACAAGTATGGTAAGCCGAACAAGACGATGGCTGACGACGAGAAGATTGCCGCAACGAGTTTTGTCGGTTATGCTTCGTGGATGATCAGAAATGCTATCAGAGACGGTATGAAACGCGAAGGTGATATGATTCGTAAGACGTACGGTGAAGTACAGAAAGAAAGGGCTGCCAATGACGGTAAATATGTAAAACAAAACACTATCGACGGCGATGCGACATTGTCAAAGTCAGAAGATGCAGTCGATTCCCTGTTCACTCGTATGGCAGATCCGTCGGCACAGGCAGACAGTACACTTTCGGCTCGTGAAATGAAATCGATATTCTCCGAGATGTACAAGGCTATTGAAAATAAGTTCGGTGAACAAGAGTTGGATAGATTCCAACGATTTTACGGTCTGAACGGCAAGAAACAAGCACAGCTGCGTGATTTCGCTCGTGAAGACGGTAAAGAAAATATCGCTGCGACATCGTTGTACACATCGCGTATCAAGAAGATTTTGAACTATCTATCTACAGACAGTAAGATGAAAGACTTGTTGAGTGACTTCTTAGACGACTGACACTACAACAGGCAATATAAGTACAGTTGATGTAGTTATTAAGCTTAAATAATACTAACACTACAACAGACAATATAAGTACATCAAAAGATATGATAGAACTTAAAAAATACATTGCCGAGCATTTATCGGAAGGTATAGAGGACATTATTCGTCTTAACGATGTTACCGTAACATACGAGATAGACCCCAAAGATGTCTTTATATCGGCGCCGGCACTGTATCAAGAACAAGACGTAGCGGCATATTTAGACAGTTGGTTGCTGGAACAGATGCCGACGAGCGTAAAAATGGCACCCAAATTCTTCGGTGTCAACAAGGACAATATCACTGATGCCTATTTCGAATACGACAAGTTTGAACATCTCAACAAACAGATGCCACATATAAATATCAATTTCGACGAGCGATACGATGTAAAAGGTATTAAAGACTTTACATTGGATACATTCAAGGTGTCGAATCTACGATTCATCGTTCACTTCGATAGATTCGATGTTTCTGACACCACAGAAGATGTTCAAGCGACATTAGAAGCTGTCTTCGGAGCGACAGTGTCCAACAACATCAATAGGTATCCGGTAAAATTATATTTGACAAAGAATAGTATTCAATTTTCAGAATAGTATAACATACTCAGAAAAAAAAATGACAAAATTTCTTAATAAACGTAATCTATACATCGGTTCGTTTTCATTTTTGTATGTCATCGTTGCAGTCGTTTCACTTATCCACTCGTTCTCATTCTTTGGGCTTGCTAATACGACCATTATGAGTGTGTTGTTGGGTATTGCTTTCGAAATCGGCCAGGCAGTGGTGCTGTTCAGTATCTTGTCGACGAAGAAAGAACAATCGAAGGTCGTACCGTGGGTGTTGATGACAGTACTGACGATAGTCCAGGTAATGGGTAATATCTTTGCGTCATATAAGTACATTGTAACAAATAGTGTTGCAGACCTACAATACTTCAAAGATCCTATCTTTATATGGACGAATCTACCCGATAAAATGACAACTGTTATTGTCACTTATATTGTAGGTGCGATACTACCTATCATTGCACTACTGATGACATCGACCCTGGCAGACTTTATCAACGGTTCTGATGCGTCGTTAGAGTCTCCTGATGACACCATTGACGTACAACCTACTACAGTCAAATCCAATACAGATGATACTAGTACTAATGTAGTCAATGAAAGTTCGACGGTAGACACAGTTGATATACCAACAGTTAGTCCTACTACAGTAGTCAGTGACAGTACTATCACACACAATAAAACGCTAAACAACACTGCAGTAGACGATACTAATACAGTGAACAACATAGTCGGGGGCATTTCTAATACAGACAGTACAAACATAGTTGATACGTCAACAGTTAGCCCTACTACAGTAGTCAACGACAGTACTACAGTCAACGACAGTACTAATACAGACGTGAATAGTGTTACAAACACAGTTGATACGTCAGTCGAAGACAAACCAGAACCGAATAGGTTTATCAACATTTAACTATATCAGTATTTAACTTAACAGTATTTGACTTAACAGTATAAAAAATAGAGGCAGCTCCTAATTTTAGAAGCTGTCTCTTTTTGATTTACATGTACTTAATTGACTTACTTGTTGTTTTCAAGATTGTTGACTTCAACAGTGTCAACAGTGTCTGTACTGTCTGTGTTGTCTCCAGAATACTTATTCTTAGACCATTCTACCCACCCGAAGGTACCCCCACCGATACCCAACAACGACACAACAGCGAGTATATACGCCGCCATACCATTAAGGTCGGTAACAATAGTCTTATTAAAAAGCATTTCTATCAACAACGACATCGGTACCATCAGTAGCAATATAGCAACCATTGTTAGCACGATAAGGAAGAAATTACCAACACTATAATTGTTATTGTCCTTTATTAGCTTTTTGAACAACGAATCTTGTTTATCACCGTCGTTACCTTTTTGCTTAAAGATACCAAAAGTCAACAAGTTAAGTACTGTCGATACTATTTTGAACATTTCTTTTTAATTTTTCTAGTTGTCACAACACAGGTCGCGGTGTCACCACAGGTTCTAACGTTGGTGTAGGTGTACTACTACCGTCTGCTACAGGTGTCGTAGGTGTGGGCGTAGACGTCGGTGTAGGTGTACCATCACTGTTAGGATTTATATGTACGCCATGTTCGTCATAACCACCATCTACAGGTTTAGGTGTAGGTGTAGATTGCGGCGTTACACTAACTGTGAACATACCTACTACATTACTATTAGATAGTACTTCAAGTTCTACTTCTTTTGCACCTAGCTTGCGTGATGTCTCGAATGTAATTGTCTTGTTTGTTTTATCTACTGTAATATAAATGTCATCAATAGTTACACTATTATTATTCCCTATTGCATACGATGTTTCGGCGTTATTTGGTATAATGTTTAAGTCATTAGTATTTCCATCCTCAAGTTCACCTGTATAATTTACAGTATAACTAACAGTAGTAGGTGTACCAGCTTGTATGTTTACTAAATTATGAACATTTACCGTTACATTAGATATACGTTTAGGTGTCGATGTAGATCCAGTCGCTTTCACTGTCACTTTCGTTTTTCCACCGAATGCTTTCAATTCACCCAACTCTGTTGTACGGCGAATATAATATACACCCTCCTGTGAAGCGGTGTAGGTGAGATTTTGTTTGTCTCCTCCAGTAATACTCGTCCAACTACTATCTACATCAGGGGTGCTGGTTATTTCCCATTTGTATTCAAATTCGTCTTCATCAATCTGTTCATGACCAGTACTATCGTAAGCTGCACTAACGGAAGCCGGCGCAGTGAACTCTATAGAGTCACCGACGTGAATCTCTTTATCTGCTTCCGATACTGCGGTGTCTTCCAGACTATAGACGTTCACGTTGTATTTTACCAAGTAAGCTTCGGTTCGATTCGATAGGGTGATGAGTGCTCTGTATTCACCGGCTTTATCTACAGCGGCAATAAATTCAATTTCACGACCTGTACGAGTTGACCCATCAGGTAGAGTCCAAGTGTAGGTTGCACCAGGATATTCTCTTGCAGTGAGTTTCACAGTCTCGCCTACTAAAGCTTGTTCTTCAGCATTGCTAGTTCCTATAATTTCCGGTTGTGAATCAACAGCTGCTGTTACAGTCAGCTTTGTTTTACCACCAATGGCTCGTACTTCACTAAACTGTGTTGTACGACGTATATAGTAGACACCAGGTTTTGAAGCAACATACTTTAGATTTTGCGTATCTGCACCTTCGATGTCCTTCCAGCTGTCCTCAACATCGGGTGTTGTCGTAATTTGCCATTGGTATTCTAGATCGTCTTCTTCAGCCTCTATAGTTTTATCGGGTGCAGTGTAGATCATACCGATAGCGGGAGGTGCTGTAAAATCTACAGAGTCACCGGTACGAATCTCCTTATCTGCCTCTGACACCGCAGTTTCTTGTAGACTAATGATATTTACTATGATAAAGTGGGTGTGAATTCTATATGGGTCAGGGAAAGTGACATCAACTGTGTACTTACCGGCGTATTGCTGTGCTGCAGTGAACTCGATTTCACGACCTGTACGGGTTGATCCATCAGGTAGATGCCAAGTATATGTCGCGTCAGAGAATTCTGGTGCAGAAAGTTTTACAGCATTACCTACATTAAAATGTTTTCTCTCAACAGCACTAGTTGAAGTTACAGGTCTATTTGGATCTATCGTGGGTGTTGGTGTAGCACCTCCAGTGGATTGACCTGCCAGGTATCTAACCGGTACAGTAATTGTCTTAGACGAATCATGTCTAGATCTAACTACAACATCTATACCAGTATTCTGTACATCATTGCGTTGTTCTACTCTTATACGATGGTAACCCCTTTCTTCCATTTCACCGTCGGGTGATCCTGTAATGTTCCAATTTCCATTTTGATCGTTATAGGTAATATCATAGTCCGAATGGCAATATGAATAACCGTATTCACTGGGAACACCGTCTACAAACACATCAAAATATGCACTACGCTGTGCCTTGTTCATTGTAACTTCTGTCGGTACAGCATGTAGACCCGTTACAAATTCTTTCAATTCAAATTGAATAGCCAAGTTCTTGTTGCCGTTTGTTAATTCAACATATCCTCGTGCTGTTTCACCTGGACGTAAACCGTCTGCCGCAGTTATTCTTAGGTCATAAGTATTCTCTGCATTTTTTGTACAATTTACAGTTACATAATGTGAACGAACGACACCAGGTTCAGGAGTAGTACCCGGGACAGGTGTTGGAGTAGGTGTGGGTGTCGAACCCTCAGAATCGGTCGGATCGGTATGATCCATGATAGTTACATTCATTGTAGGCATAACAGGCTGTCCATTTTTGGTAGATGTTATACCAAGAATACCTACTGATTTTATAACATTGTTATATAACACAACATCACTTGTAGGACTACTTAATTCATACACCTCTTTGCTAGTAAACGTAACGTTAAAACTTCCTTCATTTGTTGCAATAGTATTATCATTTACTTTTACAAGTTGAGTGTATTTAACTATGCCGGTACTAGGTACATCAGACGTAAGCTGTATATCATATTCGCCCTGATTTGCCTTAAAGTCGCCAGATACTTTAGTATACGTATATTCAATAGTAACAGGATAAGCATCTTCGTCATCCATTTCGGGCTTAAAATAATCATTAATCAATTCACCTCGCACGCGTGCTGCAACATATCTAGTAACACTACCAACTATATTTTTTTTATCTTCTGCCTTATCAAATGTAGGCAACTTATAAGTCTTTATAGTAGTACTTACTTCTGTACCGTTCTTAACCAAGGTTAACGTTGAATTACTACCAAAAGAACCAGTAAATTTAAGCTTGCCATTGTTGATAACAAACGGCGATCCGGGTTTCACAGTATAGCCCGACAAGGATTCAGATGTACCGTTGCGCTGTATATCAATTACATCAGATAGATCATATTCTAGATCATTATTCTCTACAAATATAATGGGTTTCTTAATAACAATAGTACGATGTGCTTCCTGTTCACCAGACGTAACAGTTACAGTTACATTGAATTCTTTTCGAGCAATGATAGTACCGTTGTATCTTACAGTTTGTGTAATTCTAAATACACCAGTATTCGCTTTACTAGATGCAATAGACGCCGTATTACCATTAACATTCATAGTAAAGTCAGCATTCGGTTGAACGAATTCTGTGTTAGTAGTAATACCAAATAACGACATTATAGGACCAGTCGGGTTCGGAACTGTGATCTTTTTAATCACATGATCACCCATTGTAACGTTGTCGTCTATAGTACTAAATGTAGGCAACTTATAAGTCTTTATAGTAGTACTTACTTCTGTACCGTCCTTAACTAATGTTAATGTTGCAGTATCACCGAAAGTACCGGTATATTTAAGCTTGTTACCTTCAATTCGGAAAGGCGAACCGGATTTTACTACGTAGCCAGACAGGGACTCTGACCTACCGTTATTCTTTACATCAAGAACGTCCTGTACGTTATATTCTAAACTTGATTGTTCAATAAACAATACAGGTTTCTTCAACTCAAGTGTACGATGTGTTCTTTCTACAGTTACATTAGTATACACTTCGGCTGTTCTAACTACCTCTTGTCCGTACTTAACTGTTACTGTCTTAGTTACACTACCACTACCTTCATTTCCTGTCTTTTCTAGTTTGCCTTGATCATTCAATCTGTATGTGCCATTTGAATTATCGACATTGTACGTTTCTGTTACAGTAAGACTCTTTTTAATCTCATCTACGTCATTCTTGTGATCTTTTGCTGTCGCAATAGTCAGTACAGACTGTGTAAAATCACCACCGGTATTTGTATCCAAATTAAAGTCCACTGGTGCTGTTGTACCATGTATCTGGCCATTTTGAAGTCCATCAACGCCTTCGATGTCTATATCTTCAGGGCGGATGCTGAGTACTTTTACAGTTGTCTTTAACGAACTATTCTTTTTCGAGGCGGCTTCCAGTACACCGATACCAGTACCTTTCTTGACCAAATTACCGTTTTCGACGGTGAACAGTTCGGGATTTTTCGACGTGAATACAAGATCATCTCCAGAGCCACCAACATCGAATTTGTTTTTTATAGTCGATAATACAAGATTAGTACCGGTAACAAACGAGATCATCGATGTGTCCTTGGGTGTGATATAATAGTACCCGTCACTGGAACTAAAACTCTTTCTTTCGAGCTCTTGTACTCTAATAAATAGTGCATTTATCTCATCGCTATTCTTAGCAAGCTGGGCAGCATACCAGTCAAGTAAAAACTTCAGGTCAGACGATGTGTATAACTTTTTAATAGGACATTCGCTCGGTACATCCAAGACCATGCCACAGAAATGAACATTCATCAAATTAACAATAAAATCTTGGAGCTTACCTTCGTCGCTGTGTAGTCCGGTCCGTGTTATCCTCGTACCGTCGACAACATATTGAGCACTCGCAATAGGATTACCTTGTGTGTTCCATACAGGCAACGGCACTGAGGTGTACTCTACTGTTTTACCACTTGGAAGGTGGTCAGTAAATGTTGCTTTCATATATTTATATCTATATATCTAAAAATCGACCAAAAATCGAATAAAGGTAGAACCCAAAATAAGGTCCTACCTTTGCTGTTTCAGTTGTTTTATATAGTATTAGTATTGTCTTAACTGTCTTTATTAGTATATACAATATCTTCACTAGTAGTGCCAGATAATTGTCGTTCGATGTCCTTAATAAAGTCTCTGGAACCTCTAACGATAATATCGCCGTTATCTGTTTGCTCTTTCTCTTTTTCAGCGAAGGTTTTCTCTGTATAGTCTTGCATCTCTTTGAAGATGGTCTCCAATTCTTTAACGATATTATTCAGCTGTGTTTGCATCGACAACATACTGTTCTGTAACGACGTCAACGCACTGTACAACGCACCTTTAGTGGCGTCTAACGATATTGCCTGAATGACGGTGTCCTGTGCTTTCTCGTTGATTCTCAACATCTTAATAAGACGACGTAAGGTATCGACCTCTTGAGAAATCTTAGTAGGGATATACGGATGCTCTTTAATATAGCGCTCGTCGAAGAAATAATTAGCAAGTCGCTGTGTTATATTGTACGCCTGACGCTCCGATTCAGAATTCACCTCGTCTAAATCTAAGGGCATCGACATAGACTGTTCTTCTACCTCGACACTACCTACATCCTTTAATAAAGCATCTATATTATCAAACATCTTATATTATTATTGTTGCTTATTTGGCTGAACTTCCGAATCATCGGTACACTACTATTGACGTTACTAAACTACTAGTAGACTACTTTTGATTTGACTGAACTTCCGAATCGTCACCCAGTCACTCAAGTCGTCGACAGCGCCGATATGATCTGCCCAGTCTTTTTTATACGATCGTCGAGACCGTTTTGTCCGCCGTTGATATATCGTGTAGTCTTTCTAATGTCACCAGAATTAGCGGCTTCTATGACTCGTTTGTTCAACATTAGAAATCCTAAGGTTGCTGCAATAGCGATAACGTCGTTTGTTTCACACAGGTCCGGATTAGCATAGATATTGTACTGTGACAGTCCCATTTGCGGGAATGCCTTTTCGTATATATCCTTATAATTATAATCGTGGGTTACTTGTATCGGACCTCGTCCGTAGTATCGCTTACCATAAGGACCTTTCGGTTGACCGTAGCTTCGACCAGCGCCACCTATTTCCTTAAAGAATTGGAAATTACCGCTTTCGTGAGCGAACTGTGCTAACAATAACACCTTACCTGTACTATTCAGGCCAAGTTGAGGTGCATACTTGTCGAGCATCGCTATCGACGCCGCTAGTCGGTTACTATATTGTTTAGGTACTTTAAGTGCTGCGGCGACTTTGTTAGTAGGTATAGAACCGTTATAGTTAGTAAATTCTGATAACGAATCGATACCTAATTCAGCGCTGCCCATCGGCATAGTAGCGGCATAGTTGATGTAGTCGATACCTGCATGACCGTCATCCATTTGTTCAGACGAGAAACCCTCTATACATGACTTCAATAAATCCATCTGTACTGACCGTAGTTGGTACACAAGACGTTCTGAATCGTCGAGACCTTCTAATACTTGATCTGGCTGTACTGGTTTATGTTGGTCTTGGGGGGGCTTGTTGAGACTTGTTGAGGCTGTGTTGATCATACTTATGTTGTCTGCGTTGTACTGTGATAGTCTGTATTGGACTGTCAAGCGGTGAGCATTGACTCAATCTTAGATGCCTCAATCAATAGTTTAGTGTACGATATATTTATATCTTGAGGATGTTTGATGTATTCCATCGAGATAAGACCGATCATATTATTGTTCTTACCGTACAGACCCTTGAATAATACCGACTTCACACCGTTAGACGTTAATAGCTGTGCAAGATCCGGATTCTTGATAGCTAAGTCTGACACATTATACCATACATTCGATGTTGTCGAATCCGGTGATTCCATTATGTCCTGAACTACTGTGTTAATTGTACTGAAAGGGATATTCTGTAATTTATGTTTTACCGAAACAATACCCGGTGCCGGCCGACCGTAATTACAAGAGAATCGCGCAAACGGAATACCCGATAAATTCTGTAGCGAGTTATGGAATTCGTACAGTAGAATTCTATCACAGTGATAATAGTTCAGTAAGTCGTTCAGTCTGTGCTCGATGTTCTCTGTATTCTTCAGCCGTTCTTCGAGTAATGTATCGTGTGTGTCTTTTTTGATATTGTCTCGTTTAACGAGATATTCTACCATGTGCTTGTTCTGTTCGGCAACGGCATTTATCAAAAACTGTTCTCTGTCTACCATCGCAGTAGCTAAAGATACAGATAAGTCCTTTATGCTATTTGATAGGGTATCGTTCTGTCGTTGAATAGTTGTCGTTATTGAACCGCTTATCTTGGTATGTACCCATTTCCCACCGTAAAAAATCAACGCTGCAATTATACATAAGGCTATACCTTCCAGCCCGTATTTATCTAATATCTTTAGTGCTACCCCAAAATCCATTTATTGTTACGTATATTATTCTTATAATAATCTATTTTAACGATCTTCAAAGAACAACGTACGTTACTAAGCGATGTGTAGGTTGGTTAGGGTTTGACAAGATCTAGTATAGTGTCATGGAAATCATCGATAAAGGTGTTGTCGTCTTTCGCGACATTCACTTTGTAGGTTTTTATTGTATCTTTTTTGCTCAGCATATCAAATGCTGTGTCGAAGGTTTGTAGTTCGACTGATATAAGCGTGAAATAGTATGAAATAATATATTATTTCTTTATGGTTAATACCAATGGGTGAACTACAACACCCTCTATCCCGTCTGCAAAAGCATTTGGGATTGCTTTTATCAGTATATTATATGCAGCATTAACATCAGCGTTAATCTTAATACCGTTCTGTGAAACGAACAAACCTCTTTTTACACGCTTACCCATATATTTGTCATGTTTACAAATGGGTTCACCGTCTAAAAAGGAACACTTCGATGTGTAACTTTCCTCATTGAACAAAACTTTAATGCCTTCAAGTTCACACTTGTATTTCATTAAATCAGCAAAACGCATTATGGGAAGCTGAACAAAATTCTGATTATTCACTTTGCCAATGTTGATGTCTTGTTTCATATTTTTGTTTTTACCAATAACCAATGTGGTTATTCCTTGCGAAACTAATTGATTCACCAACAATCGGCTTGCCTTATGCAAGTAATCAGTCACCTTGTTATTACGCTTATTAGTTAATGTACATATAGTTTGGCTTCTTCGTTTGTTTCCTTTAAGCCTTGATTGGTATTGAGCCTTCTTTTTGTTGTAGTATTGGTTGATGGATTTAATGGGTCTACCATTAACAATGAGTGGTTTTGAGCCATCATTAAATGCTACTGTTGCCAAATTGTTTAATCCAAGGTCAATGGCAGCATACTTTCCATTATCACAATGCGTCTTTTCTTTCACTTGATAAACGACTTCAATAACATAATGATGTATCCTTGGAACAATACGAACTTCTTTCAAAGAACTAAAATCTGTTAGTTTTGTTGATATGTATACATCTGTTTGTGATAAGTGTAGTTTACCCGTTTTCTTAAACTGTCCTAAACCTATTGCTTGCTTTATAAATGTTGCTACATAGCGACCATTCACCTTGTCAAGGTATTTTGGTAGGCTATTCTTTACAGTTTTGTTTTTAAGCAATGCGAAAAATGATTTGAAAACCATATCAACATGCTTTAACGTTTGACAAAATACTCTCGTTGGAAGGTAATCATAACATTCCTGAGTTTTGGTTAAGTGATAATTTCCATAATAATTTAGATATTTCTTTGTATTAAAGTAGTGTTGTCTTACATTGTACAGTCCTTGATTGTAGATGTTTTTTGACTGAAAACATAACTTATCACACTCATTGTAGAATGGGTGCGTTCGTTTGATAATATGCTTTTCAGTTAAATACATCTTTCTTTATTTTCTTCTTAAACTATACAACTGTTTGGTCATTTTGTATCTACTTATTATCTCCTTGATATTCAATGTTTAATGACGCTATCACGTTATACAGGAGGTGCTTTTGAAAGTATACTATACAACTGTACTAATAAGTTTTCAAGTACTTCTGTATATATGTCTGTTGTCAACTTGTATGGACTGTCTACTATGTCTTGTGTAGTTGTAGCAGAACTAAACTGCGTACTATAATCGTCCCCTCCAAAACCGGCGGATTTGATAAGAGTACCTTTAATAGCAGCAAGTACATCATCTATATTAGTAGCATTATTTAGATGCCACTCTTTCGATACAGGCACTGATTTAGACTTAATAGTGCCGACACTATTTCTAAAAGGTGCTTTTGTGTTCACTACTTTACACACTCGGTTGTTGTTATAACGAACAGGACGATCGCCTAATGTATAAATAGTAAGGTTTTTAATGATACCGTGGTGGGTAAATCGCATCAACGCCGTCCAAAAGTCGAAATCTTCACTGTTGTTCAAAATACAATAACAGGTTGAACCTAAGTCGGTAAGCTCGGGATAGTACATACCGATTACATCACGGGGTAATTCACCCCGACGTTTAGACACATACTCCAACTTCAAACCGGTAAAAGTAATCGGTGTGGAATCCGAAATATCCCAATAATCGCACATTCTTGGCAAGAAATACTCGAATTGCGGCACTACACGGAACTTAAATCTAAGCCCCATGAACTTAAAAGCGATAATATCGCCGACCTGAAATTTGTATCTTTTGTTCATATATTGTTCTTGTTCGTATCTGTTATACGTAAAAATCCCGTACGACCCCAGATTAGCATCTTTTCTTAAGAGAAAAATGTAGGGAAATTCTCAATAATATCGATAAGAATGCTAATGTAGGGTTGGAGCTCTACATCTTCTGTTATAACGAGTGTCGTATAGAGATCCAAATTCAGTAGATAGAGGCTACCGAAAGTGCTGTTTTCCACATCGTACAACCGTTCAAATTCTTCTACAATAGAATAAAGTTCAGGATTTGTGTCTACGCACTGTTCTTGTAGACGTTTAAGGGCTGTCAGAATAGCTGTTTGATATGTTTTTGTTTGTTCCATTGTAGTATGCTGTTGTTTATTTTCTTGTTCGTAGTTAAAATATAGTACATTTGAAGACAAAAATCAATGTAGAGACATGGGATTTTCATATATAAAGAGACAATAACTGCACATGGGCAAGATATACAACGTTCAATTAGGGTCGTATTCGTATAAATTAGAAGTCGATGACTCGGAGCGTTACGATACGTTTAATGTTATACGCTCTGTCGACTATAAAAATAAAGTACTTAACGACACCGATTTGTTTATTGTAGCTTCGTCTATAGAGCAAGAACTGTACCCGGTACAAAACAATAACCGTTTATATAGTACAGATAAGACCGAATTTGTCAACTACGAACTGGAATCGTCTCCTATCTACACACGGCAAGAGGACAAGATGCTGACAAAGAAAGTACGAACACGAAGAATCAAGATCTACCACCCTATAACAGACGTCGACGTACCTAAAATTGTACACATTACCTCTTATATAAACGGTATCAAAATCCATCTTGGTTTATATAAAGTAAATCAACTAAATACGGCGTCGGAGACGGAACTGAAAACACAGCATTCTCTTTATAACAAATCTTATTCCGAATACAGTTATGTCGACATACCGGATTTAGACGATTTACTGTCCGGTTGGATTTATGATACTACACTTATTCGTTTTAATTCGTTCAATAAGCAATCCGGTTTTGTCAATAAAGTATCTACTATATTGGGTAATAAACAGTTTATTAGCATGAATCTGTTCGAATACCCGTACAAAATAGTGTCGGAACAGTACGACGATAATACGATATACACAAAGCAATATCTTAAACGAAAACACAGATCGCCTTATAATATAACAATAACACTATTACCGTACAGAACGGTAGACGAAAACAGGTACGAAACAGACGATACCGTAGGTGTCGGTACTTGTGTTTTAGCCGATACAAATCGATTCGAACTAACGTCTAAATTAGGGTTTGAAAACGGAGAAGTGTCTATTATAAGTAACTTTAATCATTCTTACGATAAATTCCCTCGTACCGACGGCGGTTTGTTGGAAGCGTACAAGTACCATTTTTGTGTCACAGAATCGGAATATGAAGTATATTCTAAAGAACGCATAGTAGACGACATGTACGCCGACGTAGACGCTATTACTACTATAACAGAAACAGACAAACAGCAACTCATAGACTACTATGTTCATATCAAACGAAACAACCTTATCTATAAATGGATTTTAGACGATAACAAGACATTAGAGTTATATAAGGAGATGCGAAAGAGTGTTATAAGAGAAGAGTACGAAGCATCGCTGCATACAGACGAACTGTTCCTGGGTTATCGCATCGAAATAGCAACCGATCGACTATATAAAAACATTGTCTATTCACGTAACGAAAATAGTGATTTAAGTAGCCTGTCGTCATTTAGTTTTCCTTTATATAACATATTTAAGTCGTGGAAACAAAAACCGGCGTTCCTTGTATGCCGAGTCGCTTTTGTAGACCGATATACCGGTACTGTGATAAATTCCAACGACGTTATTATAACAGACGAATGGTACAAGTACATTGTGACGTCACAAAAACAACATATTCATATTCAATCCGACATGGAAATACAAGACGCATCTAAATTCAAATTTATAGATAAATTAAACTGTCATATCGTAGATCCTAATGTAGACAGCGAGTGTAGTACTAAACAGTCTATTATAAACAACAATTTAGACAAACAGATACTTTATAAGCCGATATTCTATAAAGTACAAAACTTACAGCATATCAATCTTCGTCCCCGCATAGAACAGAATATAGGTATCAATTTAGGTAACTATATGACAAAGGTAGACCTATTTTGTATCAGTATCGGAGGTAAAGAGTACAAAGAAATCGGACGAAACGAATCGTTTGTTATATTTAAGATAAAGGCAAGCGATATAGTCGACATTTCGGGTGTCTTCGACATCATAGTAGACGACGATACATATCTTTCATCCGGTACGTATTCTATCAATCAATCTATATAATAAAAACAATGTTGGATTTAGCCATAGACAGTAGAGTGTTCTTGACGTCGGAATTAGACGCTGCCCTACAAGAACTAGATATGTTATTTAATACAGAAAATACAGAGCTGATAGGAGAACCGCAGTTCGGTACCAACTTCGATCAATTTCTCTGGGACATGAATCCGTCTACGACACGCGTCGAAGAATACATTAAAGAACATATTAAAGACACTTTTTATCTGTCACAGATGAAGCATAGCGTAGAAGTCAAACTACTCGACGGCGACTATCGCAGTATATATCACGTTATAATAAACATCTACGACGAAAAAACAGATACCGAAGGTGAACGTCAGTATCAGTTTAGATAGTCTTTTACAGTCTGTATCAGTCTATATTTGTTATGTGTACTAGTATGTGCAACATAGAATCGATTCTTTGGCACTTTTTAGGCTCTCTGACGCACTCAAATGTGTTGATCTTGGTACTCTAAGGTCAAAGAAAAATCGTGCGTCACAGCCAAAAATAATCACGTTAACGAACATCACAAAAATATACAATAAATGAAACTATTCAAAACAATAGAAACGTCTTTTAATCGGTTCGACGAGACGGTCCGGACCTATTTGTCGAAGACGTTTGCGTCGTTAAATATACCGTACGGGCACAGTCAAGTATTTACTGTCATTTTCGACGGTATAAAAGGTGTGATGCAAAATATCATGTTTTATATAGAAGACGCGTTGTCGGAACAGAATATATACACCGCGCGACGTAAGAAATCTATATATAACTTAGCAACGTTATCCGGCTACGAACCGAGCTACGGTACAGCCGCTGTCGGGACGGTTACGATGCAGGTAGAAGTCAATAACGGATTGAGTACTAAATCGTCTAAGATATACATTCCGAACGGTTGTTTGTTACAGGATCCGAACACTGGGTTGTTATATAATACAGTTATCAATTCAGAGTACTATGTTATCGACGTATCGAAGCCTATCATCAACCATGAACTGAAGGTATTACAGGGGCAGTTCAACCATGCTAATTTTGTGTCGGAAGGAAAACCGTTAGAACAATTTAATATAACGACACCCGAACTGTTCGACAAAGACTATATCGAAGTCCGTGTCGACAACGAACTATGGTCACCGGTACAGAACTTTTATGATCTGTCTGGTAACAGTTACATCGTCACCGTCGGTTTTAATAACGAGATAACGATTCAGTTCGGTAATAACGTCCATGGTACGCAGTTAAGAGAAGGGCAGACCGTCGGGGTTCGTTATTTAACACATTCGGGAATACTAGGAAATATCACGTTACAAAACGCACGACTGATGTTCCGAGACTATGTTGTCGACGCGTACGGTAATTCTGTCAATCCGAACGAGTATGTTAATATAACGGTAAATAACGTTATCGCCGGCGGTAGTAACGCAGAAAGTATCAATTTTGTTCGTAATATGGTGGGTAAAAACTCTCGTAGTAGCGTACTGGCAACACCAGATAATTTCAAACTCTTTTTGTCGAGATTCTCCTTTATAGGGTACACCAAGATATGGAGTGAGTACAACTCTATGGTAGTCAACTGTATACTAACCAGAAACCTCAAAGAATTGTACAAAAAAAGAACCAATTATTTTGATTTGTCTCATAAAGATATACTATTATCTAATAGCGAACAAGAACAGATTAAAACCACCTTAAAAAACTCAAACAGGTCCTTTGCAGGTACTACTATAAACATCATAGAGCCTATTATAAGCAAATATGCGTTGGTGTTCTATATAAAGGCTAAAAACAATAACTATAAAAAAACAATAGAACAGTCGGTAAAGACAAGTCTAGCACAGTACCTGTCGAAACGGCTTACCAATACGCGAAAGATTGTCAAGAGCGATATTATAAAAGAACTTTCCGGTATAAACGGTGTGGAGTCGATAGTGGTAGACATCATCAGCGACGATAACGAAAAGGCGTACAGAGACGGATATTATACTTTATATAAGAAAGAATTTGTTAACGGGACAGAAAAATATGTACCGTATAAAAGAGCCTACGAGCCGTCAAAACAAGTAGGACTCGATATGTCCGGTAACATCGAACTGGATTCCGATCTTAGAATTCCCCTTATCACCGGTTCTATACGATACTATTATAACAAAAACAACAGAGAACATAAATACGACAGCATTACAATGGATGCTGTAACAATAAATTTTGTATAATATGAATAACTATTCCGAAACAGTAAAACATATTAAAGACGAGCGCGAACGACAGCTCAACGAATCGGCTGTTTACGACGACACTATCAAACGTCTACAAGAGGCAAAAGAACAAGGCGTACCTTTAGAAGAAGGCCTGTTCAGTTCTATCTTGGGCGGTGCAGCCGGTATGACGTTCGGTCCCGCTGTGATGAAAGCCGTCTGTGATGCGCTGGGTGTCGACGTAAAAGGTACTTTCGGTAGTCTACTGACATCCCGAATTATCTTGACGGCCGTCGGTGCTAAGATTGGTTGGTCAGTTTAACGCCTCCAGTCAGTCGGCGCAAGACGACTTAACGCTAGTAAACCAACGTATATATTTCAACTAAATGATATAAAAGAAAAAAAATGAAAGAATTCCTTAAAAGAAATAAGTTTGCTATTGTAGTCGGTATCTTGGGACTTTTTAGCCTCAACCGTTGTGTATCGTCTTGTAACTACTCGAACGAACTCGATAGTACACGTACAGAACTCGATAGTGTACAACAAGTACTCTCTCGTTATCAAGACAGTGTTAAAACACTCAATTTGACACTTAATAACAAAGACAGTCAACTACAAGACAGAGCTGATGCACTCGAGAAGATTGCTAATCGTAAGATTGTAGTGTCGGTGAAAGATCGTCGATAGTCTGGTGTAGTCTTGTAAAATCCTTAATAATAAGGATTTTTAAGTATATCAGAAATATATTAAAACAATAATGAACTCAAATTATATTTTATCATTGCAAGATGTAGTTCAAAAACGTTACTTAAAGGATAGGCAGATTCACGAGGCTAAAGATGAGAATGAAGTTACCTCGTTTGGTAAATCTAAAGACAACTATTTCTTTAAGAACATTTTATTGTTTGGTGCGTCAACAGATTGTTTAGAAGATAAAACACTAGCTAATTTGTGTGATGCTATAAAGAATACCTCTACTGTTTTACAGATGTTCAAGACAAATAGTGTGAGGTATAAACAGCTTAGTAATGGTAATATCATTATTTTTGATGAGAATAATAAATTTACTGTAACAGATAAGTCTAATACCGATACTATTGTAATAGCACGTTTAAGTACGTTATTTAACGAAGAATGCGCTAATATAATAGAACTACTACAAGACCGTGGTTTTTATGTTATTAACCCTATCGACAAAGGTCGTATCGCGTCAAATAAATACAGTTCTAGTGTTTTATTAGATAAGTATAATATCCCTCAACCTCGTTTTGCTTTATTAACAGCTGATGATATAAGGGAGGGTAAGAAATCGTTGTATGAAAAACTTGTAGAGATTTATCCTAATGTCGGTGAAGATGAAAAGCAAGATGAAAAATTCGAATATGTTGTAAAAACATTAAGTGGTCATGGTGGTGTCGGTGTATTTATGTTGAACGGTACGAATATCCTACCGGTATTACAAGCGGTATTCGATGTGGATCCAGAAATAGAGTTGCTTATTCAGAAAAAAGAAGAAGGTGACGGTGGTGACATCAGAGTACATGTAATTACATTGCACGGTCGTCAAATTATTCTCGGTGCAATGAAACGCGTGATGTTGGGTAAAGGTGACTTCAGAAGTAATGTATCGTTGGGAGCGAAAGTAGAACATGTTGTATTAACAAAAGAACAAGAGGAAATTGCTAAGAAAGTCGCTAAAATATCCGGTATGCCTTGGTGCGCTGTCGATATTATGCCCTTAGTAAAAGGTTCTAATAAGGAAATCGGTGATAATGTTGTGTTAGAATACAATATGAGTCCTGGTACCGAAGGTATTTCTGAAGCGATGGGGCTTAATTTCTTTAAGTTATTGCTGGATAGTATCAATGATGCAAGCGGACTGGCATATACAACCAAAACTGTACCGTACTTATGTGATATAGATGTTACTACTCTGGAGGATACTAATGTATTATCAACAAACGCACAACTAAGTACAGGTAGTGACGATATATCGACAATTTGTTATGATAAATTAAAAGTGAACGGTACTGAAGTGGTCGTTACAATCGACGGTGAAGATTATACATTCGAGAAATCTGGTGAGATTAGTAGAAACCGAGAAAAACGAATCACTGTTAAGATACCGTCTATCCAAATAGGAACGCGTAGAGTATTGGATGTAGAGTTTGCCTTAGTTGACAACAGAGACAAGTCTACACGGGTGCTACTCAATAGAGATATTATAAGCCGCTTTGGATTTGTAGTATCGCCTAATAAAGACTAATACTTATAAAAAGAATCTACTAAGCTATTATTTGACTTAGTAGATTCTTTAACTACTTATACTACAAACAGTTATGTCACTTTCAACACACATCACAGAACGATTAAAGATTACGTCTAAGTCTAAATCAGCCTCAACAGTACGAACTATAAAACCGGAAACAAAATTTGATCTTCAACTTGCAATAAGAGGAGAACTGAGAAAACAAGGACCGGATGCCGATTTGAACCATATTGATGTATCTGAAATTGAAGACATGGTCACATTGTTTGAAAATTGTAAGATCAGAAACATCAAAATCGATGAATGGGACGTCTCTAACGTGACGAACATGGCCGGCATGTTTCTTAGATGTAAAGAATTCAACTGTGACTTATCTAATTGGGACGTGCGTAATGTGAATAACATGCGAAGGATGTTCTATTTTTGTGAAAATTTTGAATCTAATCTGTCTCGCTGGAACACAAAGCGCGCTACTGATATGAACGGAATGTTTATGTTTTGTCGCAAACTAAAATGTGACCTTTCTGGTTGGGACGTTTCTAAGGTATCAGATAATGAAGATATATTTGTCGGCTGTCGGCAGATGTACGATAATCCACAACTTCAACCAAAGTTTAACAACGCATAGTGTTGAGTTATTTGTTTCAAAAAATATAACTGATTAAAATGTCACTTTCAACGCACGTCACAGAACGATTAAAGATTACATCAAATTCTAAGCCTTTGAACAAAACAAAACCCGAATCGAAAGACGAACTACAGGCGCTGATCTTCAACGAACTAAAGAAACAGGGTCCGGATGCCAATTTGAACTTTATCGACACATCTGAGATCACTGATATGTCTTGGTTATTTCTCAACCTTCATATTGGTAATATACGGATTGATGAGTGGGACACTTCGAATGTGACAAATATGTCTTATATGTTCTATAATTGTGAAAATTTCAATGCTGATCTATCTTGTTGGGATACTTCAAAGGTAACTAATATGGGAACCATGTTTTACGGTTGTAATGTTTTTGAGGGTAGTGGTTTAGATAATTGGAATGTATCAAAGGTAACTAAAATGGATGCTATGTTTAATTATTGCTACAAATTTGACAGTGATCTATCTCGTTGGAATGTATCAAAAGTTGTTATTATGGAAAGAATGTTCTCTAAATGTTCTATTTTTAGGGGTACTGGTTTAGATAAATGGGGTCCACGAGTGTCCAAAGTTGCTAATATGAATTACATGTTTTCAGAATGTCCTAAACTAAAATGTGACCTTTCCGGATGGAACGTAGCAAAGGTGAAGCGTAGAGTCGATGTATTTTATGATTCCCCGAATATGCTAGATAATCCACACCTTCAACCAAAATTCAACTAAATTACGCGGTTTTATTATGGCTATACGGATAACATCTAATACTAGACCAGCGATATTCAGACCCACGACGAAAGATGAGTTACAGTCGTTGATAGAACAAGAACTGGAACGTCAAGGTTGGGATGCCGATTTGAACTTCATCGACACATCATTGATCACAGACATGTCATGGTTGTTTCATCCTCTATATTATGTACGTAATATCAAAATCGACGAGTGGGACGTTAGCAATGTCACTAATATGGAATCTATGTTTAGATATTGTAAGAACTTTATGGAACACACAGCGTTCCACTACGCTGTTAATTGTGACTTGTCTGGTTGGGACGTATCAAATGTGGAAAACATGTCCTCAATGTTTCTTGGTTGTAATAAATTTAATTCCGATCTAAGTTCTTGGGATGTATCTAATGTTAGAGTAAAAATGGAAATGTTTTGGGACTGCCCCAAAATGGAATCCAAACCACATTTACAACCGAAATTCAACTAAATTGCGTAGTTCTACTATGGGTATACATATTACATCAACTACAAAATCACTCAGTATTCGACCCAAATCGAAAGCCGAACTTAAATCTATTATAGAACAAGAATTAAAACGTCAGGGTCGAGACATAGATCTAAACTTCATTGATACATCAGAGATCACAGACATGTCGTTTTTGTTCAACGGTCTTGGTGTTAGAAACATCAAAATCGACGAGTGGGACGTTAGCAATGTCACTGATATGGACGGGATGT